ATTTGAAATTGGAAAATAGAAATGAAAACAAAGATAGAAATCAATATCGATTTGAAATTGGAAAATAGAAATGAAAACAAAGATAGAAATCAATATCGATTTGAAATTGGAAAATAGAAATAGAAATTGGAGAATAGAAATAGAAATCAAGATCAATTTCAAATCCTAAATTGGAAAATAGAAATGAAAACAAAGATCGATTTGAAATTGGAAAATAGAAATGAAAACAAAGATTGATTTAAGTTTTATAAAACCCAAATCTGAAAATTTTATAAATCCTTGACTTCATTCTAAAATGTTCATCCATATCAAAGGGTTTCGATCCATCCAAAATTTAGAATTCGAATTCAATCAAGATTCAGTCACTTTGATCTCGGGTCCATCAGGTGCAGGAAAGTCTACCCTGATGAATGCTATCCTATGGTGCCTATACGGGTCTTTACGAAATGTAAGAAAGTTTGGAAACAAATCTGGGAAATGTATGGTAAAGTTGACATTGGATAGCGATACTACAATCCTACGTTCAAAATCACCAGAAGCGCTCAAGCTTACATATAGGGGATCTGAAATGTGCGACAAAGAGGCCCAGGAAAAGATAATCGATCTGTTTGGAACCCAGGATAAATGGATCGCTTGTTGTTATTTGAGACAGGGTAGCCGAAACCTTTTTCTTGATAGTTCGGCATGTGAAAGATTAGAGCTTCTTTCCAAAATTTGTTTCTCCAACAAAGATCCAGGAGAGTATATCGAAAAAATTGAAGACAGTCTCAACAGTTCGAAATCAGAGTTCAATACCAAAAACGAGATACTCAAGATTCAAATAGACCAATACCACAAAAAAATAGAAGAATTTAAATCAATCCACAACATAACAAATATTCGTAATGGAATCCTGACCGAACATCAAAAACTCGAATATGAAAATAAAATCAATGATATGATACTTCAAGACCTTGAACAAAATCTCAAACGTGCATGGGAAGCCAAAAGTGAAAGACAAATACTGTCTACTCAATTATCTGATTTAATAAATAATTTTGTAGATTATCAATGCTACATTCCATATATAAATTCAAAAGATACGTTGCTGGTTGGACTTTCGTTGGAATCTGATGATGTAGATGCCAAATTAGAAAGTCTGGAAAGAAAACAAATAAAGAGAGATAATCTTCAAACCGAGCTTGCAAAACAAAAGCAATTATTGCACAATTACAAAGATTATGAAAATCTGGATCTTCAAACTTTTACCGATCAAGAATCGGAAATCAATCAAAAGTTGAAACATATTCAGGATTTCCAGCGAAGAAAATTTATCAAAACGAAATTAACTGAGATACAAGATAAGTTGGACAAACTTTCAGATCTGAAAACGATTGAATCTCAAATTTTGAATGTGGAGATCGAGATTGAACAACAAAGGAAAATTAAACTTCTTCAAAATGAATTTGAGAAACTAAAATCAGAAATCGGATCTTGTTGGGATTCTATTCAAGAGAAAAACGTTTGTGAAGATGAAATTCAACAGTCGATGATTTTTGAAAGAAAAAAGCAACAAAGAGAAAAAACATTGTTCGAAATAGATCTTGATTTAAATTCAACGAAAGAACAAGTTGAAAAGGCAATTGAGAAAAGAAAATTATTGATTCGCGTCCAACCCTTTCTTCAACATTCCAATCAATTGATTCAAAAAGAAAATAGAATGGATGCAATTCATATTTTGATTGATCAACTTGGAAAAAGAAATGATTGGATTCAAGAAAAAGATCTCCCGTCAAAAATGATCGAACATCAAACAAGTCTCGATCTCTTACAATGTCCAAGTTGTAAAGTTCATCTCAAATATGAAAATAATTTGTTGGTGAATGCATCCAAAGAAGATCGAATATCCAAACTCAAACCAAGTGAACTTTTGAAGTGGATCGAAGACAGCAAAAAGAGAATTGAATGGAAGAAAGAGTTTCAACGGCTAGAAACTGAGTTTAAACTGGGAATGACTGAATTAAGTTTCGGTCTCGAAAAGATCAATTTGAATATCGAAACTCTAAGTCAGTATCCAGTAATTGAAGAGGAAGCATTGGAGAAACTATATCAAGAAATTGTTCTATTGGAAACCATACCAGATATTCAATTGGATTATATACCTGTTCAAAAGTTGCATTTGATGATGAAGAAATGGAAAGGGATACAAATTCAAAATGAAATGATAGAACAAGATCATCAGCTTGATCTTGAAAATTTGTTTCAACGGCGAGACAGTTTATTAGATAGCAAGTCCAAAAGAATATTTTTTGAGAAGGAAATCATCCAGTTGGCCAAACAACTTGAAAAAATTTCAGAGACTGAAGAATACGATTTAGATAGTTTAATTTCCAATCTTCATTTATGTAAAGATATCCAAAACAAAATCATCAAGTCGCAACAAATTCTTGAGCTCGAAAAAGAATGGCAACCTTATTCAGCTCTAGATTCTGAAATTCAAAGTGTGAGAGAGCAAAAAGTAGCGAGAGACAAATTAAAAAAGATTGAAAAGGCGATACAAATTCTAAATCTGAAAGAGATGATTTCAAAATTGGAATGTGAAGAACCAGATCAGATTCAGGTAAAAATTAATGATTTCAAAAAGTCAAAAAAAGAATATGAAGATAAACTTAGAATCGATCGTTTGGCTACCATGTTGATGGATGAAAAGGAAAAAATTCGAAAGGAAAGAGAACAAGTTATTCTTCTTCAAAATAAATTCCTTTCATTGTCCAAGATTAAAATGCTTGCAAATGAATTAGAACATAAGCGTATGATTACTACATTAAGTTCTATTGGTGATTTTGCGAATGATATTTTACTTATGTTATTTGATGAACCGATCAGAATTGAATTTGATGTATTCAAAACAAGCAAGAACCAAAAAACGACGAAACCGAATATTAACTATAAGATTCTTTACAAAGGAAATGAAATAGATAGCATAGACCAATTAAGCGGAGGAGAAGCCGATCGAGTCTCTCTTGCTGTCACTTGTGCGATGTTTCGGTTCTCCAACTTTCCTTTTTTGATGCTGGATGAATTTGCGTCGTCGCTTGACTTGAATAACAAAGAAATGGCAATTCAAACTTTAAAGACGATGATTGGAGGTCAAGATATGAAAAGTATTTTATGTATTTCACACGATACTGTAGAGGGAATATATGATCACCATTTTAAATTTTAGGAAATTGTAAAGTTTAATTAAATGATTGAATAAAATAAAATGTTGGAATTATGGAATCATTCTCTATTAGAAATAAAGATGATCCAGAAAGAGTGCCAGAACGAGGATCTGTTTTTGTAGCCGATCAAACGATTGTTCCAACCTATCAATGTAAAAAAATAATTTGCAAAGAAAGAGATGATAATGTAAAGCCTGATAAGAAATTAAGGGTAAAGCTAATTTGTGTATTTCCAAAGAAAAAATATCTGATTGCACAGACTACCGTTGCTGAATACTACAGTTTGTTTGGAGGAGTTGTCAATCAAGTGAATACCAAAAACTATTTCCTGTCCATTCTTGAAACTCTGGAAAAAGAGTTTTGGGATGAGACGTCGCATACAGTTTCGATTCGATTCAAGGACCGAAAGATGATCTACAAAAAGCCAAAGTATTATTATGATCCAAGTGGAGAATCAGAATTAGAAGAGCTCCCGTTTGTATACGTTGGAACATTTCACGAACACGATACGATATTTAATGTGATTTATATTCCAAAGTTTTCGAATGATCTTATTGAGCTTTGGAATCGACAAATATATTTTGCTCAGGAATCCTTGTTAAAGAGAATATTTGAGGGTTGGAATATTCAAATAGAAAAAATCTTTGAAGTCAATCGAGTCTACCATCAAAAGTTGATGCGAATTAAAAGTCAGTATTCATACATGCCAAAGACTATATACAACTTTATTTGTTCGAAACTAATCAATTATTATCATATGCTGGAAAAGGCAGGAGTCAATGTAATTGATGAAGATGAATTTTTTGATCCAAGAATTGTGTGGGAATGGAATACCATGGATGTTATGAACATTAAGCAAAAGCTGAAAGATCTTTATATCAAAACCGGAGTTCAAATCTAAAAATTATTTCTTTTTCTAAATAAAAAGAAATGAAATCGATTTTTGCTGTGATATACGATCAAGATGAACATTTTCTCGTTGGTAAGACGGATCAAATGCTTTTCTTTTTGGGAGGGACCTATCCTGATAAAATTCAAAATGAAGAGGAAATTGATGAAATATTGGAGGATAAAGTTTTAGAAAAGACAAGTGGTTTAATTAAATTAAGAAAATTAGACGACTATTTATATGAAATGGATGTGGATGATGGAGAAAATCAATTTACACTTAGGACAAGTGACACTCAGAGTATTGGCAAAAAAAAGTATGTAATTCTCGAATCAGATAAATCATTAAAAACATATCTTAAGAATTGGAACAAACAACTTTTAAAAAATCAAATTGAAATCGTTGACTTTATTGTAAAACAATTAAGAAAAATTGCAACTATTTCTTATTTTGATTGGCTTGGATTGATGATAATTTTTAAAAATAATTATAGAAATTCACCAGATTTGAAAAAAATACTTAAAAAAAGAGGTCTCACAGAAGATCAAATCCTTAAAGCATATAATTATTTGGAAATGTTTGATATATATATTCGATATCAAGAATTGTCTTTAGTTTCTCTGAAACAATTAAAAGGTCGCAATGGTATCGCTACATCTCAAAGAGATATTTTGGAAAAATTGTAATGTTTTATTTATCAATAAAATGAAGGTTGAGAACGTCAAGATGGTAATCAAAGATAGCGATGGGCTTTTCCTTGTCGGACTTTCTTCCTATCCAAGTCCAAATGATACTTATAGCTTATTAGGCGGACACTCCGAAAAAGGGGAAACGCCATTTGAAACACTTGGTCGAGAGATGCTGGAAGAAACGAGTATGATTTTTAATCTGAATTATGATGAAAAAAATGGAAGGTTTTATATGGAAGATTTTAATCATGATAGATTTAATTTTGTGTTTGATGGAATCTCTATCCATTACAAACAATGGTATATGTTTTTTAATTTAGATCGACCATTGACGCCGTATATTGAAAAATGGCAACATAAATTTAGAAATAATCAAATCAAAATTAAAAAAGATGCGGTAGAAGGATTGAAAGAAATGGATTCACATTTGGATTGGTTTCAAATTATAGAATTATTTTTGAAAAGAAAGTTCATAGAATGCAAATCAGAATTATCCAAACGACTGACAAAAAGTGAAATTCAACAAGTTGTATCCTATTGTAAAGATATTGGATACTATTTGGAAAATAAGAATCTATTACTTGTTACATTAAAAGATCTGAAAGAAAAAATTTATGAAAAGGATGTATTGATATATTTATAAAAACGACATTTCAAAACAATATTTCAGTAAACAGTAAAAAATAATCTAAATGTCTTCCAAACCTAGTCTCGGTATCCTCAAAGATTTGATTCCTCAAAATAAATTGCCCAAAAAAACAACCAAACTACCAGTTCCGGTCCCTGTTCCTGTTCCAGACCCTGTTCATGTCCCTGTTCCTGCACCTGTTCATGTCCCTGTTCCTGCACCTGTTCATGTCCCTGTTCCTGCACCTGTTCATGTCCCTGTCCCTCCTAAACGAAGTAAAGCAAAAGTTAATGAGCCATTAATCACTTCAGTTTCTTTTAATTCGGGAAGCGGTAATATTGTGTCCGTTTCTTCTATCAATTCTAATTCGCAGACTTCAACGAAAGAAGTGAAGAGTAGTAGTAGAAGTTCTTCGAAATTGGAAAAGAAAACAAAGATTGGGTCCTATGCGAGTGCAGAATTTCAAAATTGGCTGAGCACTCCGATTCAAAAACCTAAAATTAAGAGATCTAAAAAGACAAACGATGACGCCTATCAAGTATTCCAAGACTTTGCAGATATGGTCGACAATCCAGATTGGAAAGCGTTTTTCCAAAAACTCTACTCTGGAAAATTTCCTCATGGATATTCTTATCGAAGTCAGACCTTATTTTTCAGAAAGAGAACAAAGATTGAAAAGCTAGAGATACTCGACTCTACAAAATCGACAATGACAAAAGTAATGCAGTTCTTTATTGTGTATGGGGGATATTCAAATGACAAGGACGACGTGAATATTTTTGATATCGTTGTGTTGCAGACGCCGAAATATGAAAACTGGAAAGACATTCGGTCAAAAAAGACAAAACAATTTTTTATTCTAAAGTATATCGATGAACTTGCTGCAAACCATGAACTTTCAGACAAAGAAAAGATGGAGTTGGTCGATACGATACATACTGGGTTTCTATTGAAAACGATTGATGGTGGAGATATCGAGTTTCAAAATAAGAGGATCACAAACATCAAAACGTTAGAATGGGATAACGAGCATAGAGAATTTGTTATTCCGAATTTACATAGAATTGTAAAAAATTCAAGAAAAACAGTTTCTGAGAAAGTACAGAAGAACACATTCTCTTCTCATTGGAATAAGTTTGTAAGCCACATACACAAATCTAAAAATCAAAACCCTGGCGAAGATATCGCAACTGATGCATCGACAACCCTCGAAGATCTAACAGATTCTGAACTAGGATCTCATGCTGATAAATCTTTTTTGTAATCCAATATTTCATTTTCGCTTGAAGTTTGGATAGGTCAATTTTTAAATTCAATGTAACAACTGATTCTTGGATTTCTTTTTCCATATGCAAGTAATAAATATTATGTTCAAGTGATGAAACCCGAATTGGGAGCTTTTATCTTTTCAAGAATTACTTTCTGTTTTCATCCCGGTGAATAGTTTTTCATACTGAGGCCATACTCTGTAGAGAATGTAAATCTAACTATCGATAAATGGGTGTAACTAGGATAATCATTAGTTTTAATGATTGTCTTTTATGAATGAATGAAGTTATAAGTTTTATGACTTACAATAACTTTGAACCAATAAAACTAATATTAGATTGTCGAAGCAAAATCCGACCCGCTAGAGCAACAAGTTGATTCAAGGTAGGTAAAGTTATATAATAAATAAGAATTCATCTTGTTTTCTTTATCATACTCTCAGTTGTAAACGCCTGCTTAACATAACTATCTCTTTGATGATTTCTGTTTATCCATTTTAATAGTGACAGGTAAAAAAACTTTTGCAACTAATTTTAATGATGACTTTAGAAAAACTAGAATGAAATTAACAATAGCAATACAGAAATATTTTTCATCTACGAGCTACAAAAGCATCCAGGAATTTAATCCTCATTATGTAAAACAAATTGACCATTGTGCTTTTCGTAGTATGAACAAACATCAATTCAAAGTCATTCACGATGAATGTATCTCATTTGGGTTGCTTCCTCAACACGATACATATCATTTTCCAGAAATTAGCGTCGTTGCTAGTTGGTATAAATGTGAAAACACAAATAATATTAAAATTCCAAGGGTGTTTTCCTCATTGTATATAGGGAAAGAAAAAGATGAAGAGGAACTCGAAAAGGTCAAGTATTTTTACGAGTATTATGAAAAACATTTGAAAATGAATCATTACATTGCTTGGACTACATTATTTCCATTTGAAATTAATCATATTGGGTTTAGTGTTGATAATATCAAAGATGTGTATTCAGATTTGAAGAAAAATGGATTTCAAATCAACGGAGACATTCAGGTGAGTGATGACAAACAATTGTTTCAATTTAGTTTGAAGGCAAATCAATTGAATTACCCATTCCCAGATGGGAAGAGATCAGTATATGGTTCATTTATTGAATTTGTGGAGAGAAGGAATCAACGAGAGGGATTTCATACAAAAAATGCATCTGTTATATTTCAATCCACAATGAAAGATTAAGTGTTTTTCTTTAGTTAGTATATGCCAAATCACAGGTTCAAACTGGTTTTCTTAGTAATCATAGTTGTCACGACAAGTACGAAAACATTTTATTCCATCGAATAAAAAATGTCTCAAATTGTTAAATTTATACAAACTGAACTAGGATACAATCATCCTTATTCACTGTTAACAATTTCTCAAATTGAAAATAAATCGGTAGAAAAACTTGAAGTTCAAAACGTCATCCAAACAGAAAATAAAATTTCAAAGTTTAGAATTTCAGATAGAAAATCGATCCATCGTAAGAAGACCAGAAGATAACATATCGTTAAATATCTTTCTTATTCACTTTATAAAATGGTAATGATTTTATAAAGTATAACATTTTTAGGTGGTAGCTTAGCCGCTGTCTTATTTTCTCTTATTTTGAGATTTATTGGATGGTTTGGAATTGGATTCGTCGATCGGCTGGAACATATGATTCAAGAAGATGAAAATTTCTTGAATTTCAATTGCAGAATCTACATCGGTTACGCTTTGTTGGAGAGTTAGCAATTTAAAATCAGCATCGCTTTGAATTTCTGCAGAAGAAGGAAGATTTAAAAGTTCGAGTGCTTCATCGATAATGTTAAATTCTTCATTTTTGGTCAATTTCGTTCTAAGTTGAACCAAACGCTTCTTACATTCATTCGAAGATTTTACGCTGATGTTCAAATGATTACGTAGCTCATTGATAAGGGTTTTGAATCCTTCTGATTTTTCAGGACGAATATATGCAGCAAGGGGTTGGATATCAAATATTAATCTTTTATCTCGAGCTTCATACATGTCCTGAAAGATATTCAAAAGTTGTGTGAACAAAGGTTTATATCGTTCTGCAACTTCAACCATAACATGAAGACGAGAAATCGTCACGCTAAGAGATTTTGAAACTGGTCCTGGGATAGAAACCGAAGATGGGGTCTCGGGAATTGTTTGTGATTGTTCCATTTCTTTTGCATATAAGTTGTTTTTATAAAGCATTTATTTTGTAAGTAGGTGTATTTCTCTACAAAAATTAAATACGGACTTGACATATGAGTCAGCAGAGCATTAAAAATTTTATATACATTTATATAAAATTATATATTATTAGAGATTATGATGATTGACAATAATAAAATACCTTGGAGTCTTTACTCATTATCTGATTCAATGTCTGGAATGGAAGAGACAGGTTGTTTTGCTACAATCTTTTTATCGGAAGGTTTGGAATCCTTGGTTTCGGGAGTAGTATTGGTTTGAAGTGAAAAGTTTCGGCTCAATGCTTCTTTCTTTTCATCTTCTGTCAAAGTTCGGAAACCTGTTTCTTCTTGAACACCAACAGCAACATAAATCGTATTTTCTTTATCGACAACTTTTTTGACAACAATATTTGTCTGTGTGTCGACATATGTATTTGGTTGACCAGTTTCTCTGAGCTCAATTTTGATCTTTCCCTTTGCCAGTGCGTCGGCTCTCTTAGCTACATTTGTGGGAGTGAATCCTACTGGTTTAGCTTCTGGCTTTGGTGCGGACTCGGTTGATTTGGAATTAGTTGTAGTGGTGGACTTTTTGTTATTACATTGTTCACAGAACTCACCACCCCCAACAACGGGTTTTCCACAAGATTGTCCCTTGTTTTCTCCCCTTTTGAATACATATTTACAAGTAGGTCCAGAATAGTTATCCAAGGTGGGTTGGGAGCTCTTGGATTTGGGACGCGCAACCTTTTTTGTCTCAGGACCTGGATTTAATCCTATGGTTGACAATGGAATTGGAGGTTGAGAAGAATTGGGAGGGATAACGGTCAATGGTTTTTGGATACGTGGAATACGAAGCACTTCAAAAAGTTCATCAGCAGAGACGGATACTTTCTTTTCATTTTGAAGCCAAGCAACCAAAGGAGTAATAACTAAATTGCCGATGAGAGATTGAATTTGGGTTTGGAATGATTCGAGATTGGAAGACATTGTGTCGATCTTTGGAATGTTGTTTTGTAATTGAACATCTTCTTTAAAATTTAAAATATCAATTTTTGAATAAATCTTTATACTACAATTGAAAAATACTTTCTGAATCCTAAAAATGAAATCAGATAAACGATACAATCTATCATGGATTGATAAAATATTTGTAATTAATCTTGATCGTTCCAAAGAAAGATTAAAAAATTGTCTTGAACAATCAACCAAATACAATTTCAAACTAGAAAGATTTTCAGCAGTCGACGGATCCAAAATAAAAGACGAAGAGATCAAAGATGTCCATCCGATTTGTCGTAATTTTCTTTGCACAAATAGTATGATTGGATGTGGATTATCTCACTATTATCTTTTGAAAAAGATTGTCGATGAAAATATACAAACTGCACTTATTCTCGAAGATGATTTTATATGGAGAGACGACACGATCTCTAAAATCAATACTTTACAAAAGTTTGACAAAGGAATTGTGAAACTAAACTGTATTGGGCCTTTCTGCAAAAATGGAAATGATACAAGTAATCAACCACAACTGTCGCCATTCCCACTTGGTAATGCTGCCTATCTTGTAAGAAGAAAAGATGCAGAAACCATGTTGTCAAAAATAAAACAAGTAATTTATTATATAGATTTCCAATACTCTGTAGTTTCAAAACTAAATTCAATGGACATATATTATTATGATTGTTTGGATGTGGATGGTATGAATGACTCAACGATTGGAGTTCACAAAAGCACATTTTTCAACGATGTTATTCCGGTTTCGTCGACTACCAAGTGGTTTTTGAATGAACCCTTTATGGCCCCATTTGGAAAGGGAATCCATTTGTTTTTATTTTTGAGCTTCATTTTGATTATTACTGGATTAATTTTGTTTTTTAAATCTTCAAATTACAAATCATTGGGATTGCTCGTTTTTGGAATAGGACTAATAGATTTACTTTATTATTCAAATTAATCTATCGAAAGAAAAGCCAGTAGACTAGGATCAAAAGAATTTGGAAAATCAATACGTATGATAATTGTTTTGGGAACCAGGTTCGATGTTGTTCATAAACTATATATGTGTTTTCAGTTTGTTTACATTCATTGTTGATACAAGGTTCGAGGGCAAAATTTTCACTTTTTGATCCAGATGCGGGTAGAGAATCTTGTAGTAGTTTATACAAATTTCGAAATATTGAATCACATTTACAGATCTTTGATCAAGTCATATAATACTTGACTTTTAGGTTTGGCAATAATGATAGCATTTGGGGGTGAGTCATGAAGCAAGTTTCAGCATCTGGGTATTATTTTTCAAGAATCATATCAATATAATATAACATAATATAAGAGAACATATCTGAAAAAATCAACTTTTTGATGAAGATGGTGAAAGTCTAGATAAACTTTTTTTCATAGAGTAATTTGGAATATCATCCCACAAGTTTATTTTCCAATCCGAGTATTTGTCGGTGATTGTTTCCGGAGTGGAATATATTTATCGAGTAATTGTTTTTCTGCTTGAAACCAAATTTAATTGAATCATTATTATTTTTACCTACAAAAAATTCACTTTTCATTTGATATTATTTAAATATCAGATGGAAGATTTATATGATTTACCACAAAATCAATCTCAATAAGAGGATAAAGACGATGGTATGACTGATCAACCCGAGAGTTGTTGGTTGTCCTCCAGCAGTGACAGTGGAAGCCTTGGGTCCTCCAATAGCAGTGAACAACTTGTTGGTGAGTTGGTAGGCAAAGCTGCTGCTCAAAAAGAGAAAAAGAAGGCCAGCGACTAAAGCACCAATCCATTTTTGTTGGTTAGTGAGTTTGAGATTTAACAAATCGGCAATACCGAGATCGGATTTGTAAGCAACAGAAACATTAGATGACATTTGTCTTTTTTAAAAAGGAAAAAAAATCTTGAGAAAAATAATTTTAATTTTTTGTCGACCCATTTTCTTTCCTATTAAAATTAATATTTCTATGGAGATCATCCCAAAACAAATCTCATTCCACAAAAATGTTAATCAAAAAATTACATATTATGTGGAGGACGACCAGATACGTTTCCTATTCATCGTTATATTACTACTAGGGATTATATTACTTATATCAAGGACACCTGGTGCATACATATTCTTAATTGTGGGATTGTGTCTAGTTGCATTTATATGTCTATTTAAGCCACAGTACGAAAAGACACCATCGAATTTAATTGAAACCTTCACGTGTCAGGCGCTGGATTTAACCTATCTTACCCACGATATAGGTATAACTAATATACCTGAAGACAGTATCTCTCACAGAGAGTCGCGACACAGGTTCGTTCACAGCCCGGGTTCTGAGGAACAAAATTGTCAGATTAAATTTAGAAATTCTATAAGAATTAAAAAGTAGAACAAAATGTCAACACGATCGAAAATTACGAATCCATACGGTGTGCCAACATCCGATCTCATCCATGACTCAACAAAGGATGAAGCAAGACGAATTCGGAGAGAACGATTTGGTGGCCCACATCGTTCTGAAAAAGGTAGAAGAGATGAAGGAAAAAGTGAGAAACAAGAAGGACAAAGTGAGCGACAGGAACGAAGTCCTACTCCTGAAAGAAACCGAAGTCCCAGACGTCCACAAAGATATACTGGAGAACAAGAAAGACACAGTCCTAGAGGCAGAGGACGTGAGCAAGGACGTGAGCAAGGAAGAGAACGAGGACGCGAGCAAGGACGTGAGCAAGGAAGAGAACGAGGACGTGAGCAAGGAAGAGAGCAAGGACGTGAACAAGGAAGTGAAAGAGGAAGAGAACGAGGAAGTGAACGAGGATATCGAGGAACTGTTGGTCGACGATCTGAAATGGAAAAATATTCGAAAGGACCAATAGAAGAACGTGGATATAGACCATCTGAGGCTCGAGCATCTGAGCCTAGAGAGTCAACACGTCGACAACAAGAAGGTGAAGACGAAGAATTCGAACTCAAATCAAAAGCTGTTCGATTGCCTACCGACGACATACGAACCATTCTCTATGAAATGACCAAGAAATTCGAAGGTTCAGTTTCAATTGTAGAAGCTGTAGTTGATCCGATGCATGACACAAGTGAAACTTTTGCAAAGAACAAAAAAGTAGACAAATTGTATACATTTATTGGAAAAAAGAATCCTGGTCTTATTGAAAAGTTGGAAAGGTTTCCTAATATTGTTGCGATTGAAGATTCGTTCAACTATACACCTTCGGATGTGAAAAATCCCTTTATCTTGTTCTTTTATCCATACTGGTTGATGAGTATGGACAAAAAGGCTGCCAAAAATGTTTACTTCAAAAATATACCTCTTCAGTCAGGAACATTCGATGACATTCTAAGGATTGAACAGCCAGACTTATTTGCGTTTGTGATTCCCGAAAGTGTCTCAGTCCCAGACGTATACGGTGAAAAGAAAGAATTTGAACTTGAAAAGGGTAAATTGGTTTTGATTGTCCCGAAACAAAAGAAGAAGGGACCTGATATTTATGGCAAGTCTTCAGGTAAAAGAATAGAGAAAGACTATGATTCAGGTCTTGTAAAGTTTTTGAAAGATATCCTAAGTCCGATTGCCAAGGAAGAAACTATACAAAAAATTGTAAATACATCGACTCTCCCTATGTGGAAGAAAGCATTTACACACGAAACAATCGATCTCAACGATAATTACGAACAACTTGAAACGATCGGTGACCGAGTCCTCGAATTAACATTCTTGAAATACTTGCTTCGTAAATTTCCCGACTTGACACCGCAAGAAATTACAGAACTAAAGAGCAAGTATATGAGCAAGATTTACCAAGGAACAACATCCCGAAAGCTTGGCTTCGGAGACTGGATCCGAGTTGGAAGTGATATATCTTCGATCAGCATCCTGGAAGATGTGTTTGAAAGTTTCTTTGGCGCATTATTCGAAATAAGCGATCGAGAACTCGGAGACGGAGCAGGATATGTTATGGCTTTGAAATTCTTGGCTCTTATCTTTTCAGATGTTGAAATTGATCTTTCCAAATCTCAAGGACATCCGCGAAGTCAAATTAAGGAAATTTTTGAAATGCTCAAACTTGATTCAGAAATTCAAGACGTCACAACCACAGATAAAGGAACATATGTCGAGATTTCAATCTCAAAGAGAACCTTAGATGATTTAGTCCAAATGGAAATGATGAAACCTGACAGTCCATTAGTGATTGGTGTTGGGTTTGGACCTTACAAAACAAATGCTGTAAATCTGGCCTATTCAAATGCACTCCAATATCTCGAAAGTCTCGGTATCACACGTGAATGGGCAGAGCAACAAAAAGGATTTATCGACTTGTTGATTCCTGAGCTGCAAGACTATCTCGATCCAGCATTTGACAGAATGCAGAAAGAAGGCCTTGAACGAATTTATTTGAGAACATCAAGAACAAGCGTAAAGGCGGGTAATGTTGTTATTCAACTTGTAGGAGAATACTTTGACGAAGCAAAGAAGAAAACGCAAAAGAAGATTTTAGTTTCCGGAAAATATCCAGACACTCAACAGGGTAAAATCGATGTAGTGATACAATACGCCCAAGGAAAATAAAATTGTAAATTTTCAATAAAGATTTCAATATAAAATATGTTGAAATTTAATAACAAGCCATTAATTAAATTATTTGAAATACTTGTATAAACCTAAAAATTCATCTTTCGTTAGATTATCTTTTGTGTAGTGATCAATTAAATATTGACGAATATCAGGTACATTTTTAAATAAAGTCCAATTTGAAACTTCTTGTAGTCCTCCTCCTTTTTTTATTTGAGCATCTACAAGTTTTCTAATCGCCAAATCTTTATAATCAACTCTGGCTTGATCTTCTCCACCTAGTTTTTGATATGCATACTTTGTGCTTTTTCCCACTTCTCTTCTAGCTTCTTTACCCAAAAATGGGGACAAGTATGTCAATATATGTCTGTATTTTTCATCTTCAAAAATTTTTCCAAGTCCTGGAGGTGGAGGTGATTTACTTCGGGGAGGTGATTTACTTTTGGGAGGTGATTTACTTCGGGAAGGTGATTTACTTCCGGGAGGTGATTTACTTCGACTTTTTCTGTGAGGTGATTTACTTCTGTGAGGTGATTTACTTCTGGGAGGTGATTTACTTCTGTGAGGTGATTTACTTCTGGGACTTAAATCCATTTTATATACAAAAAATATTATTTGAAAGTAAATTAAACGTTGAATAAATAATGGAGTTTAAAATTAATAAAATGGATGATATTGTAGATGTGATACTAAAGGCTGAACAATACCAATATTTTGATCTCAAGCAAAGAACGATTCAGAAACTGAAGAACATCTTGATGCAATCTAAAAATCAAGAGGAAGCAAGACTTTTACTCAATATCGATAATGACTTTACAAAAGAGGAAGAAGATTTTTATTGCCATTCTACCTATTGGAATACACCTGAATTACATTCTCTGAATCAACACGAGAATTCGAATTGTATGACAGATGAAATGTCGATCAGTGATGTAATGGTTAATCCTATGATTTTAATGGAATGTGGGAAACACTTGTATTATTTTTTGAAAAAACGAAAGTTACAAAAGATTATTGACGAAACATTAATTACGCATTGTGAAAATTGTAGATGCACATTTACAATGATTTATCGGAAGCATCATTGTAGAAGTTGTGGTAAGGTATTTTGCTCTTCTTGTTGCTACAAAACCATTTCGGTTCCAAAAGAGTTTTTATCTTATACCCACACGAGTATATTTTCGTATTTTTCAAAAGAAGAACGAGTATGTGAAAATTGCTACAATGAAATATCCGAATTTCATTCCGTATCTTTACTCATTCATTTTTTCAAAATATTAGGTCTTGAAATTCATTTGCTTCAAAGATGTGGCACCCTATCCAAGCCGTGGAGAAAGGCAATATTATTTTATTTTGGGTTTATGAGAGAAATCATATATAAACTTTTACATTTTGATCTTGATGACGCTGAAATTAGATTCTTATACAACAATCGGAACATACTTTATCATCATAGTACATGGAATCTTCAATTATTAAAAACTCAAGTCAATGCAGATACTATTACGCCTTGTAAATCAAGTTGTTGGGATTGTATGTGTGCTAGAAATTGTCATCAAGAAATGGACATCTTTGATGCGTTTGTGGTGATAGTTCTCGATTCAAAATATCCAACTCTAGTAAATAAGAAAGCCATTCAAAAATTTAAAGAAACAGATATCGATAAATGGATCTATTTTATCCCTTTTCTATTTTCAAAATACCCAATGGAAAATAAATTTGAATCAAACGAAATATTATTCGATTTATTAACTGAAATTTCAAAAACGAATCCAAAGGTGTATTCAATATTGTATTGGGGATTGTCCGTTTGTTGCTTCGCAAACAATGACTGTCGGAGTAGTAAATCAAGACGAGTATATGAACATCAAAAAGAAAAATTGTTGCTCGAATCTCCAGTTTTCTCGAAAACATTTATCGGCATACTTCATTTTTTGTCCCATTGTGAAGATTATTACAAACACAAAGATCAAAGTTTGTTATGTAAAAACTTGTCGACCGTTTCACGAACATTTTTTTGTCCAATCCATCCCAATAGAAAAATAAAAAAGATTATCATCGACGAAATAAAAATTAAATCATCCATCACAACGCCTTTATTCATTCCATATGAATGCGAGGATGGAACAAAGTCGGCAATCTTGTTCAAAAAAGAAGACATCAGAAAAGACGCAACGGCTATGGCGATGGCTAAACTTTATCAAAAAATACTCGAGGAAAATAACATTCAAGTTCCATTTATTAGTTATGAAGTAATCCCAACCAGTCCCACATCCGGGTTCATCGAAATTGTCAAACAAAGCAAAACGTTGCATGAAATATTTCAGGAAGGAACAATCAATAATTATCTTCAAATACATAATCCAGAAAAGAAATTTGGAGAAATTCTTGAAAATTATATGAAGTCTTTGGCCTTTTGGACTATATTTACTTATTTATTGGGAGTTGGCGACAGACATCTTGAAAATATAATGTTGACATCCGATGGTGTTTTATTTCACATTGATTATGGGTTTATTCTCGGCTATGAAACCAAACCTTACGTGCCACTAATTAGAATCGACAATTCCATATTGGAAGGGATAGGAGGAAATGTGCAGTATGAAAAATTTAAATCGATATGTATTGATATGTTTTTGTGTCTGAGAAGATATTCTTCATTGATATTTTGTTGTTTCATGACTTTTGCATCTTGTGACCCTCCAATACAAAATACAAAATTCACATTAGAGTTTCTAGAAAATCATATTGTAGATCGTTTCCTACTCGGTCAAAGTGAAACGGATGTTTCATTCACATTATCAAAATTAATCGACAATTCAAGAGATGCCGTGACCCTTAAAGTAAGTGATTATATACATACCTATGCAAGTAAGATTCCGACCAGTAAAGGTATTTTCAATTGGTTCAGTAAAAAATGATCATTTGAAATCGTATTATTTTTCCATGAAAAGTAATCGAAATGATATAGGTAGGAAATTATCGAATTAAAAAAAAAATAACTTTATAAAATCAATGAGTCATAGATGTAACCACCAACCCTACATACTAAATAATAATTTGTGCAATATTTGTTTTCCTCCTATACAATTGATAAAAGGACAAAAAGGGCCACGAGGACCTCCAGGTCCACCTGGTCCTCCTGGACCTGGATTTGATATTTCTGGACTTCCAGATAATGCGATTCTTTGGCTAAAAAATGATGAAATTACAGGAAATCCTTGTATGACATTTGACACTTCTAATTGCACAATAAATATAAGCGGGGGTGTCGTTCTTGAACCAAGCACATCTAATCCTAATAGCGGTATTTTTAGTGGGTCAACGTTATGGATTGATTTAAGTGGAAATTTAAATCTTGGCGCAGATGCAATTGGTATTGGCCCAATAGGACCGACAGGCCCGACAGGATCCCAAGGAAATACAGGTCCAATTGGTATTGGCACAACGGGTCCAACTGGATCAATAGGACCGACAGGCCCGACAGGATCCCAAGGAAATACAGGTCCAATTGGGATTGGCACAACGGGTCCAACTGGATCAGTGGGACCGACCGGACCGACAGGATCCCAAGGAAATACAGGTCCAATTGGTATTGGCACAACGGGTCCAACTGGATCAATGGGACCGACAGGACCGACAGGACCTCAAGGAAATACAGGTCCAATTGGGATTGGCACAACGGGTCCAACTGGATCAATAGGACCGACAGGCCCGACAGGACCTCAAGGAAATACAGGTCCAATTGGTATTGGCACAACGGGTCCAACTGGATCAATAGGACCGACAGGCCCGACAGGACCTCAAGGAAATACAGGTCCAATTGGTATAGGTACATCAGGTGCTACGGGTTCAACGGGTCCAACTGGTCTCAGTGGTTCAACTGGTTCTACGGGTCCGACGGGTCCTACCGGTTCTACAGGTCCTACTGGTGCTACCGGTTCTACTGGTCCGACTGGTCCGACTGGTCCGACTGGTCCAACGGGTCCTACAGGTGCAACTGGTCCCAGTGGTCCAACTGGTCCCAGTGGTTCAACTGGTCCTACCGGTTCTACGGGTCCTACTGGTCCTACGGGTCCTACTGGTCCTACGGGTCCTACGGGTCCGACTGGTCCGACGGGTCCGACTGGTCCTACAGGTCCCACAGGTCCTACCGGTTCTACGGGTCCTACAGGTACAACAGGTCCAACTGGTGCTACAGGTCCAACTGGTCCTACTGGTCCAACTGGTCCTACTGGTTCTACTGGTTCTACCGGTTCTACCGGTGCTACAGGTGCAACAGGTCCAACTGGTCCTACGGGTCCTACGGGTGCTACTGGTTCTACCGGTTCTACCGGTGCTACAGGTGCAACAGGTCCAACTGGTCCTACGGGTCCTACGGGTGCTACGGGTGCTACGGGTCCTACAGGTACAACAGGTCCAACTGGTCCAACTGGTGCTACAGGTACAACAGGTCCAACTGGTGCTACAGGTCCAACTGGTCCTACTGGTCCAACTGGTCCTACTGGTTCTACCGGTTCTACTGGTGCTACAGGTGCAACAGGTCCAATTGGTGCAACTGGTCCTACGGGTGCTACGGGTCCTACAGGTCCCACAGGTCCTACCGGTTCTACGGGTCCAACTGGTGCTACAGGTACAACAGGTCCAACTGGTGCTACTGGTTCTACCGGTTCTACCGGTGCTACAGGTGCAACAGGTCCAGTTGGTGCAACGGGTCAAACTGGTCCAACTGGTCCTACGGGTCCCACAGGTCCTACCGGTTCTACGGGTCCAACTGGTGCTACAGGTACAACAGGTCCAACTGGTGCTACTGGTTCTACCGGTTCTACCGGTGCTACAGGTGCAACAGGTCCAGTTGGTGCAACGGGTCAAACTGGTCCAACTGGTCCTACGGGTCCCACAGGTCCTACCGGTTCTACTGGTCCAACTGGTGCTACAGGTACAACAGGTCCAACTGGTCCAACTGGTCCCACTGGTCCTACGGGTCTTACCGGTGCAACTGGTTCTACCGGTGCTACCGGTTCTACCGGTGCTACCGGTTCTACGGGTCCTACAGGTGCTACAGGTCCAACTGGTCCCACTGGTCCTACGGGTCCTACCGGTGCAACTGGTTCTACCGGTGCTACCGGTTCTACGGGTCCTACTGGTGCGACAGGTCCAACTGGTTCTACCGGTCCTACCGGTGCGACAGGTCCAACTGGTTCTACCGGTCCTACCGGTGCTACAGGTGCAACTGGTCCAACTGGTCCAACTGGTGCTACAGGTGCAACAGGTGCAACTGGTGCTACGGGTCCTACGGGTCCTACCGGTCCTACCGGTTCTACGGGTCCAACTGGTCCTACAGGTCCTACAGGTCCTACAGGTCCAACTGGTCCGACTGGTCCAACGGGTCCGACAGGTCCAACTGGTCCAACGGGTCCAACGGGTCCGACTGGTGCGACTGGTCCAACGGGTCCAACTGGTCCTACGGGTCCGACTGGTGCGACTGGTCCAACGGGTCCAACTGGTCCTACGGGTCCGACTGGTTCTACCGGTCCTACCGGTGCAACTGGTGCTACTGGTTCTACCGGTGCAACTGGTGCAACTGGTTCTACCGGTCCTACAGGTTCAACAGGTCCAACAGGTCCTACAGGTCCTACGGGTCCAACTGGTGCTACAGGTCCAACTGGTGCTACAGGTCCTACTGGTCCTACTGGTTCTACCGGTGCTACAGGTGCAACAGGTCCTACTGGTCCTACTGGTCCTACAGGTCCAACTGGTCCTACCGGTCCAACGGGTCCTACTGGTCCTACGGGTCCTACCGGTCCTACCGGTCCAACTGGTGCTACAGGTACAACAGGTCCAACGGGTCCTACCGGTCCAACTGGTGCTACAGGTACAACGGGTCCAACTGGTGCTACAGGTCCTACCGGTCCAACTGGTGCTACAGGTCCTACCGGTCCAACTGGTGCTACAGGTCCAACTGGTGCTACCGGTGCAACTGGTGCTACAGGTCCAACTGGTCCAACTGGTGCTACAGGTGCTACTGGTGGTATAGGTCCAACTGGTGCTACAGGTCCCACTGGTACAATTGGTCCAACTGGTGCTACAGGTCCTACTGGTCCTACAGGTCCTACTGGTCCTACAGGTCCTACAGGTCCTACCGGTTCTACAGGTCCTACCGGTTCTACAGGTCCTACCGGTCCTACCGGTCCAACTGGTGCTATAGGTGCTACAGGTCCTACTGGTCCGACAGGTGCTACAGGTGCTACTGGTGCTACTGGTGGTATAGGTCCAACAGGTGCTACTGGTGGTATAGGTCCAACGGGTTCTACGGGTCCAACTGGTCCTACGGGTCCAACAGGTCCAACTGGTTCAACAGGTCCAACGGGTCCAACAGGTCCAACGGGTTCAACGGGTTCCACTGGTCCCACTGGTCCGACCGGTGCAACTGGTCCAACTGGTGCTACAGGTCCAACTGGTCCTACGGGTCCAACAGGTCCTACAGGTTCAACAGGTCCTACGGGTCCAACTGGTCCTACGGGTCCAACGGGTCCAACAGGTGCTACCGGTCCAACAGGTCCTACAGGTCCTACTGGTTTGTTAGATATATCAATAAACAATGTTCTAGGAGGACAAGGAGCAGGACAAAATATAATACCTAATTCAGCCCAAGACAATACGGCGGTTGGATTTAATTCGTTAAATCAATTGACGGGTGGAGATAGAAATACAGCTTTTGGTTCTCGATCTCTTCAAGATAACTCTGGTAATGATAATACAGCTGTTGGTGCATTCTCTTTACAAAATAATACTTCAGGGACTAGTAATACAGCTTTGGGATCACAAGCATTACTAAATAATACAACAGGTAATAGTAATACTGCTGTTGGATTTGAAGCGTTAAGAAATAATATCACTGGAGATAATAATTCTGCTTATGGTTTATCTTCATTAAAATCTATAACTGATGCTTTCCAAAATACCGGCATTGGTTCACTTGCACTGGAATTTAATCAAACAGGAAATTTTAATACTGCTGTCGGTCATGCATCTTTAAATTCAAATACAACAGGTCAAAGCAATGTTGCAATAGGACGAAGTGCATTACTTAGTTCAAATACTTCATTCAATACTGCTGTCGGTACTGGATCTTTACTATCCCTTACGACAGGAAATGAAAATACTGCGGTCGGTCATGGATCTTTACTTAGTAATGTATCAGGAAGCAGACACGTTGCAATGGGAGCTTATGCTCTTCAAAATAATATATCAGGAATTGAAAATGTAGCTGTTGGATATGCTGCAATGTTAGGTAATACTGGTGGAAGTCAAAATGTCAGTGTTGGGATTCGAGCTTTATCCAACAATACGATAGCATCAAATAATACAGCTGTTGGTTTTCAATCTTTGCTTTCAAATAATGCGAATAATAATACAGCTGTTGGTTTTCAATCTTTATTTGCAAATGTTGGGGGGATTAATAATACAGCAGTTGGTGGGTCCTCTTTGCTTTCAAATAATGGGAATAGTAATACAGCTGTTGGATCATCGTCTTTACAAAATAATACGGGGAATAGAAATACAGCTGTTGGGTCAAGTGCACTTACATTTTCTACTACTGGTGATAACAATGTTGGAATTGGGATTAATGCTGGTATAGGTTTAACAGGGGGTAGTAACAACATTATGATTGGACAAAATACAACAGTTGGTTTAGCAAGCATAATAGATACGGTAGTGATCGGTGGAAATATTGGGGGTGCTTTATTTAATACATCAGGAGCATTTTATTCAAAACTTAGACCTGCAGGAGGTCCTGCAGGCAATGTAACATGGGTTCCCCTTGCCGGTACAAATGGAGGAGGTGAACTTATTGTCCCACCTTGTGACATAAGAATGAAACATGATATCCAAGATCTATCAGGTGCCCTTGAAATAATTAAAACTTTCCAACCAAAAACTTTTTATTATAACGATAATGAAACAAAATCATATGGATTTATTGCTCAAGATATTGAATATCCAGAATTAGTTATTAATATGGGTGACAATAACTTATACAACCATAATATCAAATTGCCATTTATTTCTGAATATATTGAAAACTCTGATCCACCTCAATATAAAATAATAATCAATTATCCCTCTCACAATATTGTTAAAGATGATCTAATCGCATACAGAATCAATTCTAAAGATCACAAATGTAAAACGACAGTCATAGATGAAAATAATATTAGTTTCTGTATTGACCAAGATCCAACTCTTTTTGGGGATACAATCCATATCATAGGAAAAGTAACTGAAGACCTTTTAACTCTTTCTTTCCTCAACATCCATAATATTGCAACTGCTGCAGTAAAAGAATTAAATGCAAAAGTAGAAACTCTTGAATCTATCATTCAACAACAACAAAGAGAGATAGATTTGATTAAAAGTATACTTTTACCTAATCTTTAAAAAAGTAAAGAAGACAGTTTCTAGTATATCATTTCTTTTATCAATCATTTGATACAATTTGTGTCAAATTATATATACATTATTTAATATATTCATCCCAAATTTTGAGCGCCTTTTTCATAGGATGAATCTCGCCTATTGCTGCAAAATTATTACCTTTACCTACATATAGTTTAATACCAACCTTTTCATTTACTCTTTGTTTTTGTGTAAATAAAACAAATAATGCATCCTTTTTCTCATTTTCAGACCATTTGGAAGCCCAATTGGCATCCCAAATCTTCTCTTTGTCCCAATTTAACATATTTTGAGCAAGATTGAATCCTCTTTTCCCCTTTAGAATTTGATAAATTTTAACTTTTGGATCATCTTTTAATTTATTAAAAGATTCTAACATTTTTTGATTTACCATTTTAGGAGTAATAATTAAATTTTATTGTTGTTTATTTTTACCTTCACAGAGAAATAAATTTGTTTGTTCCATTTGTTGCAAATTGGATTTTAGTAATTATTTTATTGCTTTCAAAAACATGGAGGAATCAGAATCAAAATCAAAATCAGAAGAATCAGAAAAACTCAAAAAAAGAAAAATAAATCCGCAAGAGTTAAAAATAGAAATACCTCAAAGGAGTGATCTTGACCTTGATAATTATTGTAGTAAAAATGCGGAAATGTTTTATCAAACAGAACCGACGTCATTGGATATATTGAATTTAACTTGTAAAATTAGAACAAGAAAGAGAACAAAATATTATATTCACGAGTATAATCCAGACCCTATTTTGAAAAGAATTGAACTGGTCTACAATAAAGAAGATTTGAACTATAAGTTCTCCATGTTCGATTTCGAATCAAGAAAAAATTGCTGTTTCTGTATATCTATAACTGTTTACTTTACACAGAAGGACAAAGAATATTTTGAAAGAGAAACAAGTCTCGATTCAAAACATAAAGATATAAACAAATATGAATATCGTTATTTGGTATCAATACTTCAAACAGTTAATAATGCTAAAATGTTTTTACCAGAATGGTTAGTTAGGATTTATATGGATCAATCGGTATATCAAGTATTGAAAGACAAAAAAAATTCAACTCTTTGTCAATTGTTTGATGAAATTTTTCAATCAGAAAATGTAGAGATATTTACCTTTGAATGCAATGTTAAAAATGTAGAGCAAACAAGAACTTATCGGTTTTTACCTATGATGGATGAAACTGTTGCAAAAGTTGCTATACGAGATGCAGATGGATATTTGTGCAAAATGGACTGCAACAACATCCGTGTATTTAGCAATTCAAATGCCATAATGTATATCGCCGAATGCTTTTCGACTTCAAAATCGTATTTGGATGATGAAAATGATTTGATTTTACCTCCTGCCTACGACGAAAATAATTTGTGGCTTGAAATATACAAAGAATATGAAGAAAACTTTTTTTATGATATGACCAATATTTATTCTTTGCTTGCAGGAAGTATTACCTTAAATGTTCGAGTAAAGAAGAATCATTTTACAAACAAGTTTACATATGTCAAAGATTTAATTTCTGAAATCAAATCATATGAAGTATATACAGATGAAGTATATACAGAATATGTATTTGAAAGTTTGGATATTGGTTTTGATGAAATATTTCTTCTTGACACGTTCCGAGATTTTATTTGTATTAATCGAGACTTGGATAAAAGAGAATATTCAATTCTCAATGAATTTATCATTGGGTCAATAAATTATCCGACATACAAAGTGAAAGGAGAAGACATTTCGAAAATCTCACCAGAGTTGGAAAAATTAGTCCAAGAGAATTTGTTAGACGAAGTCCCATATATCGATCAAAACGAAAACGAATTAGATTTTCTGAAAATTGTAGACAGTGCAGTTAGTTTTGATAAAAATAAAATATTCAATATTTCTTTTGAAAATTTGGATATCATAACTCCATATGGAAATAAATTACCGAGAGCTTCGTTGCTCAGTCTTCTTAACTTTCAATATGTTTATATTGAAAATAAAATAAACTGTGTTGCGAAAACCAAAGTCTTTAATTATCGAAAAAATAACTCCCCAAAAGATGACTGCTGGATTGGCAAAGTGATTAATTTGATTGACGATCTAAACTTATATGATGAAGTCTACATGGAAGAAAAAAGATATCTAGACCAGTATTACCAGAAGAAGAATATTCAATCCAAGAAAAAAAGAAGCTCTTTTTAGTAATTAATTGTTGATGGCAATATTAATATTTAATAGAGTTGCAATAAGAATCCAAGTAATAAATAAGAAAAACAAGGTGGAATTACTTTGAGTTTGACTTACTTTCACAATCTTTGACCAGATGATCCAAGCAACAAAAAATGTAATGATTAAAACTAAAGTCGCACCCGAAAGGTTTTGTAATCTGAAAAATACAAACGACCAAAGAACAAGAAGAATAGAAAGTAAAATAAAATAATACAATATGGATATGTCCTTTGGATAAGAAACCGAAACAGTATACCAAAGGATAATATATAATATTGTCCATATTACGGAAAAGACAATAGACGGAGGTTGAAATGATGGCATTTTCAATGATCGATACCAATTATTCTGATTGGAAGATGATGTTCCAAAGTCCATAAAATAACTTGTCAAATAAATGGAAATGGCAAGAATCAAAGCAACAATTACAAAGTTCCAATACATTAAATATTTCTTACGTTTAAAAAATATTTATTTGAAGTCTGTATTTACAATCCATATCTCGTTAACCATTCATCGAGTGTAGCAACTAGTTCCTCTTTTTTCTTTTGTGATATTTTCACACCTGGTAATTGTCGAAGAATATCTTGTAGATCCTTTATTCCATAAATATTCTTTCCTCGGCCTGCTGCCATTTTACTTCTATCTACTTTTTGAAGGATAGATAAAATATCGACTTCTTCCTCTGCCTTTGCCTTCTTTTTCTTAGATGAAGGTTTCGACTTTGGTTGTTCTTCCTCCTCTTCTTCCGCAACTTCTTCCACAACTTCTGCTGCCTTCTTTTTCTTGGATGAAGGTTTCGATGGTTGTTCTTCCACAACTTCTGCTGTCTTCTTTTTCTTAGATGAAGGTTTCGACTTTGGTTGTCCTTCCTCTTCTTCCACAACTTCTTCCACAACTTCTGCTGTCTTCTTTTTCTTGGATGAAGGTTTCGACTTTGATTGTTCTTCCTCCTCTTCTTCCACAACTTCTTCAATTTGTTGTCGAACTGATTTAACCACGTCCTTTCTACCCGATGGTGTTTCTTTCACCTCGGTTGTCTTCACGGTCTTCTTAACAACTAAAGGTTGTGGTTCTTTAATTTCTGTGGTTATTGTTTCTTTCTTTTCCTTTTTCTTTGAAGAAGGCGCAGGCACAGGAACAATATCTTTTGGTATTTCGGGTATTGGAGCCTTTGGTTTATATTTCTTATATTCAGAAAATGGTATCTCTGCGAGATCGATATTCTTCCATTTTTCGGGATTTCGAAGCAATTGTTGCTTGAGTTGTTCGTCTTCATCTTCTGGTTCTGCTACTTCATCTTCTGGTTCTGCAACTTCTGGTTCTTCATCTTCTGGTTCTGCTACCTCCTCCACTTTTGCTACTTCTTCAGGTTCACCAATTTTTTCTCCTTCTTCTGTCGTTTCTTGGACTAGGACTGGTCGTCTGGAGATTTTCTTGTTGATTTGTTCAGATTCGAGAGTTCGTTTTTCTAGTTCTCTTTCCTTTTCATCTTCGATTTCCCTTTGTTTCGCATATCTCAATTCCTCTTCAAGTTTTTCTGCTTTCTCCTGCTCCAAGATTTCCTTTAATGATTTGGTCATACTTTTTTCTTTCTTGCCAACTGAAGCTGAACGAAGAGAATCTGAAGGAGAAATAGAACTAGCTATAGACTTTCTAGGCTCAACGGATTTTACAACACTTACAGGTTCTCCCAAAGTAAAGAATTCCTCTTCCTCCTCTTCTTCTCCTTCCTCCTCTGCTTCTCGTATGGATGCTAGACGTTCAAGTTCTTCGTCAACTGATACGACAGGTGTGCCTTTTTTCTTTGTGTATACGACCTTCTTCGGACTAGGAACTGTTTCTTCTCCTTCTTGGAATCCAATGTCGTGAAGGAAATCAGTGATAGACTTTTTTGCTTCCTCGTGGACTGGCAACTCAATTGAAACAAGGTTCGCATCCACAACAATAGGTGTGGCTATTTCAGGTTCTCTTTCTCTTACTACGTCTCCCTTTTGGAAGGACGCCTTTGGATTCAACAAATCAACCTTTGCCGACTTTTTAATTCGATCAAGGATCGTATCTATTCGTGAAGGTTCAGATAGAGTATTCTTCTTGGGTGGTTGATAAGTTTCAATCTCTTCGGATGAATTCGATAAAGAAAGTTTTTCAATCTTTTTGGGTGGTCTACCTCTCTTGGTTTGTTTGTTCTCAACTACTTCCTCTTCTTCAACTACTTCCTCTTCAGACTCTTCAGGCATCAATTCATCCTCCACTAGTGCTTGTGAAATCAAAATTGGGTCGACTGTTTGGACTACTTGAGGTGCTGGCTTTGATAAAGTTGATCGAGTAATCGTTTTGGGAGCAGCTTTGGGAGCAGCTTTGGGAGCCGTTTTGTGTGCCGTTTTTGAAGTCGGTTTGTGTGCCCTTTCTCCTTCAAGGAATCGTTTTTCTAATTCTCTTTGCTTTTGATCTTCGATTGCTTTTTCTTTGGCAAATCTCAATTCTTCGGCTATCTTCTGTTCTTGAATTGATTTTCTCATACTTATTTCTTGCTTACCAATTGGAACTGATGTTTCTTGCTTACCAATTTCTTGCTTACCAATTGGAACTGATGTTTGCTTCTGCAGCTCTTTTTCCTCCTTCGTTGGAGATTTGTTGGGTTTGAGCATAGTAGATCGAACGTTCGAAACAGGTGCAGCAGTTTTCTTTTTCTTTTGAGAGACCCTTTTCTTTTCTTCCTCTTCCTCTTCCTCTTCTTTTTGTGCAGCCAGTATTTCAGCTACTATGTCTTTTCTCTTTTTGGTGATGGGGTAGCTCTTCTCCAATACTTCTTGGTAAACAACTTCCAATTCGTAATCTTGCATATCGATAAGATCTTGTCGCGTATATTTTGACATCTTTTTTGTTCTCGATTTTTATTTTTTCAAGTAAAAATTGTTTTGATGTAAATTTTGACAACAGAACCCCATCCAGTTCTACACCTACAGAGGGTCGATCCAATACTTACTCCGATAGTCGTGGTCGCCAACGCGACTACTCCGATAGTCGTGGTCGCCAACGCGACTACTCCGAGGGTTCCTGCTATCCAAACGCGACTACTCCGAGGGTTCCGGTTACCCAATAGTCGTGGTCGCCAACGCGACTACTCCGATAGTCGTGGTCGCCAACGCGACTAATACCTGCCCTTCATACCCAAATTTATCTTTCTGTAGTCAGGACCATAATCCACAAACAATTCTTCGCCTGGTTTAATATCTCTCTTTGCAATGTAAAAAATTTGGTCAAATGATTGTTCGATGATCATATTGTTGAATTTGTTTTTCATGCCACAATTAACATATCTTGTCCAGTTAGACTGTGATGGGTTGTGGGCGTCCCTTAGAAATAATTCTTCGTTGCTTGGATAAGGAATACCTGTGTTTGGATCATAGTCATAAATAATCCACGAATAATAAGGGTCTCCTATGTTAAGGTCCATTACTTTTCCTTTGTATTGTCCTTTGGCTCCTTTTGGAATTGGATCTACGGCAAATACACCCATACCTGCATTTGGAATAGTTGATGGGACAATTTTCATTTTGAAGACCTTCTTTTTTCCTCCAACATCAAGTTTAACTGCGATTAACTTTTCCATATTTTATTGATGGAAAAATATTTTATGATAGATACAATTTTTCTATTGAATATAGATCAGTAAATTAATATCGAATTTCGATGGAACATTAAATATTCGACAATAAAAACAATAACTCGAACCAATAACATTAGAACTCATTCTCACGCACGAGTAAACGCCTTCCGATTCCCCGCTCTTGACAATTTTTATTCTATCTCCAATCGTGATGCCCTGTTCTTCCAAAACCGATTGAACAAATTCATTTTTCCAGATCATCAAAGGCAGTTTATAAATGAAATTATTGGTCTTGTGATTTATTTCGTCGAGTAGATATATATTTTCCAGAATTCGTTTTTCTTGTGCATTCTGATCGCTAGGATAGGGTGCATTTTGAATGGGATAGTTTTCAGATATTCCATTCCAACCTCTCATATACATTGTGATCTCAAATAATTTATGGATGCCACAGATAATTTCTTCTTTTTGAGGTTGGCTCTTATTATTGAATTCGATCACCAATGACCCTAAGAAAGAGAAATTGCCTTCGTGAAATAATTTGATTTGGTCAATCACATCTAGACAATCATTCATATCTTTTATGGTTGATTTGGAATAGTTTTCAAAAAGATATTTAAATTTGGTGTGGATTGAGAAATGAATATTGTGGAGAATCCATCTTCCAATCTTGTATAGTCTTTCAATTTGATTTTTGGAAAACACTCGATTCTTTTCAAATGGATTAATAAACATATTCATATTCGAGAATATATCTTTCAATTCTTTCCACGTCGTCGCTTGAAGAAATTCTTCCTTGACGCCGAAACAAACGAGGTCTCCATTTTCAAGAGTATCTATTTGCTCGAGTAAAACTGGCGTTTCACTATTCAATATATTGGGTAGATATCCAATGTGAAAATTTTCTTCGAGATGTAATTCCTGGAGAATTTCGTAAGAGGATGCATTTTCATACTCAAAGGTAGGAAATGAAAATAGTGAAATATGATGTTCTAGAATCGAATTTTGATAGGCATTTTTTGGCAAGTAAGGATTGAAATACAAATTTAGATCGTTAAATAAGGGATTAATTTTCTCAACCAATTTTAATAGCTTTTCATTATGACTTATTTCCATATTTAATTTCCATCTTTTAAATTCGCGAAGTGGGTTTTGAAATTTTGAAAAGTCCTTTGAAAATAAAAGAGAACCAATTACAATCGCTTGTATATGATTGACAGGCTCTACATAATTATATACATAATTTAAATCAGACAATAAATTTGCCTCGGATTTAAGATTTTCTGTCTCAGAGTATAAATCGAAATAATTTTTCGTAACTTGTTTCGGACTGTTTCGTAGATCATCTATGGTTAAATCAATATTAATCTCGCTAGAGACCAAGTTAATAGGAATACCCATATCTTGTTTTGAGTCTTCACTAATTTCGGATGTATTCGATTTTTCGTTAATGGATGATAGATCTTCTTCTTGCACCGATTTATAAAACTGTTCAACAAGAATTTTTAGATCCTCATAACTTGAATCTACTGGAGTAAAAATATTGTTTTCTCGACATATCGAATAAAGCATACATGCATTATAACTACATATCTTTTCGTATGACTGAATGCCCGCATATTCTATTTTATGAACTTGTTTGCTGGCTAAGTTAAAACTAAAAAAGAAAAAGATCATGTGCTCCAAAGCCTTTTTCAAACTATCAACATCCCACGAACATAATGGATTGACTATATTTACAAGTGTTTCTTGGTCTTGTTGGTAATTTACAATTGTAAAAGGTTTTAGTTTAATTAACATTTTGAATATCTTTGACCAGTATTTGATATCTTCCCTTAACCTATCCACGGAAACGATAATTCCTAATTCAAATGCCAACTCTCGTAATACGATGTACGGCATAGAAGGATTTAATTTTCCTGTAATCAATATCTTTGAAAAATTAACGGGTAGAATTTCCATTTTCCAGTTATCAATTTGTTTTTTAAGAATTTAGTCTCTATAAAAAATGTTGTCGACAGAATTATATATTATCACCCCATTTACTCGAAAACAAATGTCAATCGTTGGTAAATGCATAGATTATGTTGATCCAGAATACAATCCCTATCAAGTTTTTGCCTTTGAAAGTCGAATGCAGCACTTTTTGGAAAGATTCTTTCTGAAGCATTCCAAATATAAATATGATCATTTTGTATACATCGATGTTCCGAACCAAGGATTGATGATTACAACTATACAACTTAGAGATGTTCACGACGAACCCATCGAGATCGAAAATGAAATCATTCGGGCCCTAAATCTCGAAATCACAAACATTACAACTTTATATCCCAATTATTGTTTATTCTATTCGGAGCATTCAACGAAACTTTCCAGACCTTGGATACGAGCCATACTTCCTTCGTTGGTTTTTGAAAGAACAGTTTATGAATTCTTCAAGGAACCAGAAAACATCTTGATACCAAACATTGTCGAAAATGGAAATATATATCTCGATCTTAGCGACGACATCAATTACGAAGAGGTCATACAAAGGCTTTCATCCGAAATCAATAAAACATTTGAAGATTTTTTTAGTCGAGGAACTCTCCCTGAAATGTTAACCACTATCGAATGTGTAAATAACAAAGCCTATTTGGGTAATCTATGTCGAATCATCGACGATGAAGCATTGTATCAAAGACAACCTGGTCAATTTGTTCACTATGAAGAAATGAACGGCGAAGAGGTAATGGAAGTTCTCGCAGGATTACCCAGTATACAAATACCAAATACTGATAGGATTACAACAGATATTCTTGGAAGCAAAGAAAAAGGATATGCGACAGTGTATGTTGTAAATTTTCATTCTTCGGAACTAGATCTTACGAAAGATCAAATTGGAACCGAGTTTCTAGTTTCTCTGAAAAAGTTTTTGAATGCGGATGCGATTGTATGCAAAGAAGTTAGTCCTGGATATTTTGAAATCTATGTGAACAAAAATGGAGAATATATTGAAAGTGCAATAAATATCAAAGAAATGTTTGGATATCAATTCTTTACCCATCATCCAATAGGTTTATTGGTTGCTCAGGATATGGGATTGATTTCAGAAATGAAGCTTATTTACGATTCCTATCATCAAATCGGTGGAGTATTTGTTCCTATGGTATATTTGGGAGACAATTTACAAATTGAACTATTGCAGATTCAATTATACAATCGAATTCAAAATGTGGATGCGTACATTTATTCGTCACGATTGGAAAAGGAAATTGCAAAGCATCAATTAAAGATTGTAGCAAAGATAGATAAATACATATTTGTTGAAAAATCGTCATTGATTACAAAAAGGATCATTTACCGTAGTCTGGTAAATGAAAATGCTGAAATGCTGATCGTAGGAGACTGGAATTTTCTTAAAATGAGTTCTAATTATCTTACTTCATTAGCGGATCAGCTTTTGAAGGAGCATAAAATCACCAAACAACCCAATGTTAGAGTTGGACCATTTTCTAGTCTGATTGTTCCCGTTCTTCCAAGATTAGCGATGGAAAGATTCATTCAATTGATCGACTTACATGTAAAACAAAAATATGAGGGCCAAAACTTGTAATATTGAACCAAGTCAAATTGATTATTTCAAATCACAAAATGAAAACAATAAGAAATAACCATCTTTGATTAAATTTACTATAAAAATGAATTAGTTGATTCATACTGTTATCCACTGGTTCATTTTTTGATTCACACAAATTTATATTTATTAAATATAAATGATTGAAGTACCCACATATTCAAAATTATTTTGGGATCAAATCTTTCGAATTCTAATTTGTAGTTTTATTTTATTTGGAATGGATGCGCCCTTATTTTTCAAAATATTCCTCATCATCATTTTCGATTACACTGATTTTACCGTCCCGTTTAATGTTGATATCAATGAGTCATCAGAATGTTTTGAATTGTATCAACAATACGATAAGATCGGAGATATGACAATCTATACTTTGTTATGGATATACTATATAAATTATGTTAAATCGCCTTCGATTTTAAAAATCTACATATCCATCTTATTTATTTACCGAATGATAGGATTTATTATATATTTCATCTATAAGAATAGAATTATATTTGTGTATTTCCCCAATTTCTTTTTGGAGAGTTTGTTTGTGATAAGTTTGCTTCAGACACTTGGATATACATATCCAAATAATTTTGATATTTATATTATTGCTTTATTCTTGGTGATTCTACTTAAAATTTATCAGGAAATTAGTATTCATTATAAATAATCAAATTATCCTGCTTGTCCTGGCTGTCTTACTTGATTGTAAATGTTCGAGGCAATCTTTTCAGCCAAGTATGACTCCATCTTGTCATATAGAACAGGTGATTTGAGTTGAATTTTTGCAATTTTGAGTGAATCGCTTAGATTGTGTGCTGCGGTATAAATAAAATCGGCGATCTGTTTGAGATACTCTTCAGATTGCGGATGATTGTCGTTGATTCTGTATCTAATGATCTTTTCGATTCTATTTTTTATTTCTATCGAATTCATTTTTTATTTTTGATAAAAAAACAAAATAATTTGAAGGAAAAAATTTCTTAACGTAAATATCATTTGTATGATGGAAAAAAAACAAGAAGATTACAAGAAAGAGAAAAAGTATGGAGGCAAATCCAAAAAGAATCAAAACAACCTGACAAAAGTTGAAGAAAATATTGAAAACATAAAAGATTTACATTCTTATTCATTATTTATGGAAAGGAGTTTTCCAATGATCGAGAAGACTTTTTCCGAGAATCTCGATATCATAGAATTTCATGAATTCATTTTGAAAAAATTTGAATTTGACAAGATCAACAAAACCAAAATTTTATCTTATTTAATCAGTATGGAAAAGGAGAAGCTTTCGAAACCTTTGTATAGGGTCGAATTGAAAAATCATCTTTCCAATATTAAAATACTTCAAACTGAATTCGAAAATATAAACAATGACATTTACAAAAATCAATATCTAAATCATGTTAAAATCCTGATTGATTTTTTCCAGATGATAGGCTTCAAAAAGAAAGTAATAACATTTGGTGCCACCAAACTAAACAAAAAAGATGATCTAACAATCACCAAACAAAGAAAGTTTATCATTGAAAAGTATGTAGACATTTTTCAAAAATACCACGACATTAATATAATCTATCCGACCAATAGCCGCACTCTCTGTCAAGTCTGCAAATTCGATTTAACCAAATACATATCTGAAGATTTAGGAGGTGTGGTTTGTCCTAAATGCAATACCGAAAAACTATCTCTGATCCATACTTGTATCGCCAGCGACTCAAAATTTAACAACTCCAAGGATGGATATGAAGATCGTGAAAACTTTTGGAAAGCGTTGCAGAGATTCCAAGGAAAACAAAATAACCACATACCCGATCGACTTTACAAAGAACTGGACGAGTATTTCAGATCTTTTGGTCTTCCCTGTGGTGAAAATATATGTAAAATGGAATTGACAAAGAAAGGAACCAGAGGAAACACATCACGAATGATGTTGTTCAAGGCATTATCTGAAACGAACAATTCCGTATTTTACGAAGACGTCAACTTGATTTGCCATTTGTATTGGGGTTGGTTGCTCCCTGATATATCGGCAGATGAAGATCAAATAATGAAAGATTATGATAATACACAGGAAGTTTTCAAAAAGATTCCCAAGGACAGAAGATCGAGTTTAAATGCACAATATCGACTGTGGCAGCATCTGCGAATTCGTGGATACAAATATCCGATTGATGATTTTAAAATCGTAAAGACGCCAGATATTTTGGTCGAACATGACCGAATCATGAAAATAATGTGCGATGAATGTAATCTACCCTTTCTACCTGCTCTATAATTATTGTAAACCAAAATATAATTTTTCAAATAGAAAAATAAATGGATTTATCATTAATATTTTCACTCATGGGTAATATATTTTTATTTTTACTTTTGATTCTATTTGTAATTTTGTATTTTACTACTTTTGCTAAAAGCACTTCGTGTCCTTTCGTCCCAACACCAACACCTCCAGTCGTGCCATCGGTTTGTATCAACGATTCATCGTGTAACTATATCATAAAAACGATAGATGGAAAATATCTAGTTAGTTCAAGAGACGCAAATAATTTAAATGTCGTAGCTTCAGATACATACAACGGAGATACAGTTACCTTTACTGGATCTGGATCAAATATTCAAATTGAGATGCAAGTAGCAAGTGATTTATCGAATTCATACTATTTTAATCTAGTTCCACAAACGATTAAAAAAAGTATTGTAAGACTTACAACGAATCAAACCGATAATGGAACGACGTTCAATTTGATTCCGTATATGTTTTCTTTCAATAATCCATACGGAACAAATTTGTATCAAATAGGAACTCCAGTAAGCAATTCTTTACTTGGCGTCGATACCAATCCTTGTGGATCAAGAGATATACCCATCACAGATGGTTTCAACTTCTTTATCAACGCTCCAAATGGATTGAACAGTAAATCTATGTTTGTATTTATTCCTGCTCTTCCACCCACACCTTTGACCCCAATAAATCCTATACCAACTCCAATCACACCCCCTCCACCTGTCCCCTCGCCACCTGTCTCTTCTCCACCTTTCTCTGCTCCACCTCCGATGTCTTCATCTATGAGTGATATAATGGGAATAATGAATATAAAAAGTTCCGAAAAGACGAAACGTCAGAGATCAAAAAACGATAATTTAATTCTTTTTGAATAACCGATAGAAGCAAGCATCAAGTATGAATTTCATACTTTATGAATTTAGATACTCAATACTTTGATTTTACGAGCTATCGTCTTGAGTTTTGACTCCAGCGTTGATCTCTGAACCCATTTCTTCAGATGTCGAACTGTTTGATGAATCGATACTTACTATTCTTTTGAATATATTATTGATTGTAACCTCAGAGAATCCAAACATCTTTGCAAATTCTTTCTTCTTGAATTGGATTCCATTCATCACCATAAAAAATTGTATGATTCCGGCCGAAATCTTTTGTGGTGATTCTTCCATCAATGTCTTGTCCTTCTCCATGATACTCTTTGCCATTTCGAATACCATTTCTTTAGTTGTATCTGTGAATCCTAATTTAGAACAATAATCAGGTAAATAGTGTAGAGGAGTAATCAACATATAGGGAGGATGATATCCAGTCTGAGATTCAGAAAACAATGCCATTGCCTTTGAGACTTCGGATGCTGAAATCCCGACTTTTTTTGCAATGGTATTTGGGATTTGAGGCATACCAAGCTCCATATACGCCGAATAGATGCAGAAAAACAATAACAATTTACGTTTCTTGCTTCTCTTGGTTGGACAGTTCATAGACATAAAAATCTGGTTTGCAGATTTTTTGATTTCGTCTGGAAAGTCAAGTGGTTTCAAATCAGATATAAGTGTTCGATACTTTTCTGTCGAATTTACTTCCAAAATAATCGTTTCTCCTTCCATTTTATCGCAATTTTCAAATTCCATTTTTATTTCCTTAAGCTCATTTATTTATTTTGACGATTTTAAGCAATTAGAAATAATTTAAAATGGAAAACAGATTATCTAGATTTATTGGTTTCGACGATCGAAAAACAAAACAAGAAGCGCTAAGAAAGGCTATGGAAAGTTTGCCTGTATATGATTGATTCTTCAAAATTCCAAAAATTAGGTCGTCAAGGCTTTGCTGAATATATATCGAAAGAAATGACACCCAATCAAGTGATGAATAATATCATTTTCAATGAAGATATGTATGAAGATGATGTGAATGAAGCAAGAGATACTATAAGAAGAGAATTCAAAAAATTGCTGCCCGGATATGATTCTTTTACAGAACAATTTTACGAATCAAAAGGAGAAGAGGAGGAATCAGACGAGGATGACGAATATGACTAAATTTTAAGATAAAAATAACGTTACCATACTTAAACTTGGCATAGGTGTTTCAGTTATGCCATGTATAACTGAAATATGATCAAAATATGAAAGAGTTGTAATAGTTGTACAATAAGCTTGTGTTGTAGAACCGGTCAATGTTACTTATTTTGTTGAATGATAGATTCGAGAGTTTCTACCTTTACATTTAATTCTTTTACTTCTGCAACAGTTGTTGAATGATAGATTCAAGAGTTTCGACCTTTGCATTTAATTCTTTTACTGCCGCAGTTGTAATATTTTGGATGTTGAGGAAAGAAAGAGTTAAAAGGTCTTCAGTTACTTTTCCTATGATATGGATTGTATCTCCAAAAAGAGTTGGGTCTTGGTCAATACAGAAACTAATATTATTTTCATCTATCACTGTAGTTTTACATTTGTAATCTTTAGAATTGATTCTGTATGCGATTGGATCATCTTTAACAATATTGTGAGAGGGATAATTGATTATTATTTTATATTGAGGTGGATCAGTATTTTCAATATATTCAGAAATAAATGGCAATTTGATATTATGGTTGTATGAGTTATTGTCACCCGTGTTAATAACCAATTCTGGATATACAACATCTTGAGCAATAAATCCATATGATTTTGTATCATAATCGTTATAATAAAAAGTTTTTGGTTGTAAAGTTTTAATTATTTCTAGAGCACCCGATAGATCTTGGATATCATGTTTCATTCTCCTATCTGAAGTATGAGTAACAAGTTCACCTTGATTCGAGCCAGGCGCGCCCAGGGTATTATTAAACGTCACTAGTTGAAGAGCTGGACCAGCAGGTCTAATTTTTGTATAAAACGCTCCATTTTGATTAAATGAAGCGCCCCCAACTCCTCCACCGATTACTACCGTATCTATTATGCTTCCGGAACCAACTTGAGCATTAGATCCAATAACAACATTATTGCTACCTGTTGCACCGGCTTGAGCATTAGATCCAATAACAACATTATTGCTACCTGTTGAAATCGCACTGCCAGCACCTGCACCAATAGCTGTATTTCTAAACCCTGATTGATTATTTTGTAAAGATAATTCCCCAACTGCTGTATTATTATTGCCTGTAGTATTATTTATCAAAGATGATGAACCAACAGCTACATTTTCCATTCCTGAAGTATTATTTTGAAGTGCCTCTGATCCAACAGCTGTATTATTAGACCCCCCAAAATTTAGACTTAAAGATGATGAACCAACAGCTGTATTTTTAGTCCCCAAACCATTTGCAAATAAAGATTGAAAACCAACAGCTGTATTATCATTCGCATTATTTGATACTAAAGATAATGCACCAAAAGCTGTATTACTAGTCCCCAAAACATTTGCAAATAAAGATTGAAAACCAACAGCTGTATTATTATTCGCATTATTTGATTCTAAAGATAATGCACCAAAAGCTGTATTACTAGTCCCCCCAGTATTTCTAAATAAAGATTGAAAACCAACAGCTGTATTATTAGTCCCCGTAATATTTGAATTTAAAGATGATGAACCAATAGCTGTATTATTATTCGCATTATTAAAAAATAAAGATTGAAAACCAACTGCTGTATTATTAGTCCCCGTAATATTTGAATTTAAAGATGATGAACCAAAAGCTGTATTACTAGTCCCCCCAGTATTTCTAAATAAAGATTGAAAACCAACAGCTGTATTATTAGTCCCCGTAATATTTGAAATTAAAGATGATGCACCAAAAGCTGTATTACTAGTCCCTGAAGTATTATTTAGTAAAGATTGAAAACCAACAGCTGTATTATTAGTCCCCAAAACATTTGCAAATAAAGATTGAAAACCAACAGCTGTATTATTATTCGCATTATTTGATTCTAAAGATAATGCACCAAAAGCTGTATTAAAAGTCCCCCCAGTATTTCTAAATAAAGATTGAAAACCAACAGCTGTATTATTAGTCCCCGTATTATTTGAATTTAAAGATGATGAACCAATAGCTGTATTATTAGTCCCTGAAATATTTGAAAATAAAGATGATGCACCAACAGCTGTATTACTACCCCCCGTAATATTTGAATTTAAAGATGATGAACCAACAGCTGTATTATTATTCCCCGTAACATTTGAATTTAAAGATGATGAACCAACAGCTGTATTACTAGTCCCCGTAAAATTACTTCGTAAAGATGATGAACCAATAGCTGTATTATTATTCGCATTATTAAAAAATAAAGATTGAAAACCAACTGCTGTATTATTAGTCCCCGTAATATTTGAATTTAAAGATGATGAACCAACAGCTGTATTACTAGTCCCTGAAAAATTATTTTGTAAAGAGAATGCACCAACAGCTGTATTATCATTACCAGAGTTATCTTCAAGAGATCGAGAACCAAAAGCTGTATTATTATCTCCACTTGTCAAGTTATTTAACGAATTAAATCCAACCGCCGTATTGTCTTGGGCTGAATTAGGTATTATATTTTGTCCTGCTCCTTGACCTCCTAGAACATTGTTTATTGATATATCTAACAAACCAGTAGCCCCAGTAGGACCAGTAGCCCCAGTTGGACCCGTTGGACCCGTAGGACCAGTAGGACCAGTCGGACCTGTAGCCCCAGTAGACCCAGTAGGACCAGTAGCCCCAGTAGGACCAGTAGCCCCAGTAGGACCAGTAGCCCCAGTAGACCCAGTAGGACCAGTAGCCCCAGTAGGACCAGTAGCCCCAGTAGGACCAGTAGCCCCAGTAGACCCAGTAGGACCAGTAGCCCCAGTAGACCCAGTAGCCCCAGTAGCGCCTCTTTGACCTGTTGCACCAGTAGGACCAATCGGACCGGCAGGACCTGTTGAACCAGTTCCAGGTCCAGGAGGACCAGTAGGACCTATAGGACCAGTAGCCCCTGTTGAACCAGTTCCAGGTCCAGGAGGACCAGGAGGACCAGGAGGACCTGGAGGTCCTCGTGGCCCTTTTATCAATTGTATAGGAGGAAAACAAATATTGCACAAATTATTTAGTATGTAGGGTTGGTGATTACATCTATGACTCATCGATTTTTATAAAGTTAGTTTTTTTTTATTATGAAGAATTTTCGAAAAAAAAAATAATTAAATTCTTTTAATTTGATTTTTGCTTTGAATTATTTCCTTTTCCCTACAAAAAATATAACAGCTGAGGTATATTTTTTTCTCTTTTTTGTAATATGATCTAATTTAAGACCAGCAACCACCAGCACATTATTAATTCCAGGTATTGAGACAAAGATAGAATTGGTAGCGTTTCTGGACATCAACCAACTCTTGGCAGGAATTGAAACCCCTCAACAAAACTAAGCTTTTTGTATAGGGATTAAATACCGCAGCAACGCAGCAAGATACGTTGTATTCTGAAGAATAAAAACTCTTTTCTTTCCAATTAAGTCAATGAACAAATGGTCGATTGCTGCAGTCCTACGAATCTTGTTGGATTAAACAACACTTCCGAAACCAAACTTGTAAGTAATAGTCCCTGCTAAAAGATTAATCGGCTGTTTAAAGGAATACAATATTTACTCAAATTATTCATCATGTCGAGAAGTCAAAAAGTTTGAGAGCATATTAACAATGCTCAAACAACAAGAAAAAATCTGGATTTAAGTAACTCCATTTGTTATTGAATCACATGTAGACACCAGCAGATATTAACTTATTCCCGGAAGACTTTGGTTCTGAAGAAGTAATATAATGACAAAAGTGTTGAAATATATTTTTAGGATTTTAAAGACAAATGATCAAAAATCAATTACAAAATCTGTTATTGGAGCAAAAGAAATTTATTGTTGAAAAAGTATTAGCGACAAAATCTTTGCTAAACTTAAATCCTGAAAATCAAAGAAAATATGTAATGGACTTTGTTAAAACTTTAGCCAAGCGAGGAATTCAAGGATCAAAATATTAAGTCTTTATTTATTTCTCTTACATTGACACTGTTGCTGAATGGGTATTTGGCTCATTACTTGTTGAACATGATTTCCACATCCAGACCAAGTTGTTTTTTGGCATTTCGGACATTGAGTTGGATTACACATTTTATTTTTTTTAGTCCAAATAAAAATAATGGAACCAGTATTTTTGAAACCAGTATTTTTGAATTCGTTAAAATTTATTTTGCGTGAATTTAGATTGAATGCGAATGATTTTAAACTGGAAGTTCGAACATACATTCCACAATTCAATTCAGACATACTTGGAAGAATCACCAATGATAGTTGATAATTTCAGAGATTTTTTGAACCAGTTGCCAGATAATTTTCCTAATTTCTTCCCCTGGACAGAAAATCTGTTAGATCAAGATAATGTAAAGTTCAAAGATATTTTATCGACTACATTAATTATTTTATCCAATTCATCTTTAACAAAGAAAAAAATCAGGTTGTTATATAATTTCATTGAGACACCTCCAGACCCCAACATATTTGAGGAAGACATTGGTTCTACAGATGAAGAAATATAATGACAAAAGTGTTAAAATATATTTTTAGAATTTCAAAGACAAAAATGGAAAATTTGATGGTAGCTCTGGATATCTGTTTTCAATTGTTTGAAATGAATAACGGGAATGAAATATTTCCATTCGGTCATTCTTCAGAAGATTATAAAAAAGTAATTGAAATGATCGATCATATTTTGACCCAGCATATCAAACCACCATATCCGGAAAACTTTCTAGAATATAAACTTGAATATTTTTCCTGGGCTAGGGAGTGTATAAGATTGGAAACAGAATGAAATGAGCGAAGTTAAATTGTTAAAATTAGTTTTTAACAATTTTTTATTCTAATAACGGAAGATATATTTGTGATATTTCGTTTTCAAAACTACAAAAACTTTCTGAGAATTCCAATAATTTATTTCGAACTGTTGATTTGAAAATATTCATAGATTTAAGATCGAGAACAAACTTGTTCTGAATTACAAATTCAAAAACTGTTTTGATGTTATTCAACTTTTCTTCTTTCTTATTTTTTTCTGTTGCTAAATCCAAATAGTTATTAAGATTAGAAACAAAATAATCTTTGATTAATTTATTATACTCTAGTTGCCAATTTTCGACATGTTCATCGATAAATATTCTTTTGAAAAATTTTGTTTGTCGTATTTTTTCATTCATATATTTTTGTCGCCATATCTTATTCACAATTTCGTAATTTTGTTTACTTGTAGCGGCATACTGGTTTAAATCATAATTCGAAAGTCGATGAAGAATCAAGTTGACCATGTCCAAAGGTAATATATCCATATTAATATTTAATTTATATATATATATATTTTATTTTAAAATGGCAATTTCACACTACCATCACCAAGTAAACCGAAATTCAAATCCAGATCTAATCAAAAGCAACAGAAGTTGAACTTTGGAGAATCAACGTTCAAATTTGGTAATCTAGAAAAAATAAATCAAGAAAATCCGAGCTCTTTTATAAATAAACTATTAGATGACAAAAATTTTAATGTCGAAGATATAATTTCTTTATTAGAGGAAAATAAACAACTTATTAATAATAACTTGAAATTTTTGTTAACTGAAGTTATTAAAGATCAAATTGCAGTTACAGATTCACAACTTGATAAATATGAAGCTGTTATTCAATATATTGACGAGGAAATCAAACCGAGAATATTTTTGAAACCAACAACTTAACTATTTATAAACGGAAAACTAAAATAAAATATGGCAATTTGTATTCCTCGAGAATTTTTTGATCGAGAAAAGGAGAAATTAATTATGTCGATGCTTGAATTCAAGCCAGGAGAAGACAAATTTAAGTTGACACCCTATCAGACACCCATCGAGTCGATCAAATTTTTTCAAGTCTCGGAAAAACAGGTTTTTTTACCATCTTTTTTTGGACGTAAATTATTTAAGGATCAGATCGAAAAATCGGTTTTGAAAGGTCCAACCCACGAATCGATTTCTTTCAATTTTAAGAAAGAATTATTTACTCATCAACAGACACTAGCAAATAAAGCCCTGGATATGCTTCAAACTCAAAAATCGATCCTTTTGAATTTGTATACCGGATTTGGAAAAACGATTATGGGTGCCTATCTATCCGCTCAATTGAAGAAGCGCACGCTCGTTCTATCGACTCAATCCATTCTACCTAAGCAATGGGAAGAAACATTTTCACAGTTTACAGATGCAAAGGTGGAGGTGTACGGGGGATCCAAAAAGAAAATGCCGTCGAATGAATCCCAAATTGTGATCTGCACATCAGGAGTTCTACAGCATATGGACGAAGAAACAAGACTATCATTTGGAACTGTGATTCTCGACGAGGTTCATTCTTTCTGTACGAGAACGAGAATATTTACTATTTTGTTAGTTCAACCTTCGTACATCATTGCGGAAACAGCGACATTCGAACGACCGGACGGGATGGAGATTATGATCCGATCTGTAATAGGATACAATGATCTAGTTGTGCCTCTGAAGAAAAATTTTAATGTCTATTGTGTAGAAACTAATATACAGCCAACTGTGAAACTCGATTTCAGAGGCAAAATGATATGGTATGAATATGTAAAAAGTTTAGTTCAGAATGAATATAGAAATGATCTCATTGTATCGTGGATTCTCAAAAACTCAAGCCGTAAAATACTCGTTCTTACAGACCGAAAGGAAATGATCGAACAAATATCAAAGAGACTGGAAGAAAAACAAATTGAACACGATTTTTTGTTTGGAAATAAGAAGAAATACAAAGATACAAAAATATTGCTCGGGACATGGGCAAAGATTGGAGTTGGGTTCGATGAAAAGACCGCCTGTGAAAACTTTTCGGGTATTCGTATAGATTTGGTCTTCTTATTATTCTCTACGAAACAGACGTGGTTGGTTGAACAAAGTGTCGGAAGAGCGTTTAGAGCTGAGATGCCAGCGGTTGTGGATTTCATTGACAATCACGGAACCAGCAAGAATCATTTCGGATTTAGAAGAAAATGGTATCATTCGAGAGGAGGAAACGTAATAAAAGTTTCAGGACTGCCTATTGAATGTGTATAATAATATTTGATTTATAAAATGTTTTATAAATCATGATTTAGATATAGTTATTGATATATTGAATCAAGTTTGTAATATTATATGTTTCGATGTATTTCTTGGTTGTTGGTATTTTTATCCCGACATAAAAAAATCGCATTTTAATATATATTAAAATTTCAGATCGTTAATAATTTTATTGATTCCCTCTTCGGTATTGTTTCCATCCTTGCGAAGTAGTTCTCGAAGTTCATCAAATTGTTTATTTTTCATTTGAATCTTTCTTTGGCCTGGGCTCTTATACCAAGAAGGCGATGCATAAACTTTTGGTATCTTTTTGACTTCAGGTTTGACTTCAGGTTCGATTTTCTTGACCATTTTCTTCTTGCTTTCAGGTTTCTTTTCAGGTTTCTTTTTATTTTCTTCAATTCTTTGTTGCAGTCTTATACGAAGAGGCGAGGTTTCAACTTGAGGTACAGGTTTGGGCGGAAGTCCTTGGGTTATCACTTTAGCGGGCATTTTATGTCTATTCTCGATCTATATAAGTATTTTAATGCAAGAAATAAACCCTACAGTTCTGTCGCTACAGTTGTAGATCTTTTACTTGCTTTATTAGTCTAAATAATCTACTGTTATATTTTGTCTCGAATCAGATAATCGTTCGAGTCTCATTTGTTCAATTTTATCCCACCGAAGTTTTGCTTTCTCTTTTCTGTTGATTAAATTTTGAATTCCTTTTGTTTGTTGATATAACTTGATGAAATGGGTTTGTGTTTTTGATAATTGAAAATCCATTTTTATTTTTTAAAATAAAAATAAATTATTTTAATCTTTCGATGTTCTAGGTTTCACATCTCGTGTCTTGGCTTTTGTAGTTTCCGCAGTCGCTTCTTTCGCTTCTTTTTTACTTGCTACTTCTTTCTTCTTAGCTTTCGCTGGGGCTACTGCTGGTGCTTCCTTAACTGATTTCTTGGGTTTCGCTGGTTTGAATTTGTCCAAATGAACCTTTTGTTCTGCTTCGGATTGTCCGAGCTCTCTGAGAAGAGCAGAAACTTTATCTGCAGTCTCAGAAGCAAGTCCGCGAAGGGACCCGTCCAATAAAACTCTTTTTGATTTGGATCCACCCTTAATCTTGAATGTCTTGGACCCTTTGACGATAAGTTGTCCAGATTCTCGTGAAACTTCAGATTTTGAAACGTCGAGTCCTTCTTGTTTTTCTGCTAGTCTTCGCAAAAGTTCCAACAAAGATTCCAAAGTAAGGTTGGTTAATGGATCTACACTGACTCTTGGCGAATTTTCAAGTTCAACGCCAGTATGAGACTTTCTGCGCTGGGCGCGTTTTTTCTTTGGAACATCTCCGTCGTCTTTGTTGGCTTTGGACTTCTTGGACTTGATCAGTTGAGCAATTGCTGAAATTTTATCGGATGTGATTTGTTCAGTGACCAAGACCGGTTCGACTACCGCAGCGTTACTTTCGATATAAGTTTCATAATTGGATAGATCCAAAATGCCATATTCTTTGGACTTTTGTTGAGTAAAATTAGTTCCTAAAATTACTAAAAGTTTTTCTACGACGGATGTTGGTCCCGCAATCTTGAATTCTGGGACTAAAACAAAATTGGATTTGTCGGTTTGTTTGTAAAGTCGGGAAAGTCCAGAAAGAGTGAGACCAGGTCCGACCTTTTTAAAATTTTCATTGACTTGAACAAATTTGGAGTCTGTTATAGAAAGATTATGTTGGATTTTAGCAACCAATTGTTGAACGATTTCGTCTTGTGTTTTTTCAACTTTAGTTTCTGCAACTCGCGTTTCTGCCTTTTTAGTTTCTTTGCCTTTCTTTCCATTTTGTTTTGTTCGAGTCATATTTTTGAAATATTTTTGGTTATTTTTAAGATAAAAAAATCGACTATATAAAAAACAAGTGCATATGGCAGATTCAAATAGATATTCTCGATGGTATATTGTTTTATTCTTTGTATTCGTAATATTAATATTTTTCATTTGCGGATACAATTTATATGAGACATACAGAATCAAAACTCAAGTTCCCCAAGATTTTCACGAAAGCCAAGATATTCTGATCGTATTGAACATCATCGGCATAGTCATCGCACTAATTTTATTAATTGGATATTATTTTGCCGGAGATAAAACTGCACCGTGCTCCAAAATTATAAATTCTCCATTGAATGCAAGTCCTACAAATGACAATATCGCAGGATTCGGAATACGAGGAGGAGAACCTGTATCAAAACCAAGTCCGTTTTGTAGAACAACACCAAGTCCGTTTTGTAGAACAACACCAATTGATCTCGCTCGATTATAGAAAGAAAATACATATGATATATTCAATATGTATTTGTTGTATTGGGAGATCGACACTAGAGTCTAATTGTTTCAATGTAAGAGTAAATGATTTGTTGTAGCCGTATTGGGAGATCAGTAATCGTATACAATATTCCTTTATTTCCATCCATCAATTTACCCTTGTAGGGTGTCATTTTTCGCTTGTCGAGGAAAGACTTATTTTCGACGTAAAAATGACTAAGTATCAGTACGTATAATATTTCCATTTCCTTTTCGTTCATAGAATTGATTCTGGCCGAAGTGAAATTCCAATTCATTTGCACTTCAGATTTTTTCGTCTTTTCGTATAATGTTGAATATAAAGGACAAAGAGTTTCGATTTGTAATGATTTATCGTCTGCCATTAATTGTTTCTTGGTCTATACTTTTTAGTACAGACGGTCGTTGGCAATAAATTTTCAGTTTCGTTTGAAATCTTTTTCTTTGTCAAATGGTTTCCATATTTCGCAATTTCACGCTGGCACCAATCAGATATACCAGTATCATTCATTGGAAATTCATTTTTATAGGACAACTTGTTGTCTACAAAATCACCATTAAAAACACTAGCTTTGATTGGAAGCCCACTGATTTTTGATTTGCTAATTTCCTCTCTAGAAGTTAAAACAAAAGTGGGATACCATTTGACAAATAGAGAAAGGCTAGAGGGACAATATTGTGGGAGTTTATCCCCCATAATTGCCAATTCAATTTTTTCAAAACCAACATTTCCAAGCGCTGAAATCGCAGATTCTATCTTTGGAAGCTGAGATGTTTTTAATTTTACACAATGCTGACAACTGGTGCTCATCACAAGATAAAGAACATAATCTTTATTAGACATTTTATTTCGAGATTAAATCTTTTTAGACAATGATTTTTTGTAAAGAATCATTCATTGTATGATATTACTCTGATTGTTCTGTATTTACATGGTAGATTTTTTGATGATCCATTTTCCATTTTCCAAAACAAATTTACGATTTTTGTTCATAAATAAATGATTTTCATCATCCGACGATGATAATTGCTCTCCTTTTTCTTTGTAAATACGATTCAAAATAACCAGATCTTCTTCCACAGGCGTCTCATCGTTAGAACTATCATCAAAAAATTCATCCGGATTATCTGTATCAAATCTCGAGTCTTCGGATTCAAAACACTCTTCTAAATATTCGTCTCCTTTATTCTCTGATCCGTCACTTTCTGATCCGTCACGCTCTACTTCTCGTTCCGCTTCTCGTTCCGGTTCACGTTCCGCTTCACTCTGGACATTGGTATCCTCTACTTCATTTGATCCTTTATTGAAGTTGATTGTAATAGAATCAAAAAAGTTTTGATTTGTATATTTCTCAATAGATGCAATGAAACAAGAATGAAAAGATTTCAAAAAATGGTAAGTCCGAACATATCCAACCAAAACCATTTCTACTCTCTTTTCGTATGTGAGTTTTACACCGATTGCATCATTCACTTCGTAGATCAAATTTAGAATTTTTGTATCTTTTGACTTTGTATTATTTCTTGTCTGTGATGTTAAACAATTGACGACTTTAGAAATGTAGTTGAAAAAGGAATCTTTTGGATCAATATGAGATCCCATCATGCGGATAGCCAATGTCTTATCTTTTGATACCCTATGAAGTGGAAAGGGTTCGGCAACTGCTCCATCCAAATAGATATTATTTTTGTAAACATATGTGTAAAAAAACAATGGAAGACTCATAGACATTAGAACGGCTTCCACACAACATAGATCAGGTTCCGTTTGATGACTAAAGTATTCAGGTCGATCCTTGTCAAGATTTGTGACCACAATTTCTAACTCGATTCCGGTCATCATATATAACTGTTTGAGAGAAGGAACGAAACCGAATCTTTGGGTCACTTTCTCTCTCATACGCTTTCTAAATACATCGTGGGACACCAATCCTTTGTTCTTGATGATAGTCATTACATCGATGGTTGTAATGATTTCATTGAGTTCTGTCATCAGTCCTATTTCTAAAATTTCTGTCACCGTGCATCCAATATTAAGAAACATTCCAATGATTGCACCCATTGATACTCCTACTATTTTCTTGACATCCTTGAGCATTTTACATTTTTCGAGGAGAAGCAGGGCACCGAGCATCAAGAATCCCTTTGCTCCTCCAGGTCCTAGTAACAGAGCATCAGGAGTCCATAAATCCATTTTATTCTCATGATAGATTTTTTAAAATATAAATCACTTGAAAGATACTAGCTGCTTATAAAATGGATTTTATCAGAAAGCCCGAAGTCTTAGCAACTGCCAACGCGGTTGGAACTGCAAGTATTTATTTTATATTGTCCAAAAGACTTAATGCTTTGACTGACGAATTCGATGAAATCGATAACCATCTTTCCAGTTCGATTAAAAAAATATCTGATAATTCAAGGTCAATTCATGGAGTAACAGAAGCATTCAAGGAGGTTTTAAATAAGTTTGAAGAGCATAAGAAAAATATTAGTAATATTACTCGAACCTTGAAGAATTTAGATGAAGATATACAAGATTTAAATGATCGTTATGATGCGTTGATGGAAGCCGTAAAAGAACTAGGAGGAAACGTAGACATTCGGAAAAACAAAAAGAAAAAGAAGAGTAAAGATGATAAAAGACGTTCGAGTGAACCCTCACGATCGAATCGTTCAGACCCTAGCGACTCTGAATCTTCATCTGAATCGGAACGAGATAAAAAATCCAAAGCAAAAGATTCTATAAGAATTAAGGATTCAAAGACCAGTTCTTCCAACCAAAAGAACAAAGAAGATGAAAATTCGGATGAAGACTTTGCAAAGAAAGCGGAAGCGTCCAAGAATAATAAGAAAAATTAAATTGTTTCGTATCAATCTATCTTTTTTAAATATAGATTGTTTATTTGGGAGAGTTATAAATTTATTGTTTGAGAAAGTCTTGAAGTCGAGAGGTAGCGCCAGGTTTAGTTGACATGGATAACTTTGACTTTAATCTAGGAGGCGAATTTTCGGCTTGTGTTTCCACAACTGGAGACGAAACGTCCTCATCCGATCCGTATTCTTGCTTACCTTGATTGGTAGAACTTGAGTCTGAAGTTTCGGATCCTGAACTCTTGAGCACTTCAAGTTGTTTAGACACATTGTCGACGAGATTGGGATTGTTTTGACGAAGTCTTTCAATCGTCGATTTTTGTCGAATCACGGATGACTTTGAAATTACAGAAGTGACAATCGCACTCACGAGTTTCATTTGGAGAGATGGTTTTCCTCCTCCGACGTAAATCTTTTCGAACTGAATCAACGGAACGAAGCTCATTTGGACGTTCTTTAAAAGATCCCAAGCAATGGGTTTCTCATCTAATCCGCAGAACACAGTTCGAGAATCTTTTCTGATGCTGAGCGTCAAGTATAAACTTGGAGACTTTCCAGGAACGATTTCAAGCGTCACTTTATCACGAGGATAGTAGATAGGATGTTTGAATCCGCAAGCTTCAGGGTCATTCAACAAGAATTTGGGCAACTTGAGTGCTGCTTTGTTCTTGAAAATGTTCTCCGCACAAGATTTATAGATCGAATCCATAATCTTGACACATTTTTCGTGATCAGCGTTGTTTGCTGTACTCAAAGTGATAGGAATACTAAACTTTTTACGTCCACTCATTTCAGATTCAGTGATGCCCGATGATGTGGTCACCTCGGGAAGCTCCCAGTGAAGAGGAGCTCTGATTTGGCAATTCGCATCTCCATAGTTGTATTCGAGTGCGATTTCATTGTAGACGGAGGGAGGATTCACATTTGGGACTGTCTTTTGAGCGACGTTTCCAAAGATGATATTTTCAGTTTGGTAGGTTTCGTTGGTGATTTGGTTAAATTGCATGGTTGTTTGTTGGTTGTGGTGTTTTGGATTGAAATGCTACTTTTTAAATTTTATTTCATTTGTGGGAAAATTCATTACCTTTAAAACAAACTTGTGAGAAATAAAAATGAGTGAAGAAAGTAAAAACAGATACCTGTTCTACGCTGAATTTTCAGATGGGTATAGTTTCAGAAATTTAATAGAATACCTAAAGAGTACAAATACAAATGGCAATTTTATCTTCCATAAAAACGGTATCAGCTATTCACAACACAACAACTCCAATTCACTTCTCAATTTTATCGAACTTCGCTCGTGTGATCTGCCAGTCTACATTTATCGAACACCTGATGAATCAATAAAAGTCGGTATCAATCTATCCAATCTAAGGTCGATAACCAAAAGCGTCGGAAAGAAGGATAGCATTCGAATATTCATGGTCAATGACAGTCCATTGCTCCACATTTCAATTTCTTCACCGAATACCAAAGAACTCAATAGAAATAATATAAGTGTGATAAGACCACAAAAAATTGATGAAGTTCAATATGAACTCAATGAATATGAAAGAGATGAAAGTTCGCCCAACTGCACTACACCTGCTTTTGACTTTAACAAAATGTGTTCGGCAATGAATGCATTGAAATGTAATCATATACTAGTATTCGGCGATGATACAAGTATAATTTTCAAAGGTATGTTTGATGGAGATTTAGTAGGAAGAACAGACACTTTTGGATTATCAAAGAAGAAGGATTTGTTTGGCGGATATTCTGGAATGGAATGTGAAACTCCTCAAAGTATACAAAAGCCAGAACCTCAACAACACAGTATCAAGATTGACGTTTCAACTATCAAGGCTCTCGGTAAACTCAACAACTTGAGTCCAAATGGAACGATCAAGATGTATATGGAGGAGAACCTGCCATTCAAGATGATATCGAATATCGGATCCTACGGTAAGTTGCTTATCTATTTACGAGATATTCCACAAGAAGATAATTAATTTATACAGATAAAAATGGACAGTGTCTTGGTCTTGTTTCTATTCTTTGTTTTTATTTTTTCGTTTTACTTTCTTTACTCCAAACCAACTGAAATTCAAGAAATCAAACCTATTCTCAATCAAATTATAAACTATTCTGGAATAAATAACCTGAATTACAAAATCTATTCCTCTTCACTTCACTCATTTACAAAGAATAAACAAGAAATTTATCTTTTTACTGGTAACTACAATCAAGACACCATTTTGTTTGTAGCACTACATGAAATTGCACATATTATCTGTAAAGAAGAACATCATACTGAAAACTTTTATAAGATTGAACAGATATTACATCAAAATGCTGTCAAGCTCGGATTTATTGACGTAGATAAAATCGATAAAAGTTATCCTTGTATGAATTGAAAAATAAACTATCTTTCAAAAATATAGTTTATTATTACTTACTCGACAACAACAAAATATCATTTTTGAAATGAAAAGTTTTCAAATTATATTTCTTGTTTGTAAATGAACAAAAAGAGATTGTCAATGTGATCATTGATCATGATCGATTTGAAATTGGGAAATAGAAGATAGATTTGAAAATAAAGATTGATTTGAAATTGGGAAATAGAAGATAGAAATGAAATGGGAAATAGAAGATAGATTTGAAATTGGAAAATAGAAATGAAAACAAGGATAGAAATAGAAATCAATTTTGATTTGAAACAAAGATCGATTTGAAATTGGAAAATAGAAATAGAAACAAAGATCGATTTGAAATTGGAAAATAGAAATGAAAACAAAGATTTGAAATTGAAAAATAGAAATAGAAGAAACAAAGATAGAAACAAAGATCGATTTGAAATTGGAAAATAGAAATGAAAACAAAGATAGAAATAGAAATCAAGATTGATTTGAAATTGGAAAATAGAAATAGAAACAAAGATAGAAATAGAAATCAAAATTGGATACAAATAGAAATCAAAATTGGATACAAATAGAAATCAAGATCGATTTGAAATTGGAAAATACAAATAGAAATCAAAATTGGATACAAATAGAAATCAAGATTGATTTGAAATTGGAAAATAGAAATGAAAACAAAGATAGAAATAGAAATCAAGATTGATTTGAAATTGGAAAATAGAAATAGAAACAAAGATAGAAATAGAAATGAAAACAAAGATAGAAATAGAAATCAAGATCGATTTGAAATTGGAATTTAGAAATCAAATATGTTTTCTAAATTCTTCAAAAAGTTGGCTTTTATTTTCAAATCATAATCATCGATGAGCATCGGTTCCTTGATTGGGAATGTTCCATAGTTGCAAGTAAGATTTGCTTTTTTACAAGAAATACGAATGGGATATAAATGTCTTCTCTCGCGTCTATATGTTCTTTTACGTCGAGTAGACCTTTCATTCTTTTGTTCTCTAAAGAATATATATCCATATATTTTATTTTAATTGATAAAACGATTGTAATTATAGGCTGGATTGTATTCTGCTTATGAATTACTCAAAAAAGGCGAAGACTACAAAGTTATTTTATTTGAAAAGGAGAAAGAGCTGGGAGGTAGAATGCTGACAGAAGAAATCCATATAGACGGACAGACGTTTAATATTGAAGGAGGTGCAGGTGTCATCAGAAGCGACGAAGATATAGTTATAGATTTATGTAAAGAATTAAATGTGCAATTAAAGTTTTGGAGTTCACCAACTGACATGGTGTATCACAATGGAGAGAAAGATCCTGTCCAACTTCTTGAAAGAGTATGTAAAGAAGCTACCGACAAAAAATCTTTTGTCCAAGCAGTAGATGATTCCAATCTTGATCCTTTTGAAAAAGTCGGTGTGTTAATAGGAACATCCTATTCAGAACTTTTTACGGCTGATGCGACTAATGTTTGCGATTACAATGATTGGACAGAATTCTTTATTCCTTCCGATTATCAATTTGGAAAACCTGTTTTGGGTTGGAAGGATCTTGTTGAAAAATTACAAGAAAGAATTATTGAATTAGGAGGAAGTATTTATCCAAATAATCCAATCACAGAAATATCAAAAAATTATATTATGACTCACAAAGAAAAAGTTTACTATGATGACATTATCATCACCACTCCGCATCACCACTCCGCTTCATTTTATGAAAACTATGAAATTATATCCTGCATTGAATGATTGGTATGATTACGCTAATAAGCATATTAAACAAACTAATTATTTACGAGTGTATAGTTGGTTCGAACCCTATAAAATATTGAGGGTACCTATTCATACTCTTCTAGATCTCCAATGTACCAAACAAGGTACACTAACATACATTTAAAATCAAATTTAAAAGATTTATTAAATTTGATAAACATAATATAGAGTTTAAGGGTACAGTGATTTCATTTTATCGAGCATGGACTGAAATGAGACTTGGTTCTTGGAATAGGCATTTTAAATATGGGTTAAAGTTGTGATAGAAAATTTCAATTTTATATTGTATCTTGTTGCCTTATTAGGGTTATGTCTTATACTAATAGGGTATCATATCTAAACCTTGATTAGGTAAAAAATTTCTAATATCAAAAACTTGATTAGGTAAAAAATTTCTAATATCATAAAATGTCATCTCGTACTAAAATCACTTTCAAAGGAAGTCCAAGAAGAATTACTTCATCTGAAAAAGCATATTATGAACGTGTGGAAAATCTAGAACAAAAATTAGAAAATATATCCAAACAATTAGAAAAAATCAAACAAAAAACTTTGAGTCGACCCATACCCTACAAAAAGGTAAAGTTTCCTGGAAAGTCCATGCGAATCAGAAAGTCTCAACAATTTGATCCAGATACTCCTCCAAAACCAAAAAGTAAAAAATCTACCACACTGGCAACCCCTAGAACACTGACAAACCCTAGAACCCTGACAAAATCTAGCTTTCTTGCTCGACAAAGAAAATGGTACAGTCCAACTCCTCTGAAAGAAAATATTAAGAAGCAAGAACAAAAAAGTACACCTTTTGGAGAACAAGAAGAATTTGATATCGAAAAGGTTATGGGATACTCTCCTAAAAGTCCAGAATATTCAAAATGGAATGAAATAATTAAACTACCGAAATCAAGTACAAAATTTGATTTGAAAAATCTCGAACAAATACTCGAACAACAGTTACAGTCAAAATCAAGTCCTACAAATAAAGGATTGAAAAAAGTTAATTTACGACAGGTATTTCCGAAATCAAACCCAACTCGTGCATGGTTTGAACCTATAGACTTGTCGCCAAAGGTTTCTCGAAAACTTTTTTCCAAGCCAGAAAGAATCAAAAAGAATGAATAAATTTTTGCTATATTAAATGGACGTGATCTTAGAAAATGAACCGGGGGAGACCTCCTTTGGAAGTGAGGAGATAAAAGAAGAATACTCTCCTGAATTTGATGAAGAGGATATGTGGGCTTGGGATATTACGGAATCCGATCTTGAAGATGTATTAGAACGTGCTCATCCACTCGATTTAATTTTGTTTTCTGGTAATACTTTTTTTTCCAAACAATCAAAATGGTGGAGAAGAAAAAATATGGAATAGGAAATATTTCACATATATTATTTACGAGTGTATAGTTGGTTCGAAAGTCCCCTTGTAATTACTAAAAAAATATGCACCAATATTCCTCTCAGAAGAATTATTCCAATCACGGATAGATTGATAATGACAGTATACACCGATGGAGAAGATGCGAATGCCATTTACAAAATGAATAAGAACCAAAAAGTTTTGAGTAAATATATTCAAGACTATCTTGAAATACTTTTGGAAAGAAAAGTTCCTACAATTTCTAAAAATTGGGCTATATTTTGGGACAAGGGAATTTCGAGTTGGAAAGCCTACCAAAGAAGAAATCGATGAAATATTGGTGTATATTCAACAGGATGTTGAAAATACATTTTTCTGTGGAGATACATATAGTCTAACACCGGGATGGATTGAGGGTGCCATCGAGAGTTCGATGAATGTCATTCGTGAATATTAATATTATAAATGCAAAATTTGAAAGATTTATTTTTTTGATTATCAGAATAAAAATGGAAATGACAAAGACCACTAAATCTTGTGCATCGAAAAAGAACTTGGGTCAGTTCTATACTACAAATTATGATTTAATCTTTCAAGAAATGAATCTTGATATCTTTACTCCATCTATTTCTCATTTCATCGAACCCTTTGTTGGTAAGGGACATTTGATTGAATATATCCAAACAAATAAACAAGAAAATACATTTACGATAGAATGCTTTGACATCGATCCAAAATATGAAAAAGGATTTGTTGAAAAAAGAGATACTTTGCTGGAACCTCCTTCCTATCAAAATAAGATTGTTGTGACAAATCCACCTTATCTTGCCAAAAACAAATGTAAAAATAAAGTTTATTTTGAAAAGTATAATGTAAATGATTTATACAAGTGTTTTATGCAAAGTATAATTCTTGATCCTCCTAATGGTGGATTAATTATTATTCCGTTAAACTTTTGGTGTTCGATAAGAGAAATGGACGTTCAGCTTAGAAAAAGATTTCTATCAAAATTTATGGTGAAAAGAGTCAATGTTTTTGAGCAATCTGTATTTAATGATACTTCATATACAGTTTGTTCAATTTTATTTCAGATTAGACAATTGGATGACAAAAAAGATTATCCTATCAGAATGTTTTTTTATCCGAATATGAAATCATTTGAATTTTTGCTTGATAGTAGTAATAATTATATTATAGGAGGTGAAATTTATAAATTACCAATATGTCCAAAATTCAAGATTTATAGAGTATTAGAGGGACAAAAATCTAATTCGAATATTTTGTTGAAAGCATTGGATGATGATGGCAAAAAGAGAATCAATTTGTGTTTGAGTGATAAAACTTATTTCGGAAAAATAACATCACGAACATATGCATCCATCAATATCGATCCTCCAATACCTGTTCCTAAACAAATAGAAGTTGTAGAACAGTTTAATTTTTTGATAGAAGAATTTCGGGAAAAATATCATAGTATGTTTCTTACCAATTATAGAGAGAGCAAAGATATTTCTCGCAAAAGAATTTCCTTTGACCTTGTTTATCAAATTATTGGATACTTGCTTCGATAAATGTATTTAAATTTGAACATTAAAATCAATGTTCAAAAGATTTTATCAAAAGATGAATTTTGAAGAATTAAGAAATAAAGTGATCCAAGAAAAACGAAACAAAAACCTCGACAAGTTTTATCAAAACCTTTGTTCAGATAGTTTATCAAAAGAAGACAAAGTCAGAGTAAAAAATAAATATGAAAGATACAGCCAGTTGTTCAAATCTTATGAGGATTTTATTAGCCACTGCAAATTGTTAAAAATCAATTGTATAGGACTTGAAAAGGAACCTACGAAACAAAGAATAGATGAAATTCTTGAAATAGAAACTTTCAATCAAATTTACAAAAGAAAAATACAAAAATTACCGGACAGAGGGTTGAAATCGATTTGCATTAATAAAAATACACACGAGCTTAGTTCTGCATTTGGATTAAATTCTATCAATCAAAGAACAAAGACTTTTGACGCAATAGAAGATTTTGAAGGGAAAAAGATATATTATTGCATTAAATATACCAAAGAGAATGGAGGAGCACAGGATAATCAAGTTCAAGACGTTAATATTTTTTATCAAGAAATCCTAAAATATGTTGAACATCATCCAAATGACAATACAAATTTTGGATTCATTTTAGCTGGACAAAAACTAAAATCTTTTTATTTGGAATATCCATCTACAGACAGAATTAAAATTTATTATCTTGAATAATTTAAACTTCTATATTTCAAATGTCTGAATCATATTTCTGACTTCGGATATCGAATTGTCTTTTTGCTTTGCAAAGTCAAGCGATTCCATCTTATTATCTATATTATCTCTATTAATTTTTGATTTGTTTTGAAAGTTGAAATATTTTATCGGCAATATTTGAAAACAAAATAACTTGATATTAAAAATGTCAAGTTATCTTAAATCTTGGTTGGAGAAGGATTTAATTCTCGAAAATCTAAATGAATATACAGATGAAGCACAAATTGAAATTCTAAGCACAATTAGTCCTGAAAACTTTTCAGATATGATCTTTATTTCTGAATTTTATTTGCGTAAGAAGAAATTTAGAAATATGTTCATAGAAAAGATTAAGAAGATTAAGAATTGGAAAGTTTATTTTGATCATGATTGTCCGGAAGAATTTGTGGATGTATTTTTTGAGATTGCAGATTTCAGTTTCACAAATCGAGAATTAGTTATTTATTATTTGACAAGTTATAAATTACCATTGGATATCTTTGAAAGGTATTTTTTGAAAATTTATCAATATGTATTGAATGAAAATAATTTTGATCGAAAAGCTCTCCGCAAAGATTCAGTTGTATTCAATGGAGTATTTGTAGTTTACTCTAGAGAAGAAATCGTTCGTGTATTAGACTACTTGATGGATCGTATCGAAAAGTATGAAACACAAAAAGCACAGCTCGATAATCCATATACCGATGTTTTGTTAATTTTGATTCAAGTAGTAAAGGCATCCAAAGAAACGATGCAATTACCATTGAGCCGATTAAAACGACTATATGAAGTGTCTAAATAGTTTCTGAATAAAATAAAATGTCAATCTGTTTAAATATGATTGTGAAAAATGAGTCGGCGATCCTTCGCTCGACATTAGAAAATCTAACCAAGTATATAAAATTTTCATATTGGGTAATTTGTGATACAGGGTCGACCGACGGAACACAAGACATCATCAAGACCTTTTTTGGCGAAAAAAAGATTCCAGGAGAACTTTATGAAGATAAGTGGGAAAATTTCGGTCACAATCGAACGGTGGCTCTTGAAAGAGCATACAAGAAATCGGATTACATTTTGATATTCGACGCGGATGATTCATTCAAGGGAGACTTCAAATTACAAAATCTCGCACCCACAGCGATCAGGACACCCAATACGATCGATCAAATAAGTTGTAAATTCGGATATGGAGACGATTTTACGTGGTATCGTCCTGTTATTCTTAATAACAATATTAAATGGAAATATTTTGGAGTTCTCCACGAGTATATCGGTTGTATAGAGCCAGGATACCTACCCACAGCGATAAATGTCGACGGTGATTATTATATTGAAGCCAGGACGATTGGTGGAGACCGAAACAGAGACGACAAAAAATATTACAAGGATGCCATTTTATTGGAAAAAGCACTCCAGGAAGAGACGGACCAAGGATTGAAGTCTCGTTATACTTTTTATTGCGCCCAGAGCTTTCGAGACTATAACGATTTTCCAAATGCGATCAAATACTATTTGATGAGAACAACTCAGGGATGTTTCGATGAAGAGATCCACGTTAGCTATTTTAATGCCGGTAAATTGATGATTGGAGTCAATGAAATGAGAAAAACAAACGAGACTTTGCCGTCGTATTCTGAGCAAGAAATTGAAAAGACTCTTTTTGATGGATGGAAGATGATGAGAGATAGAAGCGAATGTCTATACGAGCTTGCGAAATATTATCGAATGAAAGGAGATTACGATAAAGGTTATTTATATGCAAAGATTGGAAGTAAAATTCCCTTTCCAACTCATCGAGTATTGTTTCTTTACAAAGATGTTTATACCTGGAGACTCAAAGACGAATTGGGAATTTGTTCTTATTATATTGGTAGTTACAATGAATCCATTCGAGCTTGTCAAAAGATTATGAGAACGAATGTGGATCAAAGATTAATTCAGAATATGTTATTTTCTGTCAATATAATTTTGAAAAATATAACTACCATTCCTCTATCCAGAATGGTAACTCTCACAAAGAACCGATTACTTGGTCTTACACTTGTAATTAATTACAATGAAACATTGGATTTGGTTAAAATATTGATTAATAGTTTAATTTTAAATGTAAAGGATATTTACAAGATTGAGAGAATCATAATCACCAGTCCGGACAAAAAAGTAAAAGATCTCGACGAATTAAAAATTACTTTTCCGTTTTTTGAAATTATTTCGTACAAACATCCATCCCATCTATTGGGAAACATCAAATCAAAATTGAATAGAAATGACCGATACATATTTTATTTGGAGGATGGTTGGATTTCTTTCACCCATAAGAACTATTTCAATAAACCTCTATCTATTCTCAACTTTGAAAAGAAATTTGGACAATTTATATACAATCGGGAAAACGGAGTAAGTATCGATGGCTATTTGAGTAAGGTAGAAGGAATTAGTTTTCCCGATCCAAAAGATAATGATAATGGGAAAAAGAAATATTACGAAAATACAAAATACAAAACGCCGGCTACAAGTCCAGTTTTGTTCAGGAGAGAGTTTTTCGATGCTATAACTACATTCGAAACCCCGGTCGACGAATCATTCACAACGATATTCCAAAATGAAATTAACTTTTCGAAAATTACAAAACAAAAACAAAATTTATAACAAAAAACTATGAGTTATAAATTATTTTAGTCGTAGTGACTATTAAATTTCGACAAGATTTTGTTTCTTTGTCATTCAAAATACCACATAAATGAGTTTTCACACAAACTCTCTGGATTAGTATTTGGGACGTCCTTTAGAAAGATGTAATTCATCGAGGAAATATTTGATGAAATATCAATGGCCAATTTCCAAATCTGATTTTGAGTATCTACAAATGATATGATCCCGCAATTATAATTAAATATTCCATTTCCCAAACCCAAAACCTTAAATTGAGGGGGTGTATTATTGGTAGTTCCAATATTGTATCTTTTCGAATCAGAATTGAATGTCAAAATAAAGTCGTTATTACTCAAATCGAGAATCGTATATGAAGAGGGTATATTTGAAAGTGATATTGTTTCGTTGGAAGTATTAAAATTCAAATAGTATTTCACCACATTGTTATTTTCGTCAACAAGAATACTGTAGATGGAACCAAATGATGGAATCGACAAGGGACAAGTTTGAGAATTTAAATTAATCGATGGACAAATATTATTATTAGACGAAGATTCGAAACACAAATAGTCATATACACATTGTTTTCTAATTTTCCCATCCGAACAATATACTGCTTGTTGCCTCAATATATAGGATTGGTTGACTGGATCATAATTATAATAAGTACAACATAGATTTTGAAATTGATTAGGTTCACAAATGGTTGGAGGTGGATTCTTTCCCTGTAATATTAATTTCGAGTCGTTGTTTGTGTTTCGTTTGAAATAAAGAAGAAACAATAAAACGAATACCAAAATGATGAACAAAATTTTATAGAAAGACACTTTCATTTTATTTTACAATTAAAATAAAATAATGAACGGATGTCCGTTTGATAATGAATTTCAGATACCAGTTTCAGGAATAAATTCAACAAGTGAAAGCTGTTATGTCGATGCAGCAGGAATTAACACATGTCCATTGTCTGAAGTTTGTCCTAACAATATTGATAATTTTGTTTGTCCTACTGGGTACGTAAAACTTTCAACTATCAATGAAAAAAATATAAATTGCGAATACACCTATCAATGTCAACCGCCATGTTTTTATCAATTTGCAGCTACAAATCTGTGTACTTATGCTCAGCCAACAATGGATGAAGAAACCATGGCAAATTGTTGTTCATCTTATGTATATAGTGTAGGGGCTCCGCAATGTCAAACTGGATATTGTTCACAAAATACATCATCTAATGCACCTTGTATCCAAGAAATGACTGATTATTGTTCAAAATATGGTCCAAATAACACAAATTGTATAAATTTCATAAAAAATACTGCAAATCAAACTGCAAGAGAATCTATTTTGCAAACTTACTTCAATACTCAATTGAAACAAGGAAATAAAGTCACAAATCCTTATAATTCAAAAATAGCTGAATTATGTAACGAACCTGATTTGAAACTTGGTCCACTTTGTGATCAATTACTTAATGTACATTGTAAGGGAATTACTGGACGAGAAGAAATATTTAAAAATCCAGATTTTGCAAGATTGTGTGGGTGTCATTTAGATTCTAGTGTATATATTTTATCTTCGTTTGATCAAAATGGGGCTTGTGATCCAATTTGTAATTTACAAAATACAGTTAAGAATGGAGCAGTTGGTAATTGTAATCAAAATGTTTGCATCTTTGATTTGGATGTAATTAATGTTATCATCGACAATGGACAAATTAACGTGAATCAATTATGTGGTACAAATAACAATAACAGGTGTTACTTTTCAAAAGATACCATTTCAAAAATTGAAAAATACAAAGATGTGATTAATTTTACATCCAATTGTGAAACTTGTTTTTCTTATGATCCATCCAATATTGATAATACAATTCAAAAAATAAATTGTTTTGAATCTCCACCTGGCGGTTTATCAACATTAGCAAAAATTACAATTGGTGTTGTTGGATTCACATTCATTGTAGGAATATTACTACTCGTCCTATTGTAAACTTATTTATTTTGCTTTTCTTTTCATAATCAAATAAACAACGATTCCAATCCCAATAAGGAATATAATTACTCCTAATCCGATCAGCAAATATACCCACCAGTTACTACTCTCAGGTGAAGTGGATGGAACACATACATTATCATCACACATAAAACCACTTCCACAATCTTTATCCTGGCTGCATTGTTTCAATGGAGGATCACCAGCTTTTGGACATTTTATTGGACTTGAAGTTGTTCCATCTGAATTAATGATTCTACATTCTGAAAATATTTTGGCTAAATCGATTTGTGTTTTGCTATTTACAATTTTGTTGTACGCATCAGGTGTCAATGTAGAAGTTGTTACTGATACATTTGTATTGCATACTTGATTTAAATTTAACCTTCCGTCATTTATGATTATATTTGCAATATTAAGATCTAATAAACATTCCGTGGAAACGCAACTTGCATCTTGTAATGGAGATTGAATACAAATGGGTTGACATTGAGAAGGAAATAATCCTTCGTAGGGATATTTATTCAAATAACAACCGCATAATTGTGTTAATTCGTCAGGAGGCGATGCATTCAACCCATTTTCTAAATTTTGATAAGATGTCTGAATCTTTGAACAATAACCGGTCAAATATGAATTGCAAATGTTATTATTTCCATCTGTGATTACAGAACTTGTACAAAAATCCAATATCGCTTTATTAAAAGTATTATTTTCAGGTAAATTCCCATTATTTACATAATCGGTCATATTCTTTTTCAAAAAGTTTTCAAGTAATGTTTCTTTGGTTGCTTTATCACTCGAACCTTGAGCTCCAGGACTATTCATAAACTTTCTACAAATGCTATTGTATAAAATGGAATCAGGATCTGAAGAACAATATGTTTTGATTACATTGGGACAATTTCTTCCTCCTTGACACAATCCAATCCCACAGGTGTATGGAGCACCAGTTTGAACTATATCACCAACGCAACACTGTGCGGCTGTTTCTAAAAGGTTTGGATCAGAATACAGATTATCCGCACTGACTGGAGGTTGTTTAGGAACGCATACATTTTGTAGTTGAAAACAATTTGAAAATGATTGATTTTTAGCGTCTGAACATTGTAAGTTGTCAGATGTTTTTGTTTTTGGATAGGTAAAATTACAAGGGGGATTATTGTAGTCGAAATCTATTGTTTGACAGGCAGAAGCAGAATATGTAAATTCCGTACAAGGTTCGCTATTTGGATCCTGACATTGATAAGGAAATTTAATTGATGATAAATAATCACATGGGTCCGAAGGACAATTATAGTCAAAAGTACTTATATTTGGATTGGGTTGGTATGTTCCAATCACTGCAAGATCTACAATTGAATTAGAAGTGGGCGATAAAAAATATTCATCTTGCATACATGGAACAAATCCTAATGCTCGTGTTTTCGTTTCATATTCAATATATTTACCATCTGGCATTTCATATTTTGAACAAACTGTGGGTTCATCCAATTTTAATTTTTTATCTTTGGTGTTCTGATTTCCCATTTTCAAAATGATATAAATTTAAATCTAAATTATCCAAATTAGATTTATCAATTGTTTATAATTAAACATTTTTGACTACACCTGTAGTATTTTTTTTCCTATAGGATAAAAAGATGCCGATTAAACCTATGATCAAAAAGATGCCCGCTAAAATACCAAAAATAATCCAAAAGTAGAACCAGAATCCTTTTACAGGAGTAAAGGCAACAGGATCTGTTTTAGCATTGTTGGTTGCAGTCCAAACTGTATTATATAACTTACTTCCTCCAATTGAATCTAATATATTATTCGATCCATTGATGAGTTTGTAATTATATCTTGGAGCATCTGAACTATTAGTTGTACTATTACCATATAATAATGAAAATTCAAATTGTTTGGAATCGGGTTCAAAATCAACAACAAAATTTTGAGCGTTGATAGCATCACTTCCTGCTACTTTAGTCAATGCTTTAGATAAAGCATCCAGAGAATTATTATCAGGAAATAGAGCTGCATTCATTGAATTTTGAATTGCAGTGGCTAAAGCATCTCCTTGTCCATATGTTGCACGTTGAATTCCTGCAGATAATGGTCCTTTCACATTGGTAGGATCGTTAGGATTAATAATTTGAAAAGTTATAGTATCATTCTTGTCGTTAATTACAATCGGATCAATGGTAGTTTCTGCAGGAGAATTCCAAAAATATATTCCCAATGCTATGGATGTAATCAAAATGATAACAAAGAACAAAATTAATCCGTAAAATAAATATTTGGTATTACTTTGTTGAACATTTTTGTTACTACTTACTAATCCCGTGCCAATAATCAAAATTAGAACAACAACAAATGCAACTAGACATCCTAAAAGTCCTTCCTGTTTTGTAGAATTGTATTGGCTAATTTGATTGATTACATTGTTCATTGATTTATTAAATGATTGATTATTAGAGACAGCATTACTGATACAATTTGCAATTAATTTTCCGCTGCTGGCATTATTATAGTCTAATTTAGAATTTTGTTCCACATCAATACACAAAGACAAATTGGAATTTTGGGATATAAATATTTTATTGGAACAATTTTGATTTATATTTTGAATGTTTGTAGTAATCATATTATTGATAAGATTTTGAGCAAATGTGGTATCGTTTTCAGAATCGGATATACTCATACTTAATGCTTCCTGAATCGTTTTATTAATTTGTGACGCTTGAAGGTTAGCACTATTGGCTAAATTGTTTTGCGCGGCTTGTGCCAGATTACTGTTGTTCTGGTTTGTAAACTGACAATTAAGATTCGACGTATAATCTATAGTTACCTCGCTTCCTCCAATGATTTTTGCTGGGACACAATTGGTGTAAATAGGTTTTCCATTTGCATCATATGATAAATCACAACAACCAAATGAAACCCTGTCGCTTTCTATGGAGGAACAAATATTTGTATTGTTAGTTACTGAATTTTGTATAGAGCTTGTGATTGCGTTATTTTGCTCATCAACATAATCTTGAATAGAATTACTAGAAAAGGAAATCCCCATGTTTTATTAACGAAATAAAAATAATTAAATTCTCCCAAAAAGCAAATAATCGCTCACAATGTAGATGGGTAAATCTCTGTACGCTAATCACCAATTCAATGATCATAATAATGTAAATAACACTTGTGTATGAAAGAAGTATACATCGAATTAAATTTGGATGGTTGCGTAACACTACAATGTATGATCAAGCGATGAAGAACTAGAAACAATAAACAAAATTTATAACTGTGAGTTATAAATTATTTTTACTCCAATATCTATCTATACATGATTGCTACTCATGAATAAATTTCTTGTTTTCTCGATGGAAATATTTCATTTGGATATTATTTTCTTTCATATAATTCCAATTCCAAATCAGAAACAAAAACCAATCATCATACAAATCCAACATTTTTTCATTGTGATACCAATGGATTAACTTGTCGTCAAAAAAACTTTCGAACGCAGAAACTGAAAACTCTGGTGAATGGAAGAATTTGATATACGGATTTACTGATTTTACCTCATCTCGATCTTCTGGATTCCTGTAATGCCGATGGTCGTCATCTACCATCCACGTCTTGGTTTGATCCAGACCAAGATTGGACACAAATTTTATAGTGTTTAGTCCAGTTGAATAATTTCTATCAAATGCCCTTAATTTACAACCAGTTATTTTGTATACAAGATTTGACATATCATCTGCATGTTGTTTTACACCGTTTGTCCAGATGACTACTTCTTTGAAATTATTTATGCAGAATCGAATAAATTGTTGAAAATAAGGTCGAATAAAAAAGCAGCAAGTGCCATCGTGAAACCATTCTATCTTTTGTAATTTATGTAGACGATCGAGGTGATGAGGTTCAACAAGATTTTGATTAATTTTTAATTTATAATTACTTTTTTGGTCCAAACTAGACATTAAAGCCTCTCCTAGTGTAAGATCAATATCTAGAACAAGTGTAATATCCATAAACATCCCTTTCTTCTCAATTAATTTCAATGCATCGTCAATTGAAAATTCAATTTCTTTTACAAACTTAATCCCATTGGATTCGGTTTCATACGAGGTTGTAAGTTTCTTTTGGGGATGGGCATATAAATATGCGTGTTCCCAAAAAGCAGAAGAACTAAAAGCAGCACCCATTTTTAATGTTTTACCTTTCTTATTTCAAATTAAATTCAAATTTGTAATAATATATAAATAACGCCCGACCATGACTAATTGGTTAACATTTGATAGGGTTCATAACCATAAAATCTTTTGAAACGTAATCGATAGGCACTCATAAACTCATATTCTATAGTATAGTTTGCTGTTATAAACAATTCCATCAACTTTTGGCCATAGTTTTGATGAGAGTTATAACTTGCAAAAATATTGAATCTGGGTATCACTTGATCAACCAATGAATATTTTTGTTCATCTAAATCATTGATATCCAAGAAACGATCAAAAATTTCTCGTAGATAGGAATATAACAACAAGACATTCAAATCTTTGTGTTTCATATTTTCAAAACTATACGACTCGATGAATGATCCAATACTAATAATTTCACATAGAGTGGGAAAGTTTCGATTTGAAATAAAAGATAAAGATTCAACAAATCTGCTGATTTGGAATTCACTCGTTTCAACAACAGATCCGAAATCATCATATACATAACCATTATTTTTTTTGTCATATTTCTTACCTTTACAAGTATTCAATTTAAGCTCCACAAGTTTGTCAAATATTTTCATTCTGACCTTGTCGTTTTCTCTAACGAATATTTGACACAAGTATTGTATGATCGATTTTATTAATAAATCATAATCTACATTCATAGCATATACTTTGATCAATGGATTATTTTGTTCTTTGTATGACCAAATATCATATAAATATTGAACAAGACCATCTATGATTTTGTTTTTCAATGGTTCGTTTGGAATGGGTTCATATTGGATATCATTACTGAATAATACTATTGTTGCAGGGTCGAGCGAAAAACACGATAGATCAGAAAAACGTAATGTTGATATTTTCTCATAAAATCTCTGAACAAAATATTCATACGAACACAAGAATGGATATGGAGAACTTCTAATCTTAAATTGTTCTTCGTTGTCAAAATAAAAATATGAATCGACAGTCTTTTGTATCAATACGTCTTTCAGTATTGGGTCATTTTTTGTTGAACGACATACTTGTTTCAGAGAACACAAGTCTTGTATATTCAAATTTTGATATATGATTCTTTTGTGATCTTGAGGTTGAAGCAACAGCATTTTCAATTTAGAATGTATGCAAAATGTAAATTTCAGTTTTTAATCAACTAAAGATAATGGCGGAAAATAAAATGACAAATACGATCATTCAATTGAATAAAGTTCCTTTCCCTAGGCATCAAATTATCTTTTCTATTGATCCCGGTAGAGTAAATTTTGCATGTCGATTGGAAGAGCGAAAAGAAGATGGGACGATTCAAACATTATTATTCAAGAAGATGAGATTTGAAGAATTAATGGATATCCAAAACTTCTTCCTCGATAACCAGGAATTGCTTTCCAGAACAACGATTTGTATTGTCGAAAAACAAATGTCAATCAACTATACGATGATCCGAATATCTCAACATGTAGAAACATATTTTTTAACAAAGTATCCGAATGTTGCTGTATTTGAAATTGGATCGAAATTAAAGGTTGGAAAAGAAATTACAATTCCTACTGCGAAGGATATATTGAAGGAAGGAAAGGACCAAGTTGGATTTGATATTCTTGATCAATTAGAAAATCCAAAGAAAGAAAAAGGAAAGAGAAAACCAAAGAAGGAAAAGCTAGATGATCTTTGTGATACTGTTTGTCAAACGGATGCTTTTTTGAATGAAATGAAAAGATTGGAATACAAAGTGCAACAAGGATATTTATTGATGACAAAGAGCACAACAAAAAATGCACAAAAAAGAGTGAAGAAGGCCGCAAAGGACAAAGTTACAAAGGACAAAGTTACAAAGGACAAAGTTATAAAGGACAAAGTTACAAAGGACAAAGTTACAAAGGATATCAAATGATAAATAATTTTTGAGTTCTACAAATCCAATTTGTAGAATTATAAAATAAAATATATTTGTTGATTAAAAATGCAAGCATCAAGAAACAATGACTCTTCGGACTTCGATGTCATCAAAAAGAAAATTTCGAATCCAGCAAGTTTTGGTCCAGGCATTTGGTATTGTATTCATAGAATGGCAAGAGATGCAAATACCGAAGAAACAAAACAAAAATTCAAAGAATTTATTGAAAATATAATTGTAAATCTTCCTTGCACGTCTTGTATTGAACATGCAACTTCATATTACAAAGCTCGACCTCTAGCTTCTTTTTGGTCGATCAAAGAAAACGGAAAAGACGTAGGGATATTTCGTTGGACTTGGGAGTTTCACAACACCGTTAATGCTAGATTGAACAAAGCATTAATTAGCTGGGAAAACGCAAAACGTTTATTCTCAGATGAGGACGGAGTATGCACTTCGGATTGTGGGGGATCAGCGGAAAATGTTCCAGTGAGTATGATTAGTGAGGATACCTATACGAAAAGAATTATTGATCCACTTCAAAGATTCATTCCAAAGAATATTATTATTCGACCTAACAGTATGGAATTCAAACATAAATTTAGAAATGCATAATGGATCAACACAAAGTTTCAAAATGTTCTTTGACTATATAAACTGAATTTGTAGCTCGAGTTTTTTAATTTTGATTTTCATAGCTTTGTTTTCTTTTTCCAGTTGGAAGAGGACGAGGACGAGGACGAGCACGAGGACGAGTAAGAGCACGAGTACGAGGAAGACGAGGAAATATTTTATGCACCTGCTGCTCCGATAGTTAATCTTTTGAGTTCTAAGATGCAAACAATAAAGAAAACAAACTATGAGAGATAATCAAAACATACTAGTAGTATTCCAATATAAAATATTGGAATATTGATATAATAATTTATAAATCTATTAATGAGGTGGAATTGGAATCTGCATTTGTCGTTCGATCGCTTGTTACTCGATCGCTCCCACCTTGGCTCAATAAATTCTGTTGCTTTGTTAGGGCTTCCAATAATTCAGGTGGCACACTTTTCATCAATGTCGAAAGTGCATCATCCAAAGACAGTTTTGAAAGATCGGGTATTTGAAGTCCAGACGATTTAGACGAATTTTCGGTTTGAGCTACTGTCTTCGGGACTGAATCCTTTTGATCCCCCAAATCAGAAGTCAAGTTCATAGATGCCGTCAGATCAGAAGTCAAGTTCATAGATGCCGTCAGATCAGAAGTCAAGTTCATAGATGCCGCCAGATCAGAAAGATTTAAATTGTTGACCAGAGAACCGAGTGTTTTTCCAATGTCAACATCACCATTACCTAATCCCAATTTTCCTAAAGCATCTTTCATTTCTCCAGAATCTTTCAGAGTTTCTGTGCTCTTTACAATTGTTTCTAAAGTTTCAGGAGGAATAATGGTTTGAACCGCACGCATCAAACCATCCATAAACTTGGGATTTTCCAAGCTCTTCATCGCCATACCTAGACCCTCTCCTAAATTTTTTGCATTCATTAAAGAATTCACAGTGTTTCCAAGCGTTTCACTGACGAGCGGATCTTTGAATGCCGTTTCTAATTTTTGATTTAATTCTTCATTGGAAGGAATTTTTAAATTCCCTGGAAGAACGCCACTCAAAAGTTGTTTTGCATTTTCAGCAATGCTTTCTAATGGATGACCGGTTTTTTTGATTTCAGACACACCAAGTTCTTTTTCCAATGACTGCACATTTCGCAAAAGTTCTTTATTCTGTGGATACAGAGCTGTTAGAATTTTTAAAAGATGAAACAGGAATATTTCGGGATAGATAAGTTCTTGCGAGTTTTTATGTGCAGAGTCTGGTAATCCTTTCAAACTTTCTTCCACTGTTGTTCGAAGTTGAAGTGAATATTTATAAATGGTTGATATTTCAATCTTTCGTTTTGCCGATCGCTTTCTCAAATCTTCGTCTTCTAGTTCTTCTCCAAATTGAATCACCACATTTTCATCTTGGAGCCATTTATCTTCACGCAACACATTAAGGATTTCGTCTCTATAATTTCGAAATAATTTCTGAAAATATGGAATATGAGTCTGGACATTGGTCATATTGTAAACTGTTCTATATCTTTGTAAATTTCTCAAAACGTGGGAATCCGAATTCGTATTCAACGATAAAAAGGCTTTGCTATGGCTCTCTAAAATTTTGACACATATATCGAAAAACTTTTTCATTTCAGAATCAAACACTTGTTCCCTAGACATTTTTTGATAAATGTATGGTTTTAAAGTATGTTTCGGTTGTCATTAATAAATAAGTCTAATTGTGAAATCTTCAACAATTTAAAATATTTCTAAAATAAACAAAAATGAGCAAGCCCATGAAGTTTACAAGGAAAAAATTGTCACCAGACATGGAACAGCAGGTTTCAAATTTTACACAGCAACAGGCCCAACAACAGGCCCAACAACAGGTCCAACAACAATTACAAGCCCAACAACAATTACAAGTTCAACAACAGCAGGTCCAACAACAAGCCCAACAACAACAGGTCCAACAGCCCATCTATCAACAATCGCAGATCCAAACTTACCAGCAACCATTGTATCAAACACAAGCTCAGATCCAAACCTACCAACAATCATTAGGACAACAAACATCCTACCCACAGTCATCGATATTTCAACCACCCCAACAGCTCCAAATGTATCAACAGCCACAAAATATATATCAACAGAATTATCAACAACCACAAAATATATATCAACAGAATGTACAAACTGGCATGACAACAAGATCTCCACAAGAAAACCAAAAAATTCTCGTGACGATTATGACTGCTCAAAGTTTTCGTGTAAAGTGTCGAATTTGTCATACTATTTTAGAAAACAAAGGCGATTTCAAAAAATGCAAATGCGGGAAAATTTCAATCGATGGAGGAAAGAATACAAACTCAAGAAGATTAATTGGATCTCTTGACGATATAGACTTGGCGTAAGTATGATTAGATATTTTTTGTGTTGAACACAAAAAATCTAAAATGAATGGTCAAATTAATTATCAATAACCAATACAATTTCTCCTTTATCATTTCTTTCAAATTTTACTCTTCGATAAGTTAAGAGTCGAACGTGGACTCGATACAAGTCTTTGGATAAATTCTCCTTGATTACATTTTCTTGTTCCTCGAGCATTTTTTCGAGCTCGTCTTTGTTTAACTTTTCTTCAAATTTTTTCGTTTCTTCCTTGTATGGATCTGTATCTTCAATCAAGATAGAAAGAGTAGGGGTATTGTTGGGTGGATTAAAAGACATACCTATATCAGCATCGAAAGAGGAGTTATCATAAGAGAAGCTATACACATTGTATCCAAATTCGTTTGGGGTTCCGATGCAGTGTTTATCTGGAATTGTTCTATCGAACATATCTTGTTCCAATGTAAATCTTACAATTTGTTGATATTTCATTGTTGCAGTGCTGCAAGGATTGTATCCTTTTGAATGGTCCTTTGATGTTGTATAATTTGAAAAGATGTTATAATCTTTGTTTGATGCATTCTCAGCCATCCAATATATCTTTCGACAAGGACTATTGCTTACTAACTGAGTTTCGGCGGTTTGAGAAATTGCGTACAAGTTGGTTGGACTTGAGTCGACCATTTGATCAATATAATAGACTTGCTTTGTGAGACAAGAGTTTCTCCAATTTCTTTCTTCATCAGTTAACATAACATATCTACCAATTAGTTCCGGAACAGACAATGTAGCTGCTGTGTTAAACCCAGTTACAAAAGTTTCGAGTTTAGATTTGTTGAGATTCTTTAGTTCTTGCCAAGAATTTGTCTTTGAAGAAAAGATCGATACACGCAGTAATTTCCAAATATCCAAAACGAACTCGTAGACGAAATGGGCTTCTTTCACATTGAAAACCTTGAGAGGGATATTTTGTGAAATGTCCTTGCAGAAATAAAATGGCTGTGGAACGTTTAATTTGTATCTTGGCAAGTGAAGGGTCCAATCTTCCAAACAAGGAATGCTCCCGATCCGTTCCTTGTAATTTTGTTTTCTGTCGTTGGGAATATCAAATTGATAAAGAAGATCCAAATCGATTTTGTTGAATCTTTGGTATTCCTTTCCGTCAATATAAAACTTTCCAGACTTGGTGATGTTGTGTCCGAGATTGTGTCCCCAGGCAATCTTAACTGTCTCTTTGTATTCCTCTTTAACTTTAAGAGTTGGGAGTTCGATTCGACAATTCAGATACAAAAGTTCATCGTAAGAAACATTTACCCTAACGGTTGAGGTTTGGTCAGTATTGCTCGCTTCTAATTTTTCATCGATAGGAACATAGAAAGTCGATTTTGAAAATTCTCGATAGGAATTGGACGTAATTTCTTCATCTTTGGTAGGATCTGAATAATAAAGTTCGTTTACAAAATTTGTCTTATTCGCAAGTTCTATACGTGCGTAGTCCATACTTTTCTAAATTATTTTCTCGTTTAAGGCGTTTAAAATAACAGGTATATAGACGTGTTTAGAGTAGTCGCGTTTGCGACCACGACTATCGGAGTAGTCGCGTTTGCGACCACGACTATCGGAGTAGTCGCGTTTGCGTAGCCGGAACCCACCACGATGGAGTCTGCTGATTAGATGCATGGAGTCTGCTGATTAGATGCATGGAGTCTGCTGATTAGATGCAATTTTTTAAATAATGAAAACAAATATTTTTACACATATGAGGAGACACAATTTTGAATAATATAAAATGAACTTAAAGCAAACGGTTTTAGATAAAAACAATCCAATGAGTTCTAAATCAGCAGTCGCAAAATCCAAAATCTCTTCCTCCAAAGTGGAACAACCTGTCAAAGCGCCAAAGACAACCGCAGCTCCTGTAACATCTTTACCCGTAGTAGCTGCACCTGTTGTTGTCCCTGCTCCCAAACAAAGTCCAGTTCGACAAGCTACACCTAAACCCGTTGCTGCCCCTTCTGAATCCGAAGTGATCACTCAAAAAATGATTGTGAAGAACTATTCCAAAAAGATTAAAACTGCCGTGGATGATATGACCCTTTTGGTTTACGAAATCGGCAAACAAGGAAAGATTGCCTTGGACGACGGTAGCACCTTAACCAAGCGAGACATTAAGAATTTGAAGAAGGGAATCTACAAATTGTTGGACGATTTTAATGTCGATTTCAAGAATGCAAAGAAGAAACGAACGGGATCAAATAAGGCATTGATGTCTCCCTTCTTTATCTCTGCTGAACTTGTTGAATTTTTCTTCGGTGTCGAACTTGGACCTTCTTATCGATTGGGTGTGAATGGAGATTATGAAGTTGAAAATAAAAAGCTTCAAACTGTTCTTCCTCCCAAGGGAGAAGATGGCCTCTGTCTCGTAAACCAAATGATCTTGAATGGGTTGTTTTCTATCTACTACCGAACCCATCAACTTCCCTCCACTGGAGGATGGATCAAGGGAGATACCGATTTGCTTAAACATCTCGGTTCTTCTATGAAAGAATTGAATCTCGATCCTTTCCGATTCAAATACTTTGACTTTTCACGAATTCGAAAACATTTCAAGGTCGACAAGGACAAACTCGACGAAGAATATCAAGAATATTTGAAGAACCCAGAAGTCCAACAAGCCTTGGAACGTGCCACACGATCCATTCATACCACCGTCGCCTGTCTCAAAAATAAGGAAAAGGATAGAAAGAAGAAAGAATTGGAAGCCAAACGAGCATCCCAACCTCCCAAACCCAAAGGCACTCGAAAGAAAGCAGTCGCTGCTACTGAACCCAGTGCTATTATTGTATAAGTTAATTACACACAACAATATATCAAATATTTATATGACTAACATATAAATATCAAATTGGATAATCTCAATTGGTAGTTTTCGCAACTTCATAAAAATGATCCTTTGCTTCTTCATAACCTTTTCCACCCGGTTGGAAGTGGATCATCAATTTTAATTCTTCGTTCTCTTTTTTGATTTGTTGATTTTCTACTTCAATTAACAAATACTCGCTCTTCATTCTAGCAACTAACCTATCCAAGTGATTCATACGATTGCCAAACGCATTAGATATTATTTGTTTATCACATTCATACTTTACAACATGATAAAATTCGAACAAATCTTTAGTGTCTACATAATTACTTGACCAAAAAAATTCATTTTCATCCATTCCTTTTAATCTCCACTTCACAAGATGAAATATTGAGCTACACCATGTATCAACTTGTCTCGAATGTTCCGAAAGCTCAACATCTAGTATTTGGTTTCCAAATTCTTCGATATACTTTTTATCAAACACTATTTCCTTTTCCATTTGAATTTATATTGAAAGTTTAATTCAATTTGAAGGTTTTACAATTATATTCTAAGTGACTATCGGAGTAATCCTTTTAACAAACTATGCAGTAACTCGATTGATTTGGTTTCTTTTTGAGAATACATATTTTCTTGATCAAGACATTCGTGGTTTGAAAATCTTCAAATACGAATCCATCTACCTCTTTATCATTCAAAATCATTTTTTCAATTTCGACTTCGTAGTTTGTATAAGTTGTAAATATGGTCATATCGTGTTGTTGTTTGGAAATAAAAGTAGTGTAATTTACTGGACATTCAAATGCAGTATTTGTATTAGTTCCGTTAGAGATCACTGCTATCGGAGTCATCAGTTCAGTTTTGACTTCTACAAATTTAATATCGTCCATTTTGTTGAAATAAATTTTCCACTTTGAATTTAGACTAACGAGAGGCGCAAAATATTCATCAGAGAACTTTCGAAAGTCACTGACTTTGAACAGGTTCCATTTTTTGTTTTGATTTACTAAATACAAATCTAGTTCTTTTTCATAGCCTCTCGTATCAAAAACACGACAAAAAGATAATTTGTAGATTTTATCTTTCTGAATATGTCCTCCTTTGATCACGTCATTTAGATTTGAGATCAATGTATTAGAATATTCATTCTCAATGATTTTCTTTCCGTCGACAAAAAATCTGATATTCACCATTTCTAATTATATCTTCAGTAGTTGTAATTTTTTTTCAATCTTACAAAAATTTATACTCGGATTTATATGGAAAGCCATGTAAATTAACTCTGTTGTTTAATCCTATTCTTAATTTGTGCTTAATAAAATGTCTAGAACTTCTTGCTTTCCTTCTATTGTATCTTCTTGCGATATGATACTTTCTAATATTTGATCAACGAGGGATTCTGTATCGCACTCTTTTGGACAAGGTAGAGTTTCCATGTTAAATAATTTCTTTTTTTCCGTATGGAAAGCAGGTGGATTATCGCATACTCTAGTGTTGGTAAATTTATCCAAACAAGAACATCCAGTCTTGAATTTTATATCTGTGTAAAGTTCATTTTTTGCACATTGGTCAATATATTTATAAATATCAAATTTAATTAACTGCAAGTGTCTGACAAAAATCTGATCGATTTGGTCTTTGCCAAGAATAAGTGAAAATAAAAATATCAATTGTTCATACAAATTTGCAGTATATTTATAGTCAGTGCAGCCACTATCATATATTTCTATTTCTCTCCTTTTTTGATTTGTTCTTTTTAGAGAACGAATAGGTAATTTCTGAACTGGAAAGTAATCCAAGTAATCCTCAACTTTAAAATCAATTTTATCCATAATCTCTTTGAAGAAAAAATTTGTTTGGAGTAGATTTTCTAATTTATTGAAACATGCGTCGTATTTTGAATCTTGATATTCTTTTTCACTTTTCCTAATCTTTTTAATCAATTCCATGATCACTTCTGTTAAAATAACGTCGCCAATTAATTCACTATTTGCAAATAGTTGATTATAGAATTCCTTATAATCTTCCATAGTCGGTCTTGTGTCTATTTTTTTTGTAATCGACGTATCCTTTTGATTAACCCATAATTTAAGCATCACTTTGAGTTTTTGGTCGGCGGTTTCCTTAATTAATTCTTTGATATTATCTTTATTCATTGATTTAAGTTTCTCATCTGAAAAATATTTTTGTAAATATTTAAATACAAAACGTTTGATTTCACCTATATCTTCTTTCATTCTATTCAATTTGGAATGATAGTAATTATATTCTGATTTGGATAAATTTAAAAAATCGTTTTTGTACAATTTTTTAGGCATTAATGAATACAATACCAATTTAGGATAGAAAACAAGACTATCAATAGAAGCGACACGCTGGGTTTTTGGAACATAAAATCGATAAAGAGATTGCATAAGTGGTAAATTCAAATCTTCGATTTGAATATTGGAAGATTGTATTTTTTGGATACTGGGTTCGATATTGGTTATACGTTGTAATTCAGAAAATTTAACATAAAATGGTTTTGTAGTGGTAGAACTCGTTGACAGAGATGTTGTTGTTTTCTTTGGTGATATAGATGTAGAAACAGTTGTTATTTTCTTTGGTGATCTAGATTGAGATGGTGATCTAGATGGTTTCTTTGGTGATTTAGATGGAAATGGTGATCTAGATGGAGATGTTTTCTGTGCTGATCTAGATATTGTTGTTGTTTTCTTTGGTGATCTAGATGGTTTCTTTGGTGATTTAGATGGTTTCTTTGGTGATCTAGATGGTTTCTTTGGTGATTTAGATGGAGATGGTGATCTAGATGTAGAAACAGTTGTTATTTTCTTCTTTGGTGATATAGATGTAGAAACAGTTGTTATTTTCTTTGGAGAAACAGTTGTTATTTTACTTGGTGATATAGATGGTGTCTTTGGTGGGTTCCGAACTCTTGGGGGTTGGTGACTTGGGTTTTTGTAATCAATGGACGCAGGAGGTTCCATCCTCAATTTTAATAGAGGAAATTATAAAAATTAATTATTTTGTTATTTTAATTTTTTATTTTTTTTAAGATGTTCCATTTATTCTAGTTGTCGTAGAATGACATTTCTTGTTTAAATAAACGTTCATAATAAGATTTGTATTTTGAAAGCGGGTTTGGACTTTCAACCGTTGTTTCATTAATTACATTTGTCGTAATCCAAAAAAATTTATTTTCATACTCATTCCCAAAAAAATACATTTCATATTCGGAAAGATTCCCAACAAAATTTAAAATAGTAGTTTTTAGTTTGTTTGCCTTTTCTAAATCTTGTTCTTTTTGTCAAGGTTTCATATTTTGGAATTGTTTTTCTATCAAACTTTCGATTAAGAAATTCTTTTTCAGGTTCGTATGTAGATTACATCGATTTACTGGTTTGTATCAATTTATTGAATACCGAAGGAACATTGGCCGTTTTGGCCTCTTTCGATCTCATAAATGCCTGAATCAACCTTGGATCAGTTAAATCCATTTAACTGATTCTTTTATTTTTATTGATTTACTTGCGAATAAAATAAATAATACCAGCAAGAATCAACCCAATCACAACGGAGGCAATCACGGTAGTAGTGGGATTGGAAACTCCAGTTGGTTTTCCGGTAGAGTCGGTAGTTTGTAAAAACGTAGGATTGATGGTATATAAAATAACATAGGCTAAAATAGTAATCACTAAGAACCACACCAAAAGATTTACCCAGTCCATTCCTTTTTTATCGTATGTTTGTTGAGATTTTTTTCCGCCTCTGGGAGAAAGAGATTTCAGATCAGCCATATTTTTATCTTATCAAGAAAAAAAAATTGAAAAAAAAATTACATTATTCGCAATGATGTCATCCATAAAAATTTATGCTAAGATTAAAAATACCCTTAACATTTCAGTGCTCTTAAAACAGATTGCAAAGTATTAAAATGGATGATAATGGTGAAGGACAGGGAAATGAATTTGTATTCCCTACTAATCTAAAACCTCCATCAATAGGCACAAAATACAAAAAAGCAAATATAGTGTCGGAACCAAACGTCTCCCTAGCAACCATGACGAATATCGGAGTAACCGAGTTTACATCTGATCCACTGTTAGATTCAGGTTCTCATCATACAAGTCCAACACGTTCTCCAAGAGATGCAACCCCAATCCTAATTAATGGCTCTGAATTTTCAAGAGAAGATTTTACACCGATCATTGATCAAGATGAGGATAATCAATCAAAAGATTTAGAAATATTCTCTTCAAAAAAAATTAATAATTCGAGATTGTATCAAACTGCAGTTTCTACAGACGCAAGTCCTTCGACGAATCAACCCGAACCAAAAATAACAAGTCCTTCCTCTGATATATCTATTGATCCTAGGCCGTTGTTACGCAGTCAACTTAATAATGCTATTCTTCAAATAGAAAGAAAACATTCGTCCAATCCTCCTCCAAATCCAGAAATTATAACTAGTATATCATCTGATGATCCAACTTTACTAGTCCAACAAAAGAAAACATCAGCACAACAAACAAATCCAGAATTTAAAAAGAAACAACAACCCCTTCTTCTTCCACAGACCCAAACTCAGCCACAGACCCAAACTCAGCCACAGACCCAGACTCAGCCACAGACCCAAACGACGAAACAAAATGTATCCGAGGAAAAGCCTTTGACATATGAAGAACTTGTTTCTCGTGCACATGACTACTTTTTGAAGTATCAAATCCTTCAAAAATCTTGGCCAGAGTATCGTTTCCCTAATCTTGATGAAAATTTGGTTTTTTCAAAACCGCAAATGATCATTGATAGTTATACAACTTCCATAGAAAGAATTCAGATTGATATGGATGTAAGTCAATATAAAATTGCATTAATTATAATGTTTTTAGTGATCGAGGTCTTGTGTGTAAAATTTCTAGGATTTGATGCTGGTGGATATACATTGAGTCAAATTAAGGCAATGAATCGATATGAAAAGTTGCTGATCGAAATTGGAGAGCGTAAACTATTAGCAGGTGGTGATTCTTGGCCTCCAGAAGTAAAAATTTTATTCATTGGATTATTCAACTGTGGATTATTTATTCTCATGAAATACTTATCTTCCATTCTGGGACCCCAACTCATTAGTTATATTTCTCCGATTGTGAATGGATTATTTTCCGGTGTTCTAGATACTTCAAAAGCTGCGACTTTACCTGATGAAATTCCAAAAGTGCCAGAACGACAACAGGATTTCTCAGGAATGCTTGGCAATGTGGCTTCAATGGCAGCCAATGCATTTACAAACAATTCTAACACACAACAATCCCAAGGAGCAAGAGCTCAAACCAAAGCTTCACGAAGACCAGTTTACAGAGAATAAATCTATTTACCTTTTTGATATCGGATATCAAAAAGAATGAAGTACATATGAACCAACCATGTTAGTTATGATTATTAATTAACTCTTTATCGGTGACATATTTGTAATTGATTCGTAAATATAATATCGGGAATTTCAGGAGCATCTTTTAGAATTTCAAGTTTCGTTTTTTTTAAAACATTTCATCCGCAGGTTCTGTCGCATGTTCTGTTTCTGGTTCTGAGGTATGTTTTCTCTTTTTTGGATTTCCTCCTAAAATATCAAGCAATCTGTCAAGTTTTTCCTTTCTAGCTTGGTTTTCCTCATCTTTTATTGCTAAATTAATCAATTTTAAGATGGTATAATTTGTTCCATAATAATCACCATCTGAGAAGAACGGAATAGTATTGGATTTAAAGGAAATTGTGAAAAGTATTAAATCCTGATTCTTTTTAAGAAAATAAAAAATAATATTTTTAACTCGTTTATCAAACTCTTGAAGAGTCATTTTATCATTTCTCACAAAATCAAATATTGTTTTATTGAACACGTTTTTTAATAATAATTGAGGATCTTCGGAGAAATCTTCGGGGAAATCTTCGGGTAAATCTTTTGGGAAATCTTTTAATGAAATATTATAATTATTTTTTATAAATTTTTCGGCTATTAATTTTAATACTTTTTCTTTTTCTTCCATAGCTTGTTTAGCTTGTTTAAATGATTTATTCATAGCTTTATTAAATGATTTATCCATCTTTTTATATAAAAAGATAAAAATTTTAAAATAATTATTTCATATCTTATCGGATTTTTCGTTTCTCCAAAATATATTTGAAAATATGATCCATACTATGCTTATCAACAATACGAATACATTGATCACTGGGCAAATCTTCAACGGATACATAAAGTTTGAGACCTTCGAGTTTGTTAAATTCATTTGAAATAAATAACAATATATCATTTTTATCTGATTCTTCACCCTCTGATTCTTCACCCTCTGATTCTTCACCCTCTGATTCTTCACCCTCTGATTCTTCACCCTCTGATTCTCCACCCTCTGATTCTTTATCGTCTGATTCTTTATCGTCTGATTCTTCACCCTCTGATTCTTCACCCTCTGATTCTTTATCGTCTGATTCTTCACCCTCTGATTCTTCACTGTATGATTCTTCACTGTATGATTCTTCACCCTCTGATTGTTGTTGACTTTCTTTTGTGTCGATATCTGTATCTTTTTCTAAAACTTTAGTCTCGGTCTTTTTTATACAATACATTACTGGTAATATTACAAGTAAAGAAGTGGAGATGGATATAAAAAATAAACTTGAGCACAATAAAATATTGTTGTAGTCGAGGAGTTGCATATTTCAAATTGTTTTATCTTGATACATATTGTTTAAGAAAGATTCAAATTAATGGTTATTTTTATATTTGTTGTTGGATGAAAAAAGTTGAAAAATATTTTTTTTTACCGAGATAAATTTTCTTCTTTATTAAAATAGAATGTCTGTTCCAATCGTTTCTCTTGATTTCCGAGTCGATCCTATCCCTCCCTATTTGTTCAACAACGGAATTGGTTTGTTGGACGGGACCATTTTTGGAACTCCCGACGGAGCCGTAATTTCATCTCTGCGATATACTTTGACTGCTGTCTCCAAAACATATGATTCTTGGATTGATAGCTTCAAATTCTTGACCTTTTTGAGCACCCCTGTCGTCGTTTCCAATAACAAGGAAACTAAATTTGAAGCCGATATTGCCACTCGACAAGTGTTCTCTGAACAAAAACCCATTCCTGAATGTTTGTATAAACGAGTCCGAAACATTTACGAAGATTTGCGATTGGCGTCTTCTGGTTTGGTCATCATCGATCCTGATACTGGAATTTGGTATGGTATCCTTGGAACCGACCACCAACTCTGGGCCGTCTACGGACGATTGCCCATCTACCGACCCTGTTGGCCCGGATGCATCCGATCCATTTTCCAAGCCATCGGAGCTGGACCTGCTTTGGCTGTCCCTGTCATTCCTCGATGTATCCCTTGGTATGACACCAAACGATGCGACAGCGAATGCGAACGAGCCCTCACTCACTGCTTGAAGCGAAACCGATACGACAAGAACAACTTTGTCGAAGATACCAACTTTGCTATGTGGAAGAAGTGTATGACTGCTCGACGATTGAGCAACTGGAAGAAGTTCTTGGACTGGAAAGAAACTGCCAAGAGAGATAAGACCCAAATCTACGACTGGCTCTCCTATGTTGACTTTGAAAAGAACTACAAACCCGATTTGAATCCTGCGCAATCTACCATTGAAGCCGTTAAACAATCCAAAGACTTTGATGAATATTGTCTCTGGTTGCTCTACAACTGCTGGAAGAGCTTGAAGAAACAATACTTGTTCAACACTCGCGATCCTTGTCAAAAGGACTTGCCCTCTTGCAAGACTGAAGACGAAGATCTCACCTTGTCAGACGCACCCTGTGCTCCTCGAATCTATTACGAATACGGTGGAATCGGAGAACCCATTCCCGACTATGCCGCTTTCTTGAACGCTGTTCCTTTGATTCGACGAGAATCTGCCAACCCTCAATGCGACTTTGACCGAGTTGCCATTACATTTGATGCCGAAAACAATCTTGTCCACTTCCACGTCAACAACAAGTGCTTATACACTGTTGTGAAACCCGGACACCGATTGGAAGAACAATACCGATTGATCGACTATGGAGGATATGCCGAAAACATCGTCTCCTCTCGATTCTTGGTCGGTCTAGGAAACTTTACTTTCTTGGACGCTGCCCTCCCCAACAACTATGCTCGACAAAAGATGGAATGCGACTACCGAGAAAAAACCGGTCTCGTTCAAGTCTTGCCCGATCACGCCTACTATCAAATCGCCTTTAACAAACACGGTGAACTCGAAAACATCGTCGCTAGCGAAGGATTTGGAATTACTTCTGACAAAGCCGAAGATCATTTGTTCGGTCAAGGATCCGTTTTGGTCGTTCGAAACTTGTTGATCTGTCAACACACCTGCAAGAATGACGATGCCCTCTTCAAACCCATCACTTTGTTGGGTATCGATCAAGCCCCTAACTCCACTGATGCTTGCACCGATGACCAATACGTCTCTACCACTGATGACTGGCAAAACCCTGCTAATTTCTAAACAAACTAACTCTGTAATTTTCTATTTTCTAAATAGAAAATCATTCCAATAATTTTTTCTGATGAAAATAGTAAAAGAAATTCAATTTGAAAACTATCAACTTCAAATAACATTTATTTCACTTCCTGGTATGAAGCATGTTTGTAGGTATATTTCTCTTCTTTGTTAATGATTTCTTTGTATTAACTGCTGGTGAAGACATTGGTTCAATGAAAAATATTATTCTAAATAATTTCGATTAATAAAATGAACTCACCCAAGAGAATTTCAAGAGCTAAGAATAGTCCCACTCAGTCTCCTTCGCCAAGGAGAAACAGTGTTTCAAGAGCTAAGAAGAGTCCCACTCAGTCTCCTTCGCCAAAGAGAAACAGCGGAAAGACAATCGTAGATATTGAATTTGATGACTATCAACTTCAAATAACGTTTATTTCACTTCCTGGTATGAATTATCATAGTTATAAAGCATGTTTGCATTATATCGGTACAGACACAAACTTGAATGAGTATATACAAAAACTTAGATCGGGTCAATTGTGTATTTTGAACTTGGAAGTTGAAATTTCAGATGATACCTTAACAGGAAGCATTGATATTGACGATAAACATGTTTTCAAATATGAATTACCTTACAACATATATATTAAAAATTACTACAACGACACTCGTAAATATGGATTGGATAAATTTTTACAAACAAACAAATTGAAAGGAATTCCACAAATTATACTTTGTATTATTTTATCGACCGCATTAAAAAACAAATTAATAAATGTGAAAAGCAAGATAGCATTAAATGCTTCTGGAGAAATAGAAGGTAAAGACATGATTTATCTGATAAAACATTACGAATCTCTTGGAATGAAAGTCTCATTTCCTAAATATCTTCGCGAGGGATTGATGGATCAAAACGTGGTTATGGATGGGATTGTATCTGATGTTTTAGAAACTTGTAAGAAAAAAGATTCTCGTATATTTGAAGCGATCAAGAAAATCATAAAAAAATCATCGAAATAACTAAGATGATACATTGTTCGATTTAGAATGGAACAATATTTTGGTTGATAAAATCTTTTATTTCTTAATTTCAGATACAACATATCGATAGAATTCGGAATATCTCGTCATCAAATCATCTTGTAAACTTTCTCTCGTAATCTTGAATATCTGTCCAGGCATAGCCCCAAAATACCTAGCAATAGGGTCAGTATCGAAAATCTTAGGAAGTCGGCCGACAAAGTTTTTCTCTCCAGACTCTTTCAACAACTGTGTCTTTTCGTCCTCAGTCAACAAAACGTGCTTGGGAACCAAAAAGTGCTTCGTGCAGTTGAACAACAAATTGTCTCCGAGAAAGATACTGATGTTCATCTTCTCCTTGTATTTTCTAAGGTCCTCGATCATAACTGTGTTTAACTTACTCTCGCTGATAAACAAAATGTTCTTCAATGTCTTGTTTCTTTTCTGAATGTTCAAAAGATCCAACACTATATCATTAATCCGTCTCTTGGTTTCTTTTCGCTGCTGGTCAGAGTTGAAAAAGTAGTAGGTGCAGATCAATTCGCCATCCGGTTTCTTGTAGATCTGATTCAAATTCTCGATCGATTTCAAATCCTTTCTACCATTCACCCAAGTATTCACTGCATCCTCCAAAAGTCGGACTTGCTTTGCAGAGACTTTCAATTCAGAGGAAACACTTTCTGTAATCTCTTTGACATCCATTTTTTCTACAAGTTCGGGTCCAAATTCAGTTACAAAATCTTCAAGAACCTCTCGATTCTCAATTGTAGTAACGATCTTCTCATCCACCAAATCATTCAATAGATCGATAAGTGAAACCATATCTTCTGACATTTTCTTCTTGTAGATGTGATCTACAAATGCGGACAGCTTTTTGACTGCCTTCTCTTCTTCAGCAGGAATGATAAAACCCCGATCCTTTAACATTTCAAGGACTGTATTTTGTATCTTCAAATAACGGTTTGCATCAACCAATTCGAGGTTGGTTCGTTCGAGCAATATCTTCATTGGAACTTCGCTAGGTCGTGATTCTTTCGCCATTTTAAATTTGTTGAAATCTTTTGTTAATCTTTTCAAATTTGTATAAACTACTCTACCCTCAACCATTCTTCTGTTTACCATACTTGATACTATATAAAGTATGACTTGAAAATATTTATTGAACCCAATCTACAACATACATTTCTTTCCATCTTTACCGTCAAAGAAATAAGATTTCATATCTCGTCTCAACTCATCAATCAGTCTTGATGCTTTTTCTTGATAAATATATATTTTCTTTTCATTGGTAGGTTTGCTACCCAATGCTTCTCTTCTTGCTTTCTCTTCATCTTGATTAGGCACGCTTACAAAAACACTATTGTCAATAAAAACACTATTGTCAAACATTGTAAATAAGTGGGACTTGAACTCATTGGGTCGGTCCACCACATCTTCCAGAATTTGAGAAAGACGATAGTTCAAGGTCTTTTCTGCGTTCTTATGTTGAGGTCTGCAGATAAATTTGTAGAACAAGTTGACCATAAGCTTACAAATATAGTCGACATTCTCATTCTGAAAAACATTTTTGGGACAATCTTTGAATTTAAAAACAGCAACTGCTGCGTCTGTGTCGTCATTCAATATGATTTGATGGGTTGGTTCGATCAACTGTGCAAATTCTTGAGGAAAATGCTGTCCCGCTGCGAATTCAAAAGCGAATCTAAGATTGTCATCGGATGCACATTTTGGATCGATAAAAAAGGTCAAAAACTCTCGTTGGTAATGTGTTGTGAAATTCCATGAGATGCCAGTCATCTTTGGAACCTGATACACAAAATTTACTTTTTGGTAAACCAAAAGTTTTTCTGCAAAGGAGATACCCATCAAGATATTCAGCTTATTTTTCCATTCTTTCACCTTCTCATCTGGGATGTCCATTTTGAACATAATATAAAATTGTTTACAAGTGGTTCGGAGACTCATTCGTTCGAATTGATTCATGTAAGAGTATATCTCACAATGAATTTCGTTGGGGAAGTTAAGGAGGTTATATTCGTTTGTTATTATTGTAGACATAGTAGTTTTTCTTCTTCTTCAATTTGAAATTTGTTAGATATTTTTTTTGAATCATCAATTTTGTAAGAGAGTGTGGACTCCCGGTCTCTAAACATGGTAAAGAGTGATAACTGAAAATAAAATGTTGTTGCCTACTTAAAAAAACCAGAGAATTTTTTTAAACCTACTTAAAATTATAAATGGGAAGATCATATCGTTATGGCTGCTGCAGTCCTTATCCTTTCTGTGGACCTTGTCCGTCTCCTTGTTTACCGTTTTGTCCTCCACCTTGTGGTCCATGCGGAGCTTTTAGTAAATGTTATAAATATGATGATTGCTGCAATGATAGCTGTAATAAATGTAATTCTTGTTGCAGTAAAACATTATTTACAGCATCTACTACAGTTGGACCGGGTGAACTACCATTTGCAAACGATGCAGTGTCTAATGTGATAGTGTCTTTTAATGAAACATCCGATTGTGCATGTGTATATTCTAATAATAACACATTTACATCAAAATGTAAGGGTAATTACAATTTTACATCCACAGTTCCAGTCTTAGTATCAACAACAGGAACTAATTTTACAGGGACTGTCACCCTTACGATTAATAAAAATGGAAGTGCTGTTAATTCTACTTCTCAATCATTTAATCTACCCACATCGACAGATACAGCAACATTATCTCTTTCACTTTCACAATCTTTATGTTTGTGTCAATGTCAGAATGTGACAATCACTATAACCACTGCTATTACATCAGGAACTGGGTCATTTACATTTACTGGAACTAGAACATTTAGTGGATCAAAATGTTAGTCGCGTTGGAGACCACGACTATCGTCTGTGACCACGACTATCGGAGTAGTCGCGTTATCACTATGTGAACACTGATTCAAAAATTGGGTTGCCAACTGTATGAACGAAGAAGTAGTCGCGTTGGAGACCACGACTATCGGAGTAGTGGCGTTAGCGACCACGACTATCGGAGTAGTGGCGACAAAAAAATGAACTCACCCAAGAGAATAATTCCAAGAGCTAAGAGTTCCGCAATAATTCCAAGAGCTAAGAGCCCCGCAATAATTCCAAGAGCTAAGAGCCCCGCAATAATTCTAAGAGCTAAGAGCCCCGCTCGGTCTCTTTCGCCAAAGAGAAACGGCGGAAAGACAATCGTAGATATCGCCGGTTCTGATCCAAATTTCAGCACCTTGGTCTCTTTGTTAAAGAAGGCAAACTTGGATTCCGCTTTACAAAAAGCAGGAAGTTTTACGGTATTCGCTCCAACCAATAAAGCATTTGAAAAACTCGATAGGAAAGTATTACAACATCTCTTATCACAGGAGGGAGCCAACGATCTTAAAGATATTTTGCTTTACCACGTTGCCAAAAATAAAATTACTTCCGATATGATCAAAGGTCCGGCAACGCCTGAAACGCTCCAAGGAAAGAATCTCTGTGTGCATTTGAAAAATGGAAAGGTCAAAATTAATGACGGTCAAGTAATTGAGGCAGACATCCTCGCAAACAATGGAGTCATTCACCGTATTGATACCGTTCTTACACCTTTGAATGACTGCTCGCGTTATAGGTAGACGGAACCCACCACGACTATCGGAGTAGTAGCAATGCGACCACGACTATCGGAGTAATCATAAGACTTTCTAATGTTTTAATTTATGTTTGTTAATGGAATTCATTAACAAAATTAATTATTCTATCTTATTCTATCTATCGAACGACCAGGGCAGGATTCGAACCTGCATTTCAGCCAGTAGCCCATAAGGGAATTTATTCCTGCTCCAAAATTCATTTCTCTTCTTCTACAATTTTAAATCTCAAGTTTAATTTGTATATTCTATTATACCAAAAACTTATCTAATTCGCCGAGTATTTTTACTTATTGAAAATATAAGGATATATTTTTCTTGAAGCTCTTTATATTTTTTTTTCAGTTTGTTATACTGTTCCTCTAATTCATGATATTCTTCGTCCTTTTTATCGTAATCAACATCACTACGTACCAACTGTTGACTTACTTCTTCATAATCTTGGATTAAATCTTTATAAGATTGACTTAAATCTTTATAATCTTGACTTAAATCATCATACTTTTTTCTAAATAAAAGATACTTTTCCTTATATTTGGTGTTAGTGCTCATTTTATAATTACAAATTTTTTTTTTACATTTACATAATCTACAATTTTGATTTTCAAATTTTGAGATATTTTGGTATAGAAGATCAACCTGAAATTTACTGGCTCAATAAATCCTATCTTGAATTCGTCTATGATAAATTTCAGAATTGCTTTACTCTACAAAAGCGAGATAGCGCTTCGTGTATTCTAGAAGCTTAGGCATAGCGGTTGTGATTTCTATGACTTGGCTAAGAAGAAGTTTAGGGAAAACTTCGGAAAGATACATGTCTCCTGGAATTATGGTGATCTTGGACATTTTATATATGAAATGGAACTTTTATTTCATGATAAACTATAAATATTTTCATTTCATTTAAAATAACGAAATCATGGTCAATACTTTCGATTTATTCATGAAAATGGAGAAGTCAACAAGCAATCATCCATCGCAATGCGACCACGACTATCGGAGTAATCATAAGACTTTCTAATGTTTTAATTTAGGTTTGTTAATGGAATTCATTAACAAAATTAATTATTCTATCTATCGAACGACCAGGGCAGGATTCGAACCTGAATTTCAGCCAGTAGCCCATAAGGGATCATCCCGTCTGCGTTTCACCATTAAACCACCCAGTCTTTCTATTTGATGATTTAATAAGCAGATTTAATCTACTCATCAAAATGTGGAATTGGATTAAGCGATATTTAAATTTAGTTGTTCTTAATTGTGATCGTTGTTCCATCCCTCTTTTTGAGAGTAAATGTGACATCACTTGAATATTTCTTACATAATTCCTGTAATAGTTGTATTGCCACTTTTTCACCTAATAAGATACCGTCTTCTGCATCTCTACGATAGTGAATGCCAGCTAGATTTCTAAATATTCCACAATTGGATGCAAGTTTATCTAATTCGTCGTTGACTTTCAAAAAAACGGGTTGTCCGTTGACCAAATAGTCTTGTAATTCACTTCCATCAGAATTTGGAATCTTGGCTCTTATGGTCGTGGTATCTGTAATCTTGAAAAATGCTTTGATAATCGTAATCATAGATCCTGCCAATGTTGCATGTCCAGATGGGAATGACGGATGTGCCGGACTTCCTTCTTTATAAGCTTGCGGCATCAAATAATTTCCATTTGCGTCATAGATTTTTTGAAGCACTGGATTTGAAAGTAAGGAATTGGGAAATGCCAAACCAGAATCGGTTTTAGTCAAATGCACCTGATAGGCCATTTCTTCTGGACGATATCTTAATTGATTATATTTATAACTCCAGGTAGCATTCATAGCGAGTTTTCCAGCTTCAACCATAGTTGTAAATAAATCAATTGCACCTAGATTAATAAATTTTGCACCTGTCCTTGAAGCGACAGTAGGTCCAGATAACGGAATACCCAAATTTTGAAGAATGGATGCTGCCATATAGAAAGGTTGCCACATTTGATCTAGATGAATATAGTTTGCACAGTCTCTAATTGTTATTAAATATCTGGTATTTCCGGTTTCAGTTGGTGAAATAATTGCTCCATTCCAAGCATTCAAAAAAGATGAAACGGTTGTAAGGTAATCTACGTTGGGTGCTGGACTGACATATTTTTGATCGATTGTAAAAGCGCCAATGGTAATAGGATAGAAAAGAAATTGTGAAACATAAGGACCAATCAAATCTCCTTGACTTGATCCTCTGAATAATGTATTTACAGTTATGTTTCCATTTTCAAGTGGACCATCTAAATTTTGTTTTACAAGATTTAAGCTTGCTAAAACTTCAGTTATTATTGGACTAGTGTTCCATTCTGAAATTTTAACATCTCGAGCCACAGCCATATTATAAACTTCAACTAATTCAGCTGCTGCATGTTCGGAGAGCGCATTTGGACTAGGTTGAATTGTAAAGCAAGATTTGAATTTACCCATTAATTCGTAATCACAAACGCAATACGAATCTACAATCCTTTTGAATGTGTTATTGACGGATGATATGTTTTGAAAGTTTCTATTTTGAAGTCCAGATACAAAAGTTGAATATGCAGAACCACTAGGACCTTTATCGTCGGGATGGCTAAATCCCTTGGAAAATACAGCTCTGGAATTTAATAATAATGTATCGGAAGTAAAAGGAACCGATACAGGATCAAATCTATTTTGCAAAGATAACAAATATCTTACAGTGAATTGATTCTCACATAGTCGCTTGTCTCCCATAGTTTTTTAAAGACAAAAATAATTTATTGCAGATTGTAAAATGTCAAAAAAGATAAGTCCCAAAACTATTCTTCAGCAAAAGATATCGAAGATTGAGCAGAAAATCTACAGAAGGCACGTATAGAAAAAGAAAACCCTGCCGTCGAAGAGTACTAAAGATCGGATTAGACCAAAACGATAATACCTATGTCAAAAAGGCGCTGGATCGTGGACTGTCCAGGTTGATTAAGATTCAAAATCTATGATTTAATATTTTATCCATCATAAAATGAACAATTACAAACAAATTAACAAAACAGCAGGACAACTAGGATTAATTACAACAGGTGTGCTCATTTTGATATTTGTTCTTTACCTATTTTATCTTCTATTGAATCAGAAAATTAAATTAAGTCCAGAAACCATTCTTACGCTATTGCTGCTGACTACAATAGCGATTGGGATCCATAGTTTACAACATTCGTATCAAGCAAGAAATAACGATGATGAGTAGTCGCGTTCGCAACCACGACTATCGGAGTAGTCGTGATGGCAAAGAGACGATTTCAAAATCGCCTAGATCATTTGGATTGTAGTCGCTACATTCCCCAAAATCAATGATTTTACTCCGGATTGTAAGTCCTGATTGATGATGAAGTTCTTGAATCAATCTTTCAATCTTGTTTGCTATTGTTTTTTGATTTTGTCTTGAATCAATCAAACAATGTAATGTAGTCTAGTAGATAATTTGTCACGACAGAATCTCGAAATCTTTTGTAAACATTTCATTTCCCGAACTAAATCTTCTTTGTCATTGAACGACTTGATCAAAGTTTCGAATGTCGAATGGAAGAAAGATCCCAATGATAGGATCAATACATAGAAGATATGCATACAATTTAAATTTTAACAATTTAAATCGATTTAACAACAACATTAATAGCCAATTAAATTTATTAAATACATATTTTCCTTTTTCTTGAAGTTTGTATGCTAGTTTTGATTTTGATACTTTGTAATTATGGTCATTAAGAATCTTACTGGGAGAAAAAGTGGCAATACAACTATTAGAGGAATTATGTAAGAGATATTCAAGTGATGTCACATTTACTCTCAAAAAGAGAGATGGAACAACGATTACAATTAAGAATACCTAAATATAAATAATTTTGTTAAATATTTACGATTTGTTTTCTAGATTCATAAACAATTCTTTGATTGTGGTCTTATAATTGTTCTCTCTTCAATCTTTCAAAAAAATCAAAAATATTTTCATTAGAAGGATAACTATATCCAGAGAGTTTTTTCAAAATTTTGGCTTCTTTTGAAGATTCGGGTCTCGACAGCTTTCTTTTCAATGAAGGAATAGACTTGGATTTCTGTGATTTCGATTTTGACTTTTTTTCTGATTGTTTCTTGACCGGTCCGCATTCCTCGGGACAAGGAAGACTTTCCAAAAATGATTTATTTGGTTCCATTTGTCTTGGATTATCACAGAGTCTTTCATTTGTTTTTCTATTTCTGCATGAGCACCCACTTTTGAATTTGATGTATGGATAAACTTTATTTTCGAAACAATAATCCACATAACTTTTTGGATCAAATCCGATGGCAGTAATCTGATTGAGGAAGGATTGTTTGACTTTTTCAAATCCTTTCAACAAAAAGAACGAAAGAAAGATTAACTGTTCATAGTAATTGGAAGTATATTTGAAATCTATGCAATCTGGTCCAAGAATCTCTTCAGGAACTATGTTTTCTCTTTTTGCTGTCCGAATCGGAAGTTTCAGAACATTAGGGACATAACTTTGTATATCAAAGTTAATTTTATCCAATAATTCCTTCAAGAAAATATTCGAGTTCATCGTTTGGTCTAATAAAGAAATACAAAGCTTGTATTTTTTTTGTTTATATTTTGCACTTTTTTTCAAATCATTGATAATGCTGTTAATAACTTCCCCAAGGATAAAATCTCCGATCAATTCACAATTTTTAAACAATATGTTGATGGCATCTTCAACTGATTTATTATCGTGCAGATCTTGCAAAGCTAATGCAACTTCATTCAATAGATGATTTTTAGTTCCTTTTTTATTTATTTCGACATCTTCGACATCTTCAAGTTTATCAAGGAGAGCATCATATAATTCATCGTTATTTAATTGTTTGCTTATGAATTCCACATACAGTTGTCGTTCGCTTGGACTTAATTTAAGAAATTGATCCTTGTATAACTTTCTAGGAATCGTAAATAACTCAAATAATTTAGGATAGGCAATCATAAATTGATTTATTGTTTTTTGTTGATCCCCGCCCAAAAAGTAAACCAACAGGTCATTGATTGGAACATTCAAAGACTTGGAAGGACTTTTTTTTCTGGTAGGACTTTTTTGAGTTGACATTTTATAAATATATAAAATAATTTGTAAATATCTTTACAATATCCATAAGATAAATATTATTGAGTAGTTATGTATGAAATTGAAGTCATCAAAGGTTTTGGTTGTTGAATGGATCATATAATAAATCCTTAGAGCAATAATATATATACAAGACGAAGAATTTGGTCTCAAAAGAACTCAAATGATTTTCTAATCCATCTATTAGAAAATTACAATATTGTTTACAATTGCTCCAAAACTTTAGGAAGAACTACTTTAATGATCTCTTCGAGTTCGGGTCCGTAATTAATCCCATATTTGATCTTGTTCATTATTCCTTTACCCACCACTTGAACTGCTTCAGGTTTTAATGTTGGAAAATTATCAATGGTAATCTTACAAATATCAGTCAAAACTTCAAAATCTTGTATACTTTCAAATAAATCTTGATTCAATTTAATTTTTCCAAGTGATTCTTCCAAATCACCTACCAGTTCCTCGCCCCCAAGTTCTAGTTCCCGTTCAATTTCCTTGGATTCAACATTATCGAAACCTATTTCTTTTTCGTTAAACGTCTTTCCTAAAGATTTAAAATTTTTTGTTGGATGGAATACATAGAATTCGATCGTAAGTTCATATAATTTATTTTTCAGAATATCTTGGATATACTCTTTGGCAATGGCAGGATAGCTCGTTTCTTTCAATACTTGCTCAAAGAATCGAGGAGACCCGATAGTTTTGGTTTGTATAAGTTCAATATCTTTTGAGGTTTTAATTTTTTCCACGTTTTGTCTTGATGGATAAATAAAAACAGCATGAACATTATTGACTCGTTTTGTCAATAATAAATTGAGCATTGAAGAGTCGGGATAGAAAGAAAATATCACATCTCCTTCTTTTGGCCGAAATTCATCTACAAATAACTGAATATTACTGACATAAGAAACATTGTCAGTAAATGATATTTGTGGATATTCTGTAATATTATTTCTGATATTATCATATAACCCATTAATGAAAAAGTTGTCGATCTGGATTTCTGATGTATTTTCATTGTAAATTCTTTGAAATACAATCGAATTGGAATAAACATAAACACCCTTTGAACGGAAGGCTAGAGGTAATACACTTACAGAAGACATATTCCAAAAGTGATGGACAAATTTTTCCTTTAACGATCCGGAATTACTCTCAATAAAATCAATAATTTCATTTACTATTCCAAAATACAATGGAGTTTCAAATTCAGAATTTGTCATGAGTAACAAATCAGATTTTCTCGGGTTAGGAGGAAGATATTGATTCACAATACTCGCATAACTGGATATGACACGGTTTGTCTCGTCTGGATATTCCAGATCATAAAACTTTTTGTATTTTTTGACTATTTCATTGACATATTTATTCAATTTTAATTTAGGTTTTGTATTTCGACGAATTGCCATAGTTCGAATGGGCACGATCTGTTCAACTCGGTTTTTTATCATTTTGATTACAAGATCATTTTCGGATAGTTGCTTATCCTTTGAAAAATCAATTTCTGAATATTCATATACATAAATTGGTAATTTTTTCCAAATATCTTCATCGTAATTTTCAATTTGAGGATTTCCAATCAACATAATCCGATTTGCCATTCCTAATTGGTAAAGATCTTCGATAAGCTTCACAAAAAAAATATTATCCGCTCTCGCAACGATGAAACTTTCAGGTTTGATCAATGAAAATGGTTCTGGACTAAATTGGATTTTGATATTCAGTGGGCCGATTCTTTTCGATAAATTCAACTGCAAAATGTCCTTGGAACTTGAACCATATTCTCTACTTTCAACAACAGTTACGGGTCCTAATTGCGACAAATCAATCGCAGTCGAACCATTATTTTCGAGATAAACCAATAGAATTTCGACATTTTGTTGGCCTACTATTTTTCGAATACGTTCCGCAATATTTTGATTCATGTATGTATCGAATGCATATTTCAGAAAGTTAAAATCATTAAAATAATTAACATGAAGAATATTTTGAATCTTTTCTAATGAAGATTTGTTCATCACACTTTTTATCATTGATAAAAATTGTTTTAATTGTAATATTGATTATATCAGGTTTTTTGAAATGATTGATCATTTTCCTTTGTCTTGTGAAAATTTACAAGATGATAAGGATAGCGAACAAATAAAACAACTTTCAGAATATTTTGATTTAATCTTAATTTAATTGAAAGATTTTAACGATGAAAGTAAATTTAGAAAAAAACTAAAAGATATCAGCAAATATGGCAATGTTGCTTTAGAAAATATCCCATTCAACGCTTTTAACATGAGTAAAATAATTTAGAACTCTTGATAAGGTTGAAGATTATAAATGGTTATTTGTATATCATAAATATCATCAAGAAAAATTTTGTAGTAAATTTAATAGTTAAAGATGGACATTTTATAGGTTCCATTATATATTGTTTATAATGGTAATACACTTGCATATCTATCGATGGTTGGATACTTCAAAACAAATATAGTTTCATATTTTCTGTTTGGATTGGATTTGTCTTCGATCAGTGCCAACTTTTCGTTTTGTCCTATCGTAAATACTTTGTAGTTGTTGAATTCAGAAATCGGTATCTCGCTTACTTCGGGTCGATTGATTTTATTATTCTTCCACAAAATAGCATTAGCCAATGCAGATTGTTTACTGTTAATGAAGGGTGCATTCTGAATCAGGAATAAAAAGTTTTCACCAAAAGGATTACCCACCGATGGCTTTTCAATCTCAAGAGCATACAAATAAGGATTATTAAATTCATTCAATTTACCTTTTAATGAATAGTAAACTGGATAAGAACTGGTTGGGTTTTCTTTCGCTTGCTTAAACCACCGATCAAAATCTATCTTGGAAAGGAACACAATATTTTTCGGGATTCTCGGATAGTCGTAAATCGATGCATAATATTCATCTAAATATTGAGGTATAGCAATCGGAAGATTCAATCGGATAAAATGTTCCAGAGATTCAATAATTCTTTGGTAGAACTGCTTTCCGGAAATGATAATCTTCCCATCTTGAATCAACGTCGGTGCTGATTCTTCCAATTCCTTCATGATCTGTTTTAAATTTTGTTTGATACTTGGTAATTTTCTTTCGAGATTACTAAAGTCATAAATTTTTGATGAATCGGTCTCTTCTCTTCTTCCTTTTAGTTTAACAAATGAATCGATAAATTCTTCTGACAATTGAATCTTTTCATCGATAGTAATATTTCTTTTATCTTTGATATACAATAAAAATAACCAACGGACAATCTGGACAATAATATTTACATCTTTTTGAAGTTTAAATAGTCTTTGAATCTGCGACGCTTGCTTATCCAAACGAAATCTATTTTCAGGAACTTCTGGCAATTTGTATTTCATTTTGATTTTGTCACTATCTAGAGGTTCAATTGGAACTTGGATTCCAAACTCCATCGACAATATTTTGAACCAAACAGCGACCGCCTTGTCCTCTTGATATGAAAATCCAGTGGGAAGATTCTTAAATATCTTCAACGCATCTTGTAGATTTATTTTGTAGATTTTGTTTACCACTGGCAGATCTTGTGGAGCAAATGGAGGAACACCAATCGTCATTTTTATATTTCCGTTTTGAAGATGAAGGCCTGCAAGCTTCCCCTTTTCATCAATGATTTGACCTATCGCTTTGATCGGAGATTTTGGATCTAGAAATTTTTCTACAAAACGGGTATTAAATAATTTATATATTACTGATGAATCGTAATTTTGAAAATACTTGTCGTTGGGTATGTATATTTTTCCGAATACCTCTGAAGAAATAAAATAACCCTTCAACAAATATTGTGCTAGATCTGATGTAAATAGTAATGCATCAATCGTTTCAAGACCTGCAACTATCAATTCGCATTGTGGATATCGAAGATGGTCTGTCTCGGATCCCCAGTGCTTGTAGACCAGCATTGTTGGATATTCTTTACGATAAGAATGTATAGGGACTGAAGAAAATCTTGATATTTCAAGACTGTATGTAGTTTCCACGTTTGGTTTGGGTAAGGAAGCAGAAAAAACAAAAATATTCAGGCCGAATACCTCCTCCAACACTCTGTAGAAAAGTGCTGGATCGAGAAATTCGTTTTGTCTCATAAACAATTCTTTTCTTTCTTCATTTGTAATATCAAACAATTCGGAACTGGCAACGTTAAAGTTTGCAGAATCAAAGATTGCCTTCTTGATTTTTTTGATGTATTGTTCTTTCTGAGAACTAATTTCAAGTTTCAAAAAGTTTTTATCTTGAAGAGCAATTAACACGCAAGCGAGGAATGAATTTGCATCAATAAATGTTCCCATACGGAATAAATTGACCTCCTTTTCGAATGCGCCTTTGATCATTTCTTCAATCGCAGTAGGAATATTTCCCAGTCCTCCCATACCGAGCACCTTATTCGTTTTAATCGGTGCCTTCGAACGAGAACTTGTTCCCTTCTCTCTCTTTTTAATTTCTTTCTGAGGCTTGGAATAACAACATGGATAATACGGATATTTCCTTTCGTCGTCGAGATTTTCTTTGAATGCAACGTATGGATGATCATCTGAAGTGCAAACGAAATGATAATCTCCAAGTTTAAGAACGGGTCTTTCTATCATTTGCTTTCCTTTCTTAATTTTCTGATTTTTCCAGAAATCAATTTCATCTTCAGAAATAATGATGGGCTGATTTTTGAACTGACAATCACGAGAATAACTACTTGTGAATATTTCAGGAGCTATGGTCGAAATACCAACCTGTTTCTCCTCTTCGTCTTTTGGTTTTGGTTTTCGGATCAATGTTAGATCGTCGTCGATCACCTCTTGATCTTTGAGTTCGGGAATCAAGTTCTCGTAAATCTTTTCATATTGGTCCTTGACTTGATTGTATAGATTAAGTAAACGGGAAAAGATGTTCATAAACTGGAAAAGAACGAATCGATTAACGGCTTTTGATATGCTTACTGTAATATACGGAGTTTTTGGTTCAAGTAAAATAGATTGGAACGGAGTGGTTTTGATACCGATCATCTTCTCTTCCGTTTTAGTATTTCTTTCAAAGTTTGTCATTGTATATCTCCCTTTACTTTGTTGAGCATCATTGTATCCAGATATGTATTGAGTCATGTAAAAACCTAGGGATGCAGTTTTGGTTAAATCTTTCTCTCTTGTTTTTTCTAGATCCAATGACCCACGTTCAGATTTGAGTTTATGGTCAAATGCAAGATTAGTATCGTAATACAATTTTAATTTCTTCTTTTCTGAAATGGGTTTTTCAAATTCATCGGCAAATAATACAGAACTGAACAAGTTTTTCGTTTCTTGTTGGAACGGTTCAGTAAGTAATAAATCCAAAAATGAATCTTCACGAACGGACATATAGTAGACATTGAAATCGGCACCATAATTTTTCTCTCGTCTATTCTTGAATTTCAAATCTGGAAGCACAATTTGAAAAGCATTTAATATCTCTTGTTCTGATCGATGAGAAAGGATCAAATATTTGAAACTTAAAGTTGATTTGTCGAGATTGATTGCAGCGGAGATAAAAGAACTCTTGGTAAAGTCTTGTATATTTTTTATCTTATCCGCAAATACAATAAAATACAACATGTTCTTATCTTCAAATTTACCAAATTTTTGTTCAAATAATTTGAATGGAGGACGTGTTTCGAATGTTTCGCCATTGAATACCTTGTATTTTGTCGATCTTTGATCGTTGTGTTGAACGTATGGGATCTCTGAATTCAGATTTATATTTGCGAATAAGTCTGGAGCCATTTCAAGCAATATTTCCTTGTTAGGAGTGATAATATCATATTCTACTGTCACCTTTGTGAGTGTCATATCTGATGTTAAAACTGGATCTATTTTGACTATATTGTTGAAAAATAATTTGATCTTCTTGAGATCGTTTTTATCCTTCTCCAAAAGTTTCGGAATGTCCATCTCCTCAAAGTTGATCTTTTCATTTTCGAATGTTTCAGGATCTTTGTATCGAGGAAACACAATCTCGGCCTCCTCGTAGAAATGATTATCCAGTTTCATTAGATCTGAAATGAAATACAAAATTTCTTTTTCTGCGATTGAGGGATACGATTCATGCAAGGTTTCGACAATTTTGGAAATGGGTTTATTTTCATCAAGATTGATCCGAAGCATTTCTTCCAGCGTTGCATATTTTTCTGAAATGTCAGACTTTGTAGGGTCTATCATCGATTCTTCGAACAACGGAAGGACGAATTTTGATGGTATTTGTTTTTCTTTCGCAAATTCCAGGATTCTCTTCTTTTGAGTTGTAAATATTGGAATGTTGGTATCTAACACATCTTTTGACACAATATTTTTTGATCCAACTCTTGATTTTTTGGCATTATGATTAGAAGATGTTATCATTATTTTGATTATAGAATTATTTTTTTCTTGGAGTAAAATGGAAATGGATAATTCATCTTCAATCAATGTAAAAGTTTTACGCACACAACTCGATCGATTAAGTTCTGTTAAGGACATACCCATATCTCAACTCAACGACTTTCTACTAGAAGATTTTACCGCGATAACAAGCAATATTTCTTCTCTGATTGGAACCGACGGATACAATTTGTTGTTCAAAGAAATTCAAGCAAGATTTCCTCCAAATGTTTCTTCTGTAAAACCTGGAACAGTCGCAGGATATTTTATGGGATGCTTCGTCCCATCAAATTTCAAATACGGAAAAAATTGCTCCCTAGCTTGTATTACCGGTGCTCCTCAATTCTACGACAGCATCGAGCAGGATTCATGTAAAAAGAATGTTTATCTGGCGCCATTCGACGGAGAATACCAACTTACCAAACTCGTATCTGGAGTCGAGGACAATAATACGGCGATTATATATATTCAACCTCCATTCCAGGGATTCTCGAAAGAAGAAGTTCAGAAATTAAAATCAGACGGAATAGAAAATATCATTTTTTCATATTACGATAAAAATGACTACTACACTTCCGACCCCTTGTCTTTTGAAAATCTAAATGTCAGAACCTCTTCGTCGGGACCTAGACGATCAGTCAATCGAATAAAGTATGGGAACGGATACTCTACTCCAAAAGTTATTCATACTGTTGTATTTATTATATTGCTAATTATTGCTGGATTAACTTTATGGTATAATTAATCGAAATAATTACCAAATTAAAAAAATATTACTCTATATAAAAAATGTTTTGTTTAATTTATATTTCTAATTCAATAACGAAACCTCAAGTTTTGGAGATCTCCAAAAACAAACCTTATCTTCTTACAAAGATCAAGGAAATGGCATCCCAACAATGTATAGATAACATAGGAAGAAATAATTACATCGATACACTTAACGAAAAGAATGTCGAAAATGTATCCTATCCAGTCATTCCAACAATAACTCTCAGCAAATTATCAGACACAGAGATCCAGGTGGTCGCAATTGACAAAACCCAAATTTTGGATAAGGGATACATCTATAATTCAACGAAAGAAGTTGTAGAAGTTAAACCTCAAGGAACATATTACGTTTTGGATATCGACAATTGGAAATACGAGGATCTTACAGAAAGTCCGAAAGAAGAAGAAATAATGATATGTAAGAGCGAAAAATCAATTCAAACCGACCAAGTTGTGAAAAGAAATTACGACAAAGTAATATTGCAATTGGTGGATGCCATTCAAAAACGCAAAACAGATTGATAAATCAAAGGTATACGTGAAACGTTCATGAATTTCATGAACATTTATATTGTGGTCTTTTCATCTTTGAATGAACGACCATCAGAGTAGTTTAGTTTGCGACCACGACTATCGGAGTAGTTTAGTTTTTCCATTTAGAAAATGTTTGATCCATATCGATTTTCCAAATATTCTTTTCTGGATGCTCTTGGAGATAATGAATAGAAATACGAACTAGACTCTCAAAATAATCCCACATAGCATCTCTATCGTCTTCAGATACGAATCTTTCACCCTTTGTAGACTTTAAAAGGAACAATTCCTTGAACGCATTTACACTATCTAATGGTAGCCCGGAAAAAACTTTACCGGCACTGTGCACAAAGAATTGCTCATCTCTAATCCGTATCTGTTCCCAGTGTGGATGGGATTTCTCAATAAAGGTCTTCAATACGAATTCCTTATCCAACTTGAAAAGCACAAACCCCGCAAAATTAACAAGGTATGGACTCACTATCTGATATCCAGATTGGTATGCATGACTCACAAGCTCCGATATAAGCTGAAACAATCCTTCTACATTCATAAAAAACCTTTCCACAGTTGTGGGCAATGAAGATAAATTTATTTTGCGGTCAGATTCGCTACTCATATAGTCCTGGTCACATATGCGACTGAATGACATTTTGAAGGTTGCAAAGGTTTTTTAAACAAAAACGGTGATTACAGGTTTTTGAATAAAAATGGTGAATAAAAGATTTTCAAAAACCCAAATAACAAATCTGAAGAAAATCTTTTGATAAGTAAAATGGATGAAAACTCGTTATGGCTACAACTCTCGAACGAAGTTAATATAGCTACATTGAAAGCATTAAAAGAGCAAGAGCGAATGAAACGTGATGCAAACATTGAAGTCGAGATTCAATTTGGAACCTACCTCGAGCCAGACAACGAAGAAGACAATGGAAGATTCATTTCAACGGTTAGCCCGGCTGCATTCTTTCGAGTCCTCAATTATTTTAAGAAGCTCACACCTCCAACCGTAACGGAGGTTGAGGATCAGCTCTACAAAAATGAAAGGATCTCATACAATCGAAAGACAAAAGAAACCGAATACTACGATAAGAACAGAATCTATTCGTCATATGAATTTGTATACAACAAAAACGAAGATAGATTTGAAAATGAGTCTTCTGAAGCCGGTATCAAACTCGCATCTGAATACAATATGAAGATTACAGTAGCAAATGAATACTCGTACCAAAAACAGTCCAAGGATTTTAGATCTTCAAAAATCCGGCTCAAAAAGAGATCAAGTTTCAATTTCAAACAGCAATATGGCGGATACTTGGACCTGACCATTGTAGATGAAACATATTGGGACAGAGAAACACAAGAGGAAAAGACAAAAATTAAATATGAGGTGGAGTTTGAGATCACAGAACAGTTTGACGCCTTTAGAACCAAAATCGAAAAGTTTTCACTCTTAATTATTTCGTTGCTCCAAGACTCTGTCATACCTTACACAAACTCGGAAAAGATCAAAATGTATAAATATGTAGGAGGAGTCCTTGACACAAATTACAAGAATTTAAAGTTTTCAATGCTCCCAGAAGCACGAGATCTGAGAATCAAAGATATGGTATACGGCGGAATAGTCGGAAATTCCACAACACCTTATTGCGTGACACACAAAGCCGATGGAGTCAGAAAATTAATTGTTACCACCCCCGATAGCATATGGGGGTTCGTCCCGGGGACTCAAGATGCAAACCTTATATTTAAATTTCTGGAAACGGATGAAAACAACATTGCGCCATTCCTCGAGGGATTTATTTTCGACGGAGAACTTTTGACAAAAGAAAGCCGAAAAGATAATCATACTTGCAGATACATGTTTTACATATTTGATTGTCTCTGTGAAAATAAACAAGACATTCGAAACAAAAATTATATGGAAAGAATGGAACTTGCACTTAAATTTACTGAATACCCATTCATCGAAATCAATTCTATATTTGTTGACGAGAATGAATCTAGAGTCTCGTTCAGAGAATTCCAAATGAAGGACTACAAAATCAATCAGGTCATAAAGTTTGCAGTCAAAGGTTATCTGTCTTTGGTATCAGTCGAACACTTTTTTGAAACGATGCGCTTAATGTTCCTCCAACAAAATGACCTCTTGTTCAAACAAGACGGATTCATGTTTATCCCTCTCAATACCTGCTATAATCCATACGATGAAATATCACATCTTCCCTTAAGCTACACAGATGCATTGATGTTCAGAAATGCGCCATCCATATTTTATCGGTCCTTGTTATCGTATCCTGACATTTGCAAATGGAAACCTGTAGAACTCCGAAGCATTGACTTTATTGTTGAGAAGAAAGGAAAGCAGGTCCAACTCAAGGCCATCGAGGGAAACAATTTGAAAATCTTTGACGGAACCCAATCTTATCCATTGAGCAATCGAATAGACATAGAACATCCAATCGTCCAAAACTTGGTTCCGAATTCGATCGTCGAGTTTTACTGGGATGCAAAGCGACAGCTTCTTACACCCACTCGAATACGAACCGACAAACCCCAGCCGAATAAATTACAGACTGCAAATATCATCTGGAAAAATATATTCAAAGGCATCGACCAAGAAACATTAATCGGAGAATCGTTTCAGTTAATGAGAGAGTATCACAACCAGATCAAAAATAAACTCTACAAAGATTCCAAGGATACACGAAACAACAAAGTATTACTGGACATAGGGACGGGTAGAGGAGAATACATCAATAAGTGGAGCGACTTTGATTTGATCTTTGCCGTCGAACCCAACCCAAAATATCAAAAGGAACTTTTGTCCAGACTCAAGACTTCAAAGATCGATTCAACAAAAGTTATTCTTATTCCAACAAAGGGAGAAGATTATGAAACCATTACCAAAACTATACAAAAAAGATACGGAGAAAAAGTTTCTACTGTCTCATTTATGCTTAGTCTATCATACTTTTACGACGAGGCAAGAAACGGCATTAGAAAGACCATCGAAGACAATCTTGACGTAGGAGGAGAGGTTTTAATTTTTACGATCGATGGAGACACTGTTGAAGAAGTATTTGTCCCTTCTTCGGGTGAATATGAAGAAAAGACACTAAAGTTTTTAAATGCAGATCTAACCTACGATCCTAATTCTGGAAACTTGTATATCGATATTCCAGGAACCATCGTTCCGAAACAAAAAGAGAGACCGCCCAAACTGTCTGAATTGTTCATCGAGTGGGATAACTTTCTACCTCTCCATATTTCAAGATCAGATAAACAACCCTTCTTAAATTCTGGTGAAAAGCCCTTTTCCAATATGTATACAAGTTTCACTATGATCTACTTGTCTAATTCAATCTATGAAATCGAAATCGAACAAATTGTTCCTTACGAAAAAATACCCTTGGAAATCGACGGAGAAAAAGATTATGGTCCCGTTGAGGACTGGACCCATATCAAAAATGGATTCTACGGAATTAGCGTATTTCCATCTGATTACTTTTTCCTCAGTGCTGTCCTGAAAGCAATCGATCCTGAATACCAAAACAATAACAACTTTGAATTTAGAAGAGAATACGTAATTAAAATATGGAAAGAAATCTATAACAGACTTTCTCCTTCCGACAAACAAATATACCAGACACCTTGGACATTTAATGTTCTCAAGATATTTGCTGATATCTTTGGTATTTCGATTCTTTACGTCAAAGACAAACTATCGTACAGATTTGGAGGAATGAATGTAAACAAGGTCGTTTTGGTAGATTCATTTTTGTTGGGAAGAATGAACGAAAGAAGACAATTACAGACTCTATTTTCACCTAGTCACACTACCGCAAATCTACGTAGCGGAAGGGGTATGGGTGCAGGAATGGGTGAAAACCTATCATAGAATTGAAATTCTCCCTAAATCATTGATTTGTCCGTATCGAAAGAATTTAATTTAATCTATAATATAAATTTTATAGATTTAAAAAATGATATCTAAAGTTGGTGTTTACAAAAGACCAGTGGAAAAAGTAGTAGATATAGTCAATCTTCCACCCGTTCGTTGTATGACGTGCGGAAAAGTCTTCCGTGAAAAATACTTTGACACTTATGATGAGCTCGTGGGAACAATTGTAAACCAAGAGGATTTACTTATCCGATTATACAAACAATTGGCATTGATCATTAAAAATGAATATGATAAAACACAAGATTTAAAGTTGGTAGCCAAAAACTTGAATCTCGAAAAATTTTATGACAAAGTCGAAGCAAAGAATAGAAAATATGTAAATCAATTTATTGAATCGATTATATTTTTAATCGAGGAGCGATCCCAAGAGTTATTTAAGAAAGGAAACGATGTAGAACAAATTTTGAAAAGACTTCAATTGGATGAAATACTCGGAGATGCTTATAAAAAACTTAGCAATTCTACATATAAACCTGAAGATGTATTTGATAAGTTGAATATATCTAAACCTTGTTGCAGAACCTCATTCGCATTCACACCCAAAATGCCAAATCCATCATTTATTGGACCTATTCTAGGATACGATATAGAACCCGATCAACCAGAACCCGAACTCGAACCTAAACCTGAACCTGTCCAAAATAATAAGGCATCCAAGTTGAGAAGTTTACTCTTACAAGCGAAAGCAAAGAAACAAGAAAAGAAACAAATAAATAAAATATCAAATTTTTATGCAATTTAATCGAGATATTGTGACCTAGACCAACTCAAAATAATCTTTGAGTTCTTGAAACCCTCCCAAAAACCTGCCATTCAAAAAGATCATCGGTCGAGTAAATAATCTTTAAGTTCTTGAAACCCTCCCAAAAACCTGCCATTCAAAAAGATCATCGGTCGAGTTGAATATTCAAATGGAAATTGGATCGAATTTTGATTGCTTAGTTCTGTTCTAATTTCATTCAGTGATCCATCGATATGTTCTATATCGATGGTTGAGGGAGTTATGTTAGAACTTTTGAAAAGAGCCAAAGCATCTTTCGAAAATTTACACCAAGGACTATACAGAATCACCCATTCATTCGATTTAATTTTTTCAATTACATTTCTTAGCGACAAAGAAGAAACATTATTAGAGTTAGAGTAATAAGTTGTTCTATTAGGCATTTTTCCAAGTTAATAAAATTATTTTAAGATAGAAAATGATTCGATCAGAAAGGAATTTAAGATGATGGTGTTTTCGCACAAACCGCCAGATATCCTACATAATTGGATAAAACATCGTTGACTGGTTTTAAATAAGTAGCCAAAACCAAATATATACAATACAGGATTATCAAATAGAATAAAACAAAACCTATGATATTCAATATAATGACAGGAATGTTAGATTTATCAGCCAAAACGATCAATATGATTAACGGAAATAAAAACATAGCCAAGATAAAAATTCCAATTGAAATCAGTGTGTTATTTACTGGTCCAAACGAGTTAATTAATGGACATAGTAATTCTATATAAGGAGGGTTGGTGTTAGTTAAATTATTTTGAAAAGATTTATTTTGGTTTACAGTTTGCATAGAATTGTTATTTAGATATCCAGGTCCCATTTTATAAATTAAAATTATAAAATGGCTTAATGTTTTTACTTAATATCATTTTCAAATGCATAGATTATACATAAATTCAAATACGGCTTCTTTAATTCTACTGGAAATGAATCCTCAAGTAAATACAAATAAGAACCATACAGAGAGGATGGAAATGACGATGCGAGGGGATGATTGGTTTTGGTTAGAGATTTAACCAGTTTCTTAAATTGGTTGTGACATTCTAAACGATGTTGGAGGAACCGAACAGGATGGGCTGGCTCCTCGATCCATTCTTCCGGAACTTGACGAAGTTCGAGAAAGTGATCAAATACTTTTTTGATTTTTTGATTAACATTTTCTTCGTTTAAATTTACAGCAGATACAGATTCTAATCGGATTTTTTGAATTTCGTCTTTTGAGTTTGCATCTGGATGATCTTCTAAGCACCAGGTTTGAAAGGCGGAATCAAAATCCTTTTCGGAAAGATCGAATTGGTTCTTCATCCAATCTTTGATAAAAGTTTGACTTTGTCTACAGGTATGGTAATTTTGGAATCCGATCATATCGCCCAGTGTTTTAATATCGTTGACTCTGGTGTCTTTAAAATCATTACAAAGTTCGGCTTCCGCTTGGTAGAAGCGGTAGAGTGTATACAAGTAATTTTGTGTGGGTTTGAGTTCGTAAGGAAAGGTTCCGAATTTATTTTCTGCTTTTTTCTGAACGGAAAATTCAACATTTGGATCTTGAGAGGTCATTTTAATTAGGTAACATAGTTTTAATAAATTTTATACTATACAAATATTTTTGACAGAATAAAAAATGTCAGAATCAGATGATGAAGCAGACGTTAAATTTGAAGTTCATTCTGAATCAAAGAATGGATCAAAAGGTGAATTTGGTGGTCCTAAATCAAAGAGTGTAGCTAGTCCAATTTATATCGGATTTGGTATTTTATATCTGATACTAACTTTTTGTCAAGGAGTATGTTTATGGACAGCTTCTGGACAAAATAATAATTTAAACGATCAAACCGCTAAAAATAGTCTAACCAATTATCTTTATAACTGGTCTTGGGCAATTGGAATTTTAGGAGTCATTACGCTAATTGTTCTTGTTTTGTATGGATTTTTAGGAAAAAATAATACAGCTAATCTATTAAAATTTCTAATTTATTGGCTCGTTCTAATGTTTATTGTGAATTTGATTTTGTTAGGATTTGGATTTTATTTCTTGAGTGTAGTTCTCAATTCTACAGATTACAGTTCTGGGGCCTCTAACGCAACGAATCTAAAAAATACTATCATTGCATTATTATCTTTTACAGGATTAATTTTATTAATTATCATCATCATGTTGGTATATTACAATTATTATGGAACTTCAACAGATCGAATCAGTGGGTTTTTTGGATTAGGTTCAGATATTACGCCAGAATATTTTTTGAATGACCCAGATATTGCAAGAGTATTTTCCGGTATTGAATGTAAAAAACAATATAAGGCTTACAAAGATCTAGAACCACTTATCAAACAAATTCAAAATAAATTTCCATTAGATGATCCGAGTACACGAAAAGCATTTGAATATGCGAAAAAATTAGGGGAATTAGGAAAAGTTAAACCCACATCATAAGTATTTCTTTCATATATTTATTTTTGTAATAAATATAAAGTATGTCATCCGAAACGAAACCCCAAACGAGGAATCAGAGAATCGTTAGTGGAGTATTCATGTTCTTTATTTTAATCTTCACGTTTGTTTTGACTTATTATTCATTCAATTTATCATCTAGTCTTCAAAATTTAAAGGATAAATCCAATCCTTCGATTACTTCTTACACCAATGCTTTCAATTCTTGGAGTATCGCATTAATTGCTCTAGGAATGCTCATTCTAATTATTACAATTATCGGTATAATTCTATCGCCTTATATCATCGTTGCCTTTTTATTTTTATTTTTGCTGGTTCTGATCGCCTTATTTGTCTACACATCAATAGCATTGAATGCATTACTTGGAACTTCAGACTATACCAATTATACGAGTAATTTTGAGCAAGGATTAAACGCGGCAATTATTATATTAATCATATCGGCACTTCTAATTTTGGCCATTGTAATCTTTTGTTATTTTATGCTGAAGAGTTTGTCAGAGGCAGGAGGACTAGAATCAGAACTTGATTATGTAATTTCTAAATTTGAATCAGAGGAAAAAGAAAAACAACAAATATTCGACCAGGATGAAATTGTGAAACAAAATAAAAGATTAGTTAAAAAAGCGGAGGAAGAAGCGGAGGATGAAGTTGTGGAAGAAGAGGAGGAAGAACAATCAGAAGAGGAGGAAGAACAACCAAAGTTGAAACCTTCATCCAAGAAAAAGAAAGAGGAAGCAAATAGGAAAAAAGTTAAACCGACAGAACTAGATAAAGCATCTTATTTCCATAATCTATCTAGTTTATATAAAAATCCTTTTACACCCCCAACTGTTAAAACCAGTTTGACTTCCTATTATACACAAAAGGAAGTCAAACAAGCGAAGGATAAAGTTAAGGAAGAAAAAGCAAAAGGAAATAGAAAAAAGAAGAAACAAGTTCGATTCGAAGATAACCCCCCTCAGACGACAGATAATACTCCAAGTAGAGAATTAACATATGATGAAGAAGACTATGATGAAAAAGACTCATAGAATTATCTTAAGACTAAGAAGTAGAATAAACATTTTGTATATATTATATACAAAATATATCTTCTATCTATTGCAACTCAAAATAAATTCTTTACAGCAAGTAGCTCTTTCACCAAATATTCCAAATGTTGCTATTTTTAATACAAATTTATGATGTTTCAATAGACAAGAATTCCTTTACATCTTCTAACTTGACACCATTTTTGAACGCTTCGACGATCATGGCAATAGGTGTAGATAATTGAACAAGTTTTCTTTTCGTTTGAAATCCAATATCTGAATATTCATTGAGTTCTTCTTTATGTCCTATAGAAAATAACTGATCAATAGGATTTTTCAAATTATGGTCCAGATAGTATAATACATCTAATTCATATCCTCCTTCTTGAAACATTTCTAAAGTGACAAGTTTGTTTCCTAATAATTTTTCGCCGGGATTCTTAGTAATCAAATACTCCAATCTATCACCAGCAGTTACTAAATGTCCCAAACTTTTCAGACGCTTTGCGAAGACACAGAGAAAATAGTTTTCATTCTTGTAAACAGCACTCAATTGACGCACAATTACAATCCCTTTCAAGTCTAATTTTAGCAACATCAAATCTTCTACAGCACCATAAATCATTTTCAGAGAAGACATCATTGGTTGTCTTGTTAAAACATTATATAGAAGATCACTGTATTTATTTTGAAGCCAAGGAAGTGTATCTCTTCTTGCTAAAATAATTCCTCTGACCAACATATTTTTCTTATCTATCTTGAGATTGCCATGTTTATCTACTAAGAAAGCTGAATATTTCTTTTTTTTCAAAGCCAACAGTCTCATCGCTTTTTCAAAGTCGATTCTCAGTGGTGGAGGAAACAAAGCAGAAATCTCCTCTGCCAATCGATTTCCCCATTCATTGCATTGCTTGGTATCTTTGATTCCAAGATCCACCATACTAGAATCTGTATTATGAATAATCATTCTCCCAACACCAGCTGCAAAATGATGATTTTCGGTTTCAATGTCGTAGACATATTTTCCACTATATTCTATTTCTTCAATAAATACAATCTTATTTTGAATGGGTATTGGTTGTTGATATTTTAAATTTATATGTAACAGAAAAGCCTCATAAACATATGGTTTCAAGTTGTTTGGCTTCGTAGTCATTGAAACAGACGCCAAAGGAAGTTCATGATGTAATAATTCTGTTCCAATTTTACAATCTTTGGGAGATAATTTATTTCCATCCTTATCAAGTAGGGAGTGATCCTCTGTTACATCCACATATCCAGATCCAGTTTTCACTCGAAACATTCTTTTGGAAACATCATGTCGAATAATTTCTTTGATTTTCGTCCACCCCTTATCCGACCAGATTTCAATTCCTTCCACTACATATCTTTCTTTGACATCTCCTCGATCTAAAAACTTCTTTGGAATATCTAATTCAAATAACTCTCGAATTTCTATCCATTCTACTTGTCCGTCTCTTCTAACCAATATAGGTGTATATTCGGCAACTGAATCATTATACACTATTTTACCGTTGTATTTTTCTTCGAGATATTTATTCACATATCCAATCAACTCTCTTCCCTTCGATGTAATACTCATTGCTCCTTCCATCAACGGCAACTTTCCATTCGCAACACCCAAAAACCCAAACACAGAGTTTGCCGAAATCTTCAACGCCAATTGTCTCTTGTCTAAGATAATCTTCAAAATTGGATCTTTATTGCCTTCCAACATCTTTCGAACTGCCCGACGCTCATTCACCAACTTGGACACCAAACGAGGCAAAACTCCTTCATACACTTCCTTCTTTACAAATCGATGATGCGCTGTAATTTTGCCTTCTTTCTTTTCTTCTTTCTGATTCTCAATTTCATCAATCGGCGTATCGTCTTCACCTCCGTCGTCGACTTCGGAAGCATCCATATCAATATGGAAATGATTCACTTTATCGTCTTCCATTTCCGTTTCCGATTCCAACAATGTCGTATAACAAATATTGAATGCCATAATAATTGAAGGATACAGCGACGCAAAGTCGAGGCAGATTACATTGTCATACAATCCTGGGATTGGTTCTTGGACGAAACCTCCCGCAAACGACATTACATTCTTGATCAATCGATTATCGATTACAATATTTTCTCGGGTCGCAAGGTCGTAGATCTGAGACAAGCATCGGATCTGTTGTCCTCGGGTAAAAATTTCCACGATCGAAACTCCAACAATATTGGACAACTCAATCAACCCAATCCACATCGACAACTTTTCCATCAAATCAAAGACAAGATCTGAATCTTGGACACAGTAATCGAGAATTTTATTGTAGTTGAGCAATGCCTTTTCATAACCTTCCGTATCTGTCTCTTTGTTCTCCAAGGCTCGATTGTATTCTTTTGTGTAGCCAAAGATTTCCTTTGCCTTGATCGGAAACTTTCCCTTTCCCAAGAAATTGTTGGAGACGAAGTCCAAATCATAACGAAGCAGTTTGTAATCTCTCTTGATGATCGGTAAAAGATCAAGACAAATTCTTCCTTCCAGACCCAAGAATTGATAGAAATCATTATGTCCAAACGCACTACTGTCCCACGACAACTTTTTGACCGTCGTGCTTTGTCCTCGAATTCTTCCAAGTTCTCCCCAGCTCCTAGACATTGTGTATCTTTGAATTCTGAAATCGGTATACGGAATATCAAATCCAAAAATGTTATACCCAATCACAATATCTGGATCGAGTTCCTTAATCAACTTTCGGAGTTCATTTAACAGTTCCTCTTCTTCTTTGACTTGGATCAACTTGGCGTCCTGAACCGTCAGATCTTGACCTATCGCAATCAAGTATTTTTGGCGCTTTTCGACGGGTTCGCTCATTCTCGAAAAGATACAAGAAACAGCAAATATGACGTCAGGTGCGTTGGTCTTCTTCGGCATTGCCTTTGGATTCGACGAATAGCATTCGATATCAAATGAAAAGATCGTCGGATAGGTAGTCTTTGCTGTGAGTTCCGAAGCATCAGGTCTTCGGAGAGTTTTATAGGAACAAACGTATTCCTGTTCGAGTGTCGAGATTTTGTAATCGAAATCTGACAACTCAAATTTACCTGTAATCCATCCTGAGTAGAGGAGGTTTCGTTCGGTCAATAGTTTTCGGATCGAAGATATTTTGTGTTCCAAAACTGTAAAACTTCTTTTACCTAGAGGTGTGTAGCATTCCTTGGATAAAAGTCTTTCGCAGTGCGTCAATGCATTTAGCGATTTGAATTCCAGCTTCGCCATAGGATAAGTTTTGTTGAAGCGGTAGTAATACAACTTTCGCTTCCGCTCTAATCGAATCTTTGTGGGTGCGTCCTCCTTGAGTGCGGATTTAATCCAATCTGCAAATTTGTCGAATGCTTGTTCGTGAATCTTTTCTGGCATCTCGACATAGCAACTGAATGGAAAGTCTTCGATTCTCACCACTGATGGTTTTGAGTTTTGATCGAGTCCCCAAGCGAGGAGAATTGTTTTGCTTTGACCTTCAAGTTCATAAAATGTCCAATCATAAATTGATATGGCATTTAGAGATCCAGTTGCCATTACTCCTTGTTCTATTTCCCCTGTTTCCCTTGCTACTGATTCTGTCGCGAGTTGTTGTTTGTTCGATTCCTGGTTCTCCATTTTTTTCTAAGTATGCGTTCTATTTAATTTTTCATTTTTGATTTAGATGGTAATAAAAATGAAAAATTGGTTTACAGTAATATTATTGCTATTACTATTCTTTGCAATATTGTTCTATACCATCAATTACAATCGAATCTTCCAGCCGACCAGGAAAATATCAAAGTTTGTAATCGAGCCATCCGAAGATGTCCTGGTAGATGGTATTTGGGTTGCCCATTTCAAGTTCAACGAAGAAAATCCAACTATTCTTTTCTGTCACGGAAATTCAGGTAATGTAACCAATCGAAGCTACATGGTACAATTATGTAAGATGGCAGGATTAAATCTTGTCATGTTTGATTATTCGGGATATGGAAAATCTGACGGAAATGCAAGAACCCGTCGATTGCTTTACGATGGAGAAAAGGTTCTGGACTGGATTTCAACAAAGGTCAAACAAGAAAATATTATTATTTGGGGAGAATCTTTGGGTGGATCAGTTGCATCATACCTTGCATCTAAAAATAAATGTTCGAAACTTGTACTCTTCGCAACCTTTTCATCTCTCAACGACTTGGCATTTGGAGAAACCACCTGGTGGAAGATGCCCATACAAGCATTCCTCAATGTATTTGTCCATCCGCTCCCTACAAAGATGTGGGTCGAAACATCCAATGTTCCTACATTAATCGTTCATAGTAAAGACGATGAATTAATCTCTGTCAAACACGCTCGAACAATGAAAGATATAGACGACAAACGAATTCAGTTGATGGAAATTGAGGGCGGACATGGTACGCCCAAGTTAAGTGAAGAAAACATTAAAGATTTATTCAACTTTTGTGGAATCACACATGTAGATCATATGAATACAAATACCTGTATGAAGATATTCGATAGAGTGAACAACGAGATATGGAAAGAGTAAGGGTAATGTCAGAGGATAAAATAGGGTAGATCATGTATACAAAATTGAAAAATTAATTTGAACTTTGATTTATTTTTAAAATTGACGAACAAAGTAAACCAATGTCTTCCATCTTCTTCTCTCCAGTTTCATCTGATAAATTTTCACACGTTGAATTTAACCCTCTCACCAATAACTATGCGATTACTAGTTCTGCTGTAAAGAGAACAAAGAAGGCGGCAAGTGCTGTATCAGAAAAGACGCTCTTCAATACGCCTATTTCTTGCACTCCTACACCTTTTAATTCTCCTGAAAACATAACTGAAATGTACACGCCTCCATTTGTGAATCAACTCCGATCACAAAAGGATCCCGATACACCTCGACCCATCAAAATCAGATCAAATGTAATTTTTGTAACACCTCTTAAATTGTAATCATTATCTTCAATAAAAGTTTTGAAGATGATTCAAGTCATTATCTTCAATAAAAGTTTTGAAGATGATTCAAGTCCATGGACGATAAATTAACACTCTTAGATTTTACAAATGAAATATTATATATAATGAAATCCAAAAAAATAAAATGGTGAATACATTTTTGGTAGATAGTAACTTTATCGTCTCAGCGTCAAAGCTCGATTCGCGGCGACTTGGAAAACAAAGAGTGGAGGCATATCAGATATTAAATATCATCGAAAATATTAGAATCTTATCTGGTCAATCAGGTATTCGATGCGGACAAGACTTTAATACTTTTGTTAACGAGATTAAAAAATGGTATCGGAACAAACCATTTGTATATATACTGGACGAAGATGGTTTAATTGAACATTATGATAAAGATAATATCGTTTTGGAATCCAACCAAAGAATCATTAAAATGGGATTCTCCACCCATCCTATTGTCGAAATGTGGTTTGGATACGAAGATGCACTTAAGGAATACATTAATGCGCACATTCAAGAATGGATCAAAAGAGGATACAAGAATACAATGAAAATTTATGAAGTGAAAGCTAATAGATACCCGCAATGGATTTACTGGGAGCATTTCCACGACAATCATCGCGGGGCTTTAATTGCAAAAGAAATAGATAGGGATGAAAAGATCTGGTATCAAGAAAAAGACGATTTTGTGAAATCGTCCAAGTTTTTAGATTATATTTGGGTAAAGAACAAAATTGTTTACAAGTAAGAAGACAAAGTTTTGATTGAGTCATTAATCAAAACTAGAAAGATTATCATTATAAAATTCAATGAAGAAATTAACTAAACTTTTTTGAAGAATAGAAAAGATGTAAATCTGTTCAGACCAAAGTGGAAAATTAATTAATAGCTGAAGTTAAATTTCTTAAAAATTATATATCATGGAACCAAATGTATAATTAAGGGAAATTTTGTTTAATAAATTGGTAAAAGAAAAACTTAATTCTATTTCATTGCCTTTCGTGCTTCAATTGAAATCATTTCATTGAAAACTTTTACTCATAACAAAAATAATGTTTGAAAAATAAAAAGGAACGAAAAAAGGAAAGAAAAAAGGAACGAAAAAAGGAACGAAATTTTGTTTAGTGGATGAAAGTGCATGAATGAAAATGTTGGAAGAGAACAAAGTGGAAGGCAGAGAGAATCTGAAAACGAAACTTGCAATGGTTGAAGTTTTGGAATTTGTTAAACTTCAACCAAACGAGAAAGAAGGATTGGTTCAACTTGTTAACAAGTATAAGATGTAATTGAGAATAAATTTTTATTCAAAATTAAAACTCATTGAGGAATCAACCGAAACGAACTGTTGTACGTCACATAATATAGAACAAAACATTTCTTCAAAAGAACTTGATCAGAAAATAAATCTTGGCACGGTTTAAGTTTTAATATATATGAAAGCATATCCCGATGTAAATTTAAACAAATATTTTGAATAAACTTTTATTCAAAATATGTATGTAATTCATAAAGATAAAGTTTTTTTGTTTTCTTTTGAATTACATAATGGGTAATATCCCAAATGAGTAATTTCTGATTATTATATCTCATATGATCTTTGTTTCCATTTTTGTTTTCAAATCAAACGCTCTAGTATCGAAACAATCTGTTTAAGATCGTCTTGTATTTGAGTCACATTCAAATTTTTTGTAATCATATCCACCTGTTGGATGGTTTCTTCTATATTTTTCAGAGTATGGGAATTAACAATGATCAACAAATTGTTTTCCAGTTTAACCAAAGTTTGATTGTGTTGGGCTACTATATTATGATAGAAATTTATTTCTGATGGTATTTGCGTTAGAATTAAATTAAAATTTGTTAACACTGGAATGATCAAAATTCCAGCATATATAAAACATACAACAAAAAATAGTCCAAATAAAGTGACTAGAATTGATAATAAAGGATCATATCTGATACGGTTGATTGGATTTAATTTCGTTTGTTCCGAGATTTCACCCGCATTAAAATCTTCTTGAGATAAATACATTTACAATTGGTTTGAATTGAAAATATTTTATTTAAAATGCTTAAAATGGGTCTTGTGATTTGGTTAATCATCGTTTTAATTTTATGGGTTCTGTATATTGAATTTGCACCTCGAATGGGAAATATTTGGCTGAGACCGAATTCAAAAGGAAATAAAACATTCCGACCCTCGGGCATTCTAAATTTGATGATCCAGCCTTTTACAGATCTACAATATTGGTATCCTAGAAATTGGGATCTCAATATTTATGCTATCTTGATTATTACAACAATAATTTACTATCTTGTCACTCCATGGACTTACCAAGAATAGGACCAACTTAATCATGGATGGAAAGGAAAATTTGAAAAACGCACTTCGTTTGGGATCATGAAAATTTTGCCACAACACCAAACAAAATGAACGGAAACAACAATGATTTAAATACTAATTCTTTATTCAGAATCCGACGGGAAGACATGTTATGGATGCTTCATAGGTTATTATGAAATGGAAATGTAAACAAACCATTACAGATTTAAAGTTATGCTCAAAGTTTGCGGTACAAAATGCAAATGAATACAATTCTCGGTTATAAGTATTGAATCTTTTGTTCAATCATTATCAAAATAAGTCAAAAGACCGAGGTTGATATTTTGCATAAATAAAATTTAAATGAATTCATCATACATGCGGGAAATTAAAGATTTTTCATATTTGCCAAACGGGATTTCTGGTTATGATTAACCATGATTGAAACAAAGTTGGGAAAGCAGATAGTCTTTTGAACTATTCTCTTGCTTTGGTTAGACATAAATATTGCGTTACTAGGCTTATTATTTAATGTAGTTATTTCTTAGAATTTCTAAGAAATAAAATTATTAGCGGAACTCCGTTTCGATCGGAGGACCTATGGGTAGTTCATAGATATGAGCCCATCGCTCTTCCTCTGAGCTATTCCGCTTAGGGATACCAAAGGATAACAAATAATGTGTTTTCCCAAATTCTTTTGAAGGAAATTATAAACTACTAATTGCTGAAAAATGAATCTTGACAGTTCGATTTACACAAAATATCTATATACTTCTTGTTTAAGATTTGCAGGAAATAATACTTTTACAAGAGATAATAAATAATTTTACCATATTGTTTGCATTTTAGATCTTCATGAATCAAAGATATATAAAATTGTTGAAAACCTTGTTCCTTGAAAATAAGACTTTTTCATTGGAAAAAAAGTCTTTAGGTAATATTAAATTATTATTAATTTGATCCCAACCCATTATAGAATTCCACCAAATATTTTTCAGAAATAAAGTTTTTGAGTTTGAGATTGGTTTTCACAAGTCGATCAATAAGATTTCGTTTGTCGAATGTATTCGTACTATGAGCGATACATAAAATTGCTTTGAAAGGGTCGATTTGTATCTGATTGGTTTTATATTCATCTAAGAATATTTTCTCTTCGGCTTTGATTGCATCGTCTTCAAATTTATGTGTTTGCAAATAGTCTCGATGAAAACAGAATGTTCCCGCAGTGCTGTGATTTTGTCCAATCTTATTAAATCGATAAATCAGTTTTCTGTCGGTAAAATAAATATAAATTTCACTTGAACCAGAAAATGTTGCTTTCTGAGATAACATTCTAGTAATTGTAAATTTTATTTTGTCGCTACAATAATAATCATCATCGTCCATAAACATAATATATTCACCGGTTGCTAATTGATTTAGTAAATTTCTTTTCTTGCCCAAAGCGATTCTTTCTGGACTGTAATGATATTTAATTTTTACTTCTGGATGAAGGATTAGAAAGTCGTCAATCATCTTCTGATTCGATTCCATGGAGTCGTCAAGAATAATTAATTCTCTTTTTGTGACAGGATAAGTTTGTCTTTGAAAGATATCGAGTAATACAGGCAGAAATTTTTTTCTTTCATAAGTTGGAGTTAACACACTAATGAATGGAAGATTTGACATTTTTAATGTCAAATTCATTTTTTAACTTTACTTTTTACCTTTTGGAATCTTGGATTTGTTGTTTTTTTTCTTTGTTTGTTTACTTACAGACCCGCGAGCTCCTCCTTTCTCCGAATGCGAGAGAGAAAATTTAATTGGCATTTCCTGTTGTTGTTCATCATATAAATTTATTTTTTGTTTCGAAATTGATTCTGGTTTATCTTCAACCATAAATTTATCTTCAATGATTGTTGGTTGATCTTTTATTGGTTGTTCTTCAACATTTGGTTGTTGTTTTTCATCTTCAACAATTGGTATATATTCTTCAACAATTGGGTTTTCATCAACCATTAATTTATCTTCAACAATTGGTATATATTCTTCAACAATAATCATTAATTTATCTTCTTCAACAATTGAATGTCGTTCAACAATAAATTTATCTTCTTGAACAATTAATTTATCTTCTTCAACAATGATTGGTTGTGCTTCATCATTAATTAATTTATCTTCTTCAACAATTAATTTATCTTCTTGAACAATTAATTTATCTTCTTCAACAATTAATTTATCTTCATCATTAATTAATTTATCTTCTTCATTAATTAATTTGTCTTCTTCAACAATTAATTTATCTTCTTCAATGATCGGTTGTTGTTCATCAATGATTAATTTATCTTCTTCAATGATTGGTTGTTGTTCTTCAATGATTAATAGTTGTTCTTCTTCAATGATTAATTTATCTTCTTCAATGATCGGTTGTTGTTCATCAATGATTAATTTATCTTCTTCAATGATTGGTTGTTGTTCTTCAATGATTAATAGTTGTTCTTCTTCAATGATTAATTTATCTTCATCATTAATTAATTTGTCTTCTTCATTAATTAATTTGTCTTCTTCAACAATTAATTTATCTTCTTCAATGATCGGTTGTTGTGCTTCTTCAACAATTAATTTATCTTCTTCAATGATCGGTTGTTGTGCTTCTTCAACAATTAATTTATCTTCTTCAATGATCGGTTGTTGTGCTTCTTCATTAATTAATTTGTCTTCTTCAACAATTAATTTATCTTCTTCAATGATCGGTTGTTGTTCTTCAACAATGATTGGTTGTTGTTCATCATTAATTAATTTATCTTCTTCAATGATTAATTTATCTTCTTCAATGATTAATTTGTCTTCTTCAACAATTAATTTATCTTCAACAATGATTGGTTGTTCTTCTTCAATGATTAATCGTTGTTCTTCTTCAATGATTGGTTGTGCTTCTTCAACAAATAATTTATCTTCTTCAATGTTATCTTCTTGAATGATTAATCGTTGTTCTTCTTCTAAGATTGGTTTATTTTCAACTATGAATAATTTATCATTATCAATTTGTTCTTCTTGATTGGTTAATTTATTATTTGGCATATTTTCTTGATCAAATATCATATCTGATCCATCGGGTAAAACATTTTCATCTATAAATTCATAATTATCATATGTTGGTGATACTTTTTCTTTTTGATGGTCATCTGTTATCGCTCGAGGAGATTGGAGTGTTGTATCATCCTTTTTGTAGTCTTCAAATATTTTACAAGAACTCAAATCCATTTTATTGTCTATAGTTTCCAAATCTTCCTCTTTTAAATTTTCTAAAGCTTTTCTTACTTCATCTTGTATGATTTGTATCATTTGGTCATTGTTGGTGTATTGCAAATTCATGTGATGATTAAGAAATTCGATTTGTTTTACTGTATGTAATTCTATTTCTTCTTGAATTACTTTATCCAATTTGAGACCGTCAGAAAGAAACTTTTCCTCGATGATATTTTTAAATCTAGCTTCCATTTGTTCAAATTGATCTTTAAGACTGGACATAATTTGGGATATGGTGTTCATCATTTTATCATGGATTATTTTTTCACAAATATCGTGAATTTTTTCTTCTGAAACTGCCTCGTTTATGCTTTTATACAAAGTTGTAGTTGTTTCGATGCTTTGGTTACCTTGTTCGTCGATTTTCATTATACGCAATGGTTTCTGATAAACGTTTGTATAAGGTGATTGTAATATAGAATCTATGTAAGATACTTGAGCCGACAATTCCTCTTTCGACATTCTTTTATGAAAATGAATATCGATTTAAGTTTCGATATCTGTACTCTGTTCTTCAGATACCGCGATTGGATTGGATACATAGTCTATAATTTGATCGAACCTCGCAAAATCATCGTAATGAAAGTTTATGTACCGATAGGGTTTGATTTTTGAACCCATATAATCGCAAAACTTGGTTTGATAATAAATTTTTGAGGAAACAGATTCTGAATTGCACCAGGTAAAAAAGGTTTTCAGCAAGTCGTCAAAATATTTATCATAATTTTCTTTCGCTACAGCCAACTTCTCTGCCGGTGTGTGAAACAAAAAATGAGCGATCGCTAATGAATTTAAATGAGAAGTTTTAAGTCTAGGAGCGGTTTTGCTCTTCAAATATTCACTGATCTTCTTTGTATTCTTTTTCAAAAACTTGCGAGCATTTTTCAAAAAATCAGCATAGATCCAAAACATAACCATAGCTGGAGAATATCTCTTGTCAGAATTGAGTCGATTCACACCGTATCCATATTCTTTATCCAGAAAAGATTTAGATTGTGTCTGAAGAAAGGTAATAAAATATCCTGGATTCTCTTCATATAAAAATATATGATTCATTAAGAATTTGTTTTCGAGGACTTCAGGTTTGTATGTATCTAAAAATGAATACAATTCAGGATTTCCAACCATCCACTCGGATCTTTTTGTTTCAAAATTTTCACTGAGATCCATAATCAAATCATATCTCCATTGATAAAGTTCTCGTTTCTCTGCTGCCTTTTGACTTTTTTCTTGATTCGTAAGCAAAGTTTTCATATTTCTCTTTGCTTTTTCGGTCCAATCATGCACAATCTTATCTTTGTTGATTCCATATTCTTCTTGCTCGTCGAATTTACCATTATTTATCACCGCAGGTTTGCAATGAAGGACAACATTTTTAATTGGACTATGGAATTCTTCTTCGTCAAGATTTTGAAGATATTTTTTCACTGAACTGTAGACTAAAGAAAACGTAGATGTTCCCCTTTTGATCCGTCGTCCAGTAAATGGATTATTATACAATATTTTATCCTGCTGATAGTCTCGCATAAAAGATCTACAGAGCTCAACGGTTCTATAGTCGGCCTCAATATAATTATCTTCTGGTTTTGCGATGGTTCCAGGATCAGATGACGTATGATTGTTTTCCATTAAGATGTTTTTATTTTGTATATACAACTTTAAGTAAATCCTCTAATATTTTTTATTTTGTCAAACTGATTTCTGAAATCTACACCCTTGCTTGGGACTCTTTTGGGAGCTTGTGCAAATACTTTCTCGTCTTCGAATCCTTCTCTAACCACTATATCTCCAGTTTTTGGAATATCGGCAATCAATTCAATTCTTGCTGCAGCTTCCACATCAAGATTTAAAAATTCTTCCGCCGGATTGATTGATTCTTGTGTTCTCTCTTTTCGAAGTTTAATTTTCATTGGAATGATGGACCGGTCAATGGTTTGTCTGACTTGTTTCATAAACATCATATTTTCTTGCGCTTCATACTTAAATTTCATTTCATTTGGAACAACAACATTTAGATATTGAAGACGAACGGGTTCAATTGCGGGAATTCTAACCACTGCCATATGATCCATGTCCTTGCCGTCCAAATCTACTTCCACACTAGACGGAAACATATCACTAATTGGACTATCCACATGATAATAAGGATGAAGTATAGAAGGAATAATTTTGATACTCTTTGGGGGAAGAACTGCAAGAATTTGTTTCAGAATGTGAAGTTGATAGCTTTTTAAAACTTGATCTCTTTTGAACGGCAATATTTTTTTGGGAAAGTGTTTATGCACATCGTCGATCAATGGAGCATACCCAATGGTGTAGCAATAGTTTGGACTCGCAGCACTAGTTCCATATTTGTAATATTGATAAACCCAGAAGAACCCAGATATGTAAGTCTGAACGAGTGATTTAATTTTAGATTCTGTGGGTTCAAATATTTTGAGATAGATATCTTCTGGAAGTTGAAAGGATAGATCCAATTTTTCGATCGGAGGCGAAATGATCTTCAAATACCAATTTAGTCGAAATTCATCTTTTTTGAGTAACACTTGAAGACGATTTTCGGCAAAAATATGTTCGACTGACATTTCGAGTGTCTTAAATCCATTCTTTGGCAGATCTTGATAAACCTTTTTCAGTCTGTCATTTTCCCCTTGAGCTATAAGCGAAATAAACTTGTATAGATTTTTTGCATCGATTAATCCTTCTTTCGGATAAGTCAACGGAAGACGAAGTGTAGAATAGACATCCAGAAGATATTCTATAGTTTCTACCATATCGCCTGTAAACATTGGAGAAGCAGGCAGAAAATCGTTTCCCAAAAAGAAACTGAGCACTGCAAAGTCGTCAATTGAAGTCGACGTCCTCATTCGATATTCAAGATAGGACCTCAGTTCCTCAATCGCTATCAACTTTTCATAAACATTGATTTCAAGGCTTTTTTCTCTAATCAAATAGATTCCCTTGAGTCGAGAAATTAAGGATAATATAATTAGATCTGCGTCAAGCCCGTAAATGATATGGGCACCGTATCCAGATATTTCAAAGTTTCGGACATAGTCGAAAATCTTTTGCTCGCCCTCACCAGGCACCAAATGATTCGAATACAAGACTTTTTCGGGAAGAAGCGACAGATTTGCGTTGATCCAGTCTTGGAGATATTGATCAAGACGGAACATAAAATCTGTTCCCGGTGTGATGCAATTAGGGTCGAATCTCATTGGAGAGGTTGAACTCGATGCCATACGATATCTTCTCATTCTTTGTTGGTTAATTTTCGCCAATGGAGCAACTCCATCTACTGCTAAAACGAGAAATTTTTTAGGATTGACTCTTTGGGTAATTCTAAGAAAACTATCAGAGATTAATTTGAATAATTCGGATTCTAATTGTTCATCCGTAAGAGTTTCTATCAATTGTTTTCTTTGGTCATTTTCTGCATCGCCATAGCCATATACAATTTGAGCACATCCGTGTATGATACTGTTCACATCAAAACTTAATGAATTTATATTGTTTGGGATATGACTAATGGTTAACTGTCTTCTCTTATTGTGCATAATCCACTTAGCAAACCTTGGTATTCCCATATTTTGTTTTTATTCCGATAAAAATCTTTTATTCAGTATTCCAATAAAGTATTGGAATATTATGTTCTACAAATACACTTTCTTATTTTTACGAATTAAAACTTGCTCACCGTTTGCCTTACCCGCTTTCTTCGGTCTTGTTTTTGTTCTTGGGGATGCTACCTTATCCTTGGTCTCCATACATTTTCAGTCCCAATTGGACATCATTCCCTTGACGCTGCATCACATAACATTTTCTTCTTTGAGCTTCTGAAACAAATGGCATTTTAGAATCGTCATAGAAACTCTTGATCCTCTTCCTCATCTAATTTGATCTGTTGTGGCGATCGCCAAAAATCAACCAATTTTATCATATTGTTTTCTCGTTGAACCACAAGCTTGGACATCTCAACATAATATATTTTATTTTCGTAATCATCGATACGTATAATCTTTTCCGGATGATCTTTCAAATAATAATCTTGATATTTGTAATATGAGTACTCCATATCGACATCGCCATCTTTGATTCTGGTTTCCCTTACCTTGAAAACAATATGATTTCCTTCGACCAGTGGTTTAGAATAATTTTTCATTCCAACAACATCATGATCAAAAAGTATATATGAATATTTTGGTATGTTTTCGTCTAAATTAAGTTCAGGCCAACCTTTTCTGGGATCGGTCATATCAAAAAACCTATATTGATAAGGACCACCCCAATAACAACCACAAACACACAATGTATTTTCGTTTATTTCATAATATGTTGACCAAATAAATCCATTCGAAGTTTTGGAATTATCAAATACTTCTCCAGTTAAACAATCGATGATGGTCTGAGATTGATAGTTTGACCCACAAATAAAATAATCTCTATCTGACTTTTTAAAAAATGTATATGGAAAATGAGAATAATTTCTTTTGACAGAGCCAATTAATTTATCTCCTTCATACAAAATACCTTGGGTATACTCCCATGTATTTTTACCCGATAATTTAGCGGTATCGTAATTGTGAATTACAACTTTATATTTTCCATGTGTCTTCTCGACAGTTTTTGTTATAAACTCTTCTCGATAATAATCTTGTTCGCTTGTCATTTCAAATATAAATTTATTTATATTTGAAATGACAAAATTACAAAAACTTTTTATCGAGATGGTCAACCAGAATGTTTAATCCTATAAATTCCCAATCCGTATTGTTGATTAAGGCAATATCTGAAAATTGGATCATTGGCTCTACAAATGTTTTTGACGACGGTAATACATCTCGAAAATATCTTTCCGAGACTTCCTTTTGTGTTCTTCCTCTTTCCTCTACATCCCGTTTTAGTCTTCGAAAATAACAGAGTTCTCCGTAAGCCATAATGAACACTTTGAGATGAAATAAATCACGGAGTTCCTTTTTGCTAAAGATCAAAATACCCTCCACAAGTATATGTTTTCTTGGCTCTACACGAATCGTTTCTTCTTTTCGATTGTGGGTTTTGAAATCATATTGCGGCATATCGATTGCCTTTCCGTTCATTAAATCTTTTACATCAGAGACTAGCTTGTCAAAATCTATGGCTGATGGGACATCATAATTTGTATCTACTTTTCCTCCAAAGTAATAATTATCCTGACTGATCATTAAAATATCTTGTTGATTGTATCTCTTCATTATTTCTTTCGAAACAGTTGTCTTCCCAGAGCAAGAAGCGCCACAAATACCAACAACGAATGACATTTGATTTTAGGTTATCCAAAATCAAATTTTTATTTTAACAAATTTATAAAATTACATCCCGAATATAAGTCTCCACATCTTCTGTTTTTGTGGTCGGAAATCTTAAACTCCCGTCAGTTGTATATTCGAAAAACTTGGTCCACAACTTGCGGCCTTTGTATTTTTCAAAATTAGATTCACATTCTTCCAACAACTTTTGTCTTTGCTGTCTTTCTCCTCGAGGTCTGACTTTACATTGAAGACCCGGTTTAACTTCCACGACCCAGACGATACAGTTTTTATCCTCACCGGTCACGTCTTTTTCAAATGTAAACCCTACGATTGGAAATTCGGCATCCATAAAATCTTTGTATTTTAACAAATCATACGATCGGTTCTTTTCGAGATATTTAGATTTGGCGTTCCGGACCATTGTGCCTTCATATCCATCCAAGTTGAACTTTTGATGGAATTCTCCAATCTCTTGTTCCTTTTCAATCTTGAAGGTCGGAACCAATTTGATCTTTTCAAATCGACTTTCACCCAATAACTTTTGTAGCTTTGAAAATCTTGCCTCGAATGAGTCTTCAGAAATTATATCGTAGACGTGGTATTCGATCCGAGCAAGTTTTTCTTTGTCTTTTTCAGTTCGTTTGGTCTTTCTCAAAACACCTAGGCTTTCAAATGAAATACTGTGAACATACAATTCACCATCTAAAATAAATCCTTCACTCAAGCTTGATAGTTCCGAAAAGAGATTTCCAGAATCTTTTACCGCATCGAATGTATGTCCTTGTCTCGTGGTCATAGATTTTTTGGTTGAATCATAAATCATTCTGTATCCGTCTATTTTAGGTTGAACAAAACAAGGATATTTTACTTTTGATTTATGCTTGTTGAAATCCTGTGCTAGCATAGGAAGTTTGGGACCGGAACTTCGATTGTTAAAATTTTCAGTCACAAGCTCATCACTTTCTTCACCACGTCGATTGCGTCCTTGTTCCTCGGTTGTTTCCTCTTCTCTTGTCGAATATCTTTCTACGTCGTGTTTCTTATTCCATTTGCTTTGTGCTTCAAGTTTGGCTTGTGTAAAATGGGTCGTGGCGTTCGATTTGTTGAGATTTTTACCTTTGTCAAATTTTATTCTACTTTCGATTTTGTTTGTGTATCCATGCAAGGTAACAATTTCAGAATAGCTTTCAAATCTTTCTACCCTAATTTCCCATTCTTTGATCTTTCCGTCTTTTCTAGTTCCAAACAATTGTGGGAGTCGATAAACTTCTACAAGTTGAGGATTCATTTTAGTTTCAAAGTGAATATTTTAAGAAAATATTCATTTATTTATCCTATATTAATATACGATATGTGTGTTTTTGTTTACACTGCTGTATCATTCATAAATTTTCTGATTTACAAATCATAATACTCATACTCATCTCCGGGCCACAAGGTCCGGCTTCATCGCATTCACAATATGTGAAACCGGTTTTTAAATATAAGTTATTTTCCATTCCATAACGAATGCTCATATCGTCCAGTTTAATTTCATATCCTGAAACTTGTTTTTGCTTCATTTGATCATATGTATAACGAATCATTTCACGAATCAATTGTTGTGCTAACTTTTTTCCTCGATTATTTTCTGAAACGTAAATATAACCTACATTTACTTCCTCGGCTTCAGTGTCTATTGTAAACTGTATATAAGCTATTTTCTGAATGTGATCGATATTAAATTTGTCTTTCAGAAGATCATATTCTGAATAATAAATAAATGTGTCGTCGTTAAAATTTTGAATTATAGTTCTCATTTTGAAAACTAAAAATGAAATTGTTCCAAAAAACATTTTTATTAATATTCAATCAATAAATAGTCGATATTTTTTTAGCTATCGTTTTTTGATTGGGTCCCTGTCTTTTTTTCACTGGGTTGACTCTTATAAATCGTCCCGGATCAATGTTTTCAATTTGTTCTTTAGCGAGAGTACTTCTAAGAGACGGTATTTCCAGAACACTTGCTTTTTTTCCTGAAGGAAGATTGATATCGATTTTTTTGATTGTTTTTGCTTTATTTTTCTTAGTCGGTTTGATTACAATTTCTTTAATCAAAGGTTTTTTAATTGGTGAGAGATTAACTACTTCAACAGGTTTATCTAATGTGGCAAGTTTTTTAGGAACAGGAGAAATAATATTTTTCTTAGTCGGTTTGATTACAATTTCTTTAACCAAAGGTTTTTTAATTGGTGAGAGATTAACTACATCAACAGGTTTAGCTAATGTGGCAAGTTTTTTAGGAACAGGAGCAACAAAAGGCGCGACAGCCTTGATTGTTTGTACATCATTATTCAATTCTTGAATTACAATTGGATTCTTAATCTTGGGTATATTTTCTAGTTGTTGTTTAAGGGATAATCCTTGGAGTTTAGAAATAGAAACTCGTTTTTTGGAAACTCTTCTACCACCCCGTTTTGAAACAGGTTTGGGAGTTGTTTTCTTTTCTGATGGCTCCTTGACAGCTTTTGGTTTCTTTGCCTTTTTAGGCTTTTCTGATGGCTCCTTGACAGCTTTTGGTTTCTTTGCCTTGACAGCTTTTGCTGATGGCTCCTTGACAGCTTTTGGTTTCTTTGCCTTTTTAGCTTTTGCTGGAGAGCTAAAAAAGCCCTTGATTCGATCTAAAATTCCAGGTGAGTCCTTTTTCTTGGGGGTCGAATTTTTCTTCTTGCGGGTCGAATTTTTCTTCTTTGGTTCAGAAGGGACCACAATATCAGTTCCAGACTTGTTGAAAGGGTGTTTTGAAATCACAACTATGATTTCCGATTTCTTGAGTTGGGAATAATTTTTAATCCCAAGTTTTTTAGCTATTTTTTTCAAGTCGACAACACTTTTATTTTGAAGATCTTCCTTGGTTACAACAACCATTTTAAATCAAAAGAAAAATAGAAAAAATAAAATTTATTTTTTTCGAAATTTAATAGAATTTTAAAATTTGATTATTTTAAAATTCTTAATTTATTGGGTTGGTGATCATAAAAACAAATTCTTCAATTATTTGTATGTTTTTTAACTATTTAAACATACAGAGAAATTTTGTAAATTTTTAAATTTCATAAATTTAAAAACAAATTTTAAATGTTTCAACCATAATAAGATTTTATAATCAATTAAAATCTATAACGAGGTAACATATCAGATACTGTCCATTGCTCCATCAACTTGTCAACATTATCAAATTTCATTTGATATGCCCCTTTTTCGTCATACTTTTTTGAGACCTTTCCTGTATAAAAGAAGACAATTTGAGCAACACGAGATCCGACAACTAGTGGAATTTTACATTCTGAAAAGTTTGATATTTCCATCGTCCATCGATTTACATAACCTACATCCCCCCAACCCGCATCTTTGCAAATGGAGACCCCAACCCTTGTCATCGATGAGCGGGCCTTTATCATAGTTGTAATATTATTGTATCCTCCGATGAACTCATTTGTGTGTGCCAGAATAAGTTCTCCTGGTTCAAGTAAAATGTATTTCGTTCCCAAAGGAAGTTTCAATTTTTGTTGGTCGAGATCACTGTTTACGATCTTTGCATATTGAGGGGATCCCCAGTATTGATGGATGGATTCGTCGTCCCAAGGCAACAAGTATTCAGATTTGCAAGCTCTATAGTAATTAGGTCCAAGGGTCACGTCATATGAAGTATTTGACAAATTCTGTGGATGAAAGGGTTCGATGAATAAATTTTCTTTTTTTATCTCATTTTTGATCTGGATGTCCGAGAGAACGCCATAGTATTCGCTGAATTCGAGATTCATTTTTTTCAAATTGAATTCGATTGATTTTATGATTACATTTTTGATTTAAATGTATTAAAAATTCAAAAAAATAAATGAAATGAACTGGAATCAAATTTCGAACCATTTAGAATATTTATTAGAAAAGATTCAAAATAATCAATGCGAAAATGAATTTATGGTTGTAATACATACTTATTCGGGTTATTTACTTGGCGATCGAAATTTTATTGAAGAAGTCAAACAAAAGAGAATGACAAAGTTTGGTTTGTTATATAAAATCAAAGAAGACCTGATCGAACAAGCACGAGTAAATAATGCTGTTCTCCCACCACCCGCACCCGGACCCGCACCTGCGATCAATAATAACAATCATTATATAGCAGTACCAATTCACGTTGTTGAAGATTTCACTAGGGATCTCTGCAAAATTGTGTATAAGAAACAGGAATAATATGTTTTATCATTTACATTTTTGAAATGTAAATTATATGAATTCTATGGAAAAGTTTACATCATACCAGAGTATCTTCGAGCGGCTTGTTGGATGGCAGCTTGAGTTTGAGGTGACAATGATTTAAGCATCTTTTTGATTTGCATTCTTCGAGCGGGTGAAATTCGGGGGATCACTCGTTTAACGCGTCGCACTCGTCTGGTGGATCGTCGAGAGGGTCTTCTAGTTTTTCTTCGTCGCACTGCCATTGTTTTTGTTAGCGGAGAAAAAAAATTAAAAAGTTTTTTTTTTTAAAAATTTTCATCGATCGAAACCTTGAATTTTATAAAATAAAAAATCACAAAAACATAGACTGAAAAATAAAACAGGAATAAACTAAAACTAACTTTTACCCCCTTATTTATTATATCATCAGTCTGGACACCGATACTTTTCTTTGGCCTTGAGACAAAAAATTGATCATAATTTGAATGATGTCGACAGTAATTCTTGTCTTTGACTGGATTCATTTTGCACTTCTTTGGTTGGATGGTATAAGCCTTGCACCGATTCATATTCGATAATATTTTTTTAATTCTTCACTGTTTTTCTTTTTTTTTGAAGATTTTGAAATAAATCTACTCAAGTGATTGATGGCGATGAAGAAATTGGATTTTTAGCGTTTTCATATTTTGTAAGAAACAAATCAGGAAATATTATTGTACTCCTAACAATAATTACGTCCATTATTTTTATCATTGGGAATGTATTGTTATGGTTGGATTCTTGTGGCTATAAGGTATGGAATTACAATTGAATCTATGTTTTCATGTTGCAGAGGGCATAATTCAGTATCATTATTGTAGTATTTTTATTCTATCTATTTTTAAATTTAATAATTAAATAATTCAGTATCTAATCCATAAATAGTGATAACTATATAAAGCCGTTTTTCTCAGTTTAATTAACATTTTTCTTGCATTTCTAATCTTTGTTGCATATCTTGTCTTTTCGTAACATTTCCTCCAAAACAACTTTGGATTAGATGCTGTTTCTGGAAGATCATACCGCATCAAAACTTTGTCCATTTTCTCAATTTTCCTGCTTTCTAATTTATTCGAGTATCTATAATTATCTAGACATGTATTTAAAAAATCCTTTTTTTCTTGAGCCAGTGCTAGATCCTCGGGTGCCATCATACAATAAGGATTGCTACATGGTTGATTGATACAAGTCCAGCCATTCTTTTCCATATTTTCCATCATTAGGATTACATCAACATCATAACGCCAAATACAATCTTGAGTTGTCGATTCAGGATCACTCAAAAAACAATCTGATTTGCAGAACACTTTGTATTCTTTTCTGTAGATCTGATTTTGCAATTCCTTGACTGACTTAATTAATCCTACTTTTGGTAAAGGACAGGAATTAGGATAAAAATTGCCAACATATACTAACTGATCTACATCAAACACCATTCCTATTTTCTCCAATACATCATTTTCAGATGTTTCATCATTTTCAGACGTTTCATCATTTTCATAAAAATAGGATGTGAATTTGACAATAAAACTGATGGGATAGGTTTGATCATATTGCGTCTTTTCTTTTCCAGAATTTAAATCAACATCTTGAGATATCAATATTTTGACGTGACGGAATTTATTGTCAATAAATATATTTGAGAAATTATAAGCACCAATATAGTCATCGATAATCTGAATATGATAGACTCTCTTTAACGACGACAGACAACTTTCGAGTTTAAGATAGCTGCAGTAAACTTCATATACGATAGGCATTATATTTGCAATTTCTTCTCTGACACAAGGCCCATAAATAAATGAACCACTATATTTTAATATCTTTGCCTTTACGTGATTTCTCATATCGATCTCCTTACAAAGCACTTGATCCAATTCCTCAAAAATGGATTCTCTTGTTGCAATAAATTTTCTGTATCCGATTGGATTCTCTTCGCATATTTTCTTCAAACATTGATATTGTAAACTTGGTATTCTTTTATTCATTTTAATTTTTAAAAATAGAATTTATTAAATAATAAATCTTACAAAATTATTTGAGTTATTGAAATGGAGTTAACGCCGCCGCATAGAACACAAAAGAACAAAAAAAAGATCAATAATAATAACTCTCCTAGTAATTTTATAACTCTCTATTCATCATCAAATCAATATGTCTACAACAAAAGAAACCCAATCGGGGAAGGATTCAGTGCATCTCTGTACAAAGCGTTAAACAATCAAAACCAAAATGTTGCTTTAAAAATTTTCGACATTCAATCTGATTTTATGAATGAAATAAACTGTTATAAAGAGATTATAAAAAATAATTTATGCAGTAAGAATTTAATTTGTATGATAGATCATTTTATTTCAAATGATGAATATGTAATTGTTCTTCCATATCTTGAAAATTATTTCGACCTAGATAAGGTAATTTCTTCCCTATCAGGATCTCAAATACAACATCTAATTGATTCATTGACGGATACTATAATTGCTCTTACCAAAGAAGAGATATACCATAATGATATAAACTTTTCAAATATTCTAGTACGACTCGATCCATTTGATGTTAAGCTTATCGATTTTGGAAACTGTAACATCAAAAATCAGAATCCGGATATTGAAAATGATTTGTTGAAATTAGAAAAGATAATCAAACAAATAAAAGTTGGTGATGTATTTACATTTTCAAATTAAAATGTGCGAAAACAAAAGTGAAGGATTTATAAATCAAACATTGGATCAGGAATTTACATTAACACCAGATCCAATTAATTTCAAATATATAGGACCCACTAGTTACCAGCAAACCTTATACCAAAGTGTATGTCGGATATGTTAAACATGTCAGCTGAAGATATTCGAAAAAAGACAGTCGATGATCTTTATCATCAAATTAAATTTGGGATTATTTCTACTCGAACTTTTTCAAAGTATGATTATAATACATCTTGTTTGAATAAACGCATTCTCGATGAGGTGCAAAAAAGACTAACAGATGAGGGTTTCGTTAGGAGTTATGAAACCAAAGAATCAAGAACTACCATTCATATCGAATGGTAAGTAAATACATTTTTGCAACTTTAATTCCTTGATCTTTTAACATTGGAACTGTTTTCTCAAATGTTTGTACAATGATATCTGGATTTAATCCTTTTTCTTGGATTTCTTTGATTATACAAATTTCAAATGAATGGTAATTAATCTCTTTTCAATTCGTTCAGATAAATTTGTATAAATATGATTTTGAAGGTTTTTTGTAAAAAAATAAAACTATTTCCTATTTTTTTATTTTTTAAAATGATTCGAATATCATCAAAAGGTAAAGAAGAGAGGAATGAAGGTAAAGAAGAGAGGAATGATTCTGATTCATCAAGTAAAAGAAGTATGTATAAACCAAAAGAAAATCCTCTAGAGTTTGCACTCACCTATAGAAAAAATACACAAAATAAGGTAATATTTATAGATATTTCTACTATTGAAGATTATGTGGATTATGTAAAAAACAACTTCAAATATATGATACCTCCTTCTGGAGAAGAGGGCAAATTATTGATCCCCGAAAGTTTAATTGAATATTTGTTGTACCATATTTTTAAAAAGGACATAGAAATATTTGAACATTTGCCTTTACATTCTTTGAATACAGTGGATACTGAATTCATAAATGATGTAGTCATAATACCTGAATCGGGAAATGTATATGAAATAGATGATAGAAAGACTGGAATATTGGTAGGAATAACAACGGATAATAAAAATAAATTGGTATTTTATTTTCCAGACGATTTTGGCGTCTCCATTAGCACATCGACGTATGATGATATTAGCCTTCCTTCCAAATCAAGAAAGTTTAGACTGGTGAAAGGACAAGAAAATTTCTATCTGCACCCAAACATTGTTTCACTTTTGAATACTGATTTACTCAATATGCAGAATCATAATAAATTGGAATTGGGAAAACAAATAAACAAAAATTTTAAATTATTTGCCGATGATGTCATCCGATGCACTCAGGATGATTCAATCATTCCGATTTCAAGAAATCTGTTGTCACGTCATAGTCCCTATTTCAAGACATATCTTTCACAAACAAAGTTCAAAAAGTTCAAAAATAATATAGTATTTCAAGGTAAGTGTTATTTAATAGAATACTATATCTACTACTTGCTCACTGGAGATTTGTTAAATCCTGAAATAGTTTTTAAAAATCTGGGCAAATTGATAGACTTTGCAAACTATATTGGTGATATAGAATATCTAGATTTTATATATCGTTCCGCTCTTGATTTTTATGGAAATCAAAAAGAAATTGATGAATTTGTAGGATCAGTTTTGAATATGCCACCTGAAATGGTTGAGTGGTGGTTGGACGAAGAATATACTAAATATAATAATAGAGTAGTAGAATTATATAATTTTAGAAATGCAAAACCATCAGATTTAACACGAATAATAACATATGACGGAGTTATAAATGTTAATCAATTTGAAAAATTTGAATTAGCTTCACAAAGTCCTTATTTTTGCAATTTGTTTATTAAAAATCAAAATGTGAATGAAATCAAAGTTCCCTTTACAAAAAGACTTGTCAAACTTTATCAAAAATATTTATTAAATGATCCAAAAACAGAATTAAGCAATTTGATTAACAATACAGAAAAGAAATATATTATTACAAATATATGGGAAGTGTTACAATTTGCACAAGAGATAAAAGATTATGGCTTTTTAAGATCATCAATTATGTTCTTTTTAGAGGAACCCAATGCACCATTAAATGTCAAACAAGAAATCAACGAATATTTATTAAAGTTCAAAAAGAAAAAGGCAAAGAAAACAAGTAAGGATGGTTCTACAAAACTTAAACTTCCATAAAAAATTTATCAAATAATCACTTAATCTTTATTTTGATATATCTATAATATCATTTATCATATCACTTTTATGACCAATAAACCAATCTCTTCCATGAACAAGTTTATATTTATCTGTAAATACTTTGATTGTCATAAGTTCGGCTAATCTGGGCGTTGTTATTTTATATTTGTAAACAAGACTTATATCACCTTGATATTCTTTCATTCTTTCCTTTACTTGCCTGTAGGTAAATCTAATTTTGTAAATTTTAAATGAATCTAATGTTGTTAAATGCAACGAACCGCAATCTCGGTGGTCAGATCCGGATCTGCTCAGAGGTGTGAATGAATCTTGGTAAATTTTTGATTCCTCTTGACTTATTTCTTTTCTCAAAAAATAAATATATCCTTTCTTTTTTGAATCGTAATTATTTTCATTCTCAATTGCGACCATATCTGAATTTTCCATTTAAATTTATAAGTTAATTTAAAACCTGGTAGATTATATGACACATTTTGATTTTTTGTATTTATAAAAAATCAGAAATAATTTTCAGTCTGATTTTGAGACGAAATTTAAAAATGATTTCAAGAGATTCTTATTAAATGTAGCTTTGTTTGTTTTACGATTTGTTCAAGGAGTTTTATAACACGTCAATTATTTGAATGAATGCTTTTCTTATCAAAGACCAAAGATTCCAATTTCTAATATGGAAAATTGGTTTGTCAATCTTGATGAAAATATTTTCAAATCGTTTTCAAATCAAAAACGGACTGGGTTATCTGACGATTCAAATCATATCACAATATCATTCAGGAATACAATGATTTTAAATCATCCAAGGATTAATAAATATATATCAAAAAGGAGTCATTTAATAACAAAAATAAATATGTTTACTGACTGTTAATGTAAGTGACGTCTTATGATATTTAAAGAATGATTGATGAATAGAAATAATGCCCGGAATTAAAGGTATTTTAATGAAACATGAAGGAAAGAAGATTGACAAAGATTTGACAAAACAAATTCTTGATCAAATTCATCGTTTATTTGAAACTCAAGATGACAATTATTTTTGCTACAATTGCTCAACTTGTCTTGGAAGAGATTGTCCAGATGGTATGGCATGTGGAGAATGTTGTGAAATTGGATTTTATTGTGATGAATGTGCTGAAAAACAAGACTTCAAATGTTTTTGTGGTAGACATTTGAATTAACATTTTATATCTTTCTAATATAAAATGGAAGAAGATTGTAAAGGATATCTTTTTTCGAAAACAAAATATTCCGATACCGTTCTTGAAGAAGTATTATCTAAATTAATGAGAGCAGATCCAGATTCAAAGTTTTCAAATTGTAAATGCTTTTATTGCAGAAGAATTTAAGACAGACAGAGACGAAGATCAGGTCAAAGATGATATTTTAAAATTCAAAGAGCTGTTTGGCGATCTTCGTCCCCTTCCCAAAAGGGATACAAATAATTACGATTGATGATTGTGGAAAGAAAAAAACAAGCAAAAAACTACATTTATTTATTTGGTTTGATAACATAAATAAAGATAAGCTGAATTTAAAGATCGAAAAAATAATGATATTTCTCAAGAAAGATTCAAATAGTTTTTGAATCATCCGATTTTAAGCAGTGTTTTCAAATATGGATTGAAAAAGATTAAAAATTTGTCTACAGAAAAGATTAAAAAATTTGCAAAAACCTACTATCCAGATTAGGATTATCTAAACAATCGGAAAACTATTCTATGGTGGAATTCTAATTTATAATATTCATTTACGTTTTCATATTAATTTTCTTTTAATTTTTTTGAAAACCGATCCCAATCGTCTTTGATGCTTGGGTTCATTGGTCAACAGCTTGTCGAAAATAGTTTGGAGTGTTTCAACTTCTTGTTCTCCAAGGAAAAGATGTTCTGTACTCTTTAACGTAAAGTCATTAATATACCCTTGGATAACTTTTGAATATTGCTGTTTTGAATCACGTAAATAAATGGTAACTTGGTGAGAATCGTCAGATATATTTTGTTCATATACAATAAATAAAATATACTCATTGAGGATTTCAATGAGATCCATTTCAACTTTTACATACATGATTTTCAATGATGTATGCTATTCTCTAAGTGTTCGCCTTTTTATTGAATACCTTTCCGATGTCCTCTTGCTGTCTGTTTGCATATATTTACGCAGTCCAACGATTTAAACGAAGTTGTATTACCTTTTTGAATCTCTGATAATCGAAACCGACTTCATAAAACAAAGTTTCCAGTGCATGATCAGTAGACTTATTCAAAAGTTGTTCATGAATAAGTTCAGCATATCCATCTAAGGTTCGATCTTCATCTATCCCTGTGTACATTTCATCTTCTCCTCCCACGAAATCGTCAAAAACTTCTGCAATAAAAGTTGAGAGAACAAATCCATTCATTGGAGGATAAGTATGAGACAGATTCCATTTTTGATCTTTCAAAAAAATACCAATGTCGATGATTTTCAAAATATCAACCGGACTGATTTTCATCATGCGGATAAAATGTATAATGTCATAATCATTACTAAAATAGGTGCATTCTGGATAATCGTAAACGACAGCATAGTAATATTTACAATTATGAGTAATAGTTTGAATCAGATTGAATTGTTCAACGATAAATTGACGAGTTGTGTTTGTTTCATGAATAAAGATATCGATTAAAATATGATTCAAAGATAAAAACAATTGAACAAATTCAAATCCGTCCGTATCATCAATATCTTCAACTTGTCGATGGAGAGTCTTTGTATTATAAATACATTTTGATGACTTTTCGGCAACTTTCCACAATTCCAAAAGATATCCAAAGATGTTCAAAATGATTTCCTTTTTCACGGCTTCGTCCAAACCCAGAAATGCTTGAACAAAAAAATCAAATGGTATAACGATTTCGTATTCTTTCTTTTGCAGATCAAATTTAAAATGTACGGTCGAATACATTTTGTGAACGGAAACAATTCCTGGATGACTAGATTTGAAATGTAAATCCTGGATGGAGATCTTTTTTAATCGTTCAAAGTATGCATCTACTAATTCTTTGTAATATCTGTTTGCAGGAAAATATTCATCTGTGAGTATCGTATGAACATCATTGATGTATAAATAATCATCAATTAGTTTGTTTGCTAAAATCTTTCTTCTTACACTATCATCATAAAATCTTTTGCTTGTCAATCCAATGCTCAAAAGTTCTCTGATACCAAGATACGCATAAATCAAATGGATATGATCTTTTGGGCTCAATGATAGAAAATCCATTGTATTAATTTTTAAATCTTGTTTACTCGATATTTCTTATTTCATTTGTCAATAAATATGAAAGTCCAAGAAAAAGCACAAATAAGTTAACTGCAGATGATTTCAAATGGACAAAAACTGCAGATATATTTTTGAAAATCATTATAGAGAATTGTGTATTGGATGGATCCTTGTGTATTGGAAATCAAACAATCCAGCGGTAAGAAAGTGAATACTATATTTATTTTCAAAATAAATATATTTAATATTTTTGTTTTTAGAAATTGTAATTTTCAAGAAGGAACGCGAAGGCTAAATCTTTGGGATTATTAATCATTTCATTGGTCATGGAGGTCATCCAAGTTTGTGTTTCTGTATCAAACCAATTCCAATCTTGGTAGAGTGTAAACATCATCTTTGCCATGTATGGATAAAATTGTTTCAATGATTCAATCAATGGTCGATAATGAGGTCTCGAGTTAACAGCTTCCTGAACCAAATATCCAAAAAAATTATTGAGCGATTGATTGAGGTTTTGATCGTTTTTTGGAAAATCGATTTTTATAATTTCCTCGAAATAAGGAAAATAGGAGTCAGGATCTTTTTCTATTCCCGTTGCTAAGACTTCAAAAATAATATATGAATCTAACTTCAAATGATGAAAATCAAAATTAAGATAATTTCTGATTAGTTTAGGATCGATTTTGGCATCTACAATTTGGTGAACTAAAAATTCAATTCTATATATAGGACGAGCTCCACCAGTTGTGAAATCAATCATTGTATCTAATGCATTCTCTTCATCAAATTTAACTACCTGTTTGTAAACTTTATAAAATAAACCAAAATCCATTCGGTCGACGTGATTCAAAATTGGGTTTAGATGTGGTCCATAAATGAATCCACAGTCAAAATACATTTTGATAAATTGTGTGCACAAACATCTTTCATTCTGACCACAGAAAAAATTTTCACATTCTTTCGGGAGGTTTTCCAGTATCGCTTGATCAGAAACTCCTCCATATTTCATTAAATTGATAAAAGGCTCAAGATCATTAAAGTTCTGAATACTTTGAGGGGTGTATACCATTTTTTTGGCAAATATTCTTAACTTTTGTTTCAAACCTGGTATGTAAGTATTCCTTAGAAACTTAGTTCGGGTACGAGGGTCCAAATTCATCAAGATGATAATAGTAGAGTCGTTCAACATTTTGAAATCAATTATTCATAATTTTTTTAAAATGTAAATATTTGAATTTTCTTGTTTTTTCTTTCTTCGCGTTTCTTGCTCTGGATACAAATTTTGAGTATAATCTTAAATGATCAAGGTTAAACTTTGTGCAACAATTAATAAATTATTTTTTGTAAGATTGGCATCAATAATTGTTCATCATCCAAATTCTTAAATATTGAAGAAATTTAGAGTTTGAAATAAGTTTTAAAATAATTTATTAAAGTGAAATGGGTCTTGATATGTATATATTACTTTACAACAAGGTCGAAGGTTGGACTGAAAAAGAATACAATGAAATTTCGAATTTAGTTTGTCGATTAGACATCAATCAATACGATAACGATCCTCTCAAAGTTAACCTTTCTTCTTTGTCAATAGATAAGACCGGAGTTGAGAACCTTTCTGTTCATAAAAGAGGAGAGTGTGTTCACTGGTTTGATGTTTGTCAACAGGTTGGTTATTGGAGAAAATCCAACCATATTCATCGTTGGTTTGTAAAGAATGTCCAAAAAGGCGTGGATGATTGTGGATATTATTTTGTATCCATCGATCAATTATCTAAACTTTTGGATATCTGTGAAAGAGTTTTGGATAATTTTATAGATGCCCCCAAACTTCTTCCGAATCAATCGGGTTTCTTTTTCGGTAATACAAAATACAATGAAGATTATTTAGATGATGTAAAAAAAACAAAGAACATTATTTTGTCTTTGGAAGAATTAGAATTGGATCATAAGGTTTTAATTTATCATTCAAGTTGGTAGATTTATTATTTCTATTATATTTAATAGAAATATTTTAGAATTAATACAAGTAATATTTATCAGCTTCGAAAATATGTTGGGTTCGATCTTTCAACTTGCCAATAATTTTACAACCGACCCACTTCGAGATCAAGATTTCCTTCCATAAGGTCATTTAAAAAATTTTGATACTCTTTGATTTATAAATTTAAATTGACAAATTCCAAACTTATAAACTCAGGTATGGACAAAACCTTCTGCAGTCCTTTCATTCTTTTTTCAATCGATGAACCTTTTTCCTTTCTCGACAAAAACTTCCAGCGCCATTCAAATTTGAGAACCAAGCGTTTATCCTCACCAAAACCTCTTACATATCCATAAACTTTCCAGGGTCTACATTTATATGTATATATAGCCCCTCCACAACATAAACCATTGTGTTGTTTGAGTCTCCGTGTTAGATCGTTTGTAATCCCAATATATGTCATAGAATTTGTAATTTCAGATACAAGCATATAACAAACGTAGGCCATTTTGAATAAATTGATTAAATTTAAATGTGAATGATTTTGGTAGTAATAGCTTACCTTGTCATTGATGATGACACTCTGAACCATGGAGTGTGTTTGAGAAGAAGCCGTTTGAAACTGTTGTTAATAATATACGGATTGGATTAGAAAAAAAGAGATCAAATAATTGTTTATTTGAAGAATTAATTTATAGATAACTGGATTGAATTTTAGAATTGGGACGTTAAAGATTTTAGTCTCTAAATTTGAAAATATCAAGACTATTATTTTAAATTAAATTAACTTAAAATATCAATAGTATATCAGCCTTCATCCGTTTTATCCTCATCAAATAATTTATTTAAATTTACAATTGCTCCCCCTTCGAACTTTTTGTCAAATTTTTTGTAATTCAATATAGGGTTTGGATTCTGTAATATTCTTTTTTTATTTACTAAAAGGGTTTTCCTAATATTTGGGAAAGATAGGCTATTTTATCTTCATCAAAATACGCGATGGGGTTTTTGATATTGGTCCTAATATTTGGGAAAGATAGGCTATTTTATCTTCATCAAAATATGAGATGGGGTTATTGATCTTGAACATATAATCCACAATTCTATCTAGGGGGTATTTTCCACTGATAAAGTTAAGTTCAAATTTTTCGTTATTGTTAAGAAGTGCCGCGACCACATCTATTACAATGGAAATTCTATCAATTAATTTTTTATCTTGTATATTTAAAACTTGATTTAATTCTTTTCTGTCTTTTAGATCTTTTAATATATCAGTTATCTGATTAATAAATAGTTGTCCTTTATCTGATAATTGGCTTAAAGGACTATCAGGAACAGGTTTATGTAAAGCTGCACCCTTATAACTTTTTATTATATTTATCAATTCCTCTTGTTTTAATTTCAAATTTACTGTATCAGTACTACTAGATTTAGATGGCTTCGATGGCTTCTTGCTCTTGCCTAATGTGGACCGTTGTAATGTAGTATCAAATGTAGGAACTTGGTTCTCATCAATTTTGGGATCTGTGGGGTTCTTCCTCTTGCCTAATGTGGACCGTTGTAATGTAGTATCAAATGAAGGAACTTGGTTTGATAATAGGTTCTCATCAAACCAAGGTAATGGAGCTAGGTTCTCATCAAACCAAGGTAATGGAGCTAGGTTCTCATCAATTTTGGGAAATCGCTCTTGTATTTGCTCTTGTTGTTTTTTGGGAGCTACTTTTTGTAGGGGATCGATTTGAAATATTACATCTAAAAAATCATCAAAATCATCTGCCATTTTATATTTATCAAATATTTTTTTCTCAATTTTTTATCAACATACAGGTTTCGAAAATACATCATTTATATGTTCTCGAGGACAGTTTCGAATATTTTGAGCGCCACGACCCCATTCCAGATGAAGGAAGAAACAATCAATTCTATAAATACAAAAATTATATATGAATTGGATGACGCTCGAAAAGCGATAAAAGATTTAGTCTCAGTCGTATTAGCCCTCATCAAATTTACTATCTCTCTAAATTGATTGTTTTTGGGAAACTTATTAGGAATCGCATTCACAAGTGCTACTTTGCTCTCAAGATATAAAAGTAAAATTTTGAACCCCGCTACTAATAAATCTTGATCATTCCCTTGTTTATAAATTTTTAATGCTTGTGAATTATTACATTATCTAGCAAAGTCGCACCAGTAACTGGATTATAGGTTTGTAATTCTTCTGGATCAAGGTATTCAACCAATTCGTACATTCTAATTTGAGGCTGATTTTCGTCTACTATGATGTCATGTATTTCTTTGATTAATAATTACTTAATCATATATATTACGTTTGAAAAATGGGATTGGATATGTATTTCGAAAAATCCACAAAGGTGGAAGAATGGGAACCGAAAGATTATATCAAGGCAAATAATTTCATTAATGAAATCAATGCTTCGAATCTTCAATTCGATCCCAAAAAAATACAATTGGATCATGATGTCTATCCAAGTCATTTAGATATAAAAGTAAAAATGATCAATGAGACCCAAGGATATTTTTATATTCTCAAACAAGTAGGATATCTCCGTAAAGCCAATCAGATCCACAATTGGTTAGTAAAGAACATCCAAGATGGAATTGATCAATGTCAAAGTGTGGTATTTACCAAAACTAAAATTATTCAACTACAGACAACTTGTCATGTAGTTCTTGAAAACTTTCTCGTCGCTCCAGAAAAACTTCCAACCAAAAATGGATTCTTTTTCGGTTCATCTGAATATAATTTTCAATATTTGGAAGATGTTAAAGATGCATATCAAATTTGTAACGAAATATTAAGCACGACTGATTTCGAAAAAGAGATCATTATATATCATTCTAGTTGGTAGAAATTAAATAAAATCAGCTCCAAGAACTACTAAAAGAGGTCTTTTCACAAACAAAAATTGGCAGAGATGATTTGGAAATATATAATGACCCAAGACGTAAACGATCAAGACATACATCATCCGAAGAATTGGAGCGTGAGTGACTTTTCATATTTGTAAGACAACTTGATAGAAAAATAATAATAAGATCTTCAATGATCTCAATTGATTCATTTTGTATAAATGCTATACAAAATGCGTTTAATTTATTCCAAATATCCAACAAGAACTATTGACTTTTTAGGCTCAATTATAACAGATTCGTTAGAGTCATTTAATAATGTAACAGAGACTACCTTCAACCCTGTATTTCCAGTTGTTGATGTATTTCCAGTAGGTGTTGTATTTCCAGTTGTTGTTGTTGTATTTCCAGTAGTTGTTGTTGTATTTCCAGTTGTTGTTGTATTTCCAGTTGTTGTTGTTGTATTTCCAGTAGGTACATTTCCCGTTGATGTATTTCCAGTAGGTGTATTTCCAGTAGGTGTATTTACTCCGGATGTGCCGCCTGGAGGCACGAATTCTCGTTCGTTGACAGCATTTACGTTTTGTGTTATATTTCCTGGTTTGAAACCTGTGATGGTTTTACCTTTGTTAGACATTAATCTTCTCGTGGCTGTGCCGATCAACGAATCTTGAGATTTCAGATCTTTTACATCAGAAACAATATCCCAGAACAATACTCCTCCAAGTCCTTGCGAAAGAGCGAAATCTACTTTCTGTGTCGTGGTAGTTGGGTTATCGTATGTCCAAAGTTGATTTGTGGAATCCTTTCCCCACGCTGACAGAGTTGTATTGCTGTCGAAGTTTTGGAACGCTCCTGATTTTATTGCTGAATTTATTGATCTCCAACTTGTGTTACCATTTTCTGAATACTCGGCTGGGTCTAGAGAACTTGCAGGTCCCAATCCTTTTCCGAATATAGTTGTGGATGGGGTTGATTTCCATCCTCTTCCATAGCTTGGGATTCCGAATATTACTTTTGATGGATCTATTCCCAAAGAGAGAGTATTGGATACAGCATCTGCCCCACAAAATCCTTGGGGCAATGATGTATCATTCGGATCAATGTAAACTCCTGAATGAAACGATGTGTCATTTGTCCACGAACCCGTGAAATCGTATGTCATTATACCGAGCCAATCGACATCATGAATTATATTTTTGTGTTGTTTGATAACCAACGGGTCGGCTCCATATGTGACACTGATTTCTAAATATTTATTTGGGGAAGCCAAATCGAGAGCCTTTCTTAATTCCTTGATGAAAAGTGTTTGTGTTTGTTCGTCTGGAATACCTCCATAATTTATATAGTTGTACCCGATTCCTTGTCTTCCAGGATATTCCCAATCAAGATTAAGTCCGTCGAGATTGTTTTCTATCAACATTCTCACGATAGAATCAACGTGATTTTTTCTCAGAACAGGATCAGACATTTTAGAGAAAATCCAAGATAATGACCATCCACCATCTGCAACATGAATTTTTAGATGAGGGTATTTCTGCTTCAGCTCCACAAAAGCAGGGATCACACCTTTACTCGAAGAGCCTGGAAGAGTCATTCCAAAATCCGCCCATTCATCGTGACTTACCATATGCAATTCAGGTTTGATGGGTGGTTTGTGTGTTTGGTAAACTTGTTCGGGAATTGGAAATTGCCAATTATCTTTCAGTATTTTATAGTCTTGTTCATTAGGATTCGGACACAAGAAAGAAATAATAATATCCGTGATGAGTGATCCGTCTACTTCTGAAGGGTAATATTTTCTTCCATATACTGCATAATTTGGATAGTAAACGATGGATCGTTTCCCTCCCATAGATTCAAGAAATGCTTGTCTTGATGTCTGAGGTGTGCTTGGGACCGGTGAGCTTGGGACCGGTGAGCTTGGGACTTGTGTGGATGATAAGCTGACAGTTGATTCCACACCTGAAAATTGTGAAATTGGATCTGTGTCTATCAATTTAAGTTGTGCAGAAGATCCGGAATAATTGAACGGAGAAGATAAAACCATACCTGGATTAAGAGATTTTGAAGTTGACCAAAATGGAGATGATATTTCAGTTGTTGTGTTGATCTGACCACCTTTCAAAGAGAAATCAGAAATAGATGTCAGAGAAAAATTAGTCGGCACAAAAACTACCTTCCAGTTTAATACTGGTGAAGTTCCAATGTTTTTGACAATTATTGTCCCTTGTCCTCCGGAACCCCAAGAAGATGAAATACTAAATTGTACATTCAAAGACATTTTAGTTGTTTCTTTTTTTTCTTTAAAATATTAAAAAATTTCAACTGAGGTATATTTTTAATGACATAAGGTTAACATCTAACCCCATTTTCTCTACTTGTGCTTCCAAACTTAGAAATAACGGAAAATCCTGATTCTTCAATGTACGTCTAAATGCAATAGATTGTTTGTATCTATCTTATTAGCGATTTCTAATTTGTATGCACTAACAGAAATATTATTCTAATAAACATTCTATGTCTACGATATCTACACAAAGTAAAATTATAATTAAATTCATTATAATTTTAATATACCATAATTGGATATCTTCTTAGATCTAGAATGATAGGATGTTTTTCTAGATCATATCGAAAGAATTCAGAGAAACCAAGTATACGATGACAAAGTAGATTGGAAAAATACATCTAGAGAGAAGCACAAAAGTGAAAGACTAAGCACCTTTTTATGTAATCCAATGTTGGTCCTTATGGTTCAGTATGTTCTCTAGTGAATAAATTTAAGGTGGAACGAGAATTTCCCAAATTATAATTTGAAAGGGTTTTGTGTTAGAACCCGTCAAACCAGTAGTAGCAGCTTGAGAAAAAGTACCACCTAGTGCATTGGCACTATACCTCCAATTTAAAGTATCATTAGTACCTAATTGAAGTACATTAAAATCTTGACAATCAAATGCTGAACCCAAATTTAAAGTATATCTTGCTTGAGAAATAGGACTTGAATTTCTATTAAGTTCTATACCAAAAGTTACGGCATTAGTTGTGTTAACATAAGCAGCAGAAGTATGAATCATAAAAAATCTTCCCGTTGGCCCAGTATATCTTACTAAATTTGGTGGCGTTATTGAGAATCCATTCGATAATATAGGTATATAATTAGTTCCTGACGCTCCATCAAAAAAATCTAAGCTAACACCCGTATTGGCGACAGTTACACCCGTATACGGGAATAAAGATACTATTCTGTTGCATGCGAATACTTGTTGGTCCCGTAGTCCTGTGGGTCCTGTGGGTCCTGTTGGTCCTTGTGGTCCTGTTGTTCCAATACCTGTTGGTCCTTGTGCTCCTTGTGCTCCTGTTGATCCTGTTGGTCCTTGTGGTCCTGTTGGTCCTTGTGGTCCTGTTGGTCCTTGTGGTCCTGTTGGTCCAGTATTTCCTTGCGAACCAGTGGGTCCTGTTGGTCCTTGTGGTCCTGTTGTTCCAATACCTGTTGGTCCTGTGGGTCCAGTATTTCCTTGCGAACCAGTGGGTCCTGTTGGTCCTTGTGGTCCTGTTGTTCCAATACCTGTGGGTCCAGTATTTCCTTGTGAACCAGTGGGTCCTGTTGGTCCTGTTGGTCCTGTTGTTCCAATACCTGTGGGTCCTGTATTTCCTTGTGAACCAGTGGGTCCTTGTGATCCTGTTGGTCCTGTTGCACCCATGCACAGATTCTGAGTCCCCAGATTCAAACATCCACTAGAATCTACCCATAAAGTAGATCCACTAAAAATACCACTATTAGGATTGGATATGTTTGGTTCAAATACAATACCCCCGCTTATATTTATAGTGCAATCAGAAGTGTCAAATGTCATGCAAGGATTTCCTTTGATTACATCATTTTCTACCCAAAGAATCGCATTTTCTGGGAGTCCAGAAATATCAAATCCAGGGCCAGGAGGACCCGCTGGCCCTGGAGGTCCTCTGGGACCTCGAGGTCCTTGTATGTTTTGAAAATTTGAGCAAAAAGGGGAAATAAAATATTTGGAATTCATTTATTTTATTATGATAGAATAAAAAAGTTTAAGAACCTTTCGTTTTAATCGAATTTATAAATCAATTAAATCTACTTTGGAGAGGAAACCACAAGATCTTAAAATTTATATATATAATATACAAATTATGCAACAGGTACGAGAATTGACGACCACCACTAACGGACCAGAAGTATTAGACTGTCGTCTAGATCTAGAACAACTCAATGTCGTAAACTTGATCAAAAAAAATAAATCTATTTCTGTCAATGCTGTATTCGGAAGCGGAAAAACCACAACTATGATTGAGGCAGTAAAATGTAATATAAATAAGAAATGCATATTAGTAACATACAATACTCATTTGAAAAATGAAGTCAAACGAAAAGTTATAGACGCAGATATCGATTTAGAAGTTTACACTTATCATTCTTTGTCGATGAAGTTCTTTGGATTCGGAAAGAACGACGAAGAACTTCAATTACAGATCGACACTCCACCAAAAATAAATCTTCCCGCTATCGATGTATTATTTATCGATGAAATACAAGATATGACATTGTTATTATATACCTTTATTCAAAAATTTATTCATTATCTTCCCATTTCACCTCAAATTGTCATTTGTGGAGATCATTTACAAGGTGTTTACCAATTCAAAGGCGCTGATAAACGATTTCTAACACTTGGTTCTTCCATCTTTCAAATAGACTTTGTAGAATGTCAAATGAAAACATCCTATCGACTTACGAACCCTATGGGATGGTTTATCAACGAATGTATCTACGGACAACAAATTCTAAAAACCGTAAAAGAAGGTCTGCCGATTTTGTTTTTCCATCAATCAATGTTTACAGCCGTCAGATCCATCATACAAGTTTTGAAAGAAAAGCCAAATTTGCTCCCACAAGATATATTTGTTTTGGCACCATCCCTCAAATGCGGCAAAAGAGCACCATTAAAAATTCTTGAAAATATGATTTACGAAAAACTCGGCTTTCCCATTTACTACTGCACAATGGAAGAACGAGAACTAAACGACGAAGTCATCCAAGGTAAGGTTGTATTTAGCACTTTTCATCAAAGTAAAGGAAGAGAAAGAAAGATTGTCATCGTTTTTGGATTCGATGAAAGCTACTATCAATTTTATGCAAAAGACGAAATCAAGGATCAATGTCCATCTACACTGATTGTTGCTTTGTCAAGGGCAAAAGAAGAATTAATTATTGTGAAGGATGTAAACAAACGTCCTCTTCCATTTGTCAAAAAATCTATTTTAGAAATGTCAAACTTTCAAAATGAAATCAAAATTATAGGACAACTTTGCGAAGTTGAAATAAATGACAGAACCACAAATACGAAACCATTGAATTATAAGAAGATCAAGGTGACAGATCTTGTCAAGTATATTAAGATAGAATACCAATTGGTTATTTCTGATCTGAAAGATAAATTATTTTTCAAGAAATGTGAAAGTGTCGACCATGTGAATTTTAAAAGTTTTGTTGAATATGATTCATTGACGGAGGATATTAGTGATTTAATTGGTATACTTGTTCCTTCTATTTTTGAAGAAGAACAAACCGGAATTTCAAAAATGAAAGTAAATCTTATTGAAGGAATGAATGATCCCAATCTTTCAGAATTTGTAAGAGATAAGATTAAGAATGTAAAAATTGATTCCGTTGAAACGAATGATTTATTATATACAATAAAGGTCCACAAAGCATTAGATAAAGGTTTATATTCGCCGTTTCAAATCAGGGATAATTTGTGGATTTCAGAAGATGAGATTCAAAGAATTCTGAATAATATCCGTTATCATATCCAGGATAAACAGTTATTTGAATACGAATTGGACGAGGACACCATTCATCCTGTTTACTACAACCATCCCGATTTTGGAAAAATATTTGTCAGCGGGAGAATCGATAGTATGGATAAAAACTATGTTTGGGAATTCAAATGTGTAAAAGACTTAACCCTAGAACATTTTCTACAAGTTGTATGCTATCAATGGTTGTGGAATCTGATTCTGAAAGAACAGTTTCAGGACCGAATATTTCGATTATTGAATATTAGAACTGGAGAAATGTATGAAATGAAAAATGATCAAGTCCTAGTGAATGATATCATTCATTTATTGATGTTAAATAGATATGCGAAAAATATTATCATTTCCGATAAAGATTTTATCTCGAGCTGTTTATTTGCAAAGAAGCTGTCAAAGAGACAATGAATTCAAAAGATGATGAAGTCCAACCTAAAATAAATTACAAATAAATCTATTTTTAAAAAGTAGATTTATAAATTACCAAAAATTATTATTGAAATGGATCAAAAATACTTAATCGACTTATTTCTGAAGCTGGTCGTATTGATGAAATTGAAAACTCGGAACGAGATCCTCATTCTGAATCATTTCCAATTTTATTGCTTAATCAAATGAAAAACTCTGGGCGATGGCTCGGTCATCGTTCTGAATCAAAGAAGCTCTACTATTTTAACCCAAAGAATCCAATAAAAAAATTCGATGTCTATATCGACAAAAATCCAAAGGACACAATTCCAATTAAATATAAAAAAGTAAAAGACTTACAAGCTACCATTCGAAAATTAGAACGTCTATACAAAACAAAAAAATACCCCCACAAAAGAATTTGGCAAGTCGGAATGATCATCTATGTCCGCTTGCGTGTTCTTCAAAGAAAGAAACCGAAAGAATTTGCACTTGCCAAAAGGTATTTTAATTTTTTGAGAAAAAGAACTAAACTAAATGAAAGAGACAGATATAAATTCAAGTTTCATTCAGAGATGAATTCTAACTTGGATAGCGAGTCTCATTGAGAGTTGTAAGCTTGTTGAGTAATTTATGCGACATGCATATTTGTAAAAGTTGTTTATTTTTTAATAGACAACTTCATTTATTGAATCAATAATTACACTAATAATTCTTTATCTTTCGACTTTAACTTGAGTCGGATTTGTAAGGAGGCAGCCATCAATTCGTGAGACAAGACCTTATAGGAATAGGGTATCGATACCATTCCATACTTATTGTCCCCACATAAGGCACATACGGTATCCATATTGACTTTATTTACATTAGCAATGGTTCCACACTTTTTACAGAAGACAGTCTTGTATGCGTCCGAGTGATCGAACGTCTTTTCTCGAAGACAAGCGAATGCGCCTGCGGAAGCGATGGCATCTTTTTCCATTTCACCAAGTTTGAGACCTCCTTGGTTTGTTCTTCCGGCTGTCGGTTGGTGCGTTGTGAGTTTGACAGGACCTTTTGCTCTTTGTTGAATCTTGTCTTGGACGTGATGCTTAAGAGCTTGGTAGTAGCACGGACCGACGAATATTCGACTCTCATATTCTTCTCCAGTCATACCATTGATCATGGTTTCAGTTCCATATCTGTCATAACCATACATGGCAAGATTGTCGCAATATGTATTGAGTTCAAAGTGTCGGAATGCAGTCGCATTTACTGTCTCTCCTTTCATCAATGCAACCTTTGATGTCATGATTTCGACCAACTTTCCAATCGTCATTCTGGAAGGGATCGCGAGAGGATTTATGATCAAGTCAGGACGTATTCCAATCGAAGGTCCGGAATTGATCTGAGGCATATCTTCTTCAGGAAGAACAATTCCAACAGTTCCTTTCTGTGCATATCTAGATGCGAATTTGTCTCCGGCTCTTGGAATTCTTACTTCTCTTATCTTTACCATGACGATCTTTTGAGAATCTGTAGAAGTAGTTTTGAGCACCCGTTCGACTATTCCACTGTCTCCAACACCGACATATGTGGATGCATCGGTGACGTCTCCGTTAAAGTATTGCTTATACTTTCCAATCAAACAATCTCCCTGCTTCACTCTAGATCCTGGGATGATCACGCCATCTGCGTCCAAAGATGCGAGATTTGGAATGCCTTTCTTAATAGGTTTCCCCATCACTTCATTGTAATTCTTGCCACTGAGTTGAACACTTTTGTAAGTCAGAGTTCGCAGAATTCGGAATCGTCCTCGCTGTAATGCAGATCCGTTCACAATGATCGAATCTTCCTGATTGTAGCCTTTGAATGGCATAATTGCGACCATAACCGTTTCTCCGAATGGATTGTCATCTAATCCAATCATATTATACATTTGTGTCTTGAATACTGCAGGTGCTGCATAAACGAGAGACTTTAGGGATGTATCATATCTGTTGATTGCATTGGTGCTTTGAATTGCAAGTGCTGCTTTACCCATCGCAACTTGATAAGTATTTCGCGGCGCTTGTGACCGGTCGGGCATAGGAATGATCGAAGCAACCACACTGAGAATCGCATTTGGGTCCATTTCAGAATGGGTATACTTGGGTTTATTGAGAGCTTTATACGCTGGGTATAAATCCGTTTGTCTTTGTCCAGTTGTATTGACAATAGAGTTAATTTGTTCTCTTCTCTCAATAATATTCCAAATACTCTCAGCAATGATACAGTTTGTCTCTTGTTCTAAAGCATCAATATATTCGACAGCGCCATTCTTGAGCAATTCGTCAAACTTTGCCGTCCAGAGGTTCTTTTCGTCGATCACTAATCTTTCCGTCTCAGGGTTAACAACAAGTAAGGGTCGAGTAGGTCTTCCTCCGTCGCAGTAAACCCATAATATTCTTGGATTTTCATAGTAGACCATTACGTCTCGATCGATCAACTGAGTTCTTCTCGCATTCTTGAGAACGGCTTCGCAGATCTGTCCTTGACACCATCCAATAAACTTGCCGTTCAGGACAAATGCAGAATCGTAGCTAACATCCGATTTCATTTTGACAAGTTTGTTCTGAACAATATACCGAAGCAAAATTCCTTCGTCTCGCGGAATCGAAAGATAGCATCCAACGGCCATACCCTTGACAATACCGCATTGCTTTCCTTCTGGAGTTTCGATAGAGCAAATGTATCCGACTTGGGTTGGGTTGACTTCTCGCGCTTGTTCCTGACGACCTTTGTCGGATGTATCAGGACTGATTCTCAAGAGTTGCGAATACTTGGCGAGAAGATTTTCATTTTTCAGGATGTCCGTCATATTCTCTTTCAGAATGCTTCCTGAGATGCCCCATTGTCCAGGAGTAAATGAATCGATAAACGTAGTCTTGATGAGATTGGATGGAAGTTGTTGGACTGCACCCATTAAATTGAACGTTTGTTGTTGATTGATTGTAACCGTGGATAAGTATGAGATCAAGTTATTGACCATCATCATTGACCAGATTTGATTGAACAAGTGTTCCATAGCAGGACCTGCGGAAACTACACGCTTGTTTCCCCAGCAATCACGAGAATTCCCAGATCTCAAGTTATTCAAAAATTCTGAATACTTGGCACACATGATAGACAACATTTGTAATTTGGCATCGTATCTTTTTGACTTGTCCGTGTAAGGTTGACCTTCGATTTGTTTGAAGAGGACTTCAGATATCGTTTCTTGATAATATTCCTTTTGTTTGTCGGTTGGCATCTTTTCGACTTCAGGAGGCATTCTGATTACCCCTTTCAGAATAGCAAGGAGGTCTGTATTCTTTTTATATTCGACTTCAAATCGATTCAAGAACGTCATAATTTTGGATTGACTGGACGATTTTTGATCAACAAAATGCAGAATCATTTGCTTTGCCGTCTCTGAATTTTTTCCAAACAATTCGAAGACGTAAAAGATGTTCAGGTAAGTGTCCATTATAAATCTGTCGAGACGGAGAATCAATGCTCGTGTTTTCAGATCATAGTAGATGTTTACCACTGTCGTCTTTTTTGAGTCGTATCGAATACCTGCGGTATAAACTTTAGGTTCTATCATTTTAGGATCTATGTCGATGGTTGGGATGGCTGTGAATCGACAAATATTACGATTCAGTTCTCGCTTCTTGGATTTTAGGTTAACTGACTGTTCAAACTTGCCGGTTGCAGACTTTTTATTTTTTTCTTGAAAGATAAAGGGACGATTGTATCTTAGCTTTTCGTGTTGAAGGACAACCTTTTCTGCACCCTCGATGATAAAGTATCCAAATGGATCATATTGACATTCTCTTTTTTCCACAAGTTGTCGTGCATCGAGACCGTAAAGATTACAATATTTAGAACCAAGCATCACTGGGATTTCACCAAGATTAAAGTTGATCTTTTCAACCTTTCTTGATTCATCCTTGGGTGTAAAGACAATCTTACATTTGAGCGACACAGTATAAGATGTTTTGTTTCTTCGACACATATAGGGAAAGATGAGTATCCTCTTCTCGGTCTTGTCTGATGGATCGATCATTGAAGGCTTCATGACCATTACCTCCTCAAAAGTGATGGTTCCCAAAGAAAAGGAAATGCTCGACTTTTGAATTCTTCTTGGCAACTGGACATCAATAAAGTGGTCAAACGCTTGAATCATTGGTTTAATTAATCCCTCATATTGTAAATACTCTTTCAACAAATGTCCTTCGGTATCTGTTTTAATCTCACCTGGTGCTTCGCTCTTGTCATAGACAGTAGATACTGCCCTGGTAATACATTCTGGCATGGGTATGTCCACAACACTGAGTTTTTCGACGTTATTTCTTAATTGAGTCTTGATCAACGACTCGAATCGATTTTCAAGAGCCCGTAATTCAAGATTTAAATTCTTATTAGATTCCATTTTAAATACCAACAAATTCTTTGCAATTTTAAAAATCAAGCAAAAAATAAAATGGAATGACAGTTTTGATATTCAATATCTTATTTGATATTGGATATATTTATTTATTGATTGGACGAGTCGTATTATTATTCGTTCATTGCTTCATATTTTGCATTCAATTTTCGAGCTTCTTTGAATACATCGACAAACATCGGGATATCTCCACCTGGGGACTTTACAAATTGAAGTTCGGAAGCGTCCATTCCATCTTCACCGTACACAAATTGGAAGATCCGGTTCTTGTTATTTCTTACTGTTCCGTCATAAGCGACTTTAATATCTTCAAGAATCTTATTCATACGTCGATGCATATCTCCGACATCTGCCGTTTTCAATGCAGTGTCCATAAGATTCAACCGTCCGGATGCTTGTGAAAAGAAAAGTTCAGAAGGTGTGAGACCTGTTAAGAAAGAGTTGACACAGAATCCCCGAGATCGAACATCGAGAGAACCAGGTTCAAAGTAGGGTAAACATCTTGTATTATCTGTAATTGTCATAGGAAATCTGTTTCCTTTGTAGAACATCTGACCCAGCATAGATGTGATTTGAGAAAGATTAAGCTCGTTACCTTTGGCCCCAGATCGAATCAGTGCGAGCAATGAATTGTCGGAAGGAATCAATTTAGATACTTTACCTCCCACTGCTTTCGCCGTATCCATGTATCGTCGGATCTGGGATTCTCGTCGTTCCTCTTCCAATGGATTTTCCAACTTCTTTGAAATTTTGTGGGTCGCACGCATACCCTGTTCAATTGCTTCTTGAATAATGGCTTCTTGGTTGGCTCGCTCGGATTCTGGAAGAAGACAATCTTCAACACCGATGGTAATCCCTCTCATAGCAAGATAGTCATCCAAGATAAAGGTCACATCCGTAATAAACTTGACAACCTCTGTATCTCCAGTAGCTGAATAGTCAAGAAAAGGATCATATCTAGGATAGAATTTATAAAGTGCTTGAACGATTGAATTGTGTCCCATACCAAGGACTTCAGATGTAATTCTTCCAGATACGAGAATCCCTTCTTTAACGACGACCACATTGTCTTTCTTTTCGCCCTTTTCCGGATCCGCTTTCTTAAAATATTCATAGTAAAAGTCGCTAGGCAGTGCCGCACTAAACAACAGTTTTCCGCTATACATGGGTCTAAAATCTAGAGAGCGTTTCAAACTTGATCCTCCAGGTTGAAGACTCAAGCTCAAAATGTATTTGACGTCTTCTTCCGTGACGGGTTCTCCTTTCTTCAAAATAACTTGTTTATTGAATGGATTAATAATGTCCTTGGGCGCGTAATCAGAAAAATTTTCGATTGTAATTAATCCATACTTTTCACCCTTTTGTTCAAATTCTTCAACATTGATCCAAGGTTCTCTTGTGATGGACATCAACAATTGATAGAATTGTTCTTTTTTCAGCTTTGTTGAGTCTTCAGTTAAAAGATAAGCTGAAACGATTGCGTCAAAGTGGGGAGCTGCGAGAGGACGATTCGTTTGAGCATTCATAACACATTGTTTCACATTCATAATGTTCATAACTTCGGAAATAGATTGCGCATTAGAAATTCCGTAGACGTTCATTTCATCTCCATCAAAGTCTGCATTGAATGATTTTGTATATCCAAGATGCAGACCCACTGTAAGTTCGTCGTGAAGCACAACCTGCATACCCATCATACCTTGTTTGTGGAGTGTCGGCTGTCTGTTAATGATGGTATAATCACCGTCCATCAATTCTCGTTCAACGATGTCTCCGATCATTAACTTGTATTTCTTTCTCCACTTTTGGTCAACAAATACACATTGACCCTGTGCCTTATCTGACTTTGGAAAGATGAAAGGTATTTTACCTTGTTCGAGCAATTTTTGTAATTTATTTTGGTTTGCACTAAACACAGTTTCTTTTATTCTCAAATGTTTGGACCACACTTTTGGAAGTGCAACTTGACCGAATTTCAAAGTTGGTTTCGGACCAATGACTGAACGAGCAGAATAGTTTACACGACGACCCATCATATTGTCTCGAATACGTTCTTTCTTACCTTGAATTCTTCTCGTAATCGATTTGAAGTCTCCCTTCTTCTTGGTATCCGAACCTTGGATAAACTTGTCAATCTCATCATATAATGCTCTCGCAGCTGCAGACTTGTTCTCTTTTCTCGCTGCCGCATACTGCTCGTTCTTAATGATGATCGTTCGATATTGTTCTGTAAGTTTGTCCGGGATGATTTTGTTGTCCGTAAACTTGGGCTGTCTCGAGATTGGCGGCAAGACCGCAAGATATCGCATCATAAAGTTTTTGGGATGCGCTACTAAGTAATCTTCAAAATCCATCAGTCTCACTGCTTCTGGATCGACAGACTTGAGTATATTTTCAACATCGCGAATTGGAACCGTTCTCCCTTTCGACTTTTTATCTTGACATGCATCTGTATTTTCAAAGTTGATCCCCGTAATTTCGATATCCTCGTCGACGATGGCTTGGATCTGCATACAATCTTTGTTCCAAATAAATTGAATCTGGCTACCAGAACAAGGCTTCACTTTTATGTTCTTCAGTTTACGCCACCATCGTTGAATGGATTGTGCGGCTTCCACTCGTGTAAATTTTGAACCCTTCTTCTTGGGTCGGTCTATCTCCATACTTTGACACATTTGATGCGTTGATTCCTGTGCTATTACGCTGATTCTCTTTTCATGTCGATAGTTGAGTATCTTTTTATCCTTAAGTTGTTGCTCAGTAAAAAATAACTTGCCACAGGTGATACAAATCGAAGACAGAATTTTAGGGATCAAGGTTACGTACAATGGATGATAAATGACAGTGTTCAGTTCGATATATCCGTGATGTCCAGGACAGTTTACATTGTCTTTGAAACAAGTGTTACAGACAGCATTGTTTTCGACAACTCCCATACGTGGATCGGAAAGGGATCCACGAATAGAATCGGTGTCCCCCGTTGTGATCTTGGGACATTTTCCAGATTTAATCATAGCTTCAATAGGAAGAATTTGGATCTGTGCTCCAATAACTTGATACTCTTCCAAATTTTCTTCAAGTGCCGTAGTCTCATCGATCATTCGATTCAAATCTTCTTCAGAAAGAACGGCAGGACACCCTTTTGGTTCAGACAAAACACGAACTTGTTTGGTCGTTGCACTCGATGGGGTTTGGTTAGACTTTTTAGATTCAATTATATGGGTGCTTCTTTTAGGTTCGGGTGTATCCACGACAATGTTTGGCGCTTCTTCAGAAGATGTACTGGAAGATCCCGAACTTGTGCCCTTGGAACCTGTGCCCTTGGAACTTGTGCTCTTGGAATCCGTGCTCTTGGAACCTGTGCTCTTGGACAGACTTCTAAAAGCACTCACTGCACGACTCGCTTCTTCACTACTTTTCGATTCGTTAGATGTGCTTCTAGATTCAGCAGAGGTTGTATCACTAGATGATATGGTCACGATTGGTTTGTTTGTTTTCTTCATTGCAAATTTGACTGTAGACATTCTTAACTCCTTTTGAAAATTTAGAAAAAAAAATATATATTTTGACGATTTTATGAATTGTCATCCCGGGCTTGCTACTACATAAATAGGGCACCCTTAACACTATAAAATAGGCAAATTATTGGATGGAACGAGTAGTCCGCACCAAAACCCGAACTCAAAACGGGAGATTTGAAATTGGACTGTGAGTGTTGTTGATTCGTCCAAACAATTATAAGAGAAACTTTTTTTTTACAAAATGTCTAAATTATCTGATTTTACCAGAATATCTAAAATTGGAAAAGGAAGTTATGGTGTTGTATACAAAGCCAAAATCGACGATGAGATATACGCTGTTAAACGGAATCTGACAGATGACACAATAGATTTTGCAGGATGTATCCGTGAGTTGGATATTCTTCTGCGGTTGAATCATCCAAATGTTGTTCAATTGGAAAAGATTATTTATGATCAAGAATTCCCGGTTGGAGATCACAGCGAACAAGATGTAAAGGATGATAGTATTCATTTTGGATTTGAATGGTGTAAATTGGATCTACATAAGCTGATCTATCACTCTACAACTACTAAATCAGTCAAGAAAAAAATTATGGCAGATATCCTCCTCGGTCTTGAATATATTCATTCGAGAGGCATTATTCATCGTGATATGAAACCGGCAAACGTTCTGATTAACTATGATGGAGAAAATCATCCAGTTGCAAAGATTTGCGATTTCAACTTATCCAAACCTTTTTGCAATCAAGGAATCAATTCTCCAAAAATTATTACTTCTTGTTATCGACCACCTGAAATCGTCGATAACAAATCGTATGACACAAAAGTTGATATTTGGTCCACTGCATGCATTTTTTACGAATTGATTTGTAAAAAAAGAATTGTAAACGGACACAAAGATGCTGAAATTTCAAAAGAAATCCAAAAGATGTTGAAAAAAACAGGTTCTTATCCGTTCTACGCAAACGATATATTGAAAGAGTGGAATGAAGCGCTGCCGCTGTTCGATAAAATGCTGACACAGAGTTCTCAATCCAGATGGAGTGCTACAGATTTACTTAAACATGAATTCTTCGAAGAATATCGAGAATATATCAACCAGATGCAAAAAGACTATCCATTATGTCCTCCAAATAATACAATTTATAATATTTCTTCTAGAAAAGACAGAGATGAAGGGATCAAATTTTTTATCGAGTTGCTCTTGAAGCATTCGAAATCTTCTTGGTATCGACACCGCACATTCTTTATGGCAATTGATATATTCGAGCGATACATGATGTATTGTGAAAAGAACAAAGAACCTCATATCCATTCTGAGGAAGTTCATTTCACAGTTTACATTTGTTTATATATCGCTGTCAAGTATTATTCTATTATGAATATGTGTGATGGATTTAGTTATATTGCTGGTAAAAAATATAATACGCAAGAGTATTTGAAAAAAGGATTAGTACTTGAGCGAAAAATTCTAGATCAAGTATTGGATTTTAAAATTTACCGGAAAACTATTTACGAAGCAGTCGATGAAATCGGTGAGAGACTTACATTGAATGTTGTCCAAAAGTTATTCGAAATGATTCTTTGTCATCCAAACAAAATAAATGGCAAAAATGTTCTTGAAGTGGGACAAATGGTTTTGGAGTAAGTAAAAGTAATAAATCTTTGATTCTTGATTCAAAGATTTAATGAAAGTTTAGAAGAGTTCACGACCTCGTTTTTGTAAGTGTGCAGAAAACAATGTAAATAAATTGAAAGAGGAACCAGAAGAATAGGATGAACATTTAGTTGCACTGGAGCAAGAATTAATTTGAGAATTAATGCTAGAAGAACAAGGAGATGCGGCGGAACAAGAGGATACGGAACAAGAGGATACGGAAGAAGTGGATACGGAAGAAGTAGTAGTGTTTGTCATTTTAGTCTCAAGTTTGTGTTTTAAGATTTTTTGGATGTGCGATAGAAAATATATCTTGTTATTTTCATACAGTAATATAACCTCCATTTCCTGAATTTCCATATTTTGAATTCCAAAAATCCTGAAATATGAAAATAAGAAATAACGATCTTTGATGGATTCATTTTACATATTTCGTCGCTAAGTAAATATGTTCTTTATAAGAAATGATTTTTATATAAAATGGGATCATATTTTGCCAAAAAACCTAAACCTAAAGAAACACCATTTGAGTTATTGGAAAGAAAGATCGAAGGAATGAATCCTAATAGCTATCCAACTTTCGAAAAAAGTTTAGACTGGTCAAAAACCAAACATGTCTACTCAGACAGTATTTGTATCAAGGAAAAATATGTATCTTATACCTTATTAAGCATATTATTCTTTTTCTTGTTTTGCTTTCTGTTTCTTAGTTTTAGTTCAAACAAATCTGTGACCGCAAATGCTATTGAAATGGAAGGAGAAGATATTGTTGATATTTAATCTATTGATTTGAAGTATTAAAAAATTTTATATGAATTGATATAAAATTTATTGATCCATTTACAAGTTTTGTAATACATCTAGACTTTCTTCTACCTCTTTGGTTTTTGTAGTTTCTTTTTGTTTTGTTGTTGTTTTCGATTGCTTCAACTTTTCCAATCTTGCCTTTACATCGGCAATCGATTTCTTCTTTGCTGCAGCTACGGGTGCTTTTGCAGGTCCTACGGATGCCTTTGCAGATCCTTTTACGGGTGCAAGTGTCGCAGTTTTTGGTTTGGGATTCTTTACAAGATCAACTTCTTCTTCGTCCTCAATTGTGGTGTCTCGAGGAACAATTGATTTGGATAGAATTGTTTTCTCTGGCGCAGTGACCACATTTGTTTCCACAACATCTTCACCAAATACTGGAATATTTTGAATATTTTTTGCAACTGCAGCAAGTGGTGGTGGGATAATCTTTGGAGGTGCAACTGAAACTTTTGGTTGAAAATCAAATTCAATGACTTCTCTCTTTTTCTTTGGGGATTTGTAAACCTGTGATTCAGAAGGTTCAGAAATCATAATATCAAAATATTCATCGTTTGTTTTCTCAATATCAATAGGTTCGGGACCCTTTGTCAGGTCTTCATACATTGAATCTACAACATTTTCAAAAGCTTGAACAGAGGGCTGTTGTTTGGCTTGTAAAATTTGCTGTGCTTTCTTATCATCGTACTTCAAATTGAAAAATCCTTCAGGTTCTTTACCCAACATAACGGACGACGAAACTGCGTTTGTTGTTTCTTTCTTTCCAAATGCAGCTGCGTTCTGAAAGACTCGCATCGATTGCTGATTTGTAGCAAGACTCAGCGCGCCCTGTCCAAATCGGATAGCGCCGTAGAATGATATAGGTGTAAGTCTTCCTAAATTACACATCACATCTGCGAGTAATGAAATATGTCTATAATTGATATACTCGTCCTTTCCTAGGACATTTTTCATTTCTAGGATCAACAAGTTTCGGACTGCCTCGATGCCCAACAATGATGCAATCTCGTAAAAGTCGTTCGAGTAGGAGTAATAAGGATTGACTTCGGGCAATTTGATGACTTCCAAAAAGTTTTTACCATTGGTTTCCGCAAACCAACACTTTGAAGCCTTCAGAAACTCGGATCCTTGAGCAATGTATCCTTTCACTCCTTGCTGTCTCTTTTCTTTTTCTTCCTTGTCAAGTTCTGCCTCTTCACTAGATATCATTTGCGTTATATACTTGACTGGTGTGTCCTTTACGTTCTTTGGCATCTTCACAAAGATTCCGTCGTCCAACTCGGATTCAAATTCGACTCCCTTGGTCGCTCGGAACAATCGTTTCAAGTCTTTGATCTGAATTCCACTCGTTTTCATTTTCGACCGCGACAACTTCAAAAAGTAAATCGAACGACTATCTTCCACGTCATACAAAATCTCTTCAATCACAACGGACATTAAAGGAATACTAGCAGGAAATATCGCATTGATTCCCTTGATGCCAGAGAGTTTGAATTGTTGTAGGATTGTAAGAACAGAGACACTCAAGAAAAGCAAAGTTGAGTTTTGACCCAGTGATGTGTCGATTTCATCATCTTTTGGATACAGATCGAGAACTCCAACTGATAATGGACTTGGGACAGTGACAATGTTTGGAGGTGCTTTTTCAGCAATCATAGCCAGGATCTTTGGAAACGAGATTTTGAATGCGAGCATTCGATCTACATCAAGCTTCAATCGGAGACTCCATGTGAATTCTGGGAGAGTTTGGTTTGTAATCTTCAGATAAGGATCAGTCCAAGGAGGAAGGGGCGCAGAAGAAGGTCTATATTCAAAGTTTGAAATGATGCTCTCGAAACTCACTTCGACAATCTTGGTTCGGAGTTCAAAGATGTCGTCGTAATTCAGATCACAAACATTGAAATGGATGTTCATGTTGTATGCTTTTCTTTCTTCAGAACCATTGAAGATCTCCTTCAGAGCGTCAATACCTGAACTAACATTCTTGCTTGAACCACTTGAATGAAATGTGTCGGACAAAGCCAGTGTGTTAAATGTGTTGAAATTTAAAGATTTTGGAACGGTCACATCATAAACAAATTTCAGATCCGATTCTTCATTTTCAGGATTTAATTTTGAAGAAACACTTGAAATTTCAACGATAGGGTCAAGAATAATGTCTCTCCATTTTCTATAATAATTACCTGTTTCAGATCTGTATTCTTTTGTTAATGTAATTTGTTCAAGTCTTTGCTGTTTATCCGCAGATGTAAGTTTAATTTTTTCAGCAAACGTTTTCGCGAATCCGTTTCTAATTGAAAGAGTGTGAGAATACAATACATTTTTGCTTCCAATATTAGTTTGATTTCCAGACATTTTAGCCATAATACCAAGTCGAGAAAGCAGGAAATTTATTCCAAGGATTAAATCTTTGGATACCGAAGATGCGCTGATTGACTCATCATCTTTATTCACACTTCCGTCGCCGGTGATGTATCCATCCAATATTCCGATCACAAAGTCCAATGGACCATTCAAGGCCAACGAAGGAATTCTTTTGTTTTGTGATAGGACACCCATTAACCGAATAAACAAATCACACAATAACGTGCTATGGATTCGTAAGTCAGTCGACGTAGCACCTTTGAAATTCTTGTCAGTCTGAACTTTGATGTGATAACCAACATTCATTTTCTTACACCAATTCTCAACAGGTTTCAAAACTTCAGGTGCATTGTTGCTAATAATCAATTGAGTCTTGTTTGCATATCCTTCCGCAAGGTAAAGTCCCATAATATACCCAAGTTCTCGATCTAGAGGAAATACTTCAGGGATACGGTTATTTATCAATGTAGAGATTTTGGGGTAAATCATACCTGACTCAAATGAATTGTTCCTTATCTGTCTTCCAACTTTGTCCTTACTATGTTGTGTTTTGAACTTTTCAACTTCAGATCCGTAAACATATTTGTGGGGCGATAAATAGTTTTTCAGGTTCAAATGGGTTTGAAGTGGTTCATCTTCAATTTTCAAATGCACACCAACATAGTCTCCAACTTTCAAATCCTTACCGTCCTTCTCGATTAACTTGTCTTGCTTTTCATCATAAATCAAGAAACTCTTTTGTGAAGTGGCCGTAACTTCTCTTCCAGAACGTGTCTTGATATGAACCAAGTCTCCAACGGGTAAATGTCTTGTCACTGCTGTCAACTCCATCCATTCTGTTTTCCCGTCACATGTTGTCGACGGGATTAAAACAGGTTGAATAAGTTGCAAAAATTCAGTTCTATTTTCTGGAATCAGTTTGACTTTGTTTACGTTTTTCTCGATCAATTCATCAATCCATTTACCAATCTCAACAACTCGAGTTTCATTCGTATCTTTGTCACAGATAACAATTTGTGTTTCGCTAACTACACTATTAAGTGTCATCTGTGTAATAGGCTGTGCCAATGCTTCAGAAACCAAGAATCCAACGTTCGTTTGAGCTTCAATTTGGGATCTATTGAACTGCATTCGTATGGTCTTCTTCATTTCAGGAATCGCTTCTGGTACAAGTTCAATACTTTCCAATTGTTTTCGAAGGAGAGCTTTAATTTGATCAAACGCAACCATCGTCGCGGATTTGATACAATAGGTTGGACGTTCAAGTCCCGATAAAATATCATCAATTTGTTCTTTGGTTAATGGTTTAGGGGTATACTTCTTTGTAGTTGCCATCGTCTTCTCTATTTTTATTTTCTCATAAATTTACAAAATGGAATGTAAATTTTATGTTTACTTGATCCATTTGGATAATGACCATAAGCACGGTTGTATATGTGTAGATATTTTTGAGTTTCAAAAATATTTATTTATCAGATGAACATTGTACATCATTTATAAACGAGTGGATGGTCTTGAGGGTTTATTTCTTTGGATATTAGGATGAATCACGGAAAGAGGGGTTCGTCTAACCTGATTCTGGTTGGTCCTAACCTGATTCTGGTTGGTCCTAACCTGATTCTGGTTGGTCGTAGTTTGGTTCACGGTGGTTTGAGTGAATGCCATATTTAAGATAGCAACAAAGTTTTCATTGACTGTATTCATTATTGATTTCTTGTTTCGTATTTTGAAATTTACTATTTTTCGTAAAATAGAATTTCATTTTTACAATGTAGACTATCTATCCTCTTGAACTGAAGCCGATCCCATAAGGTGGGATCTTAATATAAAATTCTAAAATTATATGATTAAATAAATTTCAAAATTTATTAATCCCATAATGAAGAGAATATCTGAGTAATTTTTATTGATAATAATAAAATGCAATCCTATCTTTACAATATGTTTAGGGGGATAACTAATTATCTAGTTCCTAACGCTGACATCCTATCTAGTCACTCGACACTTTATGCTGGAAACCAAGACTATCAGAACAGATATGTTAGTCCAGAGTTATTCTATGTTGATAAAATGATGGAGAAAACAGAGATCTACAAGATATTATCAGACCACAAAAATTTTAGTGTGTTGCGCTTCATATTTTCTTCTAATTACAGTTCTTATCTATTTTGTTATTGGATAATGGATCTTTTGGATATCTTGAGCAAGGAATTGTTCTTCGTTGAATGCAAAATAGAAATATTTGTGGACCAAATTTCCTATTCTGTTTACATTTCAGAATTTAAAGACTTTTTAAGAAGAAATATACCTTATCTACAACGACATAAAATTCTACCCATTTACGCCAAGTTTATATTGGATCCTGATTTCCACATTGAAAATTCAGTTGTATTTGGAACAAGGTTTCATATTTTGCTTTTGAAAGAAGATCTTGATCATTTATCCATACAGAGATTATATTTTAACATTGATTTATAATAATTCAGGGATTAAAAATATGGTTTATGTTTTAGAAATTCAAAAATATGTTCCTAATCTTGGAATCCTAAATTTGGGTTATGTGGAAAATTTCGAAACACAAAATGATGCTTGCAACTATTACAGTTTGAATTATGATAAAATGAGATTGGTTAAGTCCAGTTTGGTAACCGATTGGGACTGTAATACCCTTTTACGATATGTTGTAAGAGAACGACTCCAAATGGAATCAAGCGAGACAAAAAGATAACATTTGTAAATGAGGATGTATATATACACTGGAACCTTGGCGCTAGAACCTGAGACTAAGATTTTCTATCCTTGTTGTTGAATTTTTATTTCGTCGTTGATTTTAGAAACTAATCGAATGTATCTGAGAAATTCAGTCTTTCTTCTCAAATCTAAAGTCGATTTTGGAATAGAAGCAGGAGTTTCGAGAAAATTTCTATATACATAATTACTTAGATTTTCATTTGTGAAATTAGTTTTGGTTGGGCCTTTTGGATATTTATATAGAAATGCAATTGCGGATGCAAAATAAATAGGGCTCATGTAATTAAAATTTGATTTGATGGTTCCATACATCCCAATCATCGAGTTTCGAATATTGGTTGTCATTTCAGGAAGATTTGCCAACTTTTCGTTGACTGCTGATAAAAATTCTTGATTTTCCCCTTCAAAAACTCTATAAGTTGGTCCTTGTTTAAATGCTTTTTTCTTAGGTCTGAACTTTTCTCTCGTTCGCTCCATTTTAATTACACAGAATTTTCAACTCGATCTGATTTTAAAAAATAGATTACAATTAAAAAGTAAAACCAAATGAATATTCCATTATTCGCTGTCTACTCTTGTGTTAACAATGTTCCCAGAATTCATCAAGTTTTGGCTACCGAACAAGAAGCCAAGGATAAACTTTTAGAATATGTCTATCTTTTAACTAAATCGGAAAGTATCTCGACCGATCCATCCGTTTTCCCATGTCTGACTTACAAAGTTTTGGAAAACAAATCGATCGAAATACATGAACATTCAAAAGTAGAGAAGATTAAAAAGGGTTGGGTTTGGGATCGAAAGAAATCGGAAATAGAAACCATAACCATTGGTTCATTCCAAGTGATTTCAATTGAAAATGATTTTGTGATTCCAGTATTAGAAACTAATAAACTAGTTAATAAACTAATCGATGAAATGATCAATAATATTTGCGATATCAAAATTGATTTAGAATATGAAAAAGAAGCAATAAAAAACCTAGATCAAATGTTTGTTCCTTTTTTGGACGAGGTTAGATCTATCAAAACAGATCCAGTCGAAACAATCAAGGATTTGTCGCCCTCTCCTGAAAATGAAAATGTCATACCAGCTAGTCATAAAGATGTAGACTATGAAAAAGAAGGAGTAATATTTTCTTTTTAAAATTTATTTATGATTTTGTCGACTCAAATCGTTGCGAGTATGAAATCCTTCTCTTCCGATCCGCCAACCTTCGGTGAACAAATGAAATTTCTAATTTAGTTTGTGGATTAGTAGAATACATTTTATGAATATATTAAATGTGTAAAAACTAGATACTCTTATATGAGTTTTACTTAAAATATTGTATGTAATGTAAAATGGTGAAGAACAAAACTGGAGGGAATAAAAGCAAGACCCAAGGAAGTAAGTTTTCAAAAAAAATTGTCAATATTCCCGAACCTGATTTTGAAAATTCGTTCTTTGCCGAAGTGACCACGAAACCGAATGGTTTGATTGCAAATGTAAAACTTTTATCGATCCCAGAGAATAAACAAGATAAACTGGTTTACAATTTCAAAGATGAATATATGAAAGAACCCATTCAAGTGAATATAGGAAAACTGAAAGGGGATAAACGAAACAGTTATTTAGCTCCTGGTGAAATAGTTCAGGTCGAGATCAATTTTGATATGAAGAGAGCCAATGGGTCTACTTTTGCATATGTGTTGTGTAAATATTCTGGATCTGAAGTTCGTCAATTTAGGAAATTAGGACTTATATTGAACGATAAAATGAACGACGAAGACGAAGAAACATTTTTGAAAGTTGATAGTTCCGATGAAAAAGAAGATATAAATATAGAAGATTTATAGATATTTTATAACAAATGATTATAAAATGTTAGATATTTTATAACAAATGATTATAAAATGTTAGATAGTGTCAACTTAAAATTTAGCCATAAAAGTTTTTCACGAATATAAAAATATGTTAAAATTGTTAACCAACTTGGAGATAGGCGAAACGATCAATGTTTCAACAATGTCAAAAGTATCTCATAATTCCTATTTGACTGCTACGACTAGGTGGTTATATGGAGAGAATAGAAATAGAACGATTACAATGATTGAAGAAGATATCACATCTGCTCTACTGACTCTTCATAAGGCATTTTCATTTAGTTTGTGTTATGATATTGCAGAAGCTTATCAAGGAATTCAAAATCTTGTCATCACATACAAAGATGATAAAGAATCTGTAAATAGACTCAGAAAGTGCATGGAAGGGATTGAGAAATACTTAACGAACGTTGGACATTTTAATCTTTTGGAACTAAAAAAAAACTCAAAGCAGGGAATCTGGAAAAAGTTCAACGCTTTAATGATCTCTCATCCAAATCTAATGCAGACAAAGTGGATGAAAAACTTAATATGGAAAATTGTTAATTCAAGTTGTATAGCTGGCGGTAAGGTTCTGGAACCATTACTTGAAGATGAAAACAAAAGATCAAGAGCACTAAAATTTATAGGTCCAATCGCACTAAAATATATATTCTTTACATTTTATTCAAAAACCAAATTTTTGAATATGTTTCTCAAAATTATAATGTTTTCATTATCTCAAGCGTCGTAAGTAATCAATTCCATCCAGCATATCTAAAAATGAAATCAAAAATGAAAATAGGACTAGAGATCGAAATCATCAACAATGGAATTGATATTACCCATCGATATTCAGAATCAGATATTGAATTATTTGAACGAAAAAGATCTTGCGGGATACAGAACAACTTGTAAATTAAGTAAAGAAACAACTGATAGATACTGTCAAAAAATGTTTGAAAAAAGGTTTGGTCCAGTCAAGACAATCCAAACATCAATGGAAAAATTTGTATGTATCGATGAAATATCGGCCATATCGTTGAAAGACCATACCTGGTTCAAGATATATTTATACAAAGTCATTATAAATATTAAACAAATGTTAATTAAATTAGTTCATAATCTAGAAACGAAAGATGGAAAAGAAAGATTGGAATTGGTGGACAATCTATACAAATATATTAAAACCCAAAAACTATATTTTTTAACATCAAGTTTACGACCTTCATTTGAAATTATTCGAATTAAACTCATTGAATTTTTAAAATATGATCCATTTTGGGAAAAGGCAGAACATCATTACTTGGATCTATTTCCTGAAAGTTACAATGAAAACTTTGGATTCAATCTCAACATTTTTGATGACTAGTGGGTAAACGAATCACTGATTAAATTTGTAGTAGGCCAAAAGTTGTATTTGTAAAATACAATTTTATATACATGAAATGACTTATATATTACAATTCAGAACCTATTATAACAAAATAAACTTTATCAAGAAGATGCAAGGGTCTAAAAATGTTTATGGATTATTTTTATAAATCAAACCTACACTGATGGGATCAGACATCTCAAAATTCTATAACAAAATAAAATCTCACTTTCAAACAAATGAACCAAAACGAATTTTATTGCTTGGATTAGATGCAGCAGGAAAAACTACAATATTATATAGGTTGAAATTAGGAGAAACTATTACTACAATTCCAACTTTAGGTTTCAATCTACAACAAATACAATACAAAAATTTAACTTTTGTAATATGGGACATTGGAGGACAAGACAAAATCAGAAAATTATGGAACCACTATTTTGATAACTCAATTGCATTGATTTTTGTCGTAGATTCTAGCGATCATAATCGGATAGATGAAGCATCAGAAGAATTACACAAATTAATGAACAACGAGATTTTAGGAAATATTCCAATTCTCGTGTATGCAAATAAACAAGATCAAATACATTCATTAAACACAATAGAACTCGCCAAAAAAATGGATTTACTTCAAATCAAATCAAGAAAATGGTATATTCAATCTTGTTCGGCTTTGAATGGCGAAGGTATAGATGAAGGATTGGATTGGTTAGCAAAAATACTTTCAAAAAATAACAAATCTATTTGAATAATAAATTGAATAATATTCGATCTGCATTGTAGGATGTATTTCCCTGGATAACAGGATGAATTTTTTTATCTCTGGATAAAAATGTATCGACATTAAAGGAATCCGAAAATCTGGTTTTGGAAAGATAAATTTGTATTTGTGTATAAAATTCATAGTATAGATTCGGAAACATTCTCTCAAATATGTCCTTACTTGCATACTTGTTATTTTTGTATACTTCGATATGAAAGAGAAATTTTCCAAACACAACATCCACATTCTTTTTTACATCTTTCATGTAAGTAGGATACATTTGATCTAGAATATGATTTAAATCTGAAACAATCTTTGTTCGTTCGATTGTTTTGTATGTATAATCGTCAATCCAGACTAGAATAAACGAATAAATGCTATCTTTAAAATATGTAACTAATTCTCCGAATATCACGTCCGGATCAGTTTTTATTTCTAAATTAAACAAAACTTGTTTGGGATCCTTAATGTTTTTCATTCCTATCGATTCTCCAATCTTTATAAGATAGTCTTTGGTTTTCGGAAGAAGGTCAGGCTGAGATTCTGTGATTTCTATTACCTTTGATAAAGATAAACCTGGGAATAAATTGTGGACGATAATATCTTGTGGAAGATTGGCCATGATTTTGAAATTTATATGAATCGTCCTATTAAATTTTCAATTGTTTCATAAGTTGAATAAAAATAGTGGATGAAATCTTGATTGTTCAAAAAAGTAATGTTTTCGGAGCTCAATATATTTTTTTACTTTCATCTTGGTTTTGATAACGAATGATGCTTTCTTTGATCAAAACCGACATTTCAAATATTATTGAGATTCATTTTTAAAAATGGCAAACAAGTATACCGAAATTATGATTGATTTACCCAACATCCGATGTGTGACTTGTGGTAAAGTAATAGGTCATTTACACGGACGATTGATTGAATTGAGAACCAAGAGCTATACCAACGAAGAAGTATTTGAAGAACTTGACCTTAAAAGACCTTGTTGTAGAAACTCTTTGATCCACCCTCCTAAATATTCGTTTCTAGCAATCGACGATGACGATCCAAGCCATCCTTTGAACCAATCCGTAGAGGAGAGTTCAATAAATCTCTCTAGAGACTCCGACTCCGATCATCGAAGTGATAAGTCATTAGGAATTAGAAATCGATTAATCAAAATGAAAGAAAAGGAATCCTCGCAGCCCAGAAAGAAACCAAGTATGTGCTATTATGCTATTTAGATCTGAAACATTTGTAAAGTAAATAAATTGTCTGAAACATCAATAAACAAGATGACGATGAAGGATCGATGGACAAATTCTATCCTACCTTTACTCCAAACCTGCATTAATATATCAACCCGTTTGATATATTATTAAAATGAGAATGCTCAAAACCGTGAGGAAAATTTGACAGCACAAATTTCAGAATGAAAGATATGCGGGACTCTAACTTTAGTAAGGTTCAGCAAGATTCACCTAGAGTAGTTCCGCATCAAATACGAGCCATCCTGATGTAGTAAGTAATCTATGGCTATAAATGCGACCACCTACAACAGAAGGAGCATTAAGACTCCATTTTGCATAATCAGGAGATCGTGCGAAACTAACTAATGCAGTAGCTGACAAATTCACTGCACCTTGTAATTCGTGAAGATCATAATCTGTAATTAGACTACCTCTTGCTATAACATCAGGAGCTCTATACATCGTCTGAGCAAGAGGAAAATCAAAGTTGGCAGATGCACCAGCCGCAGAACCAATGCCAAGACACATATTTACACCAGCTGTTGTAATTTTGAGTGTTCGGAAGTATCTGTTGACCAGGAGTTTTGTTTCTTGTAAGCTTCGACCGACATATTGTAGATCATTTGGAAGATCTTGTGATCTTGAACCATATATTCTAACCTTGGCCAGCTGAAAATAATTTCCAACATTAGAAGCTATATTTACCTGTGAGCTGGTAGAAACATTATTAGCACTGTTCCATACGTTAGCTGTTCCATGATAGGTCGAACCTGAAAGAAGCGCCCAACGAATTCCTAATCCAAATGTGCCCTCATCAAAAAACCATCCACCAGAACCTGTTCCAGACAATAAAGGAATTTCAATCGTCTTCTCTTCCCATGTATTCGCTTGATTTATTGTGTAATTAACTAAATATGTTCGATCCCTATCGCTATTAGTACAAGCTATTGTGTAATTTCCGACTAAATTAGACTTTACAAAAAACTTCAAAGTGAGATATGAATTTTTATATGGACTTAATTGATCTCCTTCTAGAGCGTATCTTATGTGTCTCTCATCTCCAGCATTAACTGAAGTTTGAGATACATTCACTGTCAATTTTAAACTATACTTCACTGTAGAATCTGGGACATCTGTTTCTCTCGATAAATTGAATGTAGATGTTCCCGATTGTTGGCCAAAGAGAAAATGATCTGCAAGAGTGGTTCTATGAGTCAATGTATTTATATTTGTTCTATCACTCCATGAACACATATTTCCATTAATTACAAGATCTTGAGCCGGAATAAATGATCCGGTGCTACCTTTCATACCTTCTGGTCCAGTTGGTCCAATAGGCCCTGTATTGCCTTGAATGCCCTGTTCACCGGTTTCTCCTTTTTCTCCGGTTTCTCCTTTTTCTCCGGTTTCTCCTTTTTCGCCTTGAATGCCTTGTTCACCGGTTTCTCCTTTTTCACCTTGAATGCCTTGTGCACCTGTCGCTCCTTGTTCTCCTTGTTCTCCGGTTTCTCCTTTTTCACCTTGAATGCCTTGTGCACCTGTCGCTCCTTTTTCGCCTTGAATGCCTTGTTCACCTGTCGCTCCTTGTTCTCCGGTTTCACCTTTTTCACCTTGAATGCCTTGAACGCCTTGTTCTCCTTGAATGCCTTGAACACCTTGAATGCCTTGAACACCTTGAACACCTTGAATGCCTTGTTCTCCTTGTTCTCCTTGTTCTCCTTTTTCACCTTGAATGCCTTGTTCTCCTTTTGCACCTGTTGCTCCTTGGATGCCTTGTGATCCGGTTTCTCCTTTCGTTCCAGTTGAAATAAAATTCTGGACATATCCTAGAGTTACGACCGATTTTGGATCAGTTGTATCTTGAGATGTAATTTTAACATTATCAAATACAAGCACCATTTTTTATAAAGTTATTTTTTTTTGTTAACAGTTTCAAAATTTGATCATTTCATTACATTTTTTATCATATAAATAAATGTCTACCAACTATGTTCTAGTAGATGCAACGCTCAGATAACAAAAATAGTGGATGAGGAAGGCGACGAAGATATAATGGTGGATAGTTTATTTTTATTGAGTTCGACTTCTTTCTTTCTAATATATGCAAAGATGTCTTCCTTTGATTCACAATCTCTCATAAACGATAGGGGTTATTTGTTGTTTTTCTTTTTTTGTTCGAATTCTCGACAATTCTATGATGTCATTTACATCACTGAAGAGGAAGGGGTATTTTGTATATCATTATCATGAATATTGATTTGCTTCTTATTTCTACCAAGTGATTTTCTTTCGATTTGAATAAATTCATTCATTAAAAATCAATATTCCTTATTGTTGCGAATTACATATTTACCTCCACGCACACCTTGATGAACCTGTTCTCCCTTTTCTTTCTTTGGAGTTCTTCGCGTCGATTTTGTACTGTTTTCCATACCAAACTTTTTACAATCCCAATTCGATACGAGTCCTTTTTCATTGAATCACATAACATTTTCTTCTTTGTGCTTCGGAAACAAATGGCATTTCATAAGTCAAAATTAATTCTGTCGTCATATTCAAAATACAAATCTAATGTTGTTTAATGTATTTACTTCAAAAAAGAAAAGGTGATTTTTATCCTTCAATGTGAAACCATTTTTTTTTTTGCAAGTATTCTATTTCTATGTAAGATATTTTGATATAATTATATTAATGGATAACTCGATGATATGAGCGACCCCAAACTAACCTCCTGTATCTCAAAAATAATTTTAGCTGTTTATAGTATGGACCAGAGATGATCATGATTATCGTTTTTGATTCTCATTCTGAAAAATAAAATTATTTCAATTAAAATGTCGTCAACTGTTAGTCTAACTGAATTACAAGAAAAGGAATTAATTGAACTTTTGCGGTTGTTGATAAATAAAAATAGTCTTACTATTCAAGAACAGAAATTTGTAATTGAACTTTTGCGATTGATAAAAAATAAAAATAAGAAACAGAATAAGAAACAAAATAAGAAACAAAATAAGCAAGACATACTCTATGTAAACCCATTACAAAAGAAGATCGCGCAACAATACGATATCAATTTACCCTCAAAATCAATCAGTAATTCTTAAGGCAAATCAATCAAAAATAAATATTCATGATAAAATAAAAAAATTGTTTGGATTAATTTGATACACAAATTATACAATTATAATTTGTATAAATACCATGGAAATATATCGCTTCTAGAGATAATTGTTGATATTGATCGACTTGTATATATCTGATATAAATTTGTTGATGGCGACGAATAAATAATGAAGTATGTGGTTATTTGTGGGATTTGTTAGATCCAAATTAAAAACAACATTTCTTTCTATGTTATATTGATGTTTTGATTTTACTCTATAAGATTTCAATCTATCTTCATCTTTGTAAAAGGTTGCCAAAAATGGTTTTGTTTTTTGTATGGAGATATTTTTATTGATGATGTTTATCTTTGTTGTTTTGCTGCGAAAAAGAAATCCTTTGTTATCGAATATTCTTTTTTCAAAATGGATAGTCTCTGATTTTGACTTATTCATTGTATAGCTCGATACCGATGTTGAATCAGAAGTCCCTTGGAAATTTGGTAAGAGGAAAAACACATCTATCCATGGAACCTTTTTGAACACGTTTGGTGGAACATAGTCTAGCATATCGTCGAATATTCGTATGTTGAAATCCTTTTCTATTTTATCTATGATGGTTGAATAAAAAGAAAAATTAAAGTATTTAACATCTGAAAATGTCATCGTGTCACAGAATTCTGTTACAGTCATCATATTTTTTGGATTGTTAAAATAATAGACAGGCTTAATATCATCTCTGATAATCTGTATATACTTGTTATCTTTGATTGTGCATATATAAACTTGTAAGTTCTGAGAAAGAATTGATTTAATTATGTTTTTGAACACAGTGTCATTATTGATGACGATTAGAAAGTCGTTGTCATCATCACAAATATCGAAACATTTGAAACGTTTAATTGCTGAAAATGTATTTCCAAACGGAAAAACTCTAATTGAATAAAGATTGCAAATGTCAATAAATATATTTGCAAGATGATAGGACAAAGCAACATAATATGGGTTGTAAATATGCTTTGAGATGTTAACTAAAATAGAGTCTAATTTTAAATCAAGCTGTATGTCTAGATAGGGTGTGTCTGATGTGGGGGTAAGCTCTGAATGATCTTTTAGAATTGAACAGATGAGAACTTTTTGGTCAAAAGAAAGCTGTGAAGATTGTTCAATGGATTTGTATGAAATTTGAATAATGTTGGTTAAATCGAATTCGGGCTCCCAAGGATCAAAAGCAGTCGATATAAACATAAGATTAAAATACTTTTTCAGAGACTGTATGCTTGTCGAAAACTCGGATTGAGAGTGTTGCTCGTCAAATAATTTTGAAAGATAATAATTCAGAAATTGGTAGCCGAGCGATCTTTGTGCAGATTTGTTATTTATTTTTGAGAATGTAGAATACGGGTTTGTGGAATACTTTTGGGATAAAGATTGTATCTCCCAGGGTTTTACAACACTACCAGCGAATGTAAATCCAAAACAGTGCTCGAGATCTACTGACCATGTAGAAAATCCCAAATCTACACTATGCCAATGCCCACTAAATTTTTTGGTAAGATAGTTTTGTTCAGGTAAAAGATACTCTTTATAAAAAAAATTTCCAAGCCATATTCCTCTATATTCTGAATCTACAAATATATCATCTTGAAGATGTGAAATCATTTCATTGAAAACTTTCAGATCTGGTTTTACAATTAACAAAGAAGCATTTATATCCGAAGAATACAAATTCTCCACATCCGTAAACATTTTTGGTATTAAATCTCCATGCGAGAAAAACTGTCCCCTGTCTAATCCCCACGAATCAATACCAAATACATGGAACTGTGAACGTCTGTGTTCAATGCATCCTGCAGGGGTGTCTATAGAAAAAAGAGTATCAAAGTATCCGATCGGAAAAAGGTCAAGGTCGAGAAACACAATCTTCTCAAACGGCAAAATTTCCGAATTGAATATATGAAGCTTTGTAAAAACCTTTGAATAAGAATTTGAACTACCAATTTTTCCTTTGCTTACATCAAATATCTTGATTACGTCTTTTCCAACAACACCCTCATTGACCCACGATATGAAAGGAACTACAATCACCCTGTCATAAAATTTTTCCATAATATGGATAACTTCTTGATCTACATCTGGTGTCACCAAACTTATTACTTGTGCTTTCGTGCCTTGGGGTTTTTCGACATTCTGTTTCTGAGTCTTTAGCATATAAGCAACGAGAATTCCCGGGATTAAATAATCATATCTTCGTTCACCATTTTTATAATTTGGAAACATGAGAGTGACATAAGCATACTTATCTTTCTCTATATTCTTCATCTGTGTAAGAGAAAACTTTGTGAAGTTGTTTATTTTGCTTTCTTCAATTTGCTCAGAAAAAATATTAGACTTATGTTTGATCAAAAAATCAAGAATAAACTTATCAGACTCTTCATGAATTTTTATAGGCTGGAGAGTATTAAGTTTAAAATCACTTTCGAACTTAATCTGACTCTTGTCGATTGTATCTCCGATATCATTTTGAACATCATTAAGTATACGGTTAAGGATCATATCGTCTGTTTTATAATTGAAAAGGTCGATATGATCTTTGTCAAAATTAATAGAGTTGAAGAATTGATTCTTCTTCATTTATTTAAGCCATTAATTTTTATTTCTATTTCACGAATTCTATCTATGATTATCTATATATATTTTTTCATATTAATTTTCTTTGTCAAATGACGCCAAATATCTCTTTTGAATTGTTAAAAATATGGATTCACGGTCCTCAATCCAACAACAGAGTTTTAATTCACATCAGATTATCTTATAATTTAAAAATGGACGACATTGAGAAATTTGGATTTGCTGTAATATATGCTCGTGTAATAATGAATTACAAAATGAAGAAGTGACCTTGTAAATTTATGAAATGAATCACAAATAATTGTAATAAAGAATTATTCATTTGATAATCTAAAATAATTTATATTAGTCAAGAGATAATTATAATATGAACTTGGAACAATAAATTTGAATTTATCATGACATAAATTTTGTTCAGGAATAAGATATATTTTACCTCTTCCTCGCACTTTTTTGGAACCATTTGGAGGCGGAGGTGGAGGGCTAGGTTGTGAGAATTTAAAAACGACTATATCGTATGAACCTGTATTTTCATTTATATTTCCTGGAGGTATATCATTTATTGCTTTCCCATTAGTATAATATGTGACATAAATTCCGGTCCCATCTCCTAATACACTAATAGATGGTTCCAAATTTTCCATAGGAGATGGAGGAGGATTAGCATTAAATTGTGAATTCTGTAAACACCATTCCACAACTTGCCCTGTAAGTCTAAATACAACTATATCTCTATCTCCTGTTTGACTATTGTTTGGAATATATCCTGCCGGTGTTAATGGTGCCAATCCCGTTGTTTGGTAAGATACATATACATTTTCACTTATATCTATATCAATCTTTGGAGATTGATTTTGTGCCCCACCACCTGCGTTAAATGTATTGTTTTGTAATGCCCAATTTGTCGAACCATCCGAAGATGATAATTGAAAAACAACAATATCAGAAACTCCAGTTTGACTTTGTCCCGAAAGTACATTGGTGCTTTCATAGGTTGTAAAAATATGATTATTATTCACAGATATCTGTGTTTTAAAATTATTTCCATTGCCCGAACCATTGAAAGAACTATTTTGTTTACACCAATTGGTTAAAGAACCATCAGATGATAATTGGAATACAACTACATCATTATTTCCTGGATCAGAAGTTTTAGAATTTCCCATTCCAGGAGCAGTTCCGTTAGTTTGATAACTTACTGAAATTAGACCATTATTATCTATTGAAACCGATGGATCATTATTATTAGCAGATGAACCCGCATTAAAAGTATTATTTTGAACAATCCATAATAATTTCGAATCATTTCCATCTAATTTGAATAAAACTATATCTTGACTTCCTGTCTTTGTAGTTAGCCCAGGAAAATTTCCTCCAGTCGAATACGCGACTACTGGATTTCCATTTGGATCCAACGCAATACTTGGGTTTACGTTAAAAGATGTGGTATTAAAAACACCATTATTTATACTTCCAGAAACGTTAACATTTTGATTTACCCATTGGAAATTTCCATTTGTATCGAATTTGAAAACCACAATATCAGTCGAACCAATTTCATTATTTGGAGAAGGGAGAGGAAAAGAACCTTGACTAACAAATTGATAAGCAACAAACACATTTCCGTTATTATCTACAGCGATGCATGGATTAAAACACTGAGCAGTGGCAAATAAATCACCCGGACTGCTTAGTGGAGATTGTCTTGCCCATAGTAGATTACCATCTTTGTCTGTTTTGAATACAATAATTTGACCAAAATTATTTCCGTCTAAGGATCCACCAAAAGTTTTATATACTACATAACAATTACCTTGAGCATCGGTAAAAGATACATTGACATCTGGAACATCATCAAATCCGGCTGTATTGAAAGTGGATTTTTGTGTAATCCATTCCAAAGTAGGTTGATTCATTTTTAATAAGATATAAAAATAATTTACCTCTATAAAATCGGTTCGGCAGGTATCAATTTGAAAGAAATTCGACGATTTCATATTTTGGAGCAATCTTATATGGGTCAAGTTGTAGGTAGAGGTATTCGATATAAATCTCATGAACGATTGGACCCAAAAGATAGAAACATTACCATTCGTAATTATTTCTTGGACCTTTCCACTCCTGAACAAACCAAGCGATTTAGTTCTGATGTTTTAGCTTATGAATCTGGATTACAAAAAGATAAGTCGATATCCAATGTAAGAAATTTAATCAAACAATTTGGAATTTAAATTTATTTATCTATTTTAACAAATAGATAATTAGAATGGAGAAGACTAAGGAAATTTTGGTTTTCTTACAAATCCATAAATTGTCAAACCAATAAATAATACCAACAAAATTGTTAAAATAACTATAGCAATCGTCAAATTAGTTGTGTTGACTAAAGAGCTTTGACTATTTATAACTATTTATAAAATGCCTTAACTATTTATAAAATGCCAAACAAGAACCAAAACGTCACTGGGGGTTCGGATTCAATTAAAGAAAAACTATCTCACGCCGCAAAAAATTTGAGAAGGAACACAGAGCGTGTTAGAAGACATTCCACATCTTTGTCTCAAAGAGATCAAGCCATTATTATCAACTTTACCAATCCTATCTCTGGAGATCATCATTTCAGAGAGATAAGTTCACATCTTGAAGGAAGCCTTAGACTAGCGCAAGCCGCAAGTAAGTTTTTGAAATGAAGCCAGCCAATTAAGTCATACACTCAACATCTACTTTTTGATCTCTAGAATAATATACCGTTCCTTGAGAAAATGTAAATTTAACAAGATTGTCTTTGAAGCATTGGGATACAAATTGTAAATTAGATATAGAAATTTTTTCACAAGTTAGTTTCCACCAAGTCATTCGTTTTCCATGCGTTTTGAATTGGTAACTTCTTAAATCATCCTATTTCATCAAAATACGAATCATTACCATGCAATACTTTTTAAACCAAAATTTTATGATGTAGAAAAAATGTTTCTTCAACAAGCAATTCTAGCTCAGACTTTTGGAGTCTCAGGTGAAAAGGTTTTAACTCAAACATCAGCATCTATGACAGGGAAGCTATTTACATATAGTTCAACTCCATTTTCAATTTTTACAAAAGACAAATCTGTAATCGTTCATGATATAGATTCGTCTTTGAATCATGTATATGATCATTCATTTAATGCATTGTCAATAAATGATGTATGGATTAAAAATAACATTCTCTATATTTGTGGGAAAGTTGCAGCCGATGCATCGAGTAACATCTTCGGTTCGTCGAATGGATTTTATTCAACCATAGATATGAACACACTGGGCCAGACCAGCATAATAATTAATTATATGCCAGGATTACACTCATGTGAATCGATATTTTTCGTTGGAATGTCAATGATGTTTATAGTCGGAAAGACAGAAACAAATGAGATAATTCTTACACAGTATAGCGATATAGGTGTAATCGATAAACAAACTTCAATTTATCAAGATGATTATGTTTCAGTAAAAGGACATTACATTGTAGATGGAGTAATTAAAATATTTGTTGAAGTATTTAATGAAACACAAAATGTTTTTCACACAAAGATTCTATCCTATGATGGAAATTCCGTTTCTTCTACACATCCGTTTGAAGATATGTCCAAGAATATCTTTTTCCAAGATGTTATTGTTCTGAACAATGTTCCTCATGTCGTTTATATCGCACAGAACAGTTTACCAACTTTAACTTTACCGGGAACATTAGCTTTGCCATCTAATTCTGTTTATATTTCAAGATTAGAGACTCCTGGGACAATTGCGAATCAATTCTCAATTCAAAATTATTTCTTAGATTCAGTTGCAGGACTTCAAAAACAGAACGGAAACGTATATCTAGTTGGATACGTTTATAATTCGTCTGGAAATAAAATGAATTATGTATCGATCGAAATGAATTCAAGTGGAAATTTGGATCTTTCATTGGAAGGTACAGGCTATCATGTAGAAGTTCCAGTGACTACAGATTACTTGATTCCAAAAAATAAAGTGGAATCCATTATAATTGACGATAGCGTTTATGTCATAACTGAGACGAGTGATAAAGAAAGTCCGATAAACAAAATGATGATATCTAAATTATTCTTTCAAGATAAATTACAAGTGTTTTCATCACTTGAGAATGACGATGTAATTCCTGTTTTGGATGAATACAATATTCGAAGGGAAGTCACAGTAATAAAGCCAGATATAAATGGAACAGTAAATATTCCTTTTTTGAACGGAACAGAAATGAAATATATAGACATGTCATCTAATGTGATTATTTTATTCTCGAATCAAAGTATTCCAAATATACAAATAAGAGACGGACTCACAAATTTGTATTCATATTATATCAAATTTTATGACAATCTCGGTAATTCTTATCCACTAAGTCAAGAAAATCCATTTACACTTGTGATAACAATGGATAAAAATATTCAACCTTATCAAAGAATTCTTTTTGTCTTTGACAAAGATCCAATCAGCAATCAATATATTGATCTTGCCTACGATCAAGCCACGGATAAAGTATCGAATTACGAATATATATTCCATATTATTCACAATGGACTGCAAGTTATTTCTGGTGGTTCAGGTGTAGGATCTATTGGATCTGATCCACATGTATACACTTTGTTTGGAAAAAGATACGATCTGAAGAAACCATCAACAAGAACATGGCATCCTATATTTAAATGTAAAGATCTTAACATTCAAGGTCATTTTACAGGAATGAAGAAAGGGATATTTTTTGACAAGGTAAACATAAAACACAATCATGATAATGTGTCTATCGATTTTAACCACAAATCAGTAAAAATGTCTCCTTCAGAAACCAAAAATTCAAATATTTCAATCAAAGAAAACGAAGAACTAAAGGATATCATTTATAATAATACTACAGATAACAAAAAATTTCTTAAGAAATTTGTCCCAAAAAAGATGACATTAATAGAAATTCAAGATGAAAATTATAAACTTAATCTCTACATAGATTTCATGACGAGATATTTGCATTTTAGATTCCCAGAGAAAATGCCAAGAGAATCAGACTGTGAAGGTCTTTTAGTTCACTCTAGTGTCAGAAACCATACAATGGAGGAACATTGATGAGTCAATACATTTGCGGGAAAAGGTGAAAATCCGGATATCAGATAAATTATTTGATTTAATTTATAATCTAATCTTTGAATGGATATTCTGTTAATATCATTTTATTAGGTGCAGTGATCGGTAACGGAGACAATATAATAATCTCCACCTGATACTCGTTTGATTTCTCAAAAGGTTAATAAATCTATATTTTTGGAATCGACATATTCTAAAACGCATGAAACAAACAAAACATAAGAATTTGATTTTAAAGTTGGTAAATAATCTTTTATTACACAACTACATTTTTGATCTACACGATATCAAATAAACATGATATGCTTAACCAAATTTTGAAAACTACAGATTTTGATCATCAAATTATATTATTGTATTATGCAAGTTGGTAGAAAAAATCAGCACCGATCACTCCACAAGCTATTCTTCCTCCAGAATTTCCATTGATTGCCGATTCGTTGTTGTTTGCCATTCCGAGATCGTCTTCTTTGTCGTGGAGAACCAGACTCCGTCCCGCAAATGAGGCCATGATTTTGAATGGAGCCAAATCTTTCGTTACTTGGACGATGGTGTTAATATTCGATGTTCCGTTTGAGTCGACGGATATGTTCCCAAAATCTCCCATATGTCTCTCATCTGAAATTCCTCCATGAAACGTGTAAAATGGATTGTAATGCATTCCACAGTTTTTACATTGATCCGTCACATCTCCTTTAGTATGGACATGAATTCCCAACTTTTTGTTCGCATAGTCTTGAAGATTAGTTAATGTTCCTGTTAATGCAAGTGTGTCGATGGAGGGATTCGACATTGTCAAGTTTCCAAGAAATTGATTGTTAATTGTATACATAGGGATATACAATTTTATTGCCCCTTCTTGTTTTATGCTAGCTTCTCTGCGTATGGCTTCAAAATCTTGTATCTTGATCGACCCATCACACGACAATAGCAATACACGATAGATAAATTCTTTTACGTCATCTATTTGTAGATCTACACGGTGTTTACATCCACTTTCAAAATAAGATCCATCCACGACTGATATCTTCGAGTTGATATACTTTCCAGCAAATATGTCTTTCCAAGCTCTTGAAACCCCTCTGTTGATAAATGTATCGTCGATGTTTTCTTTTCTTCTAGCTTTCATAACCAGATCCATTACCCATTGTTTTACGTCCTCTGTCTTTTCTATATTCATCATCGCAACATATTTTCTCTTCTTGAAAGAAAATTGATTTTATTTTTCAAGAAAACAAACAATTTCAAAATGCAGTTTGTACCACAAGAAATTCTCAACGAAATATTAGAATACCTTCCTCTGAAAGAAAGAATCCTGTCCCGAAGAGTTTGTAGAAAATGGAGAGACATCACACCTTGTTTTGCGATTGAGAATCCTGTTCTACTAAAGGAAAATCTATTTGAACTGATCGGAATGTTCATATTGTCAAGTTTGTGTCCTCCCATCTACGGATACGCTTTACATAACTCTTATATCAATATATATGATTTTGAAATTAGAGATGGATCGAAAATAATTACAAAGGTTAGGATGACATCTCATGCAGATCATGATCTGAGAAGAAAAATATTTGAAGACTGGGAATACTTATTTACTAAAATGGACTATGTTGACGGTATTCCTTTATCTAGAAAATTGATCAAGGCATTTAGCAATATTCGTGATTTGATAAAAATCACACAGATGGATCCAGAGAGGAAATTATACTATGGGAGTCAAGTGATATTCGACAATCAATTCAACCTATACAAGATATTTTTCGATCCGATGTGGATTACGAATCAAACTCTAAAAACTTTTAATTATTTGACCGAGGATAAAGATTATGATTGGTTCTGCAGTCATTGGAATGACAATCATCATTCTATTCATGATTGTTTGAAAGATGTTTTTTCAAAGTCCCGTAAACTCGGCCTCGGTGTATCGGAAACAAAACGATCGGAAGAACTTGCGAAGATGATTTGGAGATACTTATTTTAAATCATTTGAATAAAAAATTCTTTACACGCCCTGGAAAATACAATACAAATACTGCATCGACAAAAACAAATTCGATCAACTATTTGTAATTTATGAAGACGAAATCGTCGGCAGAGGAAGTATTGGAACTGTTATTGGTGGAGAACTCATGAAAATACCTATTGCTGTCAAAGTTTTGTATCTTACAGAAATTGGAGATCTTAATGATCAAAAATGTATCTTGTATCAGTGTATATTTCATTGATTTTTGAATTCTGTGTCATTTAATTTAATCAATCAAATTAAATGACACAGAATAAAATGGTAGAAGGTCCACAAAGTTCATATCTTGCGAAACAAATTTTGAAAAGATTCAAAAACAAAAAACTCAAACAAGCAAAAATTAGAAAAGGAAGGTATAAAAAGCATTCATTGAAAAACTGGAAAGAATTTCAAAATGATTTCCCATTGATTCTCAAAGATGTTTACAAGAAAGGAAAGGTTTTATTTTTATTTTTTACAAATGGGTGGACAATGATCGTAAAATTTGGAATGACGGGTTTGTTCTATTTTGATCAAAAAGACGCAGATGCCGATATAGTATTTGATTTTGAAAATGGACCTTTGTATTTTTTCGATCAAAGACATTTTGGAACCATTACAATTACAAAAGATGGAGATCTGGTAATCAATGAATTAGAAAAAATAGCTCCAGATATTTTAGACAAAAGAATTACATTCTCCGACGTGAAAGATAGAATACAAAGTATAAATCCAAATGCTACACTAGACACTGTATTGATGGATCAAAAAATGTTCTTATCTGGAATTGGAAACATTATCAAATCTGAAGTTTTATATGATGCCAAGATATCACCGGTGAAGCAAGTAAAAAATGTTTCGGAACAACAATGGAAGAAATTGTTTTCGAGTTCGAAGAAGATAACAAATAAAGTTTATAATGAAATTGTTAAAAATTCTGAAAATGAGTTTTTCAAAATTCAAAAAGTTTACCAACAAGAAAAAGATCCAAAGGGAAACAAAGTTGAAAGATATGAATCGAAAGATGGAAGAGTTACATTTTGGGTTCCGAATGTTCAGAAATAAGAAAGTAATGCCTTGCCGAAACAACACCGAAAGATCCGACCACAATCATTGATAGCCATTCTAAGAGAGCAAATACGACAATGGTGAAAGACTTTTATATATTTGTTTTGTAATATAATATATTTTAAATCTTTGCTTGGATATTCTGTTAATACAATCTGATTAGGTCCAGATTCTCCAGTAATAAATTTAGTTGGATAAAATAAATCCGTTATCGAATAAGGTTCAACGGAGACAATAAAATAATCTCCGCCTGATACTCGTTTGATTTCTGAAAAGGTAAAATCTATATTTTTGGAATCGACATATTCTAAAACGCATGAAACAAACAAAACATAAGAATTTGATTCCAAAGTTGGTAAATAATCTTCAACTTTCAATTTGATTCCGTTGCTACATTTGGGACAACCAGTTATATCTACACATAAGTTTCCACAATCATAGGAACGACCAACTACAAAGTTTGTAGCACCATTGTCGGGATCGCCAATAATCATCAAAGGTTTTTTGGTTTCAATTGCTTTTTGTTTCGCGACATTATATATTTGTTTTCTTTTCAAAAAACGAGAATATGTAAGTGCTAATTCGAAATAATTTAATCCAAATGTTCATATTTTATTTGTCAATCAATAAAATATATCTCTATTGAAGTTCAGTTAACAAATATAATGTAGAATGAATTAAATCCAAAATATCAGCGTATGTGTTTTCCAAATCCAAATCTTTTGGGAGTTTAGATTTCAATCCTTTGATTTCTTTTTCCAAAGATTTGAAATAAGGAATAATTTCTTTGTCGCCTTCTTTATATTTTGGAATTTGTTTGTATCCTTTGATAATTCCATAAATTCCTTGGTATCCTTCCGCATATTTGTCGACCAATGGTATTATGCCATCATAATAAGCATTCAATGCTTTGTGAGTAGCATAAGAATTGGTTTGCAAATGAAGAATGTGAGCCTGATTTCTGCTATGAAATAATATCGAAATTAAATCTGCAACTGAAGCAGTAGATACTTTAGTGGGTGATTTTTTCTTGTTTGGAGATCTAGAAGGTGATGATTTTCTTGGCATTTTATATACGATTCATAAAAATTATTTAAAACTTTCTCTATCTAACATAAAATGTCCCGAGATATGACATCTTCAGCATCTTTCATTCAACAAATTGTGAGCAATATTTGGAATCGTTCTTCCATCAACGACGGTCCGGATTGTTCGCCCTATGAACCACCAGGTCAAGAAACAACCGGAACCCAAACAGAAAGCGTGTCTTGTTCCGAAACGGAATCTTTTTGTTCTGAAACAGAAAGTTTGTCTTGTTCTGAAGTATCAGTGATACGAACTGAAAATGGTGCTGTTTCATATAGCACCACTTTAGATCCTCGATTAGATCTTTTCTTCAAAACTGTTAGAGGGATTACAAATGAGGATCTGGTAGATCTTCTCGAAAAGAGTTGGAGTGTATCACCTCGAGATACACTTCGAACGATGTTTTATGTTCGCGATTGTCGAGGAGGAAAAGGGGAGCGAAAGATTTTCTGGGATTTTATGAGTTGGTTAAATATCAAGGATAAGGGACTCTTTGAAAAGAATTTACCTTGTGTTCCTTATTATGGATCTTTCAAAGATTTTCGAAAGATGACGGAATTTGAAGCTTGGGGATCCGAGGATCAAGGAAAGGAAAAAATGATTATCTCTTACTGGTGCGACGTTCTTCAAAAAGACATCGTAGAATTAAATCGGAATGGAGGAATTACATTGGCTGCAAAATGGGTTCCCATTCAAGACTCGCGATTTTGTCGAGAAATGGGACTTAGTCATAAATTTTTTCGAAAAACAGTCAGATTGTTAAGAGATAAGTTGGACATTGTAGAGTGTAAAATGTCTGCTAAAGATTGGGATAAGATTTTATTTGAACGTGTTTGTTCTTTGTCTATGAAACGATACAGCAGTGCGTTTAGAAAGCATTGCGAAGAACGATTCACTGAATATCTCCTATCTGTCCAAAAAGGGGAAAAGAAAATGAATGTTGGACAACTTTATCCCTCCGACATTGCGAGCCAATTTTTAAATGGAACTACAAGTTGTGATGAGCAAACATTAAATGTTGCTTGGGAACAATTATTGTTGAAGACTCGAAATGCCCTTTCTCAAACAAAGAAAAAATTCTTGTGCGTCGTGGACACATCTGGTTCAATGAAGGGCACGCCGATGAATGTGGCTGTTGGATTAGGATTATTTTTGAGTGAATTGTATCCCGAATCTAAATTTTACCGAAGATTCATTACCTTTTCTAATCAACCTGAATTCCAAAAGATTGAAGGTGAAACTTTGAAAGAAAGAATTCAAAGCTTATCCAGATCCGAATGGCAAATGAACACCGATTTACAAAAGGTTTTCGATCTCGTTCTTAGCCATTCTGCATCCGAAGATCATCCAGAGGTTTTAATCATTTTATCCGATATGCAGTTTGACAATGCAACAACTTCTTTACCTCGATGGGGAAAGACTCTGACTGATTTGGATTCTACAAATCTTTCAGTAATCGAACAAAGATACAAAGAAGCAGGAATCAAGAGACCAAGATTGATTTATTGGAATTTGAGAGCCAATACAATTGATTTTCCAGCTACAAGCGATGTTTCAGATTGTGGTTTGGTAAGCGGTTATTCTACTTCTTTGATCGATTCATTGTTGGAAGATGGAGATATCAATCCAATGTCGTTGTTCAGAAAGACGATCGATTCTTCCAGATATGATATGGTTTACACTTCATCCTAGACTCCAATTTGTCATATATTACTATCAAATATAGTAATATGTGTTTTTATAAATACAAATCCAACTTATAAAATAATGGACCTAAGTAACGATGTGATTACAACTTTAAAAATTGTCAAAGGGAGACCAGGATTTGATCTCGTCGAATTGGGAAGAACCTGTCAATGGGCGATGAAGAAAAGGAACTTGATTGATGGACAAGATACAAAATAGCAATTAAATTATACATTGGTTCTGGAAATACATTTGCCGGAGTAGGGGAGCATCATTATGAAAAGAATGCAACAAGTAGTTGGTTGTATAATAATCTAAATGGTAAGTTTATTAATAAAAATAAAATGACATTCTATAGCCAATATAAGCAAGATTGGTTTCTTGAGAATCATATTTTCAAGGGATTCAAAAATGGGTATTTTGTTGATGTAGGCGCACACGATGGAAAACATATTAATAACACACTATATTTCGAAGAAAATCATAATTGGTCTGGAATTAATGTCGAACCAATCAAAGAAGTTTATGACAAATTAATTGAAAAAAGACCAAAATGTTTAAATTTAAATTTGGCAGTAGACAAAAAAGATGGTCAAGCGATATTTATCTTAAATAAGGGATACACAGAGATGTTATCTGGTTTACAATCCTATTATGATCCCAGACATCATTTGAGAAGAGAAAAAGAAAATCAATTTTATAAATCCACAACAGAGTATGTGTCTGTAGAAACCAAAACTCTAAAAACGATTTTTAATGAAAATAATGTTAAACAAGTTAATTATTTGTCCATAGATGTAGAAGGAGGAGAATTAGCCGTTATTGAATCTATTGATTTTGATCAAGTTTTTATTGATGTAATTGGATTCGAAAATAATTACCCCGACACTGGTGAAATAATTGTTGAATATCTCAAATCCAAAGGATACAGTTTAATTAATTTTCGATCCTATGACATTTTAATGATTCACAATGATTCTAAATTTAAATTATAGTCAAAAGATTTTTTTACAAATTAAAATGGGACAGTATTTCTATTTTTTCAATTCAGGAGGAGAAATAAACCATAAACCTTTAAGACACAATTTTGGTTTACCTTGGATGAAGTCATTGGACAGACTAGATGAAGATTGTCAGATTCAAATATTTGTAGAAGTAATAAAGGATAATAATTGGGATTGTGAAAAATGCTACGCTATTGGAGATAATGGAACAAAATTGATTTATGATACATCAAATGAAACAGTGGAAATCACATTTGAATCAATTATTTTCACTTAAAGATTCTCTTTCCATTTCAAAATAAACTGTCTCACTACTTCTGAAAAGATGTAGATCGGCAATACCTTACCTATCTTTTTCCATCTGTCAAGATGGATTTCTGCAATATTATACGGGTAGTTGCTGGCTGGGGAAACGGGAACGTGGAAGCTGGTCATTCTCTTCTGAAAAGAAGAATTTCTGCCACTTTAAAAATAGATTCTGATAAAGAATTGTTGATCAAACGGGGTTTGATCGCAGACCTGATCGGCCTCACCCTGGCGGCGGTTGGGTACCTAAAAATAGATTCTGATAAAGAATTAAGTCTTCCCTGAAATCGAAAGTAGATTAGGTTCTCCCGATGATGGATGGTGAATTTCGCATATTAATCCTGAAAAGGTTTATTTCAGCAATATATGATAGATATGCTATTCTCCTGTTCTGGAGATTTTCAGCAATTTTTAAAATATAATAATTTATTGAGATCTGATAAGTCGTGATCCAGCAATTAAACAAAAAGAAAAGTTTTTTTATTTTTGACCGAAAGGTCGCACGACTGATAAGATTCTTTTTCGACAACCTATAGGGTAGGAATAATTTGATATTAGTTAACGATGAAAACATAGATGTGGGAAATTCTTTGATAATATTTTGTTTGGCACAACCCTCCATGGTGTAATGGTAGCACATGGGACTGTAGTTGAAGTTTCATTGTTATCCTTTGGAATGAGTTCGATTCTCATTGGGGGGAATGGTGGGTATCGATTTTGACGTCAAAACGACAAAAGGCACTTGTAGTCCAGCGGTAAGATTTCTCCCTGCCACGGAGGAGGCCCGGGTTCGACTCCCGGCAAGTGCATTATAAATGAATATTGGATTCTCGGATAGCATGTACCCAAGCAAGACGCCACGAGTGTTGCATAAAAACAGTTATTATATTACACATATATAATAACTTTATATTTTACTATTTACAATTTAGGAATACAAGCATACAACGATTCCTGAAATGTATTTCTTTCTTGAAAATATTTATCGACAAACTTCATTACGATCTCTGACTTTTCATTTCTGACGTTCAGTGCCAAGTTTGTCAAAAATATCCACAAGTCGTTCTTGAAGTTCTTTTTCGGGTTTCTGAAATAAATGCTCGAGTGTTCGAAATCAAAAATGATCGGATTGAGACTCTCGTCGACAAATATGTTCCGAAGATGTAGGTCTCCATGAACAAACTTGATTTTTTCCCATCCTTCCTCTAGACTATCTATGATCTTGCAAATCAAAATTTCAAATTCATCATGGGTGAGTTTTGGTATTACTTGATCAAGTTCTTGTCCATTCATTTCCTTTGAAATAATGTAATAATGATTCTTGTTTTTGATGTGATTCACAATAGGGTTTTTATCAGATGCATTTTCTTCGAGTAAACAAATGGGAATGAGAAAATGTTTCGAGTTTACCTTTTCCAATTCTTTTCCCACCGTGTATTCCAACTTGTTGAAGATCAATTTCAAATAATAAATCTGGTTTTCAAATTGAAAACGGTATATTCCTCGAGATACCAAAACCAGATCAAGAGATTTAATCAGTTCGAGTGTAAAATTCATGATTTCAAATCTATTTCTCAAGATAGATTTAAATTTCATTTGCGCACTATATCAACATTTGTGATTTGTCGTAATTTTCTTTGAATTTGATATCCATGCATCATTTCGGGAACATAAGATTCCACACTCACAAGTAATGTAAATGGTGAATTATACTTATTTCCTTTTTCTACCGAAAACTTTGTTGCCTCATTTTCCGAAGAGAAAGGCTTACATTGCCATCGATAAAATTTTTCGCGATCTCCCATATAACATCCATAATACGTTCTCCCGTCTTTTTCTTCACTCATTTTTTGAAAAGAATGTTTTCTTCACATCATTGCGGTATCGAAGAAATTCCATTCATTTTGTTTTTGTTCTTTTACAATATTCGAATATCTAAGTTTCAAATGCTCTTTCAAAAGAAGTTTTGTTGCATCTTCATACTTTACAAATACTGTTTCTCCCATATTCATTTCATGAAAGATTTCACAGAAAAATTTATGTCGATCCATGTGAAATGAACATGGTTGCTCCATTAAATCGATCATAATGTTGGTTAACTTTTTGATCACACCCTGATAATTATATGAAGTTCCACTTTCGAAATCGTTCCAATATCCAGAGACAAAATCGACTTGTGTCCATTCAAGGTTTCCATCTTTGAAAACCTGAGACGAAGAAGATTTGTATTTTTGATAAAGAACAGCGTTCGGGATAATAACGTAGCAAGCCTTTTTATTCATATGTTTTCATTAAAAATCTTTCCTTTAGATCTATTCTGAATCTTCGTTATTATCTGTGTCTATTTCACTATGTGAAGTTTCAAAATCTGTTTCAGAATTTGATTCATCGCTAGATTCTAAATCTTTTTTTCCTAATCCTAATTCGTATTTATCTATAACTCTTTGATAAACATTCTTATTTAATGCTCCTAAATCCAACTTTTCCTTCAGAACCGGAATTAGAGTTCCAAAACGATCTTCCAGACTCGATATACGCTCGTGTTCGATATAAATGTCGAATCGGTTGTCGTCTAAATTCAAAACGTATCCATAGGGTACAACGTTTGGATTTCCTTGAGGCGAAACTGAATTCAAAATTAATCCCAATTCAACAATTTTTTCTAGCGATTTATGATGGATATAATATTCATCCAAGAATGTCCAGTTGGAACCATCATAACCATTTAACATGTGTTTGTATTGAATAAGATCATCTTGTGAAGGAATCGATTCTTCAAAAACAATTTTGGATTCAAGAAGTTTTTGCTTCCAAGTATCCAGTTTATTTCCTTTGTATCCTTTCATAATTTCATCCAGTATCTTTTTTCCGACTTGCGAAGGTTTTCCGTCTTGACAAAGCACAACATAGAATCTATTTTTTAGTTGGAAGCCATAGAAAGCATCAACAGTTTCTGTCATTTTAAATCTTCGTCAATCTTTCAAACAATATTTATCGTCTATGATCCCTCGTTTCTTTCATATATTTTTTGGATAATAGGAAACCACGAAATTTTCAAATCGGAATGGGTTTCTTTTGTCCATTTTCACATAATCAGTTGACGAATGTAACGGACTCCATTCTACAGGCGTGGATTGGATAGGTCCAAGATAAGCTTCAATTAACCACAATATATCTAAATGCTCCATACATTCTGGATGTATAACTCCTTCATTTGGATGAGTTAAACAATAATAGACAGCGGCTAAGACACTAATGCCAACTTGAATGGAAGTGGCGGATTGTGTTGGTATTAACATTCTTGCTTCGTCGATATCTAATAAAGAACCTCTCCACCAGGTCAAATCTTTACTAAACAACAAAACACCAAGTTCGTCTTTCCCTTTCAAAATTTGCTTGTTGAGAATTTCTTCTTTGATCTCTGGAATCTTATTATCCATCATCATCCGATTTTGGATTTCATTCAAACTAACAATAGCTTCATTACATGGTAAATATGCATAATGAACAGTAGGTCTATAATCATCTATTGTAAGATATTTACTTATGGAATATGCTTCTTCATGTCTGACAATCATTCCGATGAAAGGGCCACTCGGGACCCAGGATTTAACCCAAGTATTGATTCCTCGGCTTCTTAATGCGATTTGGTTCTGGGGCCCAACATCATATGATAGTCCGATTTTGTCTGATTCGTGTGTACCCCAACCTAGTTCTGCAGGTGCTACACCTTCTTCGATAAATCCAATGACCGACCAAGTATTTCTGAAAACATTTTCTTGTTTGATATCTTTTACAATCTGTGAATCTCTTTCAGAAATATGAATGACTTGAACGTTTAGTATCTTTGCGATTTGAGGATAATTTTCATCTACAATCAAGCGATTGAGTTTATCCAGTTTCTTTGCCGAAAGTTTATGTTGTTTGTCGAGATAGTTTACCATATCTACCAAGGCTTCCTTTACAAAATGAGAAACCCAACCAGGATTCGCACCATGTGTTATAATAGAGGTTGTTTTTGTTTGGAATGTTTTGATCATTTTTTGTATTTCCTGCTGTCTGTAATATAAGGTTTGTTTTCTCGGATCAGGTTCTTTCAAATCTTCTACTCCGTCTTCATATTCACCGTCATTATTCCAAAGCTCGACTGCCGTATTTACAAAATGTATTTGATTTTGATTACAGATTTTCAAAAGATCTTTTGTATCAATGTAATAGCCAAGATCTACAAGTATATCTCCAGATCCAAGAAAAGATAATATCAAATCTATGTAATTCGATTTTGAAACAAATATTTTTTTAGATTTAATATTTTTGGGCACCGTTTTCAGTGCATCTTTTTTCATATCTAGAACTAAAACATTTTTATGTGGAATATTTGAATGTCGTAAAAGTAGTGTTAAAAATGTGCTCCCGATACATCCGTGACCTATCAACAATAGTTTTTTATTTTGAAAATCCAAACATTTTCCAAGATCAAATGCCTTTCTTACTCTTGATTCCATTTTAAATACAAAATAACTTTTCGGCAAGTTATTTTGTTCACTATCGTTCACTATATTTGTGGTCTAATAATAAATAGGATTGGGAATATCTCGATAATTGTTGGGGTTTTGAACTAATTTAGTTGAATATTTTGGGATCGGAATATCACTGTAGCTTCTCGATCCATTTTTTCGAGAGACAAACTTTGGGAATGATTGATGATTTTGTATATCATTGTTCGCGACTGGAACAACATCATCTACCGAAGTATCGACACTGAGTGGTTCAGGTTCAGGCTTCATTTGAGAAAGTTTTGGATAGGGTGGATCAATTTCTGAACTTTGTTTGACTAACATGGTTCCTGTTTTGTTTTGCTTTGAATACCAATATATAATGATGATTACAAGAATGATTCCCAAAAGCAATAATACTGGTTGAGGCATTATTTTATATTACAAAAAATAATTTGATTCATTATTGTTTTTGTTCCTTGCTGGTCAACACTATTCATAAGACCTTCCCAGCAGTTAATCGAATATTTGTGGTTGAAAAGATTATAGATACTTACTGAATTCTCATATAATCTAAGCAAAAACATTTTATCCAAACAATCCTGCGGAATATATGAATTCATAATTTTTGATTTCAGATCTGTTGTATTTGCAAAAAAATAAACTGAATAAATATCACTCTCTGCTGGTTCTATCATATAAAAATAAATATTGAGTGCTCGGTTATTCAAACGAATAGGATGGGTTTTGAAAAATGTGGATGCTTCATATGTTGGATAAGAAACTACACCCCACAACACAATAGTCGAAATACAAAAGATATCGGATATATCGACAGGACAATATTTATTCCACCATAATTTTGTATATTCCTTCCATTTTGTTTTGAAGTTTTCAGACATTCATACTTTGTTTTTAATCGGACGATTTTAATTATGCTTGTTTAGATTTTCTTTCCAAATAAAATGGAAAAAAAGAAAATGCCTATCTCAATATCAAAAATTCAAGATATATTTGATATATTGAAACAAATGAAAAAAGAGAAAAAGCCTATCTCAATATCAGAAATTCAAGATATATTGAAACAAATGGAAAAAAAGAAAAAGCCTATCTCAATATCAGAAATTCAAGATATATTGAAACAAAGAGAATTAGAATTCATAGATCCGCTTGTCAATATAAATACGGCAAAGGCCAGAGCATCATTTAGGAAATACAGACTCCCGTTAGCCAAATATATTGAAAAACTTCCCAAGAAAAAACAATACAAAATTCGGTTGAGCCCAAAGAAGAGATCCAGTCCGAAGAAGGAAGTAAGAAAGTCTCCGTCCAAAAAGAAGAATTGGACCAAGATAGTCGATCAGAAAATAGATATCCTGATTGAAAAGATTTCGATTTTGAAAGATATAGCGACAACTTTGTCAAAGAGCAAAAAAGAAAACACGATCGATTTCCTTGATGGATTGAAAGATCAAATAGAAGATTTTCAAAAAGATACAATTTAAAAAAAATACCCTTTTGAAAAAGAGATGCTTTCTAAATTAGATAAGAAGATCGAAAAACATTCAGAGAAGATTATCGAAAAACTTGCCGATCTCAAAGAATTGGCATTTGACAAATCAGATGAAAGTAAACAACAAATTATCGAATACGTTGATAGTTTAATTGTTCAAGTCGAAGCATTTGAAGAAGATCTGACGACTCCAGGTTATGATGAATGGGAAATAGAAATGAGAAAACGTCTTGCCGATCCACAGAAGTGGAGAAATGTCCTGATTGAAGATATTCCATTAATCGAACTGAAACCAAAACGAACTTTTAGATAGATTTTCATTCACAAATGATTATCTTATGAAAAAGAGATATTTCATCGAACCTCTACCGAAGAGAGAGTTGAAAAATAAAATTATTGAATCTCATATAAATCTTGAATGATAGATATCTATTTGAAATGATAGATATCTATTTTTGATTTGATATTTATTTTCGTTGAATGAACTAGGCAATCAAAAGGACAATCCAATAATGATAGAAGCAATGATGGTCAATGAGTGACAACTTGTGGAGGTTAGAATGTTATCATCCCAATGGTTCAATCAGAGTACAAAATCAAAGACGAAAAAATCGTAGATTTTATATATCAAAAGTTTATCCAAACAGAAATAGACGAACGCGAAGATGAAATGTTATTTTCGTTCTCTTCGTTCTCCTAACAATCCATTCTTAATCAAAATGCCAAAAATATTTCTGGAACGAATATCTTCTACGAAGTCATTTCAAAATTGGGACAAGGAGGTTTCGGAGAAGTTTACCAAGTTAAATTTCCAAATTATAAATCTTTGAATCTCAATGATAAACCCTATGCTCTCAAGATTATTAGGATGAAACCTAATTCGAGCATCGATCGCCATATTCCAAAAAATCTAAATGAGAAATATATATCCAGTCGAATACAATCCGAATCAGGTTGTCTCGAAGAATTTTTATGCTACTACTTTCCAACTGATGATGTTATCATTGATAATGACAAAACAATATATTATATAACTGATTTGATGGACGGAGATTTAAAAAAATTAAAGTCTAAAATGTCATTGGAGAAAAGAATATCTTTCGTTAATAATTACCTATACCCTATTGTTAAAAAAGGATTGGAGGAATTACATATTATGGGCTTAATACACTCAGATATAAAATTACAAAATATCTTGTATAAACAGACCAAAGACAATTTTGACATCAAAATAGGAGATTTAGGAAGCACTTGCACAGAATTGTTTCAACCTGAAGAGGACGAGCAAATATTTGAAATTACAGATCCAAAATGTAAACAATGTAAAATATGTTCAAATAAATTTGCCGGAACTTATTCCTATGTTTCACCGATTCAATTTGAAAATTACATTCTTAAATATTATACAGGAAAAAAAGATAATAAACATTTATGGAAAGAAGAGGCTGATTGGTTTGCATTGGCCATCACTATCATCAATTTCATGTCAGAAGTAGATATCATCAACAATCAACATTTGAAAAATATATTGAAGGTAGCATCTGATAATACCAGACCTATGCAGGATTTAATTTCTATATATCGAAAACATATTATTCCAGAATTTCAGGGATTCAAATCTAATAAACAAACATTATTATATTATGGATTGAAAAAAGAAATTTATGATTTCCTAGAAGCTCAATTGATTTCAAATATTCCAAATAGTCCAATAACATTACTCTTAGAATCCAAATAACAAATATTTACTAATCTCCAAAAATGTAAAAAATGTTGCTCCGGCAAATAATCCTTTGATATAGGACGACGAACTTTCATCCTTTATTGGTTCAGCTAAAGCAGGACTTATAAAAAGTTCTCCCCTGGAATACTGTTGTTGAGGTGGCGCAGGAAAAAGTTCTCCAGTGGAATACTCGGGAGGCGGAGGACATGTAGGTTGAGGAGGGTTGTAGATTTGGAAGTGATCCATTTTATTTCGTTATATTTTATTTTGTTGTGTCGAAAAATCAATCACTATTCCAAGAAAAGATAATTATTTGAAAGTCATCGAATTTACTGAATAACAATATTGTATCTGTGAATACTTTAATACTGTAACTTATAAATTTTGTGGAGCTACTGTATCCAAAAATTTCACTTCAACTATTTTTGAACAAGTATTTTCAATCAATCAAAGCCTCTGTTTAAATTACGTCACCATTTGAAAAAAACTCAATTGATTGGGTGAGATTTTTCAGCGGGTTATGATGTGGCAATAGTGGCTCCTCCTCTTGTTGCTCTTCATCCTGTGGCTCGTCTTGTGGTTCTTGTTGAATCAGAAATCAAAAATAACATATCTATTTTGTTCAAATAGAAATGTCTAGAATATTTGTCATCGGAGATCCACATTTATCAATAAAATCGAAGAAATCGAGATCCTTAAACTTCTCGATCAACTTCAACCCGATGCGGTCGTATGTCTCCAATTGATGATTTAAACTCCCAATTCTTGAAGTAATTTATCAAAATCTTCATCTGTAAAATTTTCAAGAAATGTTTGTCTATGAGATTTTAATTTTTTATTGAATTCCTCTTCTTGAAGGTATCTTTATTTCTTCATTTGGAGAACTTGATCTATTTCTATTGTTGTCTTTGGTTTTGCAGCAAAGAAAACAGTAAAAGCACCAAATCCAAACTCATCACTAAGAGAGCTCTTGCACCACAAAGTAAATCTTAAAATTGTCTTCTAAATGATTTGTGGTCAAATTAAAAGATTTTATCATAAAACATATTGAAAGATTAAAATATTGAACTTTAAAACATGAACAACATTTATCATATCTGTAGATTCGGAAAAATATGGAAAGATTGGTTGAGATCAAAAATAAAAAAGAAACATTATGCATCGGTAGATAATGTTTCGAAAAAAGCATATTTTGGAGGAGTGATAGATATTATAGAATAGAACATTATGCATCGGTAGATAATTTTTTAAGGACAAGATATGTTTTGAGTTAGTTTCGGTGCTAGTTGTGTTAAGCCTAACGGACCCTGTGTGGTCTGATTGGAAATAGGGGCAGCACTCTGAAACTTTATGAAACTGTGAAGCAATCGGCCATGTTCTTCGCACATCAGTCCACATTCTTCACATTCAATTGTAGCTAACCCTCCACATTCTCACCGAGACCTTCAAATTTAGCTTTTTGGTCAGGTTCATCAGGTGGTAGTTGGGTCTCATCAATATACACGTCATGTTCAAATAATCTCGCACTCCACGGTTCAGTTTTGAAATTAAACTTTAAAATATCTACCATCTTCTAAGCCCAGTCCGTTCTTATTTCCTTTTTTTCAAAACATTCAATTTAACAAGATTAGGACACCTATATACAGTTCAGAAGATGAAGACTAATACCTCAGTTCAAAAGATGAAATATATAGAATTCATTGTTATTTAGTTGGAGAGGATACGGTAACGATATTTTATATAATTTATATATAAAATACTTTATTGAAAATAATTACACAAGTAATGCTTCTCGAAGCAAATTGTTCTCTTTCAAATCTTTGACAGTTTCTAAAAGGTAGTCGTTAATAAGTCTCGTCACCACTGTGGGTTCATCCTTGTATTCTTCCAAAAGTTTCACATAGTATTGGACGTCTTGAGAAGCAAGACCATCGATCACATTGTTGATGATTCTATCACCGTTGCAGTATTGTCTTCGGAGTGCTCGATAACTTTTTTCGAATCCAAATTGTTCAACCAGTTTATCAAATTGGTAAAGGAAAGATTCAATCGCTTGTCGGAGTTGGAACATATCTTGGGTTTGGTTGGCAGACATTCTAATTCAAAACTTCTTCTATACTTTTAATTTCAGAATTAATTTTACAAAAAAAATCAGTTTTGAAATACAGTCGATCCTAACAGGGTATTAAACCGGGTTGACTTTTCAAAATTGAATTTTTTAATGCAATGAAGTTCAAAAATAAAAATCGCGAAGAATAAGTATATCAAGATGTGCAAAATCCAATGCTTTTGTTTAACCAACTCTGGAACAAGATGTAAACGTTATTGTAGCGAAGGATCACTCAAATGTTTTCAACATGAAAAGATGAATCATGAAGACATTCGAATCCTTCCCTCAATAGATTTCACACAACAAACACAAAAACCAGAACCCAAAACTTTCATTGTTTTCGATCTTACAAATAGTCCTCCCACACGATCGAACACCCGTAGCGTGCAACTTAATAGCGCAGTAGAACAAACCATGGAATCTGGAAACGATCAAATCGAGCGTCAAACGATGCAAGTTGATCCGGAACTTCTCGCTCAACAAAATCGAGTCAAGCCTAGACCTCCAAGAAGACCAATTAAGAAACCCATCGAAAATGAGTCTTCATCTCGTTGCGAGGATTGTTGCATCTGTTACGACCACAAGGTAGAGGAGGACAGATTCTTGGCCTGTGGACATGCGCTGTGTCCAACTTGTATCAGTAGCTTACGCAGCGATAAATGTCCTATGTGTCGAAAAGAAGTTGAAAGCAAGTATATCAGCAAGACGGAGAAGAAAAGAATGCAAAGAAGAAAAAGAGATGACGATGAAGAACGAAATGAAGAATCATATGAAAACTATATGCGAACCCTCATCCAAGAGAGTGGAGCGAATGCGGCATTATTTGTAAACTTTATTCAATAAATATTTTATTCCAATATTTATTGTAACAACTACACACAACTGACAAAATAATTATAAAAACAATAGCTGATTTCAAAAGAAACAATAATGGAATCAGCCTCTCTTAACGTCAACCCCGAATCTCATATCGTTAGCGTCAGCAACGACAAGAATAAGAAATGGACTCAAGACAACGCCTTCTTCATTCCAGACCCTAAGACTTTACCCGATGGTAGCAGCTACACTATGGATGTAGTCCAACCCTCACGTATTCTGATCCCTTTAATGGAGCATCAAAAATTCGCATTGAATTACTGCCACAATTTGGAAAACCGCACCACCTTCCGACCTCCTGGAACCAATTATACGATCCTCACGAACAAGGCTTTGTATTGCGACCCTGTTGGTTCTGGAAAGTCTCTAGTGATGCTTTCTCTGATCTCTGAGAATCCAGTAGTTTATACAAAGAGTAAGTCGGGACAAGGATACAGCAATGGCATATGCGTTCTGCAAGATGTGCCGCCTCGAGAGATTGTACCCATCACCTTGATCATTGTTCCAAACACATTGTTCAATCAATGGAAAGACTATGTCCAGAACCAAACAACACTCATTTTTAAGTTTCTCGGTAAGAAGGCAGATATTACATCTGTGATCGACTGTCGAGAAATAGACGGTATATTGATCAACAGCAACTATTATAATGACATCGCAAACATCTTCAAAGACCAGGTTATTTCCAGAGTCATATTTGACGAAGTTCATATGATGAAAATTCCTGCTTCCAATACCATCGAAGCCTCGTTCAATTGGTTTATTTCTGCATCGCCTTGTGAAATTGAAAGATTTACAGGAAAGAAACACGGATTCCTTCCCAATAGTCTCAAGAGTATATTATCTCCTAGCATTACTCCCAAATGCGGAGTCATATTCAGAAACGATCAAGCCAATATTGATCTGAGTATCAAGCTACCACCTCCTAACATTCGTGTGTTGAAAGTTAGAACGAGTAATATTCTTAATGTCCTCAACGGAATCGTAAGCTCTACAATTCTGGAAGCTATTGCAGCCGGAGACTCTAAGTCCGCAATGGAGCAATTATCCCTAGAGAAAACAGATGAAGATAACATCATCTCTGTAGTGAATAAACATCTTGAAACAGAGCTCGAATCTCTTTGTATCGAACTCGAAAGCAAGAAGATACGAACCTATTCTGCTGCCAAGGCCAAACAGGAAGCACTCGAGAAGGTAGAAGAAAAGATTAAAGAAGTCAAGAAGAAGATCCAGGACATCAAAGATAGAATCTTCAAAGACAATATCGACCCAATTACATATGACGAAATTGTCAATCCTGTGATTACAAAATGTTGTCAGAACAAGTTTGAATTTACAAGTCTGACAGAGTATTTGCTCAAGTCCAAACAAGCCTGTCCTATGTGTAGAAAACCTATGTCTCCCAAAGACTTGGTTGTTTTGAACACCAAGGCCGGGAAGCAAGAAGTGGAAACGGCCAAAGAAATCCATTCTAAAGACGGTATATATGCGAATAAGGCGGAAGCTCTAGAATTCATCTTGACTAAGAAGATTAAGAAAGATTCTCGAATCTTGATCTCGTCAGGACCGACTGGAAACTTTCAAGAGATTCTCCAAGTCGCAACCCAACACAAAATGTCCGTTCGTCAACTTATCGGAAACATTCAAACCAAGAACAAGATTCTGGATGACTTTAAGAAAGGAACACTTAACATCCTCTATCTCCCAGCTTACGAGTCAGGTTCGGGTCTCAACCTGATTGAAGTCTCCGATATGATATTGTATCACAAGATGCCGAATGGTATCGAAGATCAAGTCATTGGAAGATGCCAGAGACTCGGAAGAACTAAACCATTGAACCTCTTCAAGATCTACTTTGAAAACGAAATCTAAAGTGTAATGATTCATCAATAAAATGTATCTTAAAAATACAAGATACATTTGTTAAAATTTATGACATCAACTTATTATCACCTAGACAAGGGTATCTTTGACCTAACATCGATTCAATTCGTATACCCAACACTTGATCTTAGTCATAATTTATATAAAACTATATGCGATTTGATAGATAAAAACGAGTCTCAACTTTTGACATTTCGTTATTCTTGTTTTAGAGACGATGAAACACGTATATTATTAATTCATGGAACCGAAGACCTTGTTTATCGTCTGACAAAATTTAAATTGTTTCTTGTAAAGTATTTCTATAATTTACGAAAAATGAATGAACAAATTCTTTTAATTGAAAAATGAAAAATGGAAGAAAGTAAACACGAAAAAATCATAGTATCCGACCAATCATTAATGAATCGAACCCTAAGTGAAGAGGAAAGAAAAAGTCCGGAGGTAAACGAATTGTATCAAACATTCTTTGAAGAACAAAACAGCCATAATTTCACAGAAGAAAGGTTATACTGGCTTACAAAATGGATTGGAACAGAAATGAATCAGGAAAAAATTGAATTTTTGAAAAACTTGTGGAACACTGACTTTTTCCATCCATTTGCGAGTCCTGATATGACAACTGATATGATTTTATCCAATTTAAACAAAGGGGTTTTCAATCGTTTCACGATTTCTTTGAGTTCATCTGTACCTAATATGATACGTATCACTTTTGCAAGTACGAAAAAGAATGGTATTGTTCATCGAAGAATGGACATATCCAATCGAAAGCCAGACACCGTTATTGATGGATTCATGTTTAGTTGTCCGATTAATTTCAACACTTTTGTTTTATTGGAAGAGATCAAAAAGCTTTTGATCCATCACAATCCCAACCATTTTAAAGTTTTTAAACCTGTCTTATACTCTCAATGCAATGAAGATTTGGAAACCCCACAACCATATGCAGATTCAACTTTGTAATTTTGTTTTCAATAAACTATATGAAATAACATATAATTTAAACATCAACAAATCTTAAAATCAGAAATACAATTTTAAAAATGGTTCACGAAATCAAAACACAAGTTGAATTTGACGAAAAGGTTGCCAAGACCAAAGGATTAGTTCTTGTAGATTTTTATGCACAATGGTGTGGTCCGTGCAAAAGGTTTGCTCCTACCCTTGAGAAACTTTCAAAGGAGTACACAAATGTTTCGTTCTACAAAGTCGATGTAGATGTTGTTCCACAAGAATCAATCACTGCGATGCCCACTTTTGTTTTGTATCGCGACAGAACCGAAGTTGGAAGGGTTACGGGTGCCAATGAAAATAATTTAGTTTCTTTATTAACTACTCAATAAGTTGGAGTTACGGCTTTTTAAAACAACAACCACAATGATCGATATTTGCCAAATCTACCTTTCTATTGATTGTTTTGGATTCATAAGTAATTTTCCATCTCCCCAACATTGGCATTTTAATCGATCGAGAGTTTATACTCGCGTTATTGAATATCAAAATAATTCTGGATATATTTATTTTCAAAAATAAATGTTTCATACTTTTTTGTGTTTTGGCTTTATTTAATAAATATCATTTTAAAAAAAAATGACCGAATATAGATCACGCACTAATTTACCGATCACTGATTTAGTTAAATTAATACAATGTAATTTTGAACAGATATCTGAGTGGGTAATCCATATCGAACAAAAGTTTGGATACATTTCTATTGCACAATATATTAGGATCATTGAGGTCCTTAATTTGTCAAGAGAAGAGAAGGATAAATTACTGAGTCTTGCCTTGGACAAGATGGACTATGCCAATTATGAATCCTATTTTGAATATTCACATGACCTTGGAGATCTCCATCAAAAAGTTTTCATATTGATTATGTTGGAATATGTTTCTGATTATTTGAAAAAGAAAAATTGGATAGTTTGGGAAGTCATTGCCAAATATTACATTGAAGAGCACCTCAGATTGTGTCCTTGGGATATAAACCTGGATGATTTTGGTTCGGAAAATACACCGAAAAGGAGGATATACAATTTTTTTCTCAAGAAAAATATAGATATTCAGACAAAAGTAAATATATATACACAGACACCAACTTTGTTCGAAATGATTATTCACTATTTTCATAAAAGATCATCCGAGGGATAAAATATGAGCAAAATTCCGGAAAATGTTTTGCAGATCTTTCAAAATCCAAATATTTGTTTGAAATTTAAACAAGAAGTTTCAAAAATCAGTCATCACATCAAAAATTTCCAACTTCAGGAATCGCCTAGATTCCAAGATTTTAAAGATACATTACCATTATTACTCAAATTATATGTTGTTTACCATTCTAGAATAGATTTTAAAATGCATCTTCCAAAGGAGAGATTATTTGTTTGCTTCCAAGGAACGCCACTCGAAAATGTGCCCATACGAATCGTAGGAGAAACAATTCAATAAAAATATATTTCAATAAAAAGATTGCTAGAATTTACAAGTGTATAATATATTTTTTGAAGCAAGAAATATATCAATAAATTATTTTAGGAGTTGTTACTTGTCCTGAACAAATTCAAAATTTCCTTTGTGTATATATAAACCTCCTGGACCAATCATCTCTTTTGATTACTCTCTTCACAAACAAGTCATCCATGTCAACATGTGGTGTATGTACATTTGAGTGGCGATGACGAGAAGACAAGGTATCGTCTGAAGGTGATGAGATCTATAGAAAGTATTACTCTTCATCTGTTGCCTCTTCATCTGTTGCCTCTTCATCTGTTGCATATGGATTTACAGTTTCGAGTGTATTGATGATTTTTGCCAGTTGCGTATTCATTCGGATCGTTGTGGGATAGATGGGTTCGTGATTCAACACTGCGCCCATTTGGATAAGTTTATCGACAAAGAATTCATAGCTATTTAAAAAGTACTTCTTACCCGATTCTACTTCCATCATATCTATTGCATCAGAGAATAATTTTGTTATCACATCAAGAAGAGTATAACCATTATGTCTAACATTGATATTCTTTGGATTCAATAATTTATAGGAATCGAAATTAATCGGTTGAATCATATTCCGATTGAGAACATTATTGATCTGCTTTGCGAGTTGATCTATAAATACAGTATTTGGAACTCTGAATCCTTTTTGATATCCGAGCTTGATTCCTTCTTGATCATTATCTTTGAAAGCTTTCAAGAACCCCCTATATACTTTGTTTCTGAGATCTTGTGCTCTTGATTGTCTTCGTTTGACCATTTTTTTATGAATTAAAAAATAAAAATTCTATTTGATTTTATAAATTTATTTTGTTTATTGAAAATGGAACAAAGATCCAAACTTATTAAAAACTTTAGACAGAAATAGATATTGATTATGTGGATATTATAGACAAAAAATGGAAAGGATCGAAAAAGATAAAATTTCCAATGAACGGAATGAACGGAATGTTATGGAATGAATGGAATGAATGGAATGAACGGATTACCAGTTTTGAAAAATGAACTTCTCCAAAGTTCCAGAAGAATTCAAAGTCAAAAAAGATAATTAATTTAACAAAGCCAATAAAAACTAAATCAAAATCGAAAACATAAAACTGTAATGTATGAAATTACTTATTTATAAATTACTGACAATTTAAACATTGTGGATCGTTTATAGATACATACATTTTCAAAATACTCCTTCCTACCACGTTGAAGCAAACTGAAATTTAAAACATTTTTTGTATCTGTATCCGAATCAATCTTGGAAACTTATTTGAAATTATTTTATCATAAGTTTTGAATTGAATGAAAATGGTTACATGTATCATATCAAAGTTATGAATTTCAAAAATTGTAATCAAAGATGTTTATATAAAACATGTTTTGGATATGTTGAATTAAATTTGTTCATTATTTTTAACGAACAAAATATAGATTATAGAACTAACCAAAGTTCCATATCATCAGAAATTTATTCGATAATGTTTCCTTCAGATGTTTCCTTCGGATGTTTCCTTCGGATGTTTCCTTCGGATGTCGAACATATTTATGATTGGTTATTTCTTGAAAAATACGAGCTGAAGATGAATTAAATAAAATCATGTTTAATAAAATTTAAACATGAATTACGTTTATCGTTTCACGAGTTACATTTACCACAAGGTATGGAAACAATACAAACAAGTCGAAATTTCAAAAACCAAACCTGGAAAAAGAAAGAAGACAATCCCTAAAACTATTCGCAATCAAGTATGGAGAAAATATTGTGGAAATAAACTCGATTCAAAATGTTTCTGTTGTGATCGAGAGCTCGCATATGAATGCTGGGAAGCTGGACATGTAATTGCAGAATCCAATGGAGGAAATACAGATATAGAAAATCTAAGGCCTGTTTGTATGTCTTGTAATCGAAGTATGGGAAAGACAAATATGATTGAGTTTATGAAAGAATATCATATGAAGGGAATTAAAAATCTCAAGGCGAAATGACACTTTCAATCAGGTCTATCAAATGAAATCTGGTCTTTTTGGATAAGTTTTTAATCCCAAGATCTTTTGCGATTTGCTTGAGTTGTTTTACAGTTGTATTTGGGAATCTGTTTGTTTTTCCTGAATATCGCAATTTACCCATTTTATATGCAAAAATGTTTTGTATATTCTTCTACATCCTTGATTATATATTTCATTTTAGAGTTATAACCAAGTACTTGTTTTTCGGATACAATATATGATCAGTGCAAATAATCAATCCAAAATAAACAGGAACTTCATCTCGGTTGATTAAATCGACTGAATCAAATATAGAGAGTTTTATTCTGGGAATAAATCTTGTAATCTTTTTAGTTGTTTTTTTGGAGTCATATTTTTTGGATTTCGTTTTACGATGGTTGAACCTTTGGGATAATATTTCTCTTGTTCGTTAGATTTACTTTTACTTTTTGATTTCGATTTACTTTTACTTTTTGATTTCGATTTACTTTTGCTTTTTTTTGATTTTGATCCCGAAAAACTTGCGCTCGATTCGAAAAAATCCTCGACATTTTCTAAACCATCTGGATCTATTCGGACTGGTCGTTTTAGTTTGTAGCCTTTACGACCTACAACTCCAGCCCTGTTTCTAAGAATCAATGGAGGAGTAGTTATTGGACTTAAATTCATAATCTTTTTCAATAAATCTTTTGTTGAATCTTCCTTCTTGGGAGTCTTTGGTGAAGTAGCAACAGGAATAGCATTATTATTAGATTCTAGAGAACGTATTGAAGGTGATCTAGACATTAAATATGAAGGTGTTTTAGATCTTGAAGGTGATATAGAAATTGAAGATGATTTAGATCTTGAAGGTGATTTTTGTTTTGCCTGTTTGGCCTGTTTGGCCTTTTTTGCCTGTTTGGCCTTTTTTGCCTTTTTTGCTTTTGGTGGTTTCGATGCTCTATAACTTGCTTTAACTCGCATATCAGTCATGGCACATCCGTAACTTATTCCAAGTCTTTGAGCTTCTTTTTTGACATGATCGGTCCAAGGATTTACCATTTCAAATGTAAAATTTTTTAATTAAAAATTAAAAAAATTATCTGAGATTCCATCAAATATAAACAACTTAATGATAATAATAATTAGTATATCTTTTTTAGAATCATTATTTCTAACCCCATCTTACATATTTTTCTTTATTGAGGCTCGTCCAGTTTGTAGTAGATGAGGTTTTCTGCCGATTTGCGAAATAATATATCATCGCAACTATTAGGAAAAAAACAGGTATACCAATAATCAATCCAATAAATATCCAAAAATTGGTATTGTATTCGCATTTACTTGTTAAACAACTGAAAGACTCGATCATAGGAAGACTGCACAAACTATCCCAGACATTTTTGCTCATATCAATGATGTTTCCGGATTTGTCGTAGCAAGTGCAGCTACTGGCATCGCATCCGCTCAGATCGTTTAAATCGGAAATAATTGTCATTTTTAACGAGAATAAAATAATGTTAATAATTTATTGCTGCAGAATTATTTGTGTTGAGATATATTAGAAATCCAAAATCAAATACGATTAGAATTAATCCAATTATGATTAGAATTACTCCCCAAATAGAAGAATTTCCTTTAGGTTTATTATATCCATAAACCGTTAGTGCTATTCCAGCAATCAAAACTATAATTCCTATGATTCCAAAAGTTAACAAAACAACTTTTTGAGTTGAAGTCCCGCATCCAGCAGTTGCTCCTGTGCCACCGCAGTTGTAAATTTGTAAAAATCCACAAACATTATTTGTGACCACATTTCCACTGGAGTCCAAAGGGTTGCCACTTGTATCACAACCGCTGACATCGGATAGTTGTGATGCCACAATATATAAAGGGGTCTGTATATCGTTAAATTTTGCTCGATACATTGGGTTAATTTTATAACTAAAAAATTTAAATTTGGATTTTGTCAAATTTGAAATGTAATTTAAAAAATGATTGTAGGATTCAAAACAAGTCAAAACGATTAATCATGCAAACTGAAATGAATTCCGAAATCAGAAACAAGGTCGCCAAAATCCTGTCGATCAATGAAGATCCAACCTGGACAACAGAAACGAATGGAAACTTGTGTCTCGTTTCTTCCAAGAAAGACACATTGCCTCGATACCCCGACCTTCGAGGTGTTGTGGTGGACCTTGAAAAGGAGAAAGTAATTGTTCCTTGCTATGGACGAATTACTTCTGTCCTGACTGCCATGATTCATTTTGAGAACAAAAAGATGGAGATCGGCGACGAAGATGGAAATAGTCTTCAACTCGATCAATCCAACATGTCTTTTACTTATGGATTCGAAGGTCCGGTGGTTCGAGTCTACAAAAATCATGGTAAGATCTACTGCTCGACCAATCGACGTCTGGACTGCACCAAGTCTAGATGGGGAACGAAGAAAACATTTTTTGAAATGTTTATGGAACTTGGAGGAGAAACCGTCCTCGAGAAAGCCTTTGATGCAGAAAAGAAATACAGTTCCCATTTCTTAACATTTATCGTTGTCCATCCTGATATGTTGCTGTGCACTAAGCAGAAGATCGGACGTGGTTATTTGGTTTTCTTAGGAGCAAAAAGATGCTTTTCTCCCTCCGAATGTCCCTATCCATCGGAAGATGTAGACTGGAAACAATCAGAGTCTAAATTTGATGTCCCATTTGTTACAACGGATATGTTCGAAACTGCGATCTCTTGTAAACTACCCTATTGTCCTTCTTCTCTCTCACTTGAAAATATAAATGAACATCTTCTTCTTGGATATGGTAGTAAATATTCCAACGACATCCGAACTGGGTCTGGGGAGTTTGTGATCGGGACGTATACTTCTGAAGATGGAAAGCAAAGACTCTTTCGATTTGTATCCCCTTCCTATGATCATCGATCCCGAATGAGAAATGAAGATCCCAACTTATTACATCAATTTTACTGTCTTTCGACCGAAGCTTTTCTGAATGATTCAGATTATGAATCCAAATATCCCTGGCTCGAATATGAAGAAGTCAAGAAACAGGAAGCAGAAGATGAACAAATCATGTTCTGGAATCGAGGTAAGAGACCCGTTGGACCTTTCGACTGGCAAAAGAAATTCAGAAACATTTGGAAACACTTTGTTTTGTCCGTTCCTCTCCATCGACAAAAAGAAGTATTTGGATACTACAAACAATTCTTCCTCAACCGTGACACATTGGTCGAATGGTTGAGCTCTTGGTATGGTAAGGAAACGAAAGATGTGGAAGAAATTTTGTCTGTAAGAGCCAGAAAATTAATGCAACTTGCCCTTGATTATGATCGAAAACATAACCCCAAAGCCTGCTTGAGTTTGAGTAAAAAGAGTCTCGAAAAGAATCTCAAGTTTTTAATTTGCAATGAAAGAGGATCGAGTCTATATATGCTGTGGAAGAATCGAAAACAATATCTTCGCACTCTAGAGACCGCAAGTGTCACTGCTCCACAGAAAGAAGATGTATGCTGTGAAGATGGAGTCTGTATGATTTAAATTTGTAATTCAAAACTATCAATAAAATTTACGAATCATTAAATTTTATTGACTCGAAACAAAAATTGAAGATGGAAACTTTGCCTTACTTAACTTTGAAAATTATATTTGACCAATTGACTTTCCAAGATATCCTAAATTTGTTGTGGACTCCTCAAATCAGAAATGTGATCCTCGCGTATTATAAGAAAGATATGAATATGAAAGATTTGATTCGACTTGGTTTCCTTGAAATTTTTGACAAGTTAGTCTTCACATATTCAGAATATGTCACGGAATACATCCACGACTTCTGCTTAGAAAAAGGAATGAAAACTTTTTGTCAGTCTTCAGAAAGTCATCAAGCCAAGAAATATTTTTTAAATTTTTTCAAGAAAGAAGAAATATACAGCGCATTCCCTCCTCCTATTTATCCTCTGGACGAAGATTTGTACATGAAAGAAATCGTTGAATCTAGAACCCTTTTTGATCTATGTAGAAAGATTTGCGAAAATTTGTCAGATACCCGTAAATATTATCGTATTTTGGAAACCGCGGAACATGATTATGAATGTAGAATGGGGATTTACATTTCTGATTTTCTTGAAATTTTTCTCTACGATCCGAAAAATGGATTCAAAAATACTCTCGAATTATTTGAACAAATTCCCTCGTTCTCTACAGAATCGCGGATTCTAAAAAAATATTCTCAAGATAAACCGATTCGCTTTCTTCGACTTGTTTCCAAACTATTTGTAATTGATTTTTAATAAAGATATCAAAAATCAAAATCGGATCACACAATAAATGAACTCCTTAGTTACAATCTATCCTAGTTCATGAAATGAATAGATCAAATTATTTTTGTTTTTAATTTTATCTACAAATAAAATAATCATGTTTACCTATTATCAATGGATTAACATTATTCACGCATTTATCATTGCTCCTTTTCTCATTTACATTGCTTATAATGGATACTACGACATACCAACTAGCAAGTATGTATTTATTGCTCTGTTTATCTTAGCATTCATTGCTCTTATTTATCACTTGTATAAATTATTCTTCAAACAATAAATATAATCCAATTTGATTCAAAATGGTTGATTTATCCACTGAAAACTTTAATAAATACATTGAAAGACAAAAGAAAGAGAGATATTATAAAATAAGGAATCATTTTACCTTGATAAAGGTGACCAAGAGGACGAAACAGATGATGAAAAATACAACTAAACCAATTACATATTTTGATTTCAAATCAAATCAAAATATTTTTAATTCTGAGGATGAAGAAGAACGTTACGTTATCTAGCATTCGTTAAAATAAATACTATAGTAAGTATATTTTGTAAATCGTGATCACGAAGATAGGAATAAATAAACGAATTGAACCCATCTTTTTGTTTCATCCCAAGGAAATAAAATATATCGTGAAATGTTTCTCCATCTGGAAATCCACAATAATAATTTACAATCTGTGTCAGAATACATTTTTGATCATTAGTAAACCAGTGCAAAACAATAAGGAATATAGTAAAGGCATAAAATTCTAAAATTATTTTTGAAGAACTAATCCATCCAATATGCAACAACATAATGAAAGTAAAGAAATAGGTTTACTCCAATCGATTGTTTGGAATTTGAGAAGCATTGATTTGTTTCAACATCATAAATATACGAAACAAATGAAAGTATAAATAACAATGAAAAAAATTGGTATTCCCAATAGAATAACTCAAGAATGAAATTAATTAGAAATTGGTTTTTGATTTTAAAAATGAATTTAATACAACTCCAGAAACAAATATTAAATCTTCCATACATCTGCATTCACAGGAAAAATATCTACAAATATCCTGATGTGAAATTAATTGTAAAATGTGCTGACGATGTTTTGACCAAGGAGTGTTCCAGATTGATATTAGCTAATATGTCGAAATATTTCGAGAAGGTGTTTGAACTCGAGGGATATACGGTGGAAAACGCAATGAGAGTTTACAAGCTTGAAATTCCATTTACCAAGAAATCAGTGGATCAATCGATAGATATGATATATGAAAACTTTATCCAGTCTACAATGGAAGTCGCATTAGAAAATATTTTGACTCTCAACTATTTCAATATTCCCGATGAGATATTGGAAAATATGATAGCTTACCTAATTTCGTATTTTGAAAACCACTTATTCATTTCAGAATATGTAGATCAGTTTTATTGTTTACTTGAAGAATATCAAATTTTTTGTGAATCCAAAACTAAAAATCTCAAGCAACGAATTGAACATTTAACATCTTTCAAAACCATGGATACAGTTATCTTCAAAGAAGGAATGGAAGTGCTAGAAACCAATAAAAAGTATGTGATAAAGTTTTCACTTGGTAATGAATTGCTGATCAGTAACGATCCAAAATGCTCTTTGGATTTTCAAATGGATGATAAGTTTATAGTAAAAGCAGATGTGAAATCGTATAGCAAGGATATACCAGACAATCATTACATGATTGGAATATCTGTCAAACCATTAAACGAAAAAGAAAATTTGTCATTCGACGAATCGATGGTTATTGATAGAAATTCTTCGAAAGAATTTATGAGAAGAGTAAGTCTTAAATTTGATATCTACAATGGTTTCGAAGATCCATTGATAAATAAAGAACATAGCCATTCAAGATTTAGACCCGCAATTGATTACGAAAGATTTCCTACCTTAATGGATACTATTTCTAATTGCCGATCTACCATTGGATTCTTTTATCCAAAGGAAAAGATCAATTTTATGACCTTTGTTATTGTTTCGATTGAATATCTGGATTAAATCGATAAGTTTCTGTTTTAATTTATCTTTTTCAAAAGAAAAAGATGAAAAAATCTTATTATGTATATCAAAATGGAAGTTGAACAACAAATAAATCCTAAATCAACCTTTCAACTTGAAGATCTAATTGCATATTATCCTCCTTCGGATACAAAGAAAATACAAACGATCATTAGCGCCAAGAAAGAATTTAATGAATTGGCCGCAACCGTATCTGAAAAGGTTCCGAAAAAAGGACAGTTTTACAATCACCAGAAACTCGTTCAACGTTTGATGCGCGCGGTCGATCGTTTGTTGGTCCTTCACGAAGCCGGAACGGGTAAGACTTGCACAATGTTGGCTGTAGGTGAATTTTACGAAATGATGGCCAGAATTATGGAAGGCGTTCAAGATTCACTGCTTCGTCAAGGAGTTCCCATTAGAAAAGCATATGTGTTGGTTCGAAATGATATATTGATGGATGAATTTATCGATCAACTGGTTTGTGTATGCACGTATAATAAATATGAAACAAAAGCCATGAAGGAAGCAACGAGCGAGAAGCGAAGATTATTTTTATTGAAGAAGGAGATCAAAAAGTTTTACAAGATCATGAATTTTAGAGAGTTCTCCAATAAGATTAACGAAATAAGAGACGAAGGAATCGATGAGGAGACAGGAAAAACGATCTACAATATTCGACCGATCATGAGCGAAGAAAAAATAAAGAAAAAGTTTTCCAATTGTTTATTCTTTGCAGATGAAATCCACAATCTCAGAAACGTATCCGGAGACTTTGGAGATATGACCGAGAGCGAATTAGAAACGGGCGAAGTCAATTATGCAAGTTTGTGGAAAGTATTACACACCGCACAAAATATTAAAGTCATACTCGCAACTGCAACCCCAATGATCAACGAACCAGCAGATCTCGTTCCGACTCTCAATTTGTTGCTACCAGTAGAAAATCAAGTCGAAGATGGGACAAACTTTGCAAAGATGAAATTGAAAGAGTTTGAACCTATTGTCAGAGGATTAGTTTCATTTGTTCGAGTCCTCGATACTGGAATAGACGTAATTTACGAAGGACAACCATTGATTGGAGGTGCACTAAATGTGGGAGGTCATTTGGTTGAACCTACCTCTATTGTAAATATATCGACAATGTCAGACTTTCAAGCCAAGACTTATATTGAAGCTGAATATAAGGAATCAAAAGGAACAAAGAAGACAAGAACTGGTGGTATTCGTAAGGCTGCGAGACATGCTTCGAACTTTGTTTTCCCTAAAGAGATTTATATTGAAAAAGGGATTCCAACGTTTGATGAATCGCAAGTAGGGAGATACGGGAGCGACGGTTTCACCAAGTATGTGATATTCGAAAACGACAAGTATAAATTTGAAAAGAATTTCTCAAAGTTGTTGGATGAAGAAGAGAACTTACAAATATTTAGCGAAAAGTTTTTGAATGTAATTTCGCTTTGTGAAAATGACCCCGGTAGTTGCTTTTGCTATACAGACGATTTCGCCAAAGCCTCTGGATCAATTCTTCTTGGACTTTGTTTTGAAAAATATGGATACAAACGATTCGATACAAATGCTGTCTCATTCAAAATTGTAGCATCAAAAAACCAATCTCAAAAATCAAGCGTATTTTGTAAGAAGGATTCCGAAGACATACAAAAACAGATCATTATCAAACCGGAAAAACGTTATGCCATTCTTACATCAGATTCAGACAAGGAAACTATACGAAATATATTGAATGTATTCAACAGCAACGAAAATGTGAATGGTGAATATATCAAAGTAATCATCGCGTCGAGGAAAGCAAGAGAAGGACTTAATTTGGCAAACGTCCAAAATATTCATCTGGTGAATCCGTCTTGGAATCAGGCTAATATGTATCAAGCAATGTTCCGGGCTCTTCGTGCTACATCTCATATTGAAATATTAAAGATTTTGAAACAACAAGCCATAGACGAAGGAAAAACAGAAAGTCAAGTTAATAAAATTAGAGTCAAAGTTCGTGTCTACCAACATTGTAGCGTTGTTCCAGACGATGAAGAAATTCAAAAATTGTCTCTTGATCTTTTAGGGAAAGAAGACGTTTCGGTCGAACTTCAAATGTATCAATTGAGTGAACAAAAAGACAGAAATAACGCGTTGGTTATGCGAATGTTGAAACAATGTGCACTTGATTGTCAAATTAATAAAGAAAGAAATGCAAGACGTACATCTGATATTGATGGGACCGCAGTATGCAATTATATGTCGTGTGATTACGATTGTGTTGATCCTCCGCCTGAAACCATTGATTTCACGACCTATGATGTTTATTACAAAGATGAACTCGTTGAAAAAATTAAGGATCAATTGATTGAATTATTCAATATCAAAAATAATTATAATGCTTATGAAATATTTGAGTTGATTCCAGATTATCCACCCAAGTTTGTTTTGCAAAGTTTGGCGGAATTGATCAAAAATAAAACAACATTTGTGAACCGCTATGGCTTTACTTCCTTTTTGAATGAAGATGGCGACAAGTTTTTCCTAGTTAACGAACTGAACAGTTATTCTACAGATAATAATATTCTATCCAAAAAATCATTGATATCCCAGACCGAATACAATGAAACCCTTTATTCTGTGGGAAAGAAAACATTTGATGAAACTATACGTCAAATTCGATATCCAGCCGATCAAGAGAAAGCGGAAAAGTTATTGGATTCTGAAGATCTTTTAGAAAAAGTGAAAGGCCTGGATACGAATGTCTTAATTAATCTTATTGAAAGTATTCTGCAGAAAAAATTCAACAAGGAACAAATATCCACTGGTGAAAAGAAAGTTTTGAAGAGATTCGGAAACTTGATATTTAATTTTAACGAACCACTTAGTCTTCTAGAAGAAAAGAAAGAGGAAAGATCAGAACCAACCATAGCAAAGAGAGGACGAAAGAGAGACTTGACAAAAGCAGCCAAGGTCAAAAAGATCAAAGATATTGATCTTGACGAAATTGAATTTGGCGATCCTGTGATGGTTCATATTTTAGATTTATTAAGAGTCGATAAATCGGGTTACACTACAACGACTAAATTTGAAAAAGGAGATGCAAATATCCGTTTATTCAAACCAACTGAAAATAAATGGAGAGATGTAACCGAAGTAGAAAAACTTGCTTACAATGCATTGATCCAAGGTAATAGAATAACTCAATTTGGCGAATTATTTGGAGATCAAGAAGTTTTCGGAACTATCCTTCAAGACGATACATTCCGAATTATCGATCGAGCAAAGAAAAGCGAAAAACTAAAAGGACAGGAATGCACATCGCCGACTTATCAGAAACTTACCGACCTATTGTATCGATTGAAATTAAATCCTGAAGATTTTGAAATTGAATTGGTGAATCAAGTTCCAAAGGACGAAGAAGCAATTCGAAAATATCTCGAGAAAGAAAAGAAATACACCAAGACTGACAAAATGACTAAACCAGAACTCCTATTTGCTGCCAAATGGGTTGCGACGGGTTTGAAAAAGAATGGAATTTGTCAATATATTCAACAATATTTTGATGCGAATAAGCTTCTCTATCGTTTGATTCAATAAAATTATTTGTATAAAAATACTTATTATTCAATAAATGGAAGTTATTGAATATACAGAAAAATCAATTGTTGTCTTTGGAGAAGAAACAAGAAACAAAGTTTCACAAATTAAGGCTCTGGGCGGAAGATTCAATCCTACACTCACGCATCCAGTAACCAAAAACAAGTTTGCAGGTTGGATCTTTTCAAAAAAGAAAAAGGAACAAGTCGATCATCTTGTCAAAGGTATTCCTCCTACCATCGAGAAATCACAACCAAAGAAGTATACAACCGAGAAACTTTCATTCGAATATCCAAGCACGCCCGAAACGCAAGATGTGCCATCCTTTACAATGATCATTCCCAAAGTTGGAATCAAAATAAAGCTGGACGAATACGAAATTTTTGATATAGTCGATACGAATACAAATAAAGATGGATTGATTTTCGAATTCAAAGCAAAGAAAGATAATGTGTTGCTCGAATTTTATATGGTTGGAAAGGAATGGAAGATTATGAATCAAAAGAACTAAAAAAAGAATATACATTTCAAAAATGTATTTTTTTGAAGAACCCAGAGAAGATCAAGCGTTTTATGACCATAATGGTAAATTTACTACAAGAGAAAAAAATTATATTGAATGTCAATTTGAAAGTGAATGGGATTATCCAGGTGAAATGTATGAGATTGAAGATCCTAAAATTCTACAGTTGGAGAAAGAAAATCAAGAACTAAAAAAGAAAATAAACGAATTACTCAGTAGTGCTAACTCGATTAACACATAGTTAATCTTTTGAATATTAATAACATTTATTGATATTCATTACAAAAATAAGTTTTTGATATCTTCGATGCCAGTGTTAAACTTTTGTTCATACAGTTCTGGAAATAAAACTTTGTAATAACTTTCACCTTTCACAAACTCTGGCTTACTACACAAATCATAGATTCTCTTTTCGAGTGTAGAGTAAAATTTTCGAAAGAAAAGATATGAACCAATGACTTCCTTGTTCTCAACCACATAGTCAATAAGTTGGTAGATGGATACAATCTTGGATTCGGTAGTTGGTGCAATATCAACTGATTTAGTATACAAAGATTGTAATTTTCTCTTGATGATCGTTTTCTTATCCTTCACATAGTTTGAGAAAAAACTTCTTCGTGTTAACTTCACATTATATTTAGAAATTGGAGACTTAACCAAGATGTCATTCTCCGATTCCTTCCTTACCCATTTCGAGTAGAAGATTTTCGACCCACCATACAAATCGATCAATTTCTTTTTCCATATCTCATCTGCGGAAGCCAAACATTTCCGCGAGCAGAGCGAGTATCGGTATACATCCACATCGGATAGAAACAACAAAATAACACTGACAATTTCTTGAGGTAATACTTCTTCCATTTTAATTTTAACCATATTTGTGATTTATATTTTCAATTTTCCAAACTATTCTCAATCCATCTTTATTGAAAATAATTAATACAAACGATTTAGTTTGAAAACAGCAATTCGAGGCCGTAGGAAAAATGTTCCAAGTATGTCGATGGAAATATTTTCTTGTAGAAATCATCTACACTTTGGATATCCTTCATTGTTAAAAGTTTTGTTTGAAGAGCATCTTTAAAACTTTTATATCGGTTGGTATTGATGATCCACAAGTTTTCAATGATCAAGTTCAACATCTTATCGAATTCCTTAATCGCTCTTTTTTTGGGATAACTGTTTATAATGTCTATTTGTTCGCTGATATCCCAATTCAAAATTTTAGAAGAAATATTAACATAGTAGTACAACCAGGTTTCATCCAGTGCTCTGTTCTGAAGGAATGACTCAATTGTTGTCTTATCTTGACTTTGTTCATCGAGCATAGTTTGAATTTTATCTTTGTGTTGCTTAGCTAAACTTTGACACTTTTTCTTGAATACGATATTCATTAATTTCAATGCTTTCTTACACGTGATTCCAAAAGTGTAGATATCCAAAGGTTCGAGGAACTCTAGGATATGGATTTGAATATCGATACTGATAAATTGTTCTTCCATCTTTTGAAAATTCACATTTGAAATTTTTTTGAAATTCATTTTTATGACCGATGCCACCCTAGATCCTTAAATTGAAGGTCCGACTTACCATGAAAAAATGAGAAATTTAAGTTTTTTAGATAACAAATTCAAAATGGAAGAACAAAGTGCACCTATATTCAAAGGATTGTTTGGTGGATCAAAGGTTAGAGGATCGATTGATGTGGACATTGCAAAGTCGGCATTACAGAAGGCGATAAGAAGAGGGAATTTTAAACTAGCTTTTGCTATGGGTATACGGTTAAATGAGTTTCTAGATCTGGAAGAAGGAAAGGGAAAAGCGATTCGAACTAATTTAATTAATCGTCTGCCTGTAATTGCTGGTGAAGACGTTGGAATGGGAAATTTGTGGGTTGTGGACAAGGTGAAAGAATATGTTGAAAAGTATTTCCATCCTGGAAAGGAAAGATACACTGAAAAACTTATTGAATGTATCGGATGGATGGTCTTATCAGAAAAGAGTAGATTGGGAAGCTATATCAATGCCGTTTTCTACCAGGCTCTTTGTAGTCCTCAATATTATCCTCGTCTCGAAGAATTGTATCCTGGATTACTGAATCGAATGAAAGAAATCGAAAAGAGGTCCGAGAATACGCCGGACATGGCTAAATATTCAGATTTAGATAATCGTCCGGTGGATAGTTCAGATGCCGTGCTCCTTGATCGGATATTCTACTTGTTGAAGAATGCGAAAGATGATCACGAAAAAATGGCTACCTTCTTTTATATTCGACTTTTGTATAACTCGAAGAATAAATATAAAATTAAGCGAGGAAAGACGATGCGAAAGATTTCCTCCGAGCCCATCTACTTTGTTTGGAATAAGATGCTCGAAATGAATAAAGATACTGTTTTAGTCAGCCTATACGAGCAGTTCCTGAACGAGAACGAACGTCACATTTATTTGGTTTTGGGAATGATGGTCTTCTACTTTGGTGGACAGGTTGAGAGAAAGAAACTGGATGTGAAAGATTTGATCGATCAGAGTGGAGGATATGAGAATATAATTAAAGAGTCTTTTGAAGATACGATTGAGATTCCGGAATATGTGGTTGATAAACATACGAAAAAGGGAAGATCGAAAGGTAAAGACAGTGTTGTATTTGCTGTCGAAGGAGCACTTGTTGAAAATGAAAGTGAATGGAGTAAAAAATGGTCTTTCCTTCAGGATATCTATGTTGATTTTAGGAAATATTGTCCTTCTTTTACGCTCGAAAATAGTTTTGAAGATATCGTCTCTATTTGGACAGGGTGCGAGAAAAAAGAAGTTGAAGTCTGTTCCGAGTTCGATTTCTTGGTGTCCGGGAGAATTGGGAAAGAAAAGAGACTGTCTATTATGTCGGACGATACTATAAGAGGACAGTTGTTAACGTCTTCTTGGAAAAAATATGTTTATATTCCCACTGACGAAAATTTCGTCTACAAGGGACCCTTTGATCCTATTCACGGGTCGCCGAAAGAAAGAGAAAAAGTAAAAACGCTAAAGTTTAGATTTGAAGTCTGTCGACACTTTAAATCTAAGGTTTTGAAAGGTGATATCTTAATCGACGACAAGAATCATTTGTGGGTGAAATACCCTTCCCTTTCTAGCACTGAACCTGAAGAATGGAAAACTACTGTCACATTTGATAAAACATCTGGGAAAAATATTAAAGTAATTGACAGGAAGTCGATGGGTATACTTCCTGTATCTTACTACTCACATGAAAAGGATAAAATAAAAAGGTATATGTTTGGAAATCGCGGCTGCGGCTTATATTACGACTTTCTACTTCTGTATGTCATTGGTGTAGGTGATACCGGATTGTATAATGTTCTTACGGCTGGCCTTGCACCTATGATTATTGATATTGATGATGATACGACGAAGACTGAGTTTACGAAAGACTGGAGTATTTTTGGAAAAGCTCCTGCGCCTTCTGTTGTTGAAGTCGTCGTTGAAGGAGTGAAAGAAAATAAAAGTAAAATACTAACTTATTTACAGGTTCTGAAAGATGGAATCCCGAAGATTAAAAATCTCGCTATCATGTATGATATGAAAAATTCTAATCTGTTTGAAAAGAAAGTAGATCAACTGATTGAATACTTCTCAGAAAAATAAATGTAATAATTTTTAATAAATCGATATTGAATGAATATCGATGTTAATAGGTGGAATTGAAAATGTTTTATATATTGATTCAGCATATTCAGACATACTATTTCTCGACTTCATAAAATCATTTCCTTTATAATAAAAGAAATGGTATAACAATCTTCAACACAATATCTGAAAAAAATGGATTTGGATATTCTTTATTAGAGCTACATCCTTCAATATTTTTCGCCGATGTTTCTGTTTATAATCCTGGAGAGAAAGACGAATATTACACAAACGAATATGATTAAAGTTGTGAAATTAAATAATTTTTGTTTTATAAATGGACAATGAGTTCATCGTATCCACCAACAAAATTACCGTTATGGAATATCATCGGTCTGGTCGAAAAATCAGATGGAAAAGAAATAGTCTTGTCATTAGCCAAGGCTGATCTTATTTCGTTTATCGATCCGTTCACTGTCTCAATGTCAATTTTTTCTGAAATAATGTTATAATTTTTGAACAAACCAAGAGCAGATCTAGAATAAGCACACCAAGGACTATATAGAATAACATATTCTTTTGTTTTTATCTTTGAAATAACATCTCTCAGACTAACAAGATCGTTATCTTCACGACTATGACGAAATGAAGTTCTTGACATTTTCCTTGAACTGTATATTATTTTAAAGTTTTGTATCAAAAAAAAATAAATGGTAGATACTAATTGTAAAGATATCATCAATTGTAAAGATGGAAGATATCATCAATAAATAGTTATTTTCTAAAATTGTACCAAAATAAATGGTAGATACTAATTGTAAAGATATCATCAATTGTAAAGATGGAAGATATCATCAATAAATAGTTATTTTCTAAAATTGTACCAAAATAAATGGTATTCTAAATGATAATCTCGAGATACATCGTTGATCAAAAACTAAACATTCCATGCACTATACGAGGGCCTCCTGGACCTAGAGGACCTCCTGGACCTCCTGGATCTTCTTCAGGATCAACAGGAAGTGGATCGACTGGAGAAAGAGGGGCTACTGGAGCTACTGGGGCTTCAATAGAAACAGAACCGCTGAAGGAGAGCGTGATTGTAAAAGGTAAAGGACCTTATTTGTATATTTAAAACATATATATACCAAAACATATATTCGGCGAGATTTCTTGATCTAAAGTAGATTAGATAATACCAAAACAAAAATAGTTAAAATTCTAATCATATTGATTAGAATAACTATTCAAACAAATCGTTAAACCATCTTTTACTGAAACAATAGGTTCCCAATTTAATTTTGATTTTGCCTTTGTGATATCTGGTTTCCTTTGTTTCGGATCATCACAATCATATAATTCATATTTTATTTGAATTTCTTTTCCTGAAAGTTTATGATATAGATCAATTAATTCGTTAATTGTAAATTCACAATTGGGATTTCCTAAATTAATAGGCCCTATTTCTTGACTTTGCATCATTATGTGTAGCCCATCAATCATATCATCGATATAGCAAAAACTTCTGGTTTGATTTCCTTTTCCATTCACAGTTAGAACTAGGTTTTGTTTACCCGCACGAATAATATTTGTAATTATTCTACCATCATTGAGATCCATTTTGGGTCCATACGTATTAAATATTCTAACAATCTTTAGATCCAAGTTATGTTTCTTCCGATATTCATTGATAATCGTTTCAGAAAGTCTTTTGGATTCATCATACATAGACCTGTTTCCAAGAGGATTTACATTTCCCCAGTATTCCTCTTTTTGTGGATGCTGTAATGGATCTCCGTATATTTCAGAGATGCTAGTGAATAATAATTTACATTTTTGTTGTTTACAAATCTTCAAAACGTTCCATAAACCCTTGATCGACGTTTTAATTGTTTTGAGTGGATCCTTTTGGTATTGCGGAGGACTTGCTGGACAGGCGAGATGATATATTTCATCAACAGTTGGAACAAATATTGTTTTGGTTATATCTTGATTTCTGAAAACAAAATTATCATTTGATAAAAGTTGTTGAATATTTTCTATCTTCCCAGTCGATAAATTATCAATACATATGACTTTATTTCCTTCTTGAACGAGTCTTTCACAAAGATGAGATCCAATAAATCCGGCACCACCTGTCACCAAAACTATTTTATGTTCAACTTTAGTATTAGTTCTATTATCTTTCAACCAATCTCTTTCATATCGATCTACAAATTCATTTCTTTTGAGATTAGATTCTAACAAATAAGATTTTAGTCGCGATTCTTGAAACAAGGAATACAAATTATTTGTATCTTTTGGAAAGCAAGTGCCGCCATATCCTCTTTTTCCATTGCAAGGAACAATCAAATGGGAAGACCCAATTCTTGGATCCAATCCAACAACTTGTGCAACCTTTTCATAATCAATTTGTTTTTTGATTGCCAAGTCATAGACTTCATTGAAAAAAGAAACTTTGGTCGCCAGATAACTATTCTTTACAAGTTTAACCAATTCGGCTTCATTGGATTTCAAATATATTATATTGTCAAACTGAATTGATAAATTACTTTTGCTTTTTCTTATTACTTCTTCTAGAATATCGTTTTTAAAATTGGATATTGATTTAGGAACACCTATAATCCAGTTCTGATTATAATAGAAATCGTCTTTCCAGTTTGCCTCTGTTAAAAACTCTGGCATAAACCAAACATTCCATTTGTTACAAAAACCAAGAGGAACAGTGCTTCGGACAATAATATTTTTATGATCAAGTTTTTGAATGGTTTGTTCAATCATTAAAGTATGACAACTTCCATCAATATTCATTGGTGTGGGCAAGCAAATAAATAAGATATCACATTGGCTTAGATCATTAAAGTTAATATTGGATGGTCTACATAATGCAGGATTGATATCGTAGATATAATATTCAAACTCTGGATGACTAAATAACGATGTAGCCCTCCCGACAAAACCATATCCAATAATTCCAATTTTCATTTGTGAAATGAAAATGATAAATTTAAAATGTTATTTGGGTTTTTTAACATATGTGTTTTTTCTTGGAGAAGTTTTAGCTTTTATTTGTCTTTTGATTCTGTATCTGTTTATTTTGATCAACATTTTCAATCTTCCTTCTTCATAATCTAATTTTTGTTTGATCAAAATTTTGACTTGAGGAAGAACTAAACTTGATTCATACAAAGATTTGTATATATCGACTGCAGTTTGTAATTGAGAAACTGCACCAACTAAATCTTGTTCATTCAAGGATAAATTTGCAAGATCTACTAACAGCTTAGCTTCATTGTATTTTTCGATCCAAGGTAGTGTCATTTTATAGTTTCAAAAAATTTAAAAATTATATTTTCTTAAAATCAAACTATACTTCGCCTGTAGAAATTTTTTTAGAAATACTCCAATCCACTAAGCATGCAGGCTTAGTGTAGAAAAAAAGATCCATTTCAAAGTCAGTCCCTTTCGATACGGATTGGTATAGATCGTAAATGAAAGAGGTGAATCATACAGCATAGACTTTAGTATCTACGACCTATGATAGTTTTACCAGATTCAAGAATAAAAATATGCTAAAAATTTTTGTTTTTCTTGAAAACAACAAATAACTATTTGCACAATACATGGTTGACGTTCGCCAAATACCAAATTTTTACGAAAGTGGACGTAAAAAACCTTGGGACCCAAAACTGCTCAATTGTGACACTGATTCGGACAATACTGATGACTCCGATGTGGACTATGATTTGAACTTAGAAGACAAGAAGGACGAAACTAAAAATAAACAGAAACCCAAAAAAGAAGATTTGAATTTAGAAGAAACCCCACAAGACAAGAAAGACGAAATTAAAAACGAACAACAACAGCCCAAAGAAGACAAAAAGAAAGTAAAAAAAGATTTGTATTTAGAAGAAAACCCAATTGAGGTCAGAGACCAAAATCGAACACCTCAAACACAACTCAAACAAACAACTCAAACATACACCCTGTATGCTACACACCTAAAAAAGTATACGTTATGATAGAATAGAGCTAGAACAAATTATGCTTATGTATATACACACATTTATGGGTGAGTTTGTAGAAAAATACTTATGGACCAACATATCAAGATTTATTTTCGTATGGGTATTTCTATAAATATAGGGTGGACTATGTGTTTATAAGAATGAAATTTATTTTTGAAAAAAATGTTAAAAATAAAAGTAGAGAAGAACTAGTTATTTTTGTGATGGACTATTCCAAATTGAACCTTACCAAACTCCGAGAACAACTCCAGAAAAGAAAAATTAAAGGACGTTCCAAATTGAAGACCCGAGATGTGATTGTTACCGTGCTTCAATATCATGATCAGAATCCCGCAGATAAAGAAGGTATGCAACAACTTATCTTGTCGATTTTAAACAGCAATAACAGTATGGATACCCCCAGCATTGTTCCCAATACATCTCGAATCAAACCTAGAATTGCATTTACATTTGAAGAAATCGCAAGTTCTCAACCTTCAATCCCTGCACCTTTACCTACACCTGCACCCTCAATCCCTGCACCTTTACCTACACCTGCACTCTCAATCCATGCACCTTTACCTACACCTGAACCTTCAATCCCTGCACCTTTACCTACACCTGAACCTTCAATCCCTGCACCTTTACCTACACCTGCACCCTCAATCCATTCACCTTTACCTACACCTGCACCCTCAATCCATTCACCTTCACCTTTACCTTTACCTTTACCTGCACCCTCAATCCCTGCACACGAAGCCGTAGAGAGGTTTAAAGCTGTTGACCTTACCTTTAATGAAATGCTAAATAATCATCATAAATTATTTAGCCTGATTTTTTTACCGGATGGAACTAGAAAGAACCTGGATACAGAGAGAAATTTAGAATTTGAACAAGCACTACAACCTTTGAAAGGTAGTCGAGATAGGGTAGACGGAACCCACCACGACTTTCGAAGTCATACTCAAACTGTTAAGCTTGAGATACCCAAATCCGATTATGAACGTCTTGGTAAAATCGTTGCCAATTACGAAAGATCAAGAATCAAGAGCAGAGAAAATGCACAGAAGAAGATAGAGAAGAAGAGAGAAGAAAAGCAAGCCAGATTTTTACAAGTGGGACTTGATGAGTTCATCAAACCTCAAAATAAAATTAGAGAGAATCATATCAAGGAAATGAACCTTGATGAATATATTGTAAAGAGCTTTATTCATTAGTTATCAGCGAGAGTATGTAATTCTCCAAAGTTATTATTATTCAATAAATATGTTTTAGTATAAAACATATCTATATTTCGATGATCTAAATAGACCCGTACTCTGATAGTCGTGGTGGGTTCTGGTTACCCAAATGCGACTACTCCGATAGTCGTGGTCGCGTTTGCGACTAGTAAGTTTTACAAAAATGAAATAATTTACTAAAATAGTTATCAAATTTCAAAATAGAGAAGAAGAAAATGTCTGAGTTAAAGTTCGAAGAAATTTTTAATATGTCTAAAGAAGAAATTGTGGATCATATTGTCGAAATCGAAGAATGTATTTCAACTATGAGAGGTAGATGCACATATGAGAAAGAAAAAAGTAGAAAGGTCTATATGGAATATAGGAGTGTGAATTACCTACAAAATATATTAATTCAAACTATTTTAAAAGCTGATCAGCTCATAAGACCATCATCTTCTGCAATCTAAAGTTGTTTGTTTGTGTATTTTTTGTTCATACAAAGTTATTATTCAATAAATATGTTTTAGTGTAAAACATATTTATATTTCGACAATCATCATAGATCCATGTTAAGTTTTACAAAATGAAATAATCCTCTAATAAAAATCACCACATCTAAATCTTAACACCTTTAATTCTTATTCTCTCTCCCTCTAAAATAATGGATTTCCTGTTCAACAATCTTGATCTACTCAAAGCCTTTACCGTTTCTCTGATCAAGTTGGACGTAGACAAGGAATTAAGCCTCAAAATGATGTATCATATATATAATGTCCATCAATCGACAAAATGCAACATTACCAACTTGCTTTTTCCCGAATCCAAACAAACTTGCGACGAAATTATTGCAGAGTTAGAAGAGGAGGATGAACAAGTTACAAATTTTGTTGCCCAACTCAAACATAAATTTACATCAGAACCATTTGACAAAGATGTAGATGCGGTGACGGTTGCTCGCAAGACATTTGTCGAAATCAACCAAAAATGTAAACCATTCAAAGAAATATCTTATCTTTCCTCCCATCTCTCCTCAGACGAATTTCATATCCTTCAGAATTTTGAGAAAGAACAAATTCTCTACAAATGTATGGACTCTAAACAAAAGGAATTCTACTTTCACCACAAACACATCAAACCTGGATTCAGACGAAAGTTGAAACACATTTACGAATCGTTGGAGACCAAATGTCCCGTAGACCTTTACCATCAGATTTCAAAGAAAAAGAAATACGAACCAGTGATTTGGATAATTCGTAGAAAGCACGGAGACGAAATTATCTTTGCATGTGGAGATCAAAGAAAGAAAATGGATTTCATATTGACATTGTTGCAAAAAATATATTTATAGAATCGGTTTTTGTAACAATTGCCACAAGTCTATATGGATATAATCAAATGAAAGGTCAAGATTTAACAACAACCGATGCCCATGAATAAGGTCCTGAGATGAACTGAAGTTTATTTTTTTCCAATTTCTGCAAGTCGTATTTAGAAATATATTCTTCTTGCGGGTTTGATGATCTATCCATTTTTTAATACAAAATAAAATAGATCTAAAAATATTGTTCAATACATTTTGCAATAATAACAGATACAACACCAAATGATCCCGCTACGATTATTCTTTCGATCACACTTGCATCCGGTGTTATTTTATATCCATACAATGACAAGGGCAACTCGAGTAAAACTAAAACCAAGAATAAGATAAATGGATTAAACTTTCCTTTGTTAATCCATAAACTCAGGTACAAAGCAACGACAATCATCAATGGAGCAACGATCAACGATATGACTTCCAAATTTTTGCTTCTTTTGTAAACTTGAATTAAAACGAAATATTCAAATAAGAACATTATGATTGCGGATAAGATATACAAAGCCAACATTTTAAATAATACAATATTATGTAAAACGATGAATATTTTTCATAAGGGAATATTTGGTGCCGCTATGGAGGGTGTATTGTTGGGAGCACTGGGTGGAGCATTTATGTCAAGTCTATTAAGTATGAAGTATCATACTTGATACTGAATAATTGTTAAGTATGAAGTATCATACTTGATACTGAATAATTGTGTTTGGAATTAACCAAGGAATAAGAATCAAAGAAGAAGAAATCAAAAGGGAACAAAACAAAAAATAATCAAATATATTTGGTGGAAATATATTTGTTATATGGTTGCATATTTTATATCTTAATTATTAGTCGTGGTGGGTTCCGGTTACCCAAACGCGACTACTCTGATGGTCGTGGTCGCAAACGCGACTAGTAAGTTTTACAAAAATGAAATAATTTACAAAAATAGTGATCAAATTTCAAAATAGAGAAGAAGAAAATGTCTAAGTTAAACCTCCCTGTGGATATGTTCGAAGAAATTTTTAATCATTTTTGCCCATTTGAAATTGCAAAAATGGCCTTGATTAACAAAAATGCCAAACAAGCAGCAGATAAAATTATTCAAAGATTATTAGATCCTGTTTACAGGAATTATGTATCTTTATGTAATGTGATTTTAACAAAGAGAATCAATCGAAATTGTGCGGTTCAAATCTGTCACTCAGTCTCTGATTCTGAAGGTAAGATGTTCTACAAAATCAATCTTGTATTGTATATGCGAACTCAAATTTCAAAATCTCAATTCATCGATATGGCCTATCCCAAACAATAAGTCATTGTAGCTTTTATCAATAAATATGTTTTAAATCAAAACATATTTTCATAATCTTATTGACAAGATAAACATTGAGGATCATTTTTATTACAGAATGCAGGTTCAGATGTTTTCTCGACTAAATTATTATCTACATATGCCATAATCTCTGGATCAGTGGTGAATTTCACTGGGTCACAACTTGATTTTGACCTCAAATAATACATTCCCGTCTTGAGTCCTAGCATATCAGTTTGAAGATGGACAGCTTTCAAGACATCATCTGTAGCATCGGCTAGATAAATATTTGTGCTTTGGGACTGATCAATGTATCGTCCTCGATCTGCAGCAAGTTTCAGTAACCAACTTTGCTTAATTTCCCACATTGTTGCGTATTTCTTTTCTAAATAAGTGACTCGATTGACAACTTCTGCAGTTAGTGTATTTTTGGATTGAGTGTATTTCGTGAAACCTTTGAGTGAACCGTCATTTGCGGACAAATACTGCGCTGTTCTCTCATCCCAAAGATCTAATTGCTTCAAATCATTGACCATAAAGTAATTGATAATCGGATACGCACCATTCATCAGTTTTCGACTATACAAGTTTGCCATTGGAAACTCTGTCGTCTCGGTTGCTCCTTGTGCGATTACAGCACTAGTTCCCGCTGTAGGCATTAAGGCGATGTGTAAAGAATTTCGACATCCATTTTTCATAATTGCTTTCTTGAGAGAATCCCACGTGGGTTCTATTTCATCTCCATTGGCCAAATGGATTTTTTGTTGTCCCCAAACCGATGGGTCAATGGGTTCGTCGTCTTCAGCTTTCCGGAGAGCATTAGGTCCTTTGATTTGAAATTCTTCTTTCCACAAATCAAATTGAAGCTTTCCTTCGGACATTGGAGAACCAGCAAAACTATCATAGGGTCCGTGGATGAGAGATTGTTTGACAGATTCTACAAGTGTGTGGAAATACATACAAGCAAAGACGCATTTGTTTACCATTCTTGTTTCTTCACAAGTTGGTAATAGATCCAGACCATAGATTAGTTCAGCGAGACCGGATACGCCGATACCAAGGGGTCGATGCTTTTTATTGGTCGTGCTGATCTTTCCTTCTTTGAAGAATCCATCTCCTTGTTCGTCCAAAGGATAAAAGTTGTGCTCGATCACTTTGTTCAAGTTTCTGACAAGAGATTCACTAATTTCACCCAGACGAACAAAGTCGATTTTGTTTTTTATCTCTTCCGAGAAAGGTTTCGTATGATCTATATATCCTTTGGCGAATTTTTTCAAGGAAATACTAGCCAAATTGCAATTATGCGAAACTATCCCACTCGCAATAAAATGATGGCGATCTGGCACATACAAGTCATATACTTTTTCTTCGGATACTAATTCTGGAGTATATGAGATGGGAGATGTAAATTCATTGTTTTCCAATTCTTCTACATCATCGTCAAAAGGAAGTTTCAAATGTTCTGCAATTCGTTTGGCAGAAATTCCACTGATCATAATCCGAGTGGATGTCAACGCATTGTGGTATAAGATTGGGACAACTCCAAGATCAAGGAAATATGGAATTAGATCTTTTGCGTTCTGAACAGAAATAGAAAACACATTATTTTCGTATTTACTATGTTTGAATATGAATCCTAGCAATAGTGACGATTGTTGATTACTGGATTTCGCAGATTTCATTGATTCGAGTAGTTCGTGTTCGGTCGATTGATTCATGCCTTCCGAAAAGTGAAAATCGAGTTCTACGTCTTTGGGATCGAATCGAATCACCAAACGATCCTCTCTTTCTAATTCTCTGACTTCTTTCCATCTAAAATCTTCTCTCGCATTACAAGTCAGGAATCGATGATCTTCTGTTGCTCGAATCGTCAATCCGCATGCCAATTCTATTTTGTATACGGGTTTGTATCCTTGGTCAACTAGTTTTGACTTTACATATGAGGGTTCAAGACCAATATCTTCATCTGAAATATACGGAACAAAAACTTCTTCTCCTTCACATTCATCGATTCGTTTCAATCCCTTTGAAGTTTTAATTAAGGTATCACCTGTCAAACAAGATGCAATTTCATCTTTGGATGTGTGCTCTATAATTTCCAAGCATTGACCAGTTAAAATACCATTGAATACACCGGCATTGTTTTTGGGCTCAGTGAAACAGTAAGTTTCGCTCTCTCCCTCAATTATTTCCATGCTTTCTACTGTTAAATCAACAACGCCCGATATGCTTGATTTTTCGGGAACCTTTACGTCGAATGGATTTTGATATCCATTTGGAATCAGAAAATTACTCAGTCGATCTCCTTTTTGTAGGAAACGCGCTTCGCATCGATTCGCTTTCAAAGGATTAAAGTTTCTACCGGCTGGACCCGACGGCATCAAAAATTTGTGTTCAAAAGTGCATTTGAGGAACAACCCATTGGTTAGTTTTACCTGCAATAATTTGTCAACTTTGCCGGTATTTTTAACTGTAACCTCTGAAAATTCAGATCCATTCCATACTTCGACTTTCTTGTCTACAACATCTTCAATCTTTACATATCCATTTCTTGTAAGGATCAATGTATCAGGTGCGACGCAAAGATTTGATGAACGAATCATACCTATATTCTTTTGATTGGACTTCATGTTGCATGCATCGCCGTGCATCACATAGGGCATACCTGCTTTTCTTTGAGTCTTGATGACTTCATCCAGTACATCTCTAGCTCTAACAACTTTGTGAATGATTCGATCTCGTTTAGCTTGGAAATAAGACTCTTTCAGAAAGACGTGTTGCGAAGAATTTTTATCTGAGACGTCGAGTCTTTTCTTCAAATCCATATATTGTTTTTCTCTTTCTTCTGCAAGTCGTTCATATTCTTCATATTGTTTTTCAAATTCCATTCCCCAAGTGTCATTCAGTAGAGGAGTTTTGGCAGGACAAAATAAAGTCCATTTCTCGTCATTAATCACACGTTTCCAGAACAACCAAGGAAACCAGATTGCAGTATTGATGTCGTGAGCTCGCGAATATTGATCTCCTGTCTTCTTTACAACATCTATAAATTCGAATATATCGATATGATGAGGTCGAAGATAAATTGTAATCGCTCCTTTTCTCTTCCCTCCTTGATCGCAATACCGCACCATTTCGTTATACAATCTCAACATTGGGACGATACCCGCCGAAGCACCGACAGTTCCGATTTCAGAATGTCGAATTCTGGAAATATCCAATCCAAGACCTCCACTTAGCTTTGAAATTAATCCGCCTTCCACAACACCTCCGAGAATAGATTTAAGATCGTCTTCGATCGTATACAAAAAACACGACGACATTTGCGGCTTCTTCATACCCGCATTAAAAATGGTAGGACTCGCATGCGTGTAGAATTGATCAGATAATTCGTAGAAAGCCTTCATTACCATTTCAATCCCTTCATCCGCATACATTTGGGCAGCTTTTCTCAAATACATCATTTGTGGAGTTTCAACTGGTTCTTCGTCGTAGTATGGACGTGCCAAGTATGTCTTCCACATCGTGGCACCGCTAAACCAATCAAATCGGTAATCATTCTTGACTGCCTTTTTCAAAACATCATCCAAGACTTTTTGATGCGTTTCCAAAAAAGTCTTGACTCGCGTATTCAATCGATGTCCCATATGCACCAAATAATCTTTGATATTTTGTGGTGCGTGTTGTTGAATATAAAACATTAAAAGTCTTCCAGAGAGGAGCAAATAATCTGGATTTTGAACTTCGTATCCAAGCACTCGAGCGGTATTAAGAATGCCAATTTCAGAAAGTTTCTTTTCAACATAGAGATTGTCAATTTTCAGTCCGTCAAAAAGTTTTTGGATTTGTGTCAGGTAAACAGGTGAGATGGTATTTGAGATGGTGTTGAAGGGGGAGGTCATTTTTATAACTAAGAAAGAATTTTTTAGATCTCAACGATTTTCTAAACCTGTTATTCCTTAGTTAAATATATTTTGTGTCTCTTGAATAGTCATTGGTAAACCCTTTTTATAAAATACGATAGGACCATTTTTCCTAATTCCGAATTTCTGGAAAAAGATAACGTGAAAAGGTAAAGTTTTAAAAAATGAACTACTTTCACATATCGACATACAAAAAATATCATCTTGGAATTTCATTTCTTTCACCTGTTCTAAATTTACTTGATTCCCAAATACATGATAGATTTTACACCAACATTCATTTACTACCTGAGTTTGTCCATTCGGATGGACAATGATGGCTTCGTTGGCTTCGTGGACCGGATTATGTTCCAAAGAAATATTCTCGACTGCGTTTGAAAGTTCATCCATTTCAAATTAAAAATTTTTCAACCGATAGAAAATCTTTATGAATTAAATTTGAAAATTGTTCTTCTGTAGATTTATATTTATTCAGGGAAAATCCTAAATCAAATAATCTGATATGTAAAGATTTACAATCAATCAAAATATTGTGTTGTTGGAGGTCATTATGTTCTTATGAATGAGATCAAAATTTTTCTGGATAAGATGAAAAAGATTTTTGTTTAATTAATCATTGATACAAATATATAATATCGTTCTGTAAAATAAATTAGTCAAAAAACAGTAGAAGTATATCATCATCTACTTTTTTGTAGCATTTCTTAAATATTCAACTTCATATTCAACATAGTTTGGGGTATTTTGTTTTTTTTACGAAAGTATTCTCATGCAGTATGATTTTCAGACTGATCCAAAGTCATTTTCGCCATTTCCACTCGATCCAAAATGTTTGAGTATTCAATATTCAGAGCAGGGGTTAGATATTTTAATTCCACTTTTCAAAAGATGATTATACCAAGCTTCGCAACTCAATTCAGAATTCATTTTAGTTAATGCTGAAAATAAATTTACTTGAGTAAAGATCGAATGCAAAAGGAAATAACAAAACTGCTAATATGTATTCATTGAATACATATAAGTTCGACGCTACATTTCAAAGTTGTATATTCTTCTTCTATTGATCGAGACAAACTAGACACTTTTCTAAAAGCAGAAAAATTAATTGGCTTTCATATCATTACAACTGCTTCGCTTTTTCTTTCAAAAGGTATAATTTTCTACATAATTCGATTAATTAGAATACATCTCCTCCATCTAATCCTTGTATACCTCAATACTATTACTTTGTACATATCATCTTTATCATAAACGAATGATTTCATATGGTCCATATAGAAATTGTTTTTTGCAATGAACAGAAGATTATCATTCAAACTTTGATGTATTGATTTCTCCACATTTTTCATAGGAGATGAAAAAATTATATTTAATCTTGTATGACTGTCATTATTTTTCGTCAATTTAGTTCAAAAAAATTAGATTGCTGAAGAAGATGCCAGCTTCTTACCCGCTTCTTTAAGCAAAAATCCTGTTTAAAAATTAAATAAATGGCGACGCAACGAACCGAGACATTATATCTCGTCTCCAATCAGACAAGTTAGAGAAGCAGTAGTAATATTAGAGATTGAAATAGTCATACCGTAGTTTTTGTTGAAAACTGTTCAATCTGCAATTAATGGTTGTTTTGTATTTTTTTTATGATAATAAAAATGATAAGTGTTCCTAATATAAAAAAACCTCTTGTTTGGAATTTTCAAAATGACGGAAAATGTTATGCTATTCTGAAAAGCGGGGATAGATGTAATAACCCGACAAAAATTAACCAAAAAACCAAAAAACAAAATTTATGGTGTGATCAACATAAACCTTGTTCGGATCAACGCCGTTTGATGAAGGAGAGTTGCAGAGGATCACAAACAAGATGTTCCGATTTTCAAAATATCAATGCGATTAAAGGACAAAAAGATGTAATTCAAACTTGTTTGAGAAACAGAATAAATATGTGGAATAATTGTTATCATGAAGATGTTCAGGATATAAGACATTATCAGGCCATAACTTTTTTACAAGATAAAGTCGATGAATGCAAAAATATTATTGAAGATTATAATGAAATGAATCCAAAGGAAGAAAAAACAAAAAAGGAAAAAAGCATTTCTCAATATCAATTAGATCTACTTCGTCTAACAGCAGGAGCTAAAGAGGAAAAACCATCAGGACTTTTTACTACTTCTTCTACCAAAAAAGTTACTTCTTCTCCTAAACAAAATAAAAAGAAACAGAAGAAAAAAAACCAGTCCAAAACCAATTTAACCAAACAAGAAGATGATGATGTTTTTGCTACATTTTTAAAGATTGCGGAAGATGAACGTAAAGCCCAGGAAAAAGAGACAGCATTAGTGAAAGAACAAAAAAAATTAAATTCGCAAATCACAGAATATCGGAATATTAAATTCAGCATCACAAATAAAATTAGAGATATTGAAAATTACGGTATTCAAAACGAGGATTCGGCTAAAATAGTAATAAAAATTGGGACTGAGATTATAAAAGCGATTGATAATTTTATCAAAGATCCTAATGAAATAAATTATAAATTAGCTTATATGTTATTAAAAGAATCGGCTGAACCCGTTAAAACTATTGATAAAATAATAAATGAAAATTTTAAATATTTCGAATTAAAGGCAAGAATAACTTATGAGATTATTAAACAATTGATCTTCTTAGATTTATTTTTATATCAAATCTACTATCGAGTGGATGAACTTGATATAAAAGAAGTTGAATTTTTAGTCGAGAATTTAGAAAATTATAGGAATTTATATAAAATACTTAAAATACGTATCAATCAAATAAATTTTGATCATCTATCAACACAATTGAATGATATTGAAAATGATTATAATAAAGTGACAGATGGACTAATACAGTCACAAAAAACAATTAAATCTACCAAAACATTTCAAAATATATATGATATAAAATTTCATGATAAGCTAAAAAAATTATATCCTCCAGACATTTCACAATTTCAAGATGATTTAGGTGGTTATCTTAATATTTTGAAGAATTACAAAATATAAAGATTGAAATAGTCATCCGAGATAGGTAGTAATATAACTTGAATAAATCTTTTCTTCTTGGAGATCTAGATTTGATTAACTTTCAATGCTCCACGAAGCAGTCATGCACCATATTATAACTGTGTTTTTGCATTGATGTTTTGAAAACTGTGACTGGCTCGCCGATTCTTGATTTTCATTTAAGGACTTCATTTGTAAGTTGATCCATTTGAAATTAAATTTTTTCAATCGACAGAAAATCTTTTTGAATGAAACTCGAAAACTGTTCTTCTGTTGATCTATATTTATACAAACAAAACCCTAAATCAAATAAACGAACATGAAGAGATTTATTATGTATCAAGATATTATTGTTTTGGAGATCATTATGGGCAATATTTAATTTGGAGTGGATATGATCAAAATGTTTTTGGATAACATTCTTAATTTTAATTTTATGTTCTTGATGAAAGAGGTTCTTTTCGAAATAATCGGACAAACGAATGTATCCTTCAAAATATTTGAAAACGAAAACGTAATATCTATCTTGATCATTCTGTAAAATAAAATAATCTAAAAAGGGTAATACAATATCATCAACTTTTTTGGTTGAGTTTCTTAGACTTTCAACTTCGGATTGAACGTAATTTGGTGTCATTTGTTTTTTTTCAATTAGATTCTCGTGTAATATGATTTTGAGACCCACAAGAAAATGATCCAATGTTATTCCAAGAAAAATTTCCCCATTTCCGCTCGATCCAAAATGTTCAAGAATGCGATATTCGGAATTCGAAGACTTAATCTTTGTTCCGTTTTTCAAAAGATGATTATACCAGGATTCGCAACTTAGAGATTCAAAGTTCATTTTGATTCTTAAAAAATCCTGTTTTAAAATAAATGACAATGCAACGAACCGAAGGAAGAAAGAGACATTATATTCCGCCTCCAATCAGACAAGTTAGAGGTTTATACCGACCAGTAATCGTAGAGATTGAAATAGTCATCCGAGATAGGTAGACAAAACTGAAAAAATATATGTAATTCATGACATATATTTAAAATGGATAACCAATATTTTACATACGAAGAATATTTCTTATTGAAACCTAACTACTACTTTGAAAACCTAACCAAAGAAGTAAATTTCGAGCAGAGACAAGTTACCGTTTTCGGAAAGACTTACAATGAACCAAGACTAACTGCAGTCCACGGAGATCAAGATGTCCTTGACAAACAATACGTCTACAGTAAGTCTATCCGTAAATTGTGTCCTATGACTAAATCGCTAAAAGAACTGCAGCAATACGTAGAAAAAGAGACGGGTATCCACTTTAACTTTGTGCTACTGAACTACTACAGGGACGGGACAGACAAGGTAGGTTGGCACTCTGACGATGAACCAATGATGGATTGTTCAAATATAGTATCATTGACGCTTGGAGCAGAACGCCCATTCAAGTTTAGAGACAAAATAACAAAGAAAGTTATATGGAAAGAAGTTTTGAGAAACGGAAGTCTTGTTTGGATGAAGAATGGGTGTCAAGAAAATTTGGAGCACGAAGTTCCAAAGTGTATGAAAGTTTCAGAGCCTCGAATCAATCTAACCTTTCGTCGTTTCAAAAATTAGATTGTAAAAATATGAAAAATAAATTTGTTTTTTGATGCAAAAAACAAAATGAAGTTTTATAGAATCAAAGTTTATCATAACGGTGTAAAAACATTAAGTTTGGGAAACGATTCAAATGACAGCTTGGCTATCCTATTGGATAGGATACAGAATCAAATACAGCTTAAGGAAGACTCATTTTATCAATTCAATATCTACGAACGAGAAGATAACGTGCTAGGTAAGGGAATCCTAAGCACAAGATCAGGACATTTGGATCTTTATTCGGAAAATCCTAAATTTGAAAGATGTTTTGTTTGTGGAAAAAAATATGACATCTTTATTTCAGAGTCTATCGATACAATTGTAGTTGTCCATATCAAATACAAAATAGTCCCATTATTTATTGAAGGTAAACAAAAGTTTTTAGATTGGCTCTATATGTATAGATTTCACATTCAAAAGATTACAATTAACAACAATAAAGATTTTGACCAAGTAAATTTGGTTGAGATTCAAAAAGAATTAAATTCAAAAGTAAATGATGTATTAATAGAAACAAAGTAAATAAAAATTTAATATAAGATATATTAAATATTTAGAATAAAACTAAACTTGCACCATTTGAACTCTAATCCATTCTCGTCATACCACTTGGAAATCCAGGATAATACAAGGTCTTGTCCCACGAATGGATGGCTGCCTCTTTACAAGTTGAAATCCAAAGTATTATTGATTCAATAAATAAAGTTGTCTATTAAAAAATAAACAACTTTAACAAATATGGAAGTCGCATTGATTGGAACGATTACTAATGTTGCTCAGAAAGTTTTACTCACAAGTATACATACATCTTTTCAACTTGTTCAAAATTTCATATCAACCCATCATTCACAGATCAACGAAGTGCTGAATGAAACAGATTTACTTTCAAAGTTAGAGATCATACAAGCACTAATTCAAGATATACAACAGGATCATAACCACGATATATGGAACTCTACACAAAAGGCATTAAAAAATCTAAGTCAAGTAGTCGAGCAGATTTTAACTCAACTCACGTTAATAGATGAAAAAATCAAAAGACATCAAGGTAAATATTTTGCTTCTTATCGAACTTTAAATTACGAAAAGCAAATCTCCGAACTCAAAAATAATATCCGTCTTCTAGACCTTAGATATGGAATGTTTCTGGAAATACTCAAGGTAGCATCGGTTTCAAAAATGACATACTTTAATAAATACGCTTGAATTTTCAAATTGAGAATGGCAGAAGTTGAAATTAATATGAAGAAATTAAGAGAGCAAGTGGAAGATGACCTTAATATAGCATTAAATATGCACATTGCAATGGATCCGTGTTTTTATTTTAGACACATTATGGATTCTTCCATGATTGAGACTGTTTACCCTAATGTGTTGAAAACGGCTTTTCTGTTGTTTTTTATTCATTCCAAAGATACAATTGGGACTACCATCGATATGACGGCAGTATCAAAAAGAAACAAATCAGTTAGACTAACAAAATCATCCGGTAGCATCTTTTCCATAAATTTGAGAGGGGTTTACAAACCTGCAATTTATGTTGGAATGACTGCAGCAGGTTTTACATCCTCCGAGTATCCGTTCTTCTATGTTTATGATACCTATGGAATTTCATACTGGGACCATATTGAGACTGAAGAAGATGTCGAAAATCAATTATTGTTACTTAACGTCAGAAACAAAGGATTTGAACACAAAATAGAAGACAAAAAATTTGATTTCTCGGATATTTTGTTGTGTAATCCTGCTACAGAAACAAAGGATGTATTCGAAAATATGGAAAAACTGTCCGACTGCACCCTTGTTTGTAGCAACGGTGAGGTGAAAACAAGTCGATTTTTACTATCGCAAAGATCAAAATATTTTCTGGTCTACTTTACCAAATACTCTAACGGACTGAATAGATTTCCTATGCAAACATGCAAAAAAGAAATCATCAAAGAGTATTTGAGATTTGTTCTTACAGGAAACATTGAAATAGAAAACATCCAAGACGAAATAACTGAAACTCTCGATTTCTGCAACTATATTCAAGACTTTGAAGCAATGAAATATTTTTACGAACTGGCCTATGGTATGTTAACAGATGTCGAAGACAAGCAGAAAATTACGAAAGCTGTAAAGTTATTAATCTATCCAAATTCTAAATGATGTAAATCAACTGAAATAAATAAATTTTAAATCATTCATTTAAAATTTAGTTTGAATATAGGAGAGTAAATATTGAATTTCCATTTATAAATTTTCAAGATGATTTATGTGGTTATCTTAATATTTTGAAGAATTACAAAATATAAACCAAATAAAATGTTTCCTTGGTTGGTGGCTTTTTTATCGGCAGTTATTATGATGTTGATAGAATACCTCGTTCTAATTAGAGTTTACAAAAAATCATACGGACGAGATATAATGATATTTCTGATTCCTCCATTTTTATTAATCTTAGCTCAATTCATAACTTACAAAATCCAGGACAAGGAAAATATGGAAAGAGATACATTAAATCCCTTTATTTTGTTGATTGTCTTTATCATTCTCAAATTCCCATTTTCATTTTCGAAACACGACATTGTTCCTGACATTAGCTTGTTTGAAAGACTCGTTATATCGGGCGCCGAGGCTGTTTCGGCTACAATATTTGCCGAAGGATTAGTTATTCTACTGAAGAAAATGTAATGCATCACACAAATATTTTTGCTATAAAAATATTTATGAAATCTTCCAATCTACAATTTATTTCAGGACCTTTGAATTGGTTTCACTTTTTATTTACCGACGACAATGGCAATTCAAAACAAATTCATTTATTTTCAGACATTCACGAATTAACAAATCTGTGTCCTCAATCTTTGAAATGTAAAAATAATAATACTTGGGAACTAAAAAAATCAAAATGTTACGAAGTCGATTACTTCTTCGAAAAAATATTTCAAAAATCAATTCGAGATAAGATATATACAGACTTTTTTCTGGAATCTCCTTATCGTATTTATCAAGAAGAACTTCAAATTAATCCAAATAAAAACTATCTCGATTTGATTAATCATCGTTTTGAAAAATGTTTGACGAGAAAGAAAAAAGGCTGTAAATATCTTCCTTACGTCAAGATGCATTATACAGATGTAAGAATCCCAGACTACAATTATATTACGATGGGGTCATTTATTTTAGAAATGTATTTACTATTAATCGAAAACTTATATTTCTATGCAGAAGACAAGATATCAAAAATTGAACTTGACAATATGGTTAACTTGTTCAACATCATTTTTGATTGGGTCACAAAAAACGCTGAGGATATTTCGATTCAGATGATGACTGAAAATAATTTTGAAAAAAGTATAACAAGTTTATTTCAGCCCGTTTTGGATTGGATGGATATGAATAGATCCCAAGTTATCATTCGAGCAAAATATAAACTTGAACAAATGCTAAATCAGTTATTTAGTCTTGTTAAAATAAGAAACAATAAAAGAGTTTTTGTTGTTAAACATCAAATTGACCAACTTAGAAAAGATAACATCAAATACAATGGAAAGAATATGGCAGATTTAATATTGTCATTCTTCGTCGAATTTACCAATATTCTTTCTGAAAAAGCAAAGAAATTAAATTATGAATACTGGCACGGAAATAAGTTCTCATCTAAATTACTAAATCTAAAATCCAAATCAGAATCAAAACAACTTGCAAAAATACTATGGAACCAAAGATCAACAGTTCTCAGAAATAATATATTGTTTGATTTGACCTACTTGGACGCCTATATTCTTGCTAGAATGTTTAGGAAATTTGACGGTGTATTCACCAATCAAGCGATAGTATATGCAGGCGATATGCACATTGAATCACAAAAATACTTTTTCACAATTTATCTAGGTTTGGAACCTATTCATGTCGAAACAAATAAAGAAGGGGAGCGCTGTTTGTCAAATATAAATTTTAACAAAATATTTTTTGAGAATTGAAATTTATGAGCACTATATAACGCATCGAAAAGAGATTATCTTAAGAAATAAACATATGTAATTGCATATTACATATATAATTAAACCATAAGGATTGACTATCATACTAATCATAGATTTTCTTCATCATCCAGTTCCTCCCTCCCTAGCATATGATCCATGTATTTTTGTTTGTCTTTTGGATTCATTCCTTGTTGTCTTTTTATTGAGAAATCCAGTGTGTATTTTGGATATAGTCCGACTTTTGCAATATTCTGATGATTCATGCAATTGATTGTCCAATCATAATCTGTCAAGTGTAAAGCGAAGAATTGTTCTGGATATTTCCACCATAAACCATTATCTCTTGTTAAATAGGATGTAGTTAACATACGGAGTCTATTCAACATATATCCTGTCTCTATTAATTGTGTGATACCAGCATTAATCAATGGATATTCTGTTTCTGCTTTTATCCATTTTTGAAAAACATTTTTTGCTTCTTCAATATCTTTTCTTTCTTTTTGAGAAACAGTAGCATGGATTCCCTTTTCTTTTTTCCAATCCATCAAATCAGTTTCTGAAATAAACTTGGGATTTTTTTGCTGAACTTCAGGTTTCAAATAAACCTCGTCAGGCTTATACCAAGCAAGTGTGTAATAAAAATCACGAAAATACAATTCTCTATGGAAAGCTTTTTTATCTGCAGAGCTTGGTCCAGAAGTATTTTTTGACAACTTGTGAACTTTTCGGATAGAAATTAGTCCAAATTTAATAAAGGCAGATAAATATGAAACTTTTGGATCTCCAACTTTTTCTCTTACCTTTTTTTCTGCATAACCTTTGATATTTTGGCCTAGATCTTTTTCAAGTTGGTTTATTTGATCAGGATGAACGAGGATGTTATCATTGATTTCATATTTGATTTGTATTTTTCCAGAATGGACAAATTTTTTATTTGGCAATGGATCTACTTCTTTTTTCCAATCAATGTTTCTCTCCTCTGTATTTGGAAAAGAAAGCGTTTCCACAAAGTCAATGAATGGTCCAAGTTTGACATACGGTTTCATCGTTTCAATTGGAAATACAGTTATATCATCTATTTCAATGGTTTCGACAATAGAATTATAAAATTCGTATCTTTGTCTAGCAAATGGCGTAAAGTCTCTAGCGATAAATATTTTGTGAAGACGGATATCCGTTAGATAATTTTTCCATTCTGTATCCGGGATTGCATCGATCCACTGAAAAGGAAGCCTATCTGATAATTTTTCTAGGGACTGGATCATAAATTGAACTGCATTGGGGCAATAATATGGGTTATTTTTTTGAATGATTTGATCTGGATGAAATCGAAATGCTATGGATAAATTTGTATTTGAAGCTTTTGCCTCGTCATATGCAGCATACAATGTCAATGCATCTTCAGTTCTAAAATCTCGAGTTAGAACAAATAAAGTTGTCAGTTTGGGCATTTTAATTTTGAAAAAGTAAATTTCTTTTATTTAAAATGGAAGTGAAACACGACGATATACAACTTGTATCCTCCTGTGGTGTCTGTGAACAAGATCGAGATAAAAAACAAAAACAAGACCCATTCATGCAACAATACTATGCAACAGGTTATACTAATTTTTCAACTATTAATGTTATATTAATTATTCTTATTCTATTATTTTTGTTCGGAGGAATTTATTTATTGAGAAGATCATCATCAACTCAAACTCGTAGAAGATAAGTATATATTCTTCTTGTATAAACCAAACATTTTTACATAATTATGACCTCCAGTATGTACAGTTGTTCCCAACAAGTAATTCAAATAAAACAAACAATCCTTAATATCTTTTTCTGGAAGTTGTTTTACATACTTTACATTTTTGTATTCTGTATTGACATTTGTTTTGTCAAAAAGTATTTCGAGATCAAGGAACCAACATATGAGGGCCCAGTGAAAAGTATATCCATCTAGTATTTGATATTTATTTTTGAAGTCATCCAAAAATTGATTATAAGAAATCAAATCGAGTGCTTGGTTTACAAAATTGCGAAGTCCGAAATGAAGTTTTTTGATGTCTTGATCTAAATCAGACATTTTGAAAATGTTTATTGAAATCATAAACATTTATTCATTTTAAAATACATCCTCTTCTTTTTCACTTTCATAGTTTTCAGCCGGAAATAAATTCATGATCAAATGACGCATATACTCTTTTGGAAATAATCTTTCAAAATATAGGTGTGCAATATCAAACATTTCATCATCAAGTTCATAAAAATACGTTTTGAGTCTTTCTTTTACCATGAATATCCATCCCGAAAAAGGTTTTAGGAGGAAAAACTCTGGATTCAAAATTAAATACTCACATTGGATTACAATATCTTTGATGTAATAATGTTTCATTAAGATCAAGTTTTGCATTTCTTCATATTGATCTTGGCAATGTTTCCTAAAATTGTTTCTCCAAAAGAAAATATCTCGTTGACATCCGCTGCGGTCCAGTTGTTGTTCCTTGAATTTACATTTTTGGACCAAACGCCTTTTCCATTCACGTTCTGCGCTCTGATTACATGTCTTGGATAATGATCCATACAAATAAAGTTCCTGAAGTGTCATATAACCCAACACTTGATCCACGTTATCTCTTGCCAATACTAACTCCATTCTCTTCAAATTTATAAAATGGTATTTCATTTTATAAATTATGACATTTTTATCTACTTTTGTAGTGATCGAACATGTTCTGGACGTCTTGTTTCATATCCTTCACATCGTATTTCAAATAGGTTGGCTGGCTCTCGTGAACAATAATTAGACCCATTTCTTCGACCTTTAGATCATAGTGAGTTTCAAGAATCCATTTGTACAAGTTGAGTTGAAGACTGTAATGATAGAAATTACAATTGGGTAAATGATTCAAAGGGTGAAATCCATTTTCATATTTGTTTTCTGTTTTGATTTCCTTGCTATTCTTCCAATCAAAAACCTTGACCATTCCAGGCTTCGAACCTTCAAAAACAATATCGATACTACCTGCTACGTGATACAATTCACTAAAGACTCTCCATTCGGTTCGATAAGGTTTCCATCCGTAATCTTTGTAGAACTCCATAAAATTTTGAAAAGATTTATTTTGGTTGGCTTCGTCGGATGGAGAATTACACTCGTTTAGATAAAAGTTTTCGATCCAGTCGTGAACCTTTGTTCCTTGATTCGCGGCAGCAACACGATTATCTTCCCACTGTTGTTGAATCTCTTCCATCGATTTTCCAAAATAGACAGACTTTTTCCAGTTCGAAGACGCCATCATTTTCTTAATTACAGCTTCGCTATTGAATTGTGGAAAATATTTATGGATTATTGTTGTAGCGCTAATATATGTATCTTCTTTTCCATCGAGGATTACTTGATAAGTATGGCTTATCGGTTCAAAGGAGATCTGCGAATCTCTAGGATGTTTATTTGCTATTTCGTAGCTCATTTTTTCAAATTGTTTTGAAAGAATGAATTTGATTTAAGTTTTTGAACTAATTTAGATTCAAGTTTTTGAACAAACAATCACTATGATGAATAAACAATTTCTGTTCCGATTTTTCCAAATAATTCTTGAAAAGAGAGAATCATTTCTGATTTTTGTTCCATCTCTTCGGAAGTATTTTTGATTTCGTCGTATAGCAATTCTAAAAAATCTCTACTTTCCAGATTGTCGTCCATAGATTTTATTCCGAGTGTCGAAATAGTTTTGTAAGAGATTTTACATTTTAATAATTTAGAAATGTAGGGACTCAGTTTCAAAGATTTCAATTCATCTGGCGTTCCCGAGATGATGATTTTATAATGCACATTTGAATCAAGCTTTTTTAGAAAATCGATCTCTGAACAATCGATCTTTACAATTTTCTTGATCGGAATCGATAATTCAAGTCGTTCGTATCTCCAAGAATTATTCTTATCGCTAAAATAGAAAAGAAATACGCCCTTATCTTCTCTATCCCCATATGCGTGCTGAATAGGTGTTCCTGTATATATGATATTTTCTTGAAGTCTATCGAAATCGTGAATATGTCCAGATATAACTAATGGATCCTTCAAATCCCATTGATCCCCGATCAAGGATTCAGTTGCGCCCATCTTTGCCCCATAGAATTCCTGATGGGCAAAAATAGCTCTTGCACTCCGATAATCGTTTGGAGTTATTTCTAGTGCCTCGGAAAATCTTCCAGGTGGGACATAAGGGACAAATACGAATTCCTGTTGGTTGATTGTATCTTTTACAGTTTTGTCTACTATGGTTGTGTTCTTCCATTGTTTCAATGGTGTAAATGGATGTTCTTCGGTCATGTAAACTTGATTGTTGGGACGATCATGATTTCCAATCAAAATATACAGTCTTGTAGTTTCAGCTATTTTTTCAAAGAAAGATACACTTCTCAAATAAGGTCCTACATGTATTGTTTCGTGACGATCCAAAACATCTCCGAGACATACCACTGCATGAGGATTCGTTTTTTGTATCCAATCCATGATTTGCGAGCACATTAAATTGCATTCCTCGATATTGTTTGTTTTGAAATGAGGATCACCGATCACGAGAATTTTGGTTTCCATGTTTATTTTGTATTTCAATAACAATTGTGGGTTTTAATTTGTCTAACAACAGGATTTTTTGAAAAATGATGTTCCGCTAAAAGATCTAACAGTAGCTGGAATACTAACTTGAAAACTACCAGATCCAGTAATTACTAAATTTACAAAAATTGATTCACCCTTTTCAACAAATATACATGCATTGATGGTTAGTGTTCCAGATGTAATAGTTGAAGTCGATGCTCTTACTACACCAGATGCATTTGTTAACTGTAATTGAACAGAAGACACAGTTCCTGTAATTCCTACTGGAACGGAAACACAAAAATTATATTCTCCTTTACATCTAGCATTAAATGTATTGTTATTATCGTAATCACATCCACTATCCCGAACTTTATTAAAAGTTAAAGTTTGAGTAGTTGAGACTGAGAAAGGTCCAAGAGCATCAGATGACTGACCGAGGAAATCTGTATTTTTTGTGCAGCACTGATCAGGACCATAACATCCATTTGTGGTAAAAGGTCCACAAGGAGGGCAATATGGAAGACACGGATTGCAAGGGAAGCAAGGAGGACAGAATGGATATATAGGACATGGATTGTAGCAGTTGTTATTGCATGGATTGTAGCAGTTGTTATTGCATGGATTGTAGCAGTTATTATTGCATGGATTGTAGCAGTTGTTATTGCATGGATTGTAGCAGTTATTATTACATGGATTGTAGCAGTTGTTATAACAAATAGGTGGACAACAAGGTGGTGGACAGCAGCTTGTAAAACAACATTTTTTACCCATCTTTTAGATATTTTTATATCTAAAAAAATTCTTACATGATTTTATCCATTGTCAGTATTGCTTTCTGCAGAAGAATAATTGGCTATTTTTGGCGAGACGTGAAGTCTAAATGAAAAGTATTCGCAAAATTTTGGTTCCAATTTAAATACCATATTATACTGATCATTCGACAAACCAATTCCACCCATATTATCGGAAAGAGTGAAATAACTCAATGGCAAGGGTTGCTTGATTAGTTTACAAGCAACCAAGATGCATAAGCAGAGTTTTAATTGGTCATTTAAAATTACATTTTCAATATGTTTGAGTCCATGACATCTCGAAAATAACTCCATTGTAAATTCATAAACTTGATTGGATAATAATTGATATAATTTTGATTTTATTTGTTCTTTTGGTCCATTGAAATAACCCTCTGAAGAGTAGACAAAAAAAGAAATCTTTTTGAATGTATTTTCTTGATTGATGTATGCATGTTTTTGAAGATCAAATATCGATGGTCGGTCTTCTGGAAGCACTGACAACATGGAGAGGATAAACGAATTGAATAATTTATTTTCAGGTTTCAAAAACTCTTCTGGAATATTGAAAGGTAGATAATCGTTGGAGTTAGACAGTCCCAATGAATTCGATTGAATGACCGGTCCTCGCTTATTCCAATCGAGCAAACAATTAATCATTCTTTTTTTAATTTCTTCATCTGGAATATTTGTTCCTCCTTGATATGGAAACAAAAGTTGTCCATATGCTATTTCAAATAAAGTGCATCCTAAGCCCCAAATATCAACCTTTTCATCCCATTGATTCCCACTCCATACCTCGTATGGCCTATGAGTAGAAGTACATATATTATGTGTGTATTTTTTATTTTTATTGTGCCTTACGATTGAAAGTGTAAAGTCGTTCAATCGAATATCATATTTTTTATAATAGAGAACGTTGGATGCCTTCATATCACAATGAATGATTCCTTGAGAATGAAGACATGATAAAGCAGACACTAATGCCATCGACCAGTGCAATAATGTTTTTGGATCAGGAATATTTCCCTTTTTTGATTTTCTTGTCCATTTATTGAGATCTGTTTTGGCCTTTTGGGAAACAATGTATATAGCTGAGTCGTCAGAATATGTGTCCTGTGAAAATGCTATATGATTATGTTTTATGGATGACATGATTGTTGCCTCATTGAGACATCTGATTCCATATTTATCAAACGAAATTCTTTTCACAGCTACACTCATATTTTCATTGGTCAGACATTCATATACTTGACCATATGCTCCTTTTCCAATTTCATTTACGATTCGAAGCGGAACATTTTTAGAAATCATTTCTCGATAAATATTTGGAGAAAATGATCTATTGGATGATTGATAGTTGATCATTTTCGATTCAAAAATAAGATTTTAACAAAAAATCTTATTTTTTAGTTTTCACCACTCATTTAAAACTGACCCATTGGTATCTTTTAAGTTTTATATGATATAATTGATACTTTCAAGTAGATCCCTTTGCACTTGTAATATAGTATGTTTTTTATATTTATTTTTGAAAGAAAACATACAGTCTGAGCATACGGGGTGGTATAAATCCTTTCCTCCAATCAATTTTTTATCGGTCAAATCGATCTGATGCCGAATCGTAAATGGAGCGCTCACAATTTTCCCATTCGTTCGACAAGATTCACAAACTGCATTTAGTTTTCTAACTTCAGATGCATATGGAATAAGATGAACAATATCTCCAAAAATTTTTTGGTTCATATCTCCATCCAGTCCGGCAATATAAATCATCTTTTCTTTTGCCATCCAATGAATCACAAATGGAACAAGATCGGAAAAAAATTGCGCCTCATCGACAGCAATCACCCCATGTTCGTTGAGAACGGATTCTGAAATTTGATCTAGCCGTTGCGATTTGATGGTTTTGATTTTCGATGAAATGGTTGAAAAAGAACTATTGTGGGTAGAAATAAATTCACCTCGCGTATCTTCCGAAGAATTGATATAAACAACTGGAATATCAACATCTACATATCTTGTGAGTTCGGAAATTAAGGTGCTAGTTTTTCCAGAAAACATCGGGCCCATAATAAGGACAAGTTTAGAACTTGAAGAATGAAAGGAAGGAGATTTATTGTTCGACATTGTGAAGTTTTTTATCCATTATTTGTACATTTAAAATAAAAATTGGTGATATAACCTGTAAGAATTCCATTTATCGTAACATTGGACCGTCTTGGGCCACTGGATCAAATGAGGTGTTGCGTTAAATGTAAAAATGTCATTTCATTTCTGAGATCAATACAATAATAAAATAAAAATGTCCGAAACAGTTATTCTTGGTATTCAACCCACATTCTATTTGAAAAAGATTGACCCGTTGAGTATTCCTCAAAAGATTTTAAATGGAGATTATAAGAATATTACACTCGAACATGTTATTGGATGGAAGAAGACCGTCAAAGAACCCGTCCATCAAACTGTATCGGTTATAACTTCGAATCAGCAAGAAAAAATGTTTACATACAGCGATAGAAATAACAACATATTTACTTGCGTCACCACAAACAATTTTTCTTCTCAAGGTTCCATTTGTCAATGGTGTAGAATCCCTTTTCAACATACATGGTTGGGTATTCCCTATCGCTTAGAACAGTCAAGCACAAAAGATTATTACTATACTGAAGGATGTTATTGTTGCTTTGAATGCGCGTCTGCTGAAGTCAATTTGTTATCCAAAAGAATGCACATTCTTCACAGTGGATTGCTTGTTTCACCAAACATTTTACTTGAAACCATGTTCCATTCTGTTTATCCAGATAAAGTCTTGACAAGTTCACCCAATTTCCAACTGCACGAGAAGAACGGCGGCGCCCTAAACGACAAAGAATTTTACGAAAACAAGTCCATATTTATGGAGACTTCAGGAGTCGTAGTTGTTCCATACAAGAAAATTTTTGTCAAGATATAAACATCGCTATATAAAAATTACAATTTCTATTGAAAATGTTCAAAACAGTAATAGAAATTGTCAAAAGATCTATAAACATCCATTTTTGTTGTCTTTATTATTATTGCCATGAGAAAATTTGGTCAAGTCCTACTTTGTTAAAAATATGGTCGAAATGGAAAGGGATCAGCATTGCTGAAAAGTGTTATCAAACAATCAAAATTAAATATTTTTTCGAAGGCAAGGAATTCGAGGTTTATTTACCTTTTGAAAAAAGATTGGTTTCAAAAATGGTCAATCAATCCATTCATTTGTTTCATGAAAATTCAAAAGACGCAATGATGATTAAAAATCAACCCGGTGTTCCATACTTTATTACACCTGGTCATTTAGGATCGAAAAGAGCAATAATTCTTAATTTATCTTCTGAGAAATACATACAACAAAATGAAAGAATCGAAATCTAGATATAATGTATGATTAGGATGGTTTCTTAGATATGAAAATATGATCTATTTTCATATGGATGATTTTATATATTTAACTTCCGAGGATGCTGACAAATGAACCGTGTGTTATAAGTTCATTATTATCAGCTTCTGAGCAAACGCCAATTCTAATTTGGTCTCCGAGTTTGTAGTTGTTTACAAATGTAAAACTTTGACTTCCCGATTGATAATATTCATAATATCCAAAGATTACATTGTTTTTAAATACACGAACAATTACAGGATTCAGGGGATCGTTTATATTCAAATCTAGAGTTGCATAAACAATATAAACACCGTCTTGTCCAATGTTAATGATTCCTGTATTATCTGTAATTTTTCCATTGTCAGGAAGCCGTTTATCAAATGTCAAAAATCCATTATCTGTGCAAGGAATCGTGATTTTGTTGTCGTTAGGGACTTTAATGCATCCTCCAGTATAGATACCATTTACAGAACCCAGACCAATAAAATAAAATGTTCCAGGAGGTCCCGGAGGACCCAGCGGTCCTTGCAGACCGTTTTGACCAGGTGGGCCAGGCTGTCCGGTATTACCTAGTGCTTCACTTTGTGCTCTATAGGCAACGGTTAGTGCCCATATTACAAGTATAAACAAAATAATGAGAATGATGATTAAGAAAATGATTCCTAAAATCTTTAATATGCTCCAACCCCCACCTCCGCTATTACCTTTTGAGTTATCGGAAGGTCGTGTAGGTAGTGTTCCAGAGTTACTCATTTTTTGTTGCAAAATATCTAGAAATGGATTATTCGGTTGAGACATTTTCTATTTTGATAGCGCACAGAATTTTTTCGAATTATAAAATGCAAAATTATAAACAACTCAGGAAATCATTATTCTGGTTGATAGCATTAATAAGCTTAGTTTTGTTATTCGGAACTATTGGATTTCATTATATTGCTGACCTCGATTGGATAGATGCTTTTTACAGCGCTGCAATGTTCCATTCCGGACTTGGTCCTGTCTTTGAAATGAAGACTACATCTCAAAAACTATTTGCCGCTTTCTATGCCATCCTAGCAGCTGTCATTTTCTTGGGCGCCATTATCTATTTTATTACAAAGATTCTTATCATTGAACATTTGTAAATACTCGTTCCATACAATTTTGTTATCGATCACAAAATATCCTTTATTCGCAAGAATGAATTTGTTCACTTGGTAAATGGGTTGGGTAAACTCAATATAATTTTCATCTCGGAGTATAGCCTTTCCAATTAATAAAAATATCTCTTGTGCTTGATTTAGAATCTCAGCGTCGTAGGTTTTATTTTGAATTGGAAGCATAGACAATGGATTGATTCCAGAATAAGTATTCATATTTTATCCATTCAAAATATTTCTAAGTCGAAAAATAAAATGGAACAAGAAAGATAAACTAGCATCCCTTTTACAACTCGCAATAATATTTTTATTGCAATAAAATGAATCCCAAATATTTTGTTCCTCCTCTTTTTTTAGAAAATTTTCAAAACATAAAAGGACCGCGAGGTCCCAGAGGGCCTCCAGGACCAGCGGGTCCTCCTGGACCTGGATTTGATATTTCCGGTCTCCCAGATAATGCGATTCTTTGGGTAGATAATGATGTCATCAAAGGAAATCCTTGCATGACTTTTGACACTTCTGATTGCACTATAAATATAAGTGGGGGTATTGTATTTGAACCAAACATATCCAATCCTAATAATAGTGGTATTTTTAGTGGATCTACTTTATGGGTAGATTTAAGTGGATGTTTGAATCTGGGGACTCAGAATCTCTGCAAGGGTCCAACCGGACCAACAGGACCACAAGGACCAACAGGACCTGGATTAGATATTTCTGGACTCCCAGATAATGCGATTCTTTGGGTAGATAATGATGTCATCAAAGGAAATCCTTGCATGACTTTTGACACTTCTAATTGCACAATAAATATTAGCGGAGGTATTGTATTAGAACCTAACATATCCAATCCTAATAGTGGTATTTTTAGTGGATCTACATTATGGGTAGATTTAAGTGGATGTTTGAATCTGGGGACTCAGAATCTCTGCAAGGGTCCAACCGGACCAACAGGACCACAAGGACCAACAGGACCTGGATTAGATATTTCTGGACTCCCAGATAATGCGATTCTTTGGGTAGATAATGATGTCATCAAAGGAAATCCTTGCATGACTTTTGACACTTCTAATTGCACTATAAATATAAGCGGGGGTATTGTATTAGAACCAAACATATCCAATCCTAATAGTGGTATTTTTAGTGGATCTACATTATGGGTGGATTCTAGTGGATGTTTGAATCTGGGGACTCAGAATCTCTGCAAGGGTCCAACCGGATCAATTATTGGGATTGAGAGAGTCACTAGTTCTAATGGTAATCCTGTGGGTCCTTTTTCGACATTAGCTCCCGGGATAACAGGAGCTCCCGGGATAACAGGAACAAGGGTATGGAGCGCTAGAGGTACGGGCACTACCGGAAGCAATGCTCCTTTTTTAAATACAGTGACTAACATATTGGCTCCAGTAGGAAGTACAACAAGTTATGTCACTATTATACCAGGAGCGAGCGGACCTGGAACATCTGCGTTTTCTGATACAATTGTTTGTTCCAAATATATAAGAAATATAAGATTTTATACAGAATTACAGTTTTCTACAACCAGTACAGCATCGTGGAGAAATGTATTATTTCTGAATGGAGTGTTCACAGATTTTGGGTATGGTTCCTCTGGTAACAATATCCAAAATCAGAGAGTTTTTAGTGTTATGGAATCTGGAGGAATTCAGCCATTAACCCCAATAACATTTCAGATACAACAAGTACAAGGTGTCCTTCCCGCTAGTATGCAGAATACCAATAGTTATTGTATAATCGAGTATGACATATAAACTTAAATATATATAAAGTATAAATAAATGTCCTTTAACGCAGATCAAACATGTTTTTGTGTTGCTTTAATAAATGGTAAAATCATAATTAAAGGAGAGCATATATTTGAAACATCCAACATACAATATTGTGTGAAACAAGCCATAGGTGTGCAAGGATTTTTGACCCTATCCGCGCAATCTGACGGAACAGTAACAATACTTTCTGATAATGAAAATGATCAAAGTATATTAAATGTTATGATATGGTAATAACTTAATATATCGTATTGGTAATGAACATTTCGCATCTTAGATCTATAATTTACATCTCTCATGCATATTGATGTCTGTGAAAGTCTTCCCAGTGATTGAACATCTTGAAATTTCAATGTCAAGCTTTCAGGAGCGATTCCGATATATTGGGGCACAAGTAAATGTTTGGATCTATTTGAAAGAGATTCATTTTTATTTTTTGAAAAAGACGACAATATTGGTTATTTCAAATTACTGAATCAAATAAAAGAATTGGATCAAGACGATGAAAAATATTTAATCATGCGAAGCAAGAAACTAATCAACGAACAAAAAATTGTTAAGATGCAACCCTATGCTATCAAAAATCTATTGAACATATAATTATATATGAATTAAAAATATATAATTAATTACTTTAATGCATTGGTATGACAAGCTATTTGTGTTGTTGCTTGATCAAAATTAATTTCATAGTCAGAATATAAATCATACATGCAAGGTTTAATTCCAAAAGTGTTTAATAAAAATCCAATTCCTATGTCTTCGATTATATAAGGATATCCATAATTAGGATAATATTTTAGTAGGTCGTAATTAATGTTTTTCATAGAATGAACGATGAGTTGACATGACTTTTTTGACAAATAAGTGACAACACCACCTGTGTATTTTACGTTTGGAACTTCATTAAATTTAATAATATCATCAATTGTCATTGTGGTTAACCCATTCATGGGATCATTTAATTCGTTTTGTCTTGGTATAAAATAATTTGGTACAAAATAATCTACTTTTTTAGTAATGGATTGGTTGATGTATGGATTTGCCAATTTACCCATGTAATCGGTTTTGTTTTGAAAATTCAAAAACTCTATTAATTTTTTCTCGCTAAAAATTAAGTCGTCCCCACAACGAAGTATGCCTTCTTGTATGTCATAAATATCAAGAATTACTTCTATTCCCATGACCACCTTTTTCATTACATGTAAGTATGAGTCTTCACATTGTAGAGTAATTAAATTATCTGTTATTTTATATTTTTGGGACAAATGGGGGTCGCCAAGAAAATAAAAGACTTTCCAGTCTTGATATTCTTTTTTTTGAAGGCCAAACATTGGATTACCTAACCTATTCTGAATATGTTTATGGCAGCTAAATATAAGAATCGCCCCTTTTATTGTATTTTTGTTTGACATTTTTATTAAAAGTCGAGTGTTTAAAATTAATAATGATTAATAAAATGGTGGATTCTTCAAACAGTTTATGTTTTTTTGTTACAAGATGTATTCGAAATGAAACACATTCCAAGTATTGGAGAGAATGTGTTTTATGTATTCGCAGGTTTTATTCTAATCCAATATTTATTATTGATGATAACTCAAGCTTTCCAAACATTGATATTGAAAACGACGAAAAGGAATTTGAAAATGTTAAAATTATTCGATCTGAATTTAAAGGTGCAGGAGAAATTCTACCCTATTACTATGCATGGAAGATTAGACCTGCTCAAAATATTGTAATTTTACATGATAGCATGTTTTTACAAGATAAAATTCCTATCATAAATTTAAAGATGCAATTTTTCTGGCATTTTGACGAATATTTATATAATGGATATAATTTATTAGAGTTAATCAAACTATTGCCTATCCATTTTCAAGACAAGATAAAGAATGTATACAACAATCCAAAATTGTGGACAGGCTGTTTTGGAGTAGCAGGTATTGCAACGATGGATTTTATTGATCTGCTGTTTGAAAAATATGAGTTGCAAAAAATCTTATCTTTTGTGCAGTCAAGAGATAAAAGAGAAACATTAGAGCGTTTAATTGCTATCATTGCATATATTGAAGAACCTAATTTAATCCAAAATCCGTCCATATTTGGAAACATTAAAAACCATGTTTTGGCTTGGGGACTAAACTATGACTTATATAAAAAAGGATCAAAACAATTTCAATTTCTAAAGTTAATTAAAATATGGAGTGGAAGATAAATTAAATATTAAAATATTCTTTTACTTTTTTTGTAAACTGATATTTAGATCTATACCACTGATATCGATCTGAAATTTTTTCCAACCCCATAAAATGTTCATCGTCATAAGGTCCGCATGTTAATATTGCAATTGTTGGTGTATGACATGCATATGCAATAGCTAATGGAGAAGATAAATTACCAATAAATAAAAAACAGCTCTGTATGGCTGACCACAATTCATTTAGCGAAGAAAATATTTCAACTTCGCATTGAAATTTAATTAATGATTTAAATTCTTCCCATTCTTTTGGATCCGTTGTTACAAAAACCTTTTTCCTATCACTATTTAAAAAGTTTGTATAATTAAGACTACAATTTTTTCTTCTGTTTGAGTGTCCTATTAGGATACAATCTTTAAATCTATCATCTGTTGGCAATGTTAGCCATTTGGTTTCTCCCCAAGATACACCATATACAGAACTAAAAATGTGATACCATGTTGTTGATGATAAATAGTTTCTCCATATGGATAAGTCTATATCATAGTTTTGATTAGTGTAAATTTCAAAAGATTGTATGTAATTCTGAGATAATACTATATTTTTAATATCTTCATATGTAGTTTGTAAACCATAATGAAATTTTTCACGATGTTCGCTCAAATAAACAATTCCTTTTTTTCCAGTAGTTAAATAAAGTTGATTTACAATAGAAAGCGTATGAATAAAATCACCTAAACATCCCGAACAAATATAACGGATAACATTTGATGTCATTTTAACAATATTTGTTAATTTTAGATTAAATTGAGTAATCAAGAGAATTTAATCAATAAACTTAAAAAAAATTAAAATTATTCAAACATGAAATTTGAAATATCTATAGGCGAATATTTGGACAAATGGACAATTCTTGAAATCAAAAAAGAAAGAATACAAGACGTCAAAAAATTAGTCCAAATTGATCATGAACTATCATTATTTGATAATTACAAAATGAAAGAAATTTGTTCTGTTGAATATAAACTTCTTAAATATGTAAATGAAAAAATTTGGGATATGACAAAACATTTGAAAATTTTACCAGTAGACAACCAAAATTTTGCAAAGATTGCTTATGATATTTTTGAACACAATCAATATAGATTTAGACTCAAAAATCAAATTAATTTCAGATTAGATTCTAATATCAAAGAACAAAAAAGTTATGAAGAAATAAATATTACAATACTAATAGAGAATGAAGAACCATTAACAGCCATAATACCTTATATCTACTATGTTTCGATGATTTTTGATAACATACATTTTATTACAAATAGAGACGATCTAAAATACTTATTTCGCTCATCCATTTTTCAATTCATTAATAATAATAATAATTTGGAAAAGATTTATATGACAAAAGATCTAATTCAGAAATACCCATTGGACGATCAATTTATTAGACTATTTTAATAACGTAACAGATATCATTTGATTTAAAAATGATATCTTCTATTGTTTCATGTAGAATATGAAATTCACATCATCTGGAAACTATTAACATTTTTATTTTATGAAGTTGATTACAAAGAAATTTCAGGTTCCCCATTCTAATTTCTGTTTTGCCTTTGTAATATCCGGCTTTCTTTGCTTTGGATTTCTAAAATATATTAACGAAAAAATATCTAATTTCATAATATTAACATCGACCTATGATTGATGGTCAAACCCCGATCCATATTTGTGAACTCAAATCAAGATTTAATTTATGAAGGAAAATTAAAGATATTTTGTTTTATTAAAATGTTATTAACTATTCACTCATGTAGAATTTGTAAATCTAAGCAAATGTACACAGTAGTCGATTTAGGATATCAATATCTTACGTCCAGATTTCCAAAATTAAATGATCCAAACACACCCATCGCACCAATGGTGCTTACTAAATGTACAAACTGTGGTCTTGTACAATTAAGAGATTCGTTAAATTCAAACGAAATGTATGAAAATCAATATGGATATAGATCAGGAATTAGCAATACCATGAGAAATCATCTTCTGAAATATAATGAAGAAATACGATCAAAAGTTAATATCCAAGATAATGATCATATTCTGGATATTGGATGTAATGACGGAACAATGTTAAGATTTTTTCCAGATGGAAAAAAAGTAGGTATCGATCCGACTGCAATTCAGTTTTCTTCATATCACGAAGGATTAGAAATTATTCCAAATTACTTTACATTTCAGAATTTATATGAAAAGATAGATTCATCAATCAAATTCAAAGTCATTTCTTCTATCTCTATGTTTTATGATTTACCAGATCCAGCACAATTTGCAAAAGATGTTGCCAGATGTCTTGATGATGAAGGGTTGTGGACCTTAGAACAAAGTTATATTGGAACAATGATAGAAAGAAATAGTTTTGATACTATTTGTCACGAACATCTTGAGTACTATGCGCTGAAACAGATCGTCTATATTGCAAATATGGCAGATTTAAAGATTATAGATGTTGAATTTAATGACTGCAATGGAGGTAGTTTCCGTCTTTATATGGCAAAGAAAAATAGTCAATATAAAGAATGTACAGCACGCATTAATGAAATTCTCGTCAAGGAAATGTACCTTGACGATTTGAATACTTATTTTGATTTTATGAAGAAATGTAACAATGAAATGGATAAACTAAAATTATTCATAGAAACAATTCATAAGAACGGCAAGAGAATTTATATATATGGTGCTTCTACAAAAGGAAATACTCTTCTCCAATACATTGACGCTTCGAATCAAATTATCCCTTTTGCTGTAGAAAGAAATCTTGACAAAGTGGGACGAATGACGCCAGGAACAAATATTGAGATTATATCGGAAGAAACTATGAGAAAGAATGCACCAGAATATTTAATTGTACTTCCTTGGCATTTCCGAGAAGAAATTATTCAGAGAGAAGATGAATATCTCAACAAAGGTGGTCAATTAATTTTTCCGTTACCAAAATTTGATATCGTATCCAAAAAAGAGAATGTTTTAATCACTGGAATTGATGGTCAGATAGGATGTGAAATAAAAAAAAATATATAGATTGTAATGTATATGGAATTACAAGAAATATGAATTCTGATATTCATCAGGAAATTAAATTCGAAATGGATATTTGCGATTTTCAAAAATTGGAAATTATCCTTACATGCATCCGTCCGAGTAAGATCGTTCATCTCGCAGCTTTATCGGAATCAGAGTCAATTTCGAAAGATCCATTTGATACTATCAACATTAATGGTGTAGTGGCATGTAAGATATGTGATATACTTTATAGAAATCAAATTCAATCAAGAATATTTAATACATGTAGTAGTGAAATGTTCAAGGGACATGTGAATTATATAATTCAAGATGATGATAAGTTCTTTCTTCCAACTTATCCTTATGCATATGGAAAGATTCTTAGTTATCATATGATTGAGTATTATCGGAATAAATATGGATGTTGTTTTTCGAATGGGGTACTCTTTCCAACGGAATCGAAAAGAAGAAAAAGTGGTTTTCTGATGAAAAAGATCAAAGATCATATAGGATCATGGAAAGAGAAGAGAGAAAGGTTGAAGCTTGGGAGTTTGTATTCTCATCGAAATATGTTACATGTCGATGATGTAGTCGAAGCTATTTGTCTTATTTTGAATCAAGAGAAAGGAGATAATTATGTGATCAGCGGAGAGGAGAGTAATTTGGTTTTGGATATAGTGATGAAATTTTATGAAAGACATGGAATCCATTTGATTATCCAAGATCATTTTCTTTTGGATCGAGACACTAGGGAGATTGTCTTAGAGTTCGAATTAAGGAATGGATCGGAGACAAAGATTGATGGTTGTGCGATGAGGTTAAAGGAGCTTGGATGGAAAGTGAGATATGGTCTTGATGAGATAGTAGATGATCTGTAGAATATATTAATCTTTATTATAAAAAATAAAGATTAAAAGAAAAGAATATGAAAACAGGAATTTTTTATAATTCTTCAACTAGTGCGTGTAGTATTTTTGAATCTGGAAAGATGTGTTATGAAGCATTGAAAGGTTCATCAAAATATACTAACAAACCTTTTATAATCTATATTAACTAAAATATAGATTAGATCTTATTAATAATGCTGTCCATTTTATTAATTAAATTTTCGTTAGACCAACAAGTTTTATGATGATTTTTATAATCTAATATTATGTTTTGAATTCCGTGATCTATGCATATACTCGGATTATAAATATGCCTAAACATAGGAACATTTGTAATTCCAATAGGTGTATCAACTGATAATGCATAATCTATTACACTCGAGATTCCGATTGTGTTTTGATGTTCGTATAAAAAAAGATTAATTGAATTAGAATTTAAAAAATTCAAAATCTCATTTGTATTAAAAAATTTGTCTGTAATCAATAACTCTATATCAGGTTTTACCAATTTTTTGCATGAAGTTGTAATATTTTCATGATAATTTATACCGCCATTATAATGGGATTCAGGAATAATTAATTTAATGATTGCTTGCTTATATTCTTTATTAACATATTCGATAATTTTGTCAAATCCTTTTCGATTGAAACCAAATCCAAACGAACCTATAATTGGTATGTTTTTATTTTTACCGTGCTCAATAAATGATTTTATAAAAGGGTCATCCACTTCATGATCAAAAAATTGAAATAAGGGTCTTATAATACCATTATCATCATTTGGATTAGTGGAAAGAACTTTATCAAAAATCGGAGGTAAATTTCCTTCATGAAAAATAGCAATATTAGGTTTTGTTTTTTGAATTGTAGAATGATTTAACCAAGGGAGTGTTGCTGGAAAAAAATTATAAATAATTGCATCAAATTCATAATTAGAAATATAATTTAAATATTCTTGATAACAAGATATTTCAAGATAATAAAAAATGTGCTGTAAAGATTTTTCTAATATCTTTGCCACATTTTTACCGTATTGATAAATACCACATTTTTCAACATTGTGATTAATAAATAAAATGAGCATTTTTACATTAAAATGATCATTTAAATATCTTTATATAACTTATAAAAATAATTATAAGAAAGTTTTTGATCAAGGGAATATCCATAACCTTTGATGAATTCATCCAATTCATTATCGTTTGCAACATTTTCAACAAGAATAATTTGGGGCGAATATTTTTGAATATCCAATCCTTTCAGCACATTTAATTCTCCACCTTCTACATCAATAGAAAGGATGTCAATTTTTGAGACATTAATCTCCGAATCTAAAATACTATTTAATGTTTTTTGCTCAACTTTAATTTGTTTTGTTTCCCATTTATCATTCCAGCCAAAAATATTTTTATATTTTTCATCAATCGAAATTGATGAAAAGGATGCACTCCAGTCTTTCATAGTGTAGACAATATTGAAAGTAACGATATCTTTGTTACTCGAACTAATTGCATAATTAAAAACATTTTTTCTTTGACTTTTTAACTTAGCTACAGAATCAGGATTTGCTTCAAAACAAAAAACTTCCCATCCATTTTTTTCAAAATGATAACTATTACTAATAATCACGGGATCAAATGCTCCAACATCAAAGAAAACACCATTATAATTGAAATCTGGAAAATAATTTCTTAGAATCTTGTCGACTTGAATTCCATTATGGATTTCACCATGATATTGATCATAAACAATATTCATTTATTGTATAAAAAGGAATATTTAAATGTATTACAGCCAAGCGTACCAAGATCTTTTTGTAATCACTTGTCTCAAAAAAAAAATAAACGGATATTTTGTAGAAATAGGTTCCAATCATCCGATTACTCATAATAATACTTATCTTCTTGAATCAAAATATAACTGGAAAGGTCTTATGGTTGAATATGATCCTATGTTTCATTCCCTGTATAGGCAACATAGAAAAAATTCAATCTATGAAATCAATGATGCAAGAAATGTAGATTATTATGGAATTTTAATCAAAAATAACTTTCCAAAAAATATAGATTATTTACAAATCGATCTTGATGTAAATAATCGATCTACACTTGACACTCTTTACTTATTAGATAAAACTGTATTAGATTATTATACATTTGCAACAGTTACTTTTGAACATGATATTTATTCAGGAAACTACTTTGATACAAGACAAACATCAAGAGAGATTTTCAAAAAACGTGGTTACGAATTGTTATTTCCAGATGTCAAAGTATTTTGGGAAGGAAAGTATCAACCTTTTGAGGATTGGTATGTTCATCCAGATTGGGTTACAAAAGATATTCTTGATCTTCAAACAATCGAAAGTCTATCAACTCAAGAAATATATCATAAAATATTAGAATCTCACAAGGATTTGATACATCTTTTTAAATAAATTTAATTTATCAAAAATAATACGAATTTTGGTATTCATAAACATTACAAGGAATTACACAAATAAAATTGTCTCCATGCTCATCACGATAACTCTTGCTCAATACATCCAACATTCTTTTACTATACGCATAACTATCATTACTCCAATGTGGTGGCCCATTGTGTAACATTGTCTCGTCAATTGGATATTCTGTTTTATCAGGAAAAATACAAGTAAACTACCTTCTTAACTTTACACTCGTGACTCGCTCTCAAAACATTCATGTTGATTCTCATATTGTCTTCAAACATTTCGAGTTTGTATTTTATGTTTTTAAAAATCCACCAACATTTCCTGCCAAATGGATCACATAATCTGGTTTTTTCCTTGCAAAGTAATCAAGTGTATCCTTTTCATTTCTTAGATCCACATCCTTCGACGACAAAAACAAAAAGTCATACTCTTCATAATCCTTACTCACTTCCTGCTTGAATACTCCTTGAATATAAAATAACTGCTGTATTGTTTAATGTTTGAGACAAAAAAACAGCAGCAGCAATAATTAATCCGAGAATAACTGCATCATTTTTAATAAAGATAAATTATAACATGTAAAATTGTCAACTTGATATTTTTGTTTGATTTAATTCAAAATGAATACTCCCATGTATGAAGATTTTTTGTCTAGCGATGACGATATCTACCAATTCGAAACCGACATGGGAAATGGAAAATACAAAGAATGGATCAATAGGTTCCCTGAACATAAACTTTCCATTTTTGGTTCCTTGTTGTGCTACTATGGAAATTTTGTGAAGGAAGAAGACATTATCTATTTTGTAGATAAAGGAATCGATTTGAACATAGAATCGAATGTGTATCCATCAGATTATGCCGGAACCACTCCATTGATCTATGCCTGTGAACATCGATACGAAAATTTGATCAAGTATCTATTGAAGCATGGAGCAGATGTTAATTTCAACGATCAACAAAAAATGTGTCCTTTAGAATCTGTATTTTTGGGACATAATCCTTATGCGTTAGAAAGGGTTGAAGAAACTGAAAAGTGTGTCCGAATACTAATTGAGAACGGATCGATTAAGCAGCTCAAGGGAATATCAGATGACGAATTCCACTACATTTACGATGAATATATTGAAAAATCACCCTATCTCAAAAACGTCATTTCCGATATTAAATTTGATGTAATAGATAACCAATAAATAACTTAATATTTTTATTCGAATAATAAAAATGTCTTGTGTCGAAGTTAAGAATAAAAAATACCAAACGCGTAAAGGTCCGCCTTATCACGCAAACGAATGTAAAGGAAAAACTAAAAAGGGAAACGACGGACGAACATATGTTAGTTCTCCGGATAAAAATGGAATTTACAAATGGGTTCCAAGATCAAGTCCTGTGAAAAAAATATCTCCAGCAAGAAAAAGTCTTCCAGCTTACAAAATATCTCCCAAAAGAAAAAGTCTTCCAGCTTACAAAATATCTCCAGCAAGAAAAAGTGCATCGCCGTCGAGAAAGAAAACTTATTTGATCGTTGATAATGGAGCGAGACCATTTGTAGTTGATGTATATGGATCTAGATCTGAAATCTATCGTCAAAAATATAACGATGAACGTGAAGAATGGATACGAGTTAAAAAAATTTTTGAAACGCCATTCTCAAAAATATTTATAGGGGATAATGATTTGAGGGATAAATCATATGCCAATAAGGGCCAATTTCCCGGAAATTCTATTTTATTAGAAATTGATCAAGGTAAATATATTTATATTGGAGATACAATCTATTCTTTTGAAACTCGAAATAATGAAAAAATAACAAAGTATTATTCCCCCGTTGGAAATTCTCAAGTGCCGTATCCGTATGCTGTTGGAGAAAATTATACTTATTTTATGCTTGACAAGAAATCCTTACCCAATTCATTTTTAGATTTGAAAAAGGATGCATATGGACAATTTTATGGTCATACAGTTGAAGATAAAGAATATTTCAAAAGAATAGATTCTGCAAAGCAAAAAATGAAAACAAAACAAATTCACAAAAGAGGAATAGGAATATAAACAAAAAATTTATTTTATGATAATAAGATAAATTTGATTTATTGGTTCAAAAGTTTCAACTTGTCTTTGATATTTTGGAAACAATTATCACACTTACAATATTCGTATTTCTTATTTTTGTGTTGATAAAGTGTCGATATTTCAATTGCTAGACCAAAAGGAGCAGTCAAAATAGAAGCTGGAATAACAAACATTGTAGAAAGGATTAATTTTTCATACCATTCACCGGGATGGTTCCATACAAAATTCAAAAAAGATTCTCTATAGAATGATATAAACTGAGATTTATATGATTGATTAAACAATGATAGAAACATTAGTTTGAAATTAATTTTGTGATTGTATTTGATTTTGTTCTTGAGAAATTTTTCACTTTCTTTGTTCAACATTTCAAACCAAAGTCGATTTGGGGAAGATGCACAATAAAACTTACGATTGACTTTTGAACATTCAATCAAATCTTTACCATTTAGAAAACTAAAAATACAACTCAATATATCAATTTGATCCATTTTGTAAATTCATTTTGACGAATTTTAGGATTCAAGTTTTGGAAATTTTTCAAATATTGTTTTCGATAAATCCAAAAGAATAGGATGTAATCTTTGTTGGTAAGAAACAACATATCTGGTCAATCTGTTTCTATATTTCTTTTTGATTTTATTTTCAATTTCTTCCACTGTTAGACTTGGATTCATCAACTTTAATTCAATCATCAAATAAGACCAAGAGCAACACATCCCGGTAATATTGAGATCATATTTACATTCTTCGCAATTCTGTATTTCCTGGATTCCTCGTTTCCAGACATACGGACAATATTACAGAAATTATTATTTTCCATACCTAATCATTTTGCAACTGATCTACAGACTGATTCAAAAATTTAATCATAGTTTGGATTAAATTGCTTATTTCGGGATTTTTTGGAAATCCAAATCCATTTTGAACTTTTGGTTTCTAAATTTTTGAAATGCTAAAACCAAATTTGAAAACCCCAAAAAATCAAAAATAAGCAATTTAAATTTGATCAATTGGGAACGTTTATTTCTGTATGAATATGATACAGAAATTATTATTTTTCAAACCTAATCATTTTATAACTGATCTACAGACTGATTCAAAAATTTAATCATAGTTTGGATTAAAATCCTTATTTCGGGA